AATCCAGTCATTGTATTAAACAATGTGCTGAATGTACCACCAGTGTTATTGGTATATGTAAATGTGTTATTAGAATAAGTAGCACCAGTTACACTTACGTCTGTTGGTAAATTAAAATATGTTGTTGCTGATATTGTGTTTGCGGTTAAACCGCCAGTGAATCTAGTTGCACCAGCAATAGTTCCACCAGTAAATGAAGGTATTCCAGTAAGGTTACTACCATTACCAAATAATGTTGTTGCTGATATTGTAGTTGCGGTTAACCCACCAATAATTCTAGAGTCTGAATTGGATATAAATCCATTCTTAATGTTAAATTCGTTCGGCATAATTTTTTACTTTCCCTATCCAGTAATGTTATTTTATAATAAATATATTGAGTTGTTAAAATAAACTATAATCCAAATCTAGATTTTGTTGCATTATAGTTTTGCAAGACTTCTGTTGCTGTTAAAGCTTTATTATAAATCTTAATAGAACCTATACTATAATTACCATATGTTGACCCAGCTTTACCGATATATAATCTATCGCTAACATTTCTAACACTAGTAGTTCCACCACCAACTTTAGTACCAACTAAAACACCGTTTTTATATAATTTAACATTACCATTATCATTTCTGACTAATGTGAAATTTTTCCATACGTTTAAATCTACTGTATCAGTATATAAACTTGTTGTTGGGTAACTTAATGGTCCTTCATTAAAACCATGTGTTGATGAAGGGAACACTGCAATACCCCATGTCCAAACATTTGAATCAAATGAGTCTAAACCATAATATAAAATAGGGCAAGGTGATGTTGATTTCATATTAAGCCAAATATCGATTGTGTTCATAACATCTGATATTTGATTAGCGATATTAAAGTAGTCATCTGTACCATCAAATACTATATTACCACCATTAGAACTACTAAATGTAGGACCATTTACTAATGTTCCATTATTTCCATTGCCAGAAATATCTCTCCAAGTTGCAGTTGAAATATATCTATTATATGAATTATTAGTAGCAACATCTAAATACAACACCAATCCATCTTTAATAATGTTAGGTCCTCTATAATTTTTAGCTGTACTCATGGCATTGGTCTATCATCAGTCCATTCTGGGCCATTTAATATTATTGATATTTCATCATAAGTATATGGTCCTTCACTTGTTGTTAAATCTAATACCGATGAAGGTATTTCAACTGAATCCCATTTAACAAATGTTTTGGTACCATCGATTGATTTTCTAACTGTATCAATTGATGTTTCTTGTACTTGAGTAAAATCAATAAGTACTAATTCAGATACATTAAATATCATGAATTTTCTGTTTTCGTAATCATTTAAATTTGTTTCCATAATTTATAAATATCTACCTTTTGTTGCATTATAGTTTTGTAAGACTTCTGTAGCTGATAACGCTTTATTATAAAATAATATTTGACCTATATTACCAGTTAATGGTAATGGTTGATTTATCCATTTACCAATAACTATTTGAGCTGATGAAGGTGTGAATGTTCTACTAGCGGTACCATTCTGAGACCCATTATTATAAAATACTTGACTACCATTACTATATGTAGCAACTAGATTATACCAAACATTTGATGACATTACAGTTGTCGCTTGTGTAAACCCACCTCCAGGATAGCATTGAAGTAAAAATTTACTTTGATAAATTTCAAAATTCCAACCACTTAAAGAGGCATTAGCACATTGAAATAACATTTGTTCAGTAGCAATTACACTAGATTTAACCCAAATACTAAATGTAAACTCAGTTGCTGAATTAATTGTTGTTGCTGAATTAATTGTTGCGTAATCATCAAAACCATCAAATAATATAGTACCACCATTATTTGAACTAAACACTGGACTATTTACCAATGTAGAATTATTATTTGTGTAGCTAATATCGTTCCATGCTGTACTTCCACTAACATAAGACGCTTTTTTACCAGCATCTAAATCTAATACTAACCTATCTTTAACTATTCCACCGTAATATGATATTCTTCCAGCCATTATTTCCCAAATCTTGATTTTAATGTGTTATAATTTTGTAAAACTTCAGAATCTGATAATGCTTTATTGTAAAGTTGTACTTGACTAATTCTTCCACTAAACGCTTGACCAGATATAAATTGATTTCTCCAACCAACAAATAATTTACTATTAGAATGTGCTAATAATGAAGTATTTTCTGGTTGATTATATATTAACACACCATTAACATACATTTTTACAGTATTATTAGTATCATCAAATACTGAAACTACATTATACCAAGTATTAATTGAATTTATTATATTTGTAGTGGTTTCATGTATTCTAAAACTACCATTATGAAACCAAAAATATAAATTACCATTAGGAGAAGTCGTTAATCCATAATCTAAATCGTTTGTAGCACCTTCCTTTGTTATTATATTTTTATAACCAGCTGTAGTTGTTTGATAAATCCAAGCTGATAGTGTTATATTTACTGGTAAAATAATATTAGTTGTACCATAATCAATAAAATCATCAGTATTATCAAACACTATACTACCACCATTAGCTGAATTATAAGTCGGTCCGTTTGTTAAACTACCTTTAGCACTAGATTTACTTAAATCATTCCATACTGTACCACCACTAACAAATGATTTTGGATTAGCTGCGTCTACATTAAATATAAGACCATCGGTTACTATTTTGGGTGAATATCTAAATGCCATGTTATATACTTCTTACAATTGTTTTTAATGTCCATCCAGCAGTTGTTGCTGAACTACTTAACACTGCATTACTACCAACTACTGCAACTGAGAATGAAATACCAGCTGTTGTTCCTATATCGTTTGTTGATACATCAGTAGATTGTGCTGTTGTACCACTCCATATAGACATAATTGTTCCAGCTCTAGCACCAGTTGAACTTATCACTGTGTAATCAAAGAATGCTCCAGTATAACCACTTGTTGGAATTGAATAAACTGTATTCGTACCAGCTGTAAGTGTTACTTTTACAGTTGTATTTAATGAAGGTGCTTGATAACTACCCATTAAAATAGTATTATCAGAGAACACCTCGACAATTGGTAAACCAGAAATATCGTTGACACTAAATAATGAACCAGTTAATGAATCGGTAACACTAAATAACTCACCTTGAGAACCAACAACGCTAAATATAGGTGATGTCGTACTATTCCCAGAACCAATAACAGTTAAAATATTTTGACCAGTTCCAGATGCTGTTAAAGTATTTGCACTTACACCACCAGTGAAGTAAGTTGCTCCAGCTACAGTACCACCAGTAAAAGTACCACCACCAGTACTGAAACCAGTTACTGTAAATGTACCACCAGTATTGTTAGTAAATGTAGCGGTACCACTAGTATAAGTACCACCAGTGACTCTTATGTCAATTGGTAAATTAAAATATGTAGTAGCAGAAATAGTTGTTGCAGTTAAACCATTCGTAAATGTTGTTGGACCAGTAACAGTCCCACCACTAAATGTACTACCACCACCAGTACTGAAACCAGTTACAGTAAATGTACCACCAGTGTTATTGGTAAATGTAGCAGTTCCAGAACTATAAGTACCCCCAGTTACTCTTATGTCAATTGGTAAATTAAAATATGTTGTAGCTGAAACTGTTGTAGCTTTCATCTGACCACCAACACTTGTATCACCAGTTACAGTATAAGAACCATTAAGAGTTTTACTATTAACCCAAACATTACTACCATTATATGCTGAATATGTTAACAAATCACCATATGTTACCCCAGTTATTTTAACATCGTGTAATTCATCTAATTCATACCCATTTTGAATTTGATATTCTATATATCCATTAGTTGGAGAAGTTCTAACTACCTTACCAATATAAACTAAATGATTTGGTGCGTATGGTTTAACATTTGTAATATAACCAGCATTAGTTGGGGATAAATAAATTGTTTGTCCATCAGATAAAGTATCTATTGTGAATGGATGTGTTGCAGAAGTTCTTGTATCTAAATTAGTTATTGAACCAATTGTTACTACATCACCAAAACCATTGTTTGCAATATCATTTTTTAACACACCAAATGTTCTGGCTGATGTCATCTCAGAGTTCGCTTGTGCTAATAGTATTGTAGGTTTATTCCCCGTTGACCCATTCATATACACTACTTGACCTCTATACATATCTGAACCACTTTGGTTACGACAATTAACCACGAATTCAGTCGCTACTGCCGATATACCAGTTAGATTAGAACCATCACCATAATAAGTTGTAGCACTCATAGTATTGGCTGTTAATCCGTTTGTAAAATTAGTTGGTCCAGTTACTGTACCACCAGTAAACGTTGATGAAGGTAAGTTAAGATATGTAGTAGCAGATATTGTTGTGGCAGAAATAGAAGGTGCGTATAAACTACCAGTCATTGTGTCACCAGTCCTAGCAACTCTATCCCAACCTATTGGAAGGATTGAATTTGCTGTCGTTCCAGAAGCGTATAATATTCCGTCAGCTGTATTTATAGCTAACTCACCAAGTCTTAAATCACCAGCTGCTGGTACTTTTCCAGCAACATTTGAACGTTTAAGTAAAAACGTATTATTTCTATTTGCCATGTATATAATGGTATGTCTTAAAAATCTCTATAAAGAGTTATGTGTATGGGTTATGTAACCTCTATAAAATAAATATGCACAATCGTTAAATTGTGCATATTATAATTATGATATTTTTAAAGTAAATCTTTTAATAAGTACCGCCATCTAAAACATCGTTTTCAGCCAATACTCTCACACCATTTGGTGAGTTTTTGTCATAGTTAGTATTTCTAATTATAATATCACCAACTTGTGTGAATATGTTTCTATTCGCATTACCAGTTGAAGAAGTATATTCAGTGTTAGGGCTTAAATTAGCGTTTGTGTATGATAAACCAATATTTAAAGTTGTTGCTGTGTTTGCAATACCAGAACCATCTTGAATTGTCCAACCAGCACCTAACGAAGTAGACGTAGTATTTCCAGTAGGGTTATAGTTAAGTGTGATGTTATCATCTTCTACATATAATTGACTAGTAAATGCTGAAATGGAAGGACCAAATACTGTTAATGAACCTTGAACAACTGCATCACCAGCAACACTTAACCCACCAGTACCAACACTAACTGAACCATCAGAAGGTACACTAAATGCATTTGTAGAAGCGTTGTAAGTAAACCCAGCTTCGTCTGTTAACAAACCATTAGTACCAACATAAACAACTCTACCAGCTGTTAAATTAGATAATGTTAAACCAGAAACTGTAGTAAATTGAATTGGTAAATCAGCTTGACCTTGATTTTGTTTAATTGTAAACGTATTTGTTGTAGGTGAATAAGTAAATCCAGTAACAAATGTATCAGTTGTAGCTAAACCAGTAACACTAAAAGAACTATTATTATTATTAGTTAATGTAATTGTACCAGCATTAAATGTACCACCAGTTACATAAATGTCGCTTAACCCAGTAATCGTTACGTCTGTTGTATTTCTTCTATTCAATAGTAACGAACCACTAGGACCAGTATAAGAAATAGTACCAGCTGTAACATAAATGTCGTTATTTTGTGTATAAGAAGTTAAACTACTATAATTAACGATATCATTAGCACTACTAGCAGCACTACTTACAGTACCATTTGTTAAATTTAATGTAGTGGCAGATAGAGTACCATTAACCGTCAACCCAGTCATTGTATTAACAAGAACCGATAAATCAGATTGACCTTGGTTTTGTTTAACGGTTAAAATGTTATTTGAGTAAGTTAATCCAGTTACGTAAGTATCAACACCAGAAATTGTACTAATATCAGCAACAACAAAACCATTTGTAGTACCAGATAAAAATTTACCAGTTAAGTTAGTAAGACCACCATATGATGTAATCTGATTTCTAATTTTTAAATTATAAAGATTAGAACCTACTTCAAAAAAGTTTGCGTTACCACCAGTACCAGCTGGAACCCAGTCATTTGTACCAGTAGTTACACCAGATAACATCATAATACCAGCAGCGGTATTAACAATTGGTTCACCAGCATATAGCGTAGCACCAGAAAAAGGAGCTGACGAATTTGCATTATTTTTTAGTATAAACCTAGTATTTCTATTTGCCATTTTTAATTGTTTTTATATAAATATATTATTTTTTTAATAAGTTCCACCCAAAAGAGCGTCATCTTGTATTATTGAATTATTTGCTGTGATTTGTCTTAAATTACCTAGAGAATCATTACCTAAATCTAATGTAGGTGTTGTCACTTTAATAGTTGAAGTCCAAACAGTAGATGTTCCACTAACAGTATTTATATCTCTAAATCTTTTAGATGAAGTACCAACATCAATAGTAGCGTCTAAGTTTGGTGTTAGATTAGTGTTAAAAATTGTTTGACCACTAGATAAACTAATTTGAGTGTCACCACTACAACTAATTAATTTATTTGTCTGTACTGATGTACAAGCACTTATTGTAGTTGCTGATAAACCAGCAGTAAAGGTTGTTAAACCATTTACAGTACCACCAGTAAAAGCAGAACTTACTATATCAGATATAGTAGCAAAGACATTAGTACTACTAGGTGATGTAGCACCAGTAATAGCATTAAATTGGTTTTGAGTTAAAGTAAAACCCCCACTGTTATTTGTTTCCCATGTAGCAATACCATCTTTATTGATGTATAATATTGCTGTATCTAAATTTACGAACAATGTACCCTTAGAGGAAATGTGTGTTGGAACACCATTCCCATTTTGTATAAGAATTACACCAATTGATATCGACCTAATGTTAGTTGCCATCTACTTATTTATTTATAAATATTAAACCTTAGCTTATAATCTCCCAATTTGAAGACCATGTATAATTTTTTGCTGTTTCACCACTAATAATAATTGATAAATTACCACTATTTGCAGAGTAAACAATTGAGTTTGGTGTCATTCCACTAGAAATTCTATCAAAATCAGAATTTTCACCTATTATTGTTAACACACCAGATGTTTTATTTAATGCCAATGTTCTTTTCCAGAACCCATAGTTAGTAGAACTATTGTATGCGTTAACATATGAAACAAAAAATGTGTTAGAATTATCTTTAATTGCAGTTACTGTATCAATAATTAATGTTTGGTTAGATATCGTTTGACCAGTATTACTTAAAAAAGTTCTAACTGGTAGTTCAACATCTATTTTTTGGTTATCATTTCTAGTGTAACTTAAAATTTTTGTTGTTTTATTAAATGTACCACCAGTAATATAATAATCAGTAACGCCAGTTATATTTAAAGAACTACCATTACCCTTAAATAAAGTTAAAGTATCTGTATTATTATTAAATGTACCCCCAGTTATTGATTGATTTGAAGTAGTCGATATTATTATGTCAAAAAGATTTGTACTACCACTATAATATGTTGCAGCGTTAAAAGTATTTCCACTAATATTTTCACCACTAACATTACCATCAAATATTATAGTTCCAGTACCCATAATAATTTGGGTATCACCGCTACATGAAGCGAATGAATTACTAAAAATTGCGGTACATGCTGAAACTGTAGGTATATCACCACTTAATGATAAAGCTTCAATAATAAAAGTTTCATTTACGTCATAATTATACAGATATCCCATTACAATGTACTTCCTATTAATCTAAAACTTCCATTTGAATAGAAGTTTTTATAAATTCTTATTACAACAGTATCACTACCATTTATAGTAATTGGTGTGGTTAAAACTGTGCCATCAAAAACAACAGAACCATTAATTGAAATGACTATCCTATTTATGTCCACAACATCTTTTAATTGCGTTATATAAGCACCATATTGTGATACAAATGAAAATCTAGGTTCAGATTTTGATTTGAATAAAAAGTTAAAAGTAAGGGAATTACCTCTTTTAACTGGTTCAAATATAACGTCATTGTATATTTTGTCAGTAGCTATTTCTAAAGTAACCATTTGTCTGTTTATTGTTGGCACTATTTCATAATCATTTTCATCTAAAATATAACCTAACAACTTCATTTCAAACAATTGAACATAAAATCTTCTATTTTCAAAATCATCAATATTACTTTCATCACCGATTGACTCTAAATGCAGCGGCATAGGGTGGCCATTTACGTTTATGTAACACTGTCTAGATTGAAAAGCTCTTTGAATTAATCTATTAAACTCATTCAAATCTTTCATTCTGTTAGTAAACAATCTCACTTCATATGACATATCAACTGAAGTAGGTTGCGGTACTTTATAAACATCAACACCACGTCTAACACCGTCCCAAGTAGGAACCTTCATATATGTATAAGTTCTATTTACTGGAATATTCCATAACCCAGCTTGGTTTTGACCTTGTTGAATATCTGGTTTTCTAACAATTGTAATAAATGGTAATTCAATGTTTTTAAATTTATCGGAAAATTGCCATGTTTTGCTAAACTCTGTCCATCTTTGAATAGTTAAAAATATAACTGGAACTTTCTTACCATCGATATTTAAAGATATCCTTTTATCGCTGTTTATAAACTCTAAGAAAGTTTGGTCCATATCTTCCTCTAGGACACCTCTAGGTAAAAAGGTACCATTATCAGCAATCCCATCCAAAATTTCTTGTCGTCTTTCTGGACCTACTTTCTGATTTGTAATTTTTATTCCCGTTTTAAATCCTTTAGGTACACTCATTGTTTATTACATTCCATTAAATTCGCTAGAATCAACTGCTGCACAAACAATCGTTCTATATGCTGCTTTGTATCCCATTATTGTGTGTTGATTATCATAATTTTTAATACCGTCATTAACAACACTAAAGTATCTTATTTCCGTTTCGCTTACTGGGTAACCTATATAATCACCATAATAAATATTTGTATCTAATTCACTTAATTGACTATCATAAATACCAAATGTAAATTGACCATCTTGTAAATATCTTAACATACCTTCATTGTATGCTTTATTTTCTGCTGCGGCCATCATCGGAGCCACTTTAAGTTCAACTGGCGGTAAAAACTTAATACCATCAATAGGTGCTTCACCATATACATTATCAGATGCTGACATTTCTCTATCAACACTATATAAAATTATAGTAAAATTACCATCACCTTCTACGGCCTCTCTACCCATAGAAATTTCTAGATTAAAATCCTCATTTGAGAAGAATTTATTTATCCTAGTAATCGGTGTTATTTTGTTATTTCCCATATCTTTATTTATAAATATTAATCTAATAAATAATAATCACAACTATTGATTTTTATTTAAAAATTTATTATATTTAAATATTATAACATTGTTTAAATAAACAAATAAAAGTGATTGATATTAATGATTTAAAAAGCCATTCAGCCTTATCTTTACTAGAAGGATATGAGGGTATAAATCCGTATATTAAAAAACTTAAAAACGAATTCATTAAGAATAAAAAGATTCAATTAACAGAGAATCAATCTAGATATATCGTAGAGAATCACGATAAAGAACCACAATATATTAATAGAGTTATAGGTATTACACCTTATTTAGGGGAAGAACTTAAAAAGTTAGATGAGTTATCATTTATACCAGAAAAAGTTCTTATTGAATTTATATTAGCTGACACAGATAAAAGTTTTCACATATACGGTAAAATAAAACAAAATCAAAAGGAATCAAAAATGTATTGGTTACCAAAAACACAAGTAACTGATGACCCATATTTTGAACAGATACATGTTGATGTTGATTTTACTAAATACAATGATATTCTAAGCCAATACGGGAAAAGTTTATACAAACACCAAGAAGACGGAATTAAATTTCTATTATCTAGAAATGGTTGTATATTAGCCGATGACATGGGTTTAGGTAAATCGATGCAATCAATCATCGCTGCAATAGAAAGTGGTGCTGATAAAATTCTTATCGTAACTACATCATCAACAAAAATAAACTGGGAACGTGAAATAAAAGTGTTCTGTAATGAAACCACAATCATTGATGGTAAAAAATGGGATTCTAGTAAATTCACAATAATAAACTTCGACATATTAAAGAATTTTCATACTTTAGAAACACCTAAAAAGAAAAAAGAGGGTGAAAAAGAACCTATCTTAATTAGAGATATGGTTAATGAAAAATTTGATTTATGTATTGTCGATGAAGCACATAACTTGAAAAACAATGAAAGTATTAGAGGTAAAATCATGGTTGATGTATGCGTCAAGTATAATATACCAAAAGTATGGCTTCTTACTGGTACTCCAGTCGCAAATAGACCTATGGACTTTTTTAATCTTTTAAAGATAATTAAGTCTCCTATCGCAGATAATTGGAAACACTATGCTGTAAGATACTGTGAAGGTAGACAGTTCTTTAGAACGCTTAAAAATGGCCAAAGAAAGCAAATCTGGTTAACAGATGGTGCGTCAAATCTAGAAGAATTGTCAAACAAAACCAAAAACATCTTATTAAGACGTTTGAAAACAGACGCTATCGACATGCCAGACAAAATCGTTACTCCAATGTATCATCAATTAGATGCTAAAGGTTGGAGAATGTATGAACAATTATGGGATGAATATGTTGAGCTTAAAAAGAAACAAGGTAAAAGAACTAACGAATCTCAAAAAGATTTGGTTGAACTTATTTTGTTAAGACAGTTTATCGCCAATGAAGCAATTCAATACACTATTGAAATGGTTGAAAACGCTATTGAAATGGGTAGAAAAGTTATTATATTTACATCATTCTCAGATGAGTTAGAAACAATTGCAAATCATTTTGGTAAAATTGCTGTAAGACACAATGGTCTTATGTCATCTACCAAAAAACAACATTCAGTTGACCAATTCCAAAACAATGACAAAATAAAAGTTTTTGTTGGAAACATCAAAAGTGCTGGTGTTGGTATTACATTGACTGAAGCAACCGTTGTTATATTTAATTCGTTTGATTGGGTGCCAGGTAACAATGAACAAGCTGAAGATAGAGCATATCGTATTGGTCAAAATAATGATGTAAACGTTTACTACCAATTGTTTGAGGATACTATCTCAACAAGAATGTGGGAAATGCTTAGAAATAAAAAAGATGTGATTTCAACTATTATGGGTGAAAAAACAAGAACAGAAGATGAAATAACTGCTTTATTAGCAGAACAATTAATAGATTAAAAAATATGGTAACTATTTATGGATTTAATGGCTGTCCTTATTGTGCAGAATTAAAAGAAATTTTAACTAATGAAGGTATTGAATTTAGAGATGTCGATATTCAATTAGATGAAAATGTTGAAGAATTTGAAAAAGTAAGAAAAATTTCTAATGCTGATGAAGTTCCTATCGTTAAAGTTGGTAATCAATTATTGATTCCAAACGTTTCGTTTAAAAGTATTACAGAAGCTGCTGAATTAACAAAGAAATTTTTAGCATAATTGTGTTTATTCTCATATTTATAAGTAAATAAATAAATTATGGGAGTTAGTTTAGAAGAAAAAGAAAAACTATTCAGACAGTTAAGACACTCATTGGGTGCCCCTACACGTCAAATTGAATTAACGGATGACCAATTATGTACGTTATTAGAGATTTGTATTGAAGATTACGCACAATATGTTCAAGAATGGTTAATTGAACATCAATGGCAATCATTGATTGGTCAAAGTATAGACACATTGGATATGGCATTTGCGTTGAGTGTTAGAAATTTTGATTTCATGACACAATATACGTATGCTTACTCTAAACAAGTAGGTTTACAGACAAGAGGTCCATGGGAACTTAAAAAAGATTTTGTTACGTTAGAATCTGGTAGACAAGTTTACCAAATTCCAGCTGGTCGTGAAATAAATGAAGTATTATGGATTACACCACCAGCAACAAGCCAAGCGTTACTAGCTAACTATGGTGGTATTGACTACGGATTTGGTGGTGGATTCGCACAAATGGGTGGTGGTTTAGGTACTGGTGGTGCTGGTGGTGCTGCTCGTTCTGGTTATTACATAGCACCAGCATTTGATATTTTATTAACAGCTGCCGATATGAATTTAAAAAATCGTATTGTTAGAAGTGAATTGGTTCATAAAATAACTGCTGGACCAGACGGAACAAAATTATTACATTTAATGAGCACCCCAGGTTCTAAATTATCATTTGGACAAGGTATCGGTGGTGTTGGTAGTTCTATTAATATGACTGGATGTCAAGTATGGTATTTTTATTACGACACTAACCCAGATAATGTTGACCAATGTAGACAAGACAATCCAGATATTATCAAAATGCCTAATCAAGTCCCATTATCTAAATTAGATTATGCTGACTTTAACGAACCAACTAAAACACTTGTTCGTCAATTATTTATAGCTGAAGGTAAAAGAACTTTAGGTAGAGTTAGAGGTAAATTTGGGGGTATTGTAGGTGTTGAAGGAGCTGAAAGAACTATGGATTATGATTCATTACTATCTGAAGGAAATGATGAGAAAAAAGCTGTGTTAGAAAGATTAGACGCTAGATTAGAAAGACTATCATCTACTAAACAATTAGAAAGAGGTGCTAATGAAGCTGAGAACTTAAATAAAGCAATGAAATTCAGACCTATGGGGTTCTGGGTATATTAAAAAAGAAAAGGGGCTTAATCGCCCCTTTTTTATTTATTAGAATCCCCATTCATCTTCTGGTTCTTCTTGTTTAGTTTCTACTTGTAGTTCTGGTTCTTTATCCACACCATTCACACTAGCTAACATATCTAGATATTCTTCTGGCATTTCACCGAAAGTGTCATCATACTCATCATCTAATTGTAAATCTTCGTCATTTCTGATGATGTTACCATTTTCATCCTCTTCTAAGTCATCATCTTCATCTTCTTCGTTTTCCGAATATTTTCTTTTAGGTTTGATAACTTCTGTATTTGCAGCAACAATAGACTCTAATTTTTTACTAACAGTTTGAATAATAGACTTAATTTCTTCTTCATGTATTACTGGGTCAAAATCACATGGTGCTTCTTCATAATCAGAATAAGTATGTGTTTTACCAGTCATAACTTCACATTCTGCAATATAATCTAACCATTGTTCATATCTATTATCATCATTCTCATTACCAGTTATATTATAATATTTATCTCTTTCAGTAGCTTCTTTTTGATATTTAAACACATCTGTAATATGATAAAGTGGTTCACCCCATTTTCTAGAAATTAACATACCAGAACCTTCATCATCAATACCAACAATGTTTAGAATTTCAAGTCCTAAATCACCATTTTTTCTGATACCAATTAAAGCACTTAATTCTAAATGTTTGAACATTTTATCTAAAAGTTCTTTTTCATGCTGAATACCTTCTTCTTTTGCTATTCTCATTCTTTCATGGTAATCAGCTCTTATTTCTTCCCATTCTTCCACTTCCATGTTATTTGGAACTTTATTAACCTTATCCCAGAATTTGATTTCTTTATCTTCCATTCTCATAAGGTCTTCATATGAATCTTGGTCGCTATCTTTAAATGGCATTCCAGAAACTAGTTCACATTCACCTTTTGTGAATATAACTCTTTCTTTTAATCGCTCAACAGCTTTTTTAGTAGTCTTGTCTTTTACTTTAACAATATCTAATAATATTTTTGAACGAACATCTGGATTAAAACAAACTAAAAGAGGTTTAACTTTCTTATTAAATGCATCTAAATAACGAGCAACGTTATACTCATCAGTATATAGGTTGTTATCTATTTCTTGTATTCTTTTTTGAATGTTTTTATACTCTTCAGTGTCTTTTTCTTCATTCTCTTCCATCGCAACCAAAGCTTTTTTAAGCATTTCCATTTCTTTAATGTTCTCAAAATCACGTTCAACTGTATCTTGGTCGATAAGTTTACAATTTAACTCAACAACTTTATCAACTGGTGGGTAATGACCATTAGCTTCAAAAAATGCTTGTTTTTCTTTTTTGGTCATTTTGTTTTTATCAACAGTTTTTAAATCACCATGAGACTTTGCTGAACCAGTGTTAATATAATACATTACATCACCTAAATTAACATCCAAATTGCTTTGCATTATTAACTCCATGTGTGCTTGTTTAGGCATCGGATTACCAGCTTTATTCTTCGTTAAAGACTTCTTTTTGTATTCGTTGATGCTTGACTTCACTTTTGCTTTTGAAGCCATCTTAACAAGCGGAATTTGATAATTATAAATCTTATCAACATATTCATGGTATAAGTTAATAAAACTATAACCATCACCATCCAATAACATTCTAATTCCTTTCCCTAAAAATTCTTCAATGTAAACTGACATCTTTTTAGATTTAACCGAGTTACCAACCAACTTAATCTTACCACCTATATCATTCGCATAGTTCTTACGAGCAAAGTTGATTGTTGAGTTACAAATATCATCGATATCTAGACCCATACGACCTTCCATGTAATTCTCATTGAATTCTGCCAATACAGCATCCAACCCAATTAATTCTTTCCCTCCATCATCAACAGTTTTCCAGTGTGAACCCTTAGCAACATATTTTATTTCATCAATGTTATCTGGAAAAGCAAAGTTGAAACCATCAGTATCACCTACAAGAGCTCTAAAACCATGTTTTTCAGTGAAGTGACGCACCATAAGACGTAAGTATTGACGACCACGACAAGTTGTTTCTTCCGCAGAGTCAGTATCACCCCAGTTAAAGATATATGGTGCACCATATGAACCAAACCATGAGTTAGCCAATATTTTAAGAGGTAACTGTTTCTTATCATAAATGTTAGCCAATGCTTTATGCTCAGCAATTTTTTGTTTTATTTCATTTAACTCTTCTTTACTCATAGCTGCAACTCTAGCTTGTATTTCAGCTATTTCTTCTGGGGTCATTGTTTTAGGGTCTGGTTTAATCAGCATTTCAAGTTTCTTAGCTTTTTTCTTTTCAGTACCAGTCAAGAATTTAAACTTATCACGTGTATCAACAACGTATGTTAACATTCCTTCCATCACACCAGAAATATCTAAGTCTGGGAAGATTAAGTGAGTTAACTGAATCTTAGGGTATAGTGCAGCAAAGTCTAACTTAACAACACCTCTAGCATAACCAACTTCCAATAGACGAGATAAACCACCAGTAAAATCTCTTTTAGGTAACCCAGCTGGGATAGCTAATCCTCTTTCATAAGACCATGCAGCCATGATAAGTTTCCATTGACCAGCAGTACCCATCGTAGAACTACGCATAAAAGTTGTAGGTAACATTTTAGCAATAAGGAAAGATGCTTGATTGAAAATATTATCAATCTGTTCAGTTTCCCATAAGTCATCACAAAGATATCTCTGAACAATATAATCACCTTTAACTATTCTGTAACCATCTTTTAATGGTTTTTTATCAGTAATTATATACCAATCACCATCAGTATTGTTAAATGCGTATTGGTTTACCTTATCAGCCCATGTTGTGTTTATTTTATCACCTGGAACATAAACACGATTAGGTTTTGCAATTTCAGAATATTGAGTAATATACTTCAAACCCCAAGATTTAATCTCAGAGTTAATAGCCATTGCTCTACGTACAGCATGTGAAATATCCATGATGTTATAACCAAACATATGTGTTTGTTTATATCTTTCAGTTTCACCACCTAATTTAAGTGACGAATCTTTTCTTTTAATCTTAGATAACCTATTAAGTGTAATAGCTAACTCTGTAATTGGAATAGATAAACGTTCAGCACGTTCAAATAAGAAAGGCCAGTCAAAGTTCTCAGAGTTATAACCAGTAATAATGTCTGGTTGAACTGCATCGATAATTTTAAAGAACTTCTCAATGTTTTCTCTCTCACTATTACGTTTATCAACAGAAGTAGAACCAATAGTTTCTAAAACACCTTCTAGTCCTTTGTTATCACGTACACCTATCTGAAAGATTGCATTTTTACTTGCAAACAATCCTTCAGTCTCTAAGTCAAATTGAAATCTATGGACATCATCATAGTCATCCATTCCATTGAACAATCTTTTACCACTTTGGATAAGGTATTGTTCAGTAGGGCTAAACATAACAAAGAAACTTCTAAACATTGGTGACTTATCATCATTTGGGTCAATGTGTTTATCACTAAATACATCTATACCACCCTCTTTAAAAAACTTTAAAAGGTTGTTGTAAGAATGTTTACAAGTAGCCATGTACTTATATCCATCTTCCATGCGTTCTGGTGTATAACCATCTTCGCTGCTAGTATTAAGTTTTGTGATTTTAATACCATAGTCACGACAAGCTTGCATGATTTTAAGGCGTTTACCGCCATAAATCATAGAAGTTACTTCTTCTTTAAACCATAAGAACGGTTTATAGGTATCATTGTATAAGTATTTACCGCTTTCTGGGTCATTGACAACCAACGTAACTGTTGGTTCACTGTAGTTAGATTCTATAGCTACAATGTATTTTTCTGGGTTTGAACCTTGCAAAAAGGTTTCTATTTCCTCATTACTTACTTTTGTTTTTGTACTACTCATAAATTATTTTTTCATTAATATACAAACAAAAGTAATACAATTCAAGAAATAATACAACATTTTTTTTAACTTTGTACATTACAAAGTTACGAAATTAATTTCAGATTGTCAAGTTATTTTTTAATTGACCCCTCTAAAACATTTATAAATAGTTCTTCTCTGATAGGAACAATAAGCGTTCCACTACCATCTAAAAATTCAATTTCAAATTGACCAATGTATCTACCACCAATAGACGTTTGTTTTGATGTAAATTGATAAACTAAATAAAACTCATCACAATTACAGTCACCTTTAGGTAAAACTTGTTCAATAGACGCATTACTACATGCAACACGTTTAACACCAGTAACAACATCAGACATAGTAAATGTTATATTAGCATTTTGGATTTTATCGTGAAATTTGTTAAAATCATTTCTACCATCCTTGATTAGTTCAAGTTTTAATTTTGGTAATGTTGCGTTTTTATTAATATAGAATTCCATAATTATAAATATCTTTTTTAACCGATAAATCCATATTTAGATTTAAAATAATTCCACACAGTTGTTAAACCAGCATTAGGTACAGCACCATCGTAGAGTAAAACCTCTGCAACATCTAAAGCAGTTGCTTGAGCAAATGTAGTACCATTATAACCACCAGCAATAGAAAACTTACCGTTACTTGAAACAGTCTTCATTGTTTTATTAGAACCTACAGCAACTATTGTATCTCTAAGTGTTGACCCAGCATAAGCAGTAATAGTACCAGCACTCATTCTAAACGTATAATAATAAAAATGGTCTTCATTAACACCACCACTACCCCATGGTATTTCAGCGGTTGTAACATTAAATGAATTATTATAATACCATAACTGCATAAAATTTGGACCAGCATCAGCATCAACACCAAATCCCTCGCTTTCACTAGACCAAGCAGCGTTGTATTCAATTATAGGGTTACCAGCACTCCACGTTCTTAATGGGTTTTTTCTCATAACAAAAAACAATGTAAACCCAGTACTAATTGCTTGCAAACTAGCTGTTCTAGGTATTTCTAAACGTTCTGAATTAATATCGGAAAATCTCATGAATGGGAATGAAGATGACGTACCACTAGGTGAGAATGTAGTTGCTGAATAAGTAGGTGAAGTCGAAGTGTTAGCAGTTAAATTATTACCATATATTGTTTGGTCTTGCCATAATCTAATATTAGTATTATTTAAAGTTGCTGCACTATATGGAAAACCATTAAAAACACCTTTTAAAGAATCAACCCATAGAATAGCCTTGGCTGACCCAAAAACTGGTATCGGGTCACCAGAACTATATCCTTCTCTATAATTAAATGGTATGTTAAACATTATCTAAAATCTTTTGCTATTAGACCATACAAGTCTGTACCGTCACTTATAAATGTAAATATATCAACAGCATTTGATATTGATGTTAATATTGGTGCAATACCAGATTGCCATTTGTACTGAGAACCCCAAGTTACCACTCTAGAACCAGTCGCATTTTGTTTAACAATCATAGTATAAACCGCACCATTCTTAACGTTAGTACCATTTGCAATTGTTGTCGTTGCAGCTGATAATATAACATGTTGTATGTTGCTATTATTCCAGTTTGGTGTATGTGTAGCAGTTACAGTACCAGCAGTATAAACTGGGTTATTTGCTTGACCAGTATAAGTTAAATTACCATTTATTGTTAAACCAGTCATTGTATTGATATTAACAGATAAATCACCACTAGATTGTTTAACAGTTAAATTATTATTTAAATATGTAAACCCAGTCACAGATGTTGAACCAGTACTGAATCCAGTTACATTAAATGTACTACCACTATTATTAGTAAATATAGCTGTTCCAGTAAAATTACTATATGTACCTCCAGTTACAAACGTATCACTTGTTTTAAAACCAGTTACACTAAATGTACCACCAGTGTTATTTCTAAACGTAGCTGCACCAGCATTATAAGTACCACCAGTCACAAAAACATCTAGAGGTATCTGTCTAGTTCTAACAAAACCATCACCATTTCTAACTAACATTGTAGTTATTGAATTATCAGTTGTTGCAGACTGGACATTTAAATATGGTACATAAACCGTATCAGCACTTAACCCATTTATATAAGAACCACCAATAACCGCACTTCTAATACCAGTAACGGTAGATTCTGTAGACCATATAAAAGATAAATTACCAGTAGCAATTGTGTTATGACCACCAGCAAATGAATAATCACCAAACGATTCAGTATTTTGTCCAACCGACATTGAAGAAATACCTCTAGCCCACGTTGAATAACCAGCAGCAAATGAATTATCACCATCAGCCATTGTTGAATTGTTTATCGCAACAGCATAATCACCATTTGCATCTAACCCAGTACTATTAATAGCCTTTATTGAACCAATACCAGTCGTACCAGAAGCCCATAATGTATCACCACCAGTTGAACCACTACTAGAACCACTAATACTACTTAAATTCCTATAAGCAATGTTATTATTAGCATCTAATGTTAAAAATCTAGTTGTAGTATTGTCATTAGCAGCATTTTTAATATTTAATCTTTGAACATAAACTGTATTGTTTGTTGAACCAGTTATATTTTCACCACCTAAAATAACAACGCCTATTTTACCGTATGGGATAACATTTTTATAACCACCTAAGATAAATGATAATTCAGAATTATTAATAGTGTTACCAGTACCACCAATAATAGCGTTGTAATATCTCGTAAATGCTGGATTGCTATCAGATAAAATACTGTTATCAGAACCACCAATAAGAGCAGAACCATCACTATCAGCCATTTCGTTTGAATTACCACCAATAATAGCTGCAAATTTAGATGAAGTTATTGAGTGAAATTGTCCATTTAATATTGTTGATTGTTTACTATTACCACTAATAGAGTTTGTAAATCCATTAAAAATAACAGCTGTATCACTATCTAAAATTTGGTTACCGTAACCATTAAGTATTGATGTATAATTAGGTTGATTTACTCCATCAACAGCTTGATAAATACTATTATTTGCACCACCTAAAATGTTTGCATGTGATATACCATAACCATTAATATATGAATTTGAAGCGTTTATAATAGCATTGTTATTTGATTCTAAACCACCAGTATTATCATTTATATAAGATTCATATGAACCAATAATTGTTGATGTATCTTGATTTGTAAGTGTAGAGTCAAAAGAGTTATATATACCGTTATATTGATTATCACCTATGATAGTGTTTCCATTACCTCCAATAATAGCACTTGATTCATCAGAAACACCACCACCAGTTTGTATTTTGTTATTTGAACCACCAGCAATAAATCCATATGCTGGACCATAATATGCAAATGCATCGATAAGGTTATTATAACCACCAATAACAGCTGAACTGTCCGCTTGTATTGTACCATTTTCAGTACCACCCAAAGCAACACCGTTAAACGTATCAATCAATAAATTAGCATCACCACCAAAAATACCAGAGTTAATACTTATACCAAATAATATATGACCATTACCACCCATTATAACACCACTAGTAGAACCAGAATACATATAATGGTCTTTACCACCTAAAATAGCTGAATAATTAGCATATGTACCATAATTGCCAGTTCCAAATTGTCCATTACCACTTACAAATTGATGGGCGAATGAAGAAATACCATCAGCTACAACATAATTAGAACCCACACCTTCACCACCAGCATGTGAACTATCACCACTTGCTAATGTACCAGTACCTTCAGCATGTGACATATCACCACTTGCAATTGTTCCGTTACCTTCAGCATGTGAAGCGATACCACTCGCAATAGTACTACCACCTTCAGCATGTGACGCTGAACCATATGCTTTAGTTAATTCACCTTCTGCATGTGATGTAGCACCAGTTGCCATAGACGACCAACCTTCAGCATGTGAATAATCACCTCTTGCTATTGTATCGTTTCCTTCTGAATGTGACGCATAACCAAATGCTCTTGTTTGAAAACCCTCTGCATGTGAAGCAACACCTCCAGCAATAGTCTCAACACCAAATGTAGAAGAAGAGGCACCACTAGCAATAGTGTCAACACCAGTAGCTAAAGAAAATTGTCCACTAGCCAATGTTGCATGATTTATTGCTACAGCATTAGTTCCAGTTGCGTCTAACCCAGTAGTGTTAATAGCTTTTATTGAACCAACACCAGTTGAACCAGATGTCCAATATGAATCAGAACCACCAGAGCCACCAGAACCACCAGTTGAAGCACTAAAAGTAATAGTTTCTCCGTTATATTTTTTTAATGTAACTAATCCTCCACTATTTTCAGCTTCATAAATTATATGACCTTTTAGGTATATAAAGTTACTATCAACATCTTGATGTGACAATGTAGCATTTCTGGTTAAATCGTTAGCATAAGGGCTATTTAATATTCTTAGAATTATCATTTTATTAGTTTTTATATAAATATTTAAACTTATTGTTTATTGGTAGTATTCGATTATAAATCTGAATTTAAAATCTGGTATTGTACCATAATTAAAGTCGTAAGCAAATGGTTGTATTTGAAATGAAATATAAGACGAATAAAATACATCAACAATATCACCAGTGTTTATTTCATTATCAGAAATATCCCAAGTTTGATAATAAGGATAAGCTGTAGAGTTTAATGGTTTATTCCCTATAAATGTACCACCTTCAGTACCTAAACTAACATTTGAATATGAATCAGTATTAGCTACTTTTTCACCCCATAATGTCCCAGCGTCCCCGATATTTGCTGATGTGTATATTGTACTGGCAGATACGGCAACACCAGATATAACTTTATTCGTATACACTCTAAGTAATTCACCATTAGCCGCACCAAGTCTAGTATTTAATATAGAACCATCATATGGTGAATAATAATCAGATTCACCACCAGCCGCTACCCTAGCTAAAGTACTTCTTGTTCTATTACTATCAATTAAATTAGTATAAATTTTAATCTTACTAATACCTTTCCATGGTGTTTCTGGTCTGAATGCTAAATAATAATCACCATTATAATAACTACTTAAAATAGCTGATTTATTTTTACCATCGTAACCCCAATTAGTACTATTAAAATTAGGACCAGCCCCAACATAATTAGAATTATATGCAGTTATCACTGGATTGGACCCACTTTTAGTTAATGCACTAATTGAAATTGTTATTTCACCACTATCATATTGACCAGTTGCTGGTGTTGAAAACGTCCACGCACCTGGTAATGGATTCTTAATACAAATGAATTCATATAAATTACCATCTGGTGGTATAACCGCTGGTGTGTTTATTGGTAAATTATTTACTTGACCACCAATATTAGAAGGAAATATATGTAATAATGTAGAACCATTATTAATTACTTTTACACTTTTTCCAGTAACTGGTTGCGGCAATTTAGTTGCATAATTAGTTGATGTTACACCAGTAAACACATTAACACCATAAACCATAACAGATGTAGTTGCGGTTGTTGTATTATTGGCATTTAAATTATCATTAACAGTATAAATTGAATCAGAAATATTTGAACTACTGCTAATACCAGAAACACTAAATGTTCCACCAGTATTGTTACTAAATGTAATGGTACTATTAGAATAAGTACCACCAGTTACGAACACATCTGTCGCACCACTTAACACATACTCTTTTAAGTCATCAACAACCATATTTTTGGTTGTCCCAGAATCCATTATTAGGATTAATTCAGTACCTTGAATAGCTGTATCCGCAGAAAATTGATTTATTTTTTTATTTAACATTTTTACGTTTTTTAATAAATATGATAAAATTTTACTTTGTATAGCATATTCAATTATTAATTAATTAATTCCACATGTCACCATATTTTTCAACTATACCTTCATAGCTTAATGGACAAACATAGAATTTAAATTTAGATATTTTACCAATGAATGTTCCAGCAAAATTTTCTTCAATTAATAACCCTCTATCGTTAAAATCTAACCCATCAAAAGTTTGACTCTCTAATAACCCTTGAGACCCACCACCTAAACTAAAATTAAACGGAACACCTACTTGTTTATCTTTATATTCGTTTAGTCTTTTAGCGATAAATTCATCAAATTCATCTACCCAATAAATTAATTTACTGTTAATATAAAAAGATAATCTACCCTTTCTTGGTTTTGCTATTTTTAAGTCACAATCATCTAAATAATCTTGTGATTCATATTTAATTACCACATGTGTCCACATGTCTTCTGGGACAGTATTTGGTGCTGAATAACCCTCTTCAATTGTGGCACCAGTAACATAAGATACGACACCAGTACTAGCGGTAACACATTGACCAGTATAAGTTAATAATCTATAACCAATACTACCATCATCTTTTACTCTAAAACCTATAGCATTATCAATAACGTCTATTTGATTATTTAATTCCGTAATATCAGATGTAAAACCGCTAAAAGTACAAACAGTGTCTCTTCCTAACCCATCACTTTCACCGCTGCACGAATAACAATTACATTTATTACTAGCAGCTCTACCATAAATTAAAAATGGGTTTTGAGTATTGGTTACTCTTTTTGTGTTTTTAACAACAACAATACCTTTTCCGTCATACGAACATGCGGTTTGAGTTCCTAACCCATCGCAACCACTAGAACATGGGTTACAACCACATCTACCACAAGACGAACTTATTTCAGTTGAATCATTATTTAATATTAAAAATCTAGTTGATTCCGAAACAATAATTTTTTCATCTTTTTCAGTAACAATATATTCTCCAAACTCATCAATTAAAAAAGATGCTGAATCACCAGATAATCTTTCATGTGGTTTACACGTTGACCTACCATAAATTAAAAATTGATTTGTGATTAAATCTATCTGTACTGGCGGTGGCGACAATGGTATTGCAATACCGTAATCTCCTATAATTCTAACATCAGTTTCTTTTATAGGTGTACACCATGGACTTAATGTATCAGTACAACCAGTAGGTACTACACATGTGCTAGTACATCCAGTATCAGCACCTTCCCATACATTCCAAAATTTATTTTCAGCTCTAGTACCCATATAGAAGAAAAATCCTTTATTATTTGGGAAATCTTGATTTAATATTTTGGAATTAGAATTATGACACTCACCTGGATATTCTTGAAAATTTGGATTCAATACGAATTCAGATGACCATCCTATATTCATTCTTACTGGTAAAACTTCGTAATCATATCCATCTATTTTATAAAAACCTTGATAAAACCCACCACAAAATTGAACAAAAGGGTTAGTAACACCAGTAACAGCATATGTTGTATAATCGTATTCTTCAGTAGTACCAGTAACTTTATTCATAAACATTTTTTTGTTGTCTTTTTCCAAAATTAAAGTACTTCCAGTCAAAGCTTCAACTAGTGTTTGATTTGTAGTATCACCAGTGTTCCTTTCAAAAGTCACATACCCATTATCAATACCAGTTAAACCAAAAGTATCAAATGTATAACCAGTATTTATAGCACCAGACCAAGTAGATAAACTAATTATTGTTGTTGAAGTATGTGCACTATTTTTAAATGTTTCTATTTTACCAAAATTAAAGTTAACTGCTGCTCCACAACCAGCACCACCTCCACCACCAGCACCACAAGCGTTATAATCATCAGATGTTATTATAAAATCCCAGTAATCAGAATTTGATAATTTTAAATCTAATTTGTTAAAATTGAAGTTTTTAATATTTCCCATTAGAAGTTTTCTAAATTAGTTCTTTTCCAACCAGTACTAGTTTTAACGTACATATAGTTATCATCTCTCGTTATGTTACCTTCACTACCAGCAGTATCGTTAGATGATGTTGGTGTGTATAAAGGTATTGTTAATGCATTAGGTTTAAAATCGTTGTTTGTGATGAAATTACCGTTAGCATCAGTTATCAAATCAGCTGATTGGTCTTGACCTTTTGCATGTAATACACTTAAACCACCACCTAATGATGTTTCTTGCGTTCCATTGAAATTTAATTCAATGTTATTATCTTCAGCTAATATTGTTTGTGTTTCTAAATGAGTATTATTTGATGTTGTAACACCAGACGATAATTCTTTTACTGCCTCGATTAATAAAGCAACTACATTATCATAATGCACACCCATATATTCTTCTTCTGTGTTTTTATTCACAAAAGTTAACTCTGGAACTATACTATTAACTTCTTGTGCTATTAAACCTATCCTAACATCACCATTCGGTTCTTCAGTCCAATTATATTTTACACCTCTTAATTGATTTACTTTATCCAACGCATTAGTAAGTGTTTCAATGTTTGTTTTTAATCTTTCGTCTGATGTATTTGTAGTTAATGTACCATCAGAAGTATAATGTAATGCACCAGCTGAAGCTGACGAACCAACACCTCTAAATCTAGCGTTACCATTAACATCTAATCTTTGTGTAGGGTCTTGATTGTGAGGTACATTAATAGCAACATAACCTCTAGATGAACCAGAACCTTGTATATGTAAATCTGGGTTATTAGAAGCACCAGCACCAGAAGTTTGACCAGCATAGAATCTAATATAATCAGCACCAGTACCAGATGTTGAACCATCATTTGAAATAATATTTAACCCATTTGTAAAAATACCAGCATATATGAATGCATCACCTTGATAACCATATACTGTATATATAGCATCATCCCAAGCTCTAGCACCCATACTTATCGAAGCTAATTTATTTGCGGTATTAGCTGTACCAGCAACCACTCCAACACTTGGTAGACCAGTTGTTGCTGAAAGAGTTATATTACCTACACCAGTACTACTATAAAATAATCTATTTCCAGTTCCTCTAGCATCAATCAAATATTGTGGATTACCAGTTTGAATACCAATATAACCTCTATTTGTACCATCACCTTGAATCTGAAAATCTGGTACTGCTGCTGCACTAACACTATTTATACCAGCATACATTCTTATATTGTTAGTACCACTACCACCACTTCTATTAATGATGTTTAAGTTGTTTGTTTTTTGTGATGAACTTAAATATGTATCACCAGAAAGTCCAACCAATTCTGAAGTGGCTGTTGATATTGAATCATCACCCAAAACACCCATTTGTAAAGATAACCCAAAACCACCTAAATAACTATTAGTAGCAGCCGCTATTTGTGGTACGTTGGTACTATTAGCTGAAAAAACAAAACTCTTAAAAGGTAAATCATCACCAGTGTAAATATCAGCCAAAACAAGTCTAGCATTATTAGCTCTAGCATCAATAACATATTCTGGTGTTTTTGTATTTATACCTAATTTAGATGCTGTACCGCCACTATTAACAATTAAATTAGGTACATAAACATAATCACTTGTTGTCGCTGTAATATCACTACCACCTAAAATAACGCTTCTACTAACATATTGGTTAATAACATTTCTTCTACCACCAATTATAGCTGAATTATAATTTGTATTAGAAGTAGCATGACCATTTATTGTATTACCAGACCCTCCTAAAATTGTACAATGAGCAGTTTTACCAGTAATTGTGTTATCAACACCACCAATTATTGTGCTAAAGTTTGTCACATCATTACCATCAACATTGTCACCACCAGTACCAGAATTATAAATGGTGTCAGTACTAAAATCAAGCAATCTATTACGTAATCCACCTAAAATAATTGACGAAGTGTAATTTTGTATTTCATTATATGTCCCTCCAACGATACTAGAAGATGTTGATGCAGATATAGTATTAAAAGCACCACCTAAAATAGTTTCATTACTCTTTCCTTCAGTTCCAGCTAAATCAAAATGTATAGTATTACCCATACCAGCCAATATAGCTGAATAAAAATGACCATTAATTGTATTACCAGACCCAGCAATTATTGCTGAACTAATAGTAGTAGCATAATTAGCAAATCCTCTTTCGATACTGTTTAGTTTACCACCTAATATTACTGAATCATTTGCAGCGTCTTTAATAACATTTCCAGTACCACCACCAATAAACGAATTAGAACTACCAGTTATAGTGTTTTCAAAACCACCAGTTATATTAGAATAACTAGATAATTGTAATACTGAAGCAACACTAACATCAGAAGATATATTATTTCCAGCACCACCTAAAATACTAGCATAAGATATGTCTTGACCAAAATAAGTGGACCTACTATTCATAGTATTCCCAGACCCACCTACAATAGTATTAGCATTGCCACCATTACCAACATGACTAGTATAAAGATTCTTATATCCACCAAATATTGAAACATCAGAAACACCTTCACCAGTTACTTTATTTTGATACCCACCAATAATTGTAACTCTAGCACCACTACCACTAATAAGACTGGTACTAGGATTATATTCATTTTCCTCACCACCAATAATAATTGAACTTGAAACATAACTACAATAAGAAGGTTTTATACTATTATTAAGACCACCAATTATACCAGAACGAACACTAGTAAAAGCAGAACAATTCACACCACCTAGTATAAAACTACTAACACTACCTATACCAGCTGTTCTACCATCAATTAAGTTATTATTACCACCAGCAATAAATGAATTATCAGCAACATAAATTGAATTATTAGCACCACCAATTATAGATTCATTAGATGAATCACCATAGTTATTTAAACAGAAATCAATAAAGTTATTAAAACCTCCAACTATTACTGAATTTGAGTGACCAGAAATTGTATTGTTTCGACCAGCAATGATTGCAGCGTATTTAGAAATATTAGATATTGTATTACCAGTACCAACAAAAATACCAGAACTAATCGAACCACCAGATATCTCATTATTACGACCACCAACTATAGCTGAGTCATTACTATATTTATGTATTTCATTCTCTCTACCACCCAATATTGTTGAGTTATTTGTTGCCTCATAAATAATATTGGAATAACCACCACCAATAAAAGAATTTTCAGCATTTGCGTTAAAACCTGGTTGAGCTATACCTAAAATATTATATCTACCACCTAAAATACCAGAATAATCGGATAATTCTATATAATTCTCTTTACCACCTAAAATATAACTGTTTTCACCCCCACTAGATATAACTGATTGATTCGAATGAATAAAACTATAATTACTGTCAGTACGTGAACTATAACCACCAGCGTGTGAATTTGTACCATACGCTATTGTGTCACTACCCTCAGCATGGGATGCAAACCCACTAGCTATTGTACCACTACCTTCAGCGTGAGATACACTACCACCAGCTATTGTATTTTGACCCTCAGCGTGTGATGTAGAACCACTTGCGATTGTACTAGAACCTTCAGCATGTGATTGAGACGCAGAAGCTATTGTATTAGAACCTTCGGCATGCGAACTATCACCACCAGCTATCGAACCAGAACCCTCAGCATGTGATGTATCACCACTTGCAATAGTAATATTACCTTCAGCATGACTTCTATAACCACTAGCTATTGTATCTTTTCCTTCAGCATGTGAATAACCACCACCAGCTACCGTATTACCACCTTCAGCATGTGATGTATTTCCACTCGCTATTGTACTATGACCTTCAGCATGCGAATTACCACCACTTGCGGTTGTACTCTCACCTTCAGCGTGAGAAACAACACCACTTGCTATTGATAAATAACCTTCAGCATGACTTCTAGCATTACTAGCTATTGTATTACTACCTTCAGCATGTGAATAAACACCACTTGCAATTGTATTAACACCTTCAGCATGTGCTGCTGTATTACTAGCTATTGTATCTTCACCTTCAGCATGAGACAAATCACCTAACGCTTGTGTACCACCACCTTCAGCGTGTGAAGCTATACCACCAGCTCTTGTATTAACACCTTCAGATACAGAAGTAGAACCACTGGCAATACCATTAGAACCACCTAATACAGCTGAATTAGCACCAGTACCAGCAGTCCATATTGTTGCTGTTGTGGCACTTGAATTAAAAACCCAACCACCCATACCTTCTGAATCCAAACAAGTCCAAACATATCCAACTTGTGGATTATCTGAAATTATTAATTTTTCAGTTCTAGTTATACCAGAAACATCAACCCATATTGTTCTACCAGTATAATCTAACGTTGAAGCAGTATAAACATCAAAGTTATTTGTTGTTATAGTACCACTATATGTTGATGGAGTTAATTGTGCTATTGTTACTACTGAAATGTCAAAATTAACACCAGAATAAGTCAAAGCAACTGTGTTCCCATCGATTACTGTTGTTGTATTAGGTGTCCAAACAGCACCAGTATTTTGTGTTAAACCAGATGTTGATGAAGTTAACGCAGATAAAGCTGAAACACCTAATTGCATTCTTGGGTCTGACCAATTATAAACTGTTGTTGTATTATTACCAGAAAACGTACTTGCTATATAAGTATAATTTCCAGTAATAGCACTAGTTGTTAAATTTGGTCCACTAGGTAACAAATTAAAAGGTAAACCAAATGACGTACCACCAGATAAAACTGTTCTAGTTATAGGTCTTTGTTTTGCTTGTCTATTGTCTGAAAAATCTAATTTTGTTCTAAATCCACTCATTTTATTCTTTTTATTATAAATATTAAAAGAAATGAATATATTTATAAATAAAGATTTTTTATGAAAAGAATAACTAAAAAACAATTAGATGAATTAGTAGGTGGTGATTTCACTAGCAGCGGAAGTGATATAAACATCATAGGCAATAGAGAAATACAAACTGGACCTATTGAAAAACCTTATAATGACGATTCTACTTACGAAAAGGGTATTTCAACATTTACTGATGTAGTTTTTGGTAGATATAGACAAAATATTCCATGGTTTGCTGTTTACAGCTTTGGTGGTATTAGAACTGGTGGTATTACACTTAATTATGGTTTATCTGAAAATAAAAAAAACATTTTAACAAAAGAAAATATTGAAGAATTAATTGAAGACTTAGTAAAAAAAGGTAAAGATTCAGATGTAAAACCTAAAAACTATAACCCAGATGTTGAAAAAGTTATGGATAAAATTTCTGATTTAGAATTATCTGAAGAACAAATAGAACAATTGTTAAAAGCTTTAGAAGACAAAAAGAATAACCCTTCAAAAACAAAAAACATTTAACATGGCTAACAGAGCAATAAAAGATAATAATTTAACTATAGACAACGAAACAAAGAAGTATAAAGCTTATGCTACTGAAGAAACACGTTTAAAACAAGCTAAAGAGTTATGTGAAGTACAGAAAAATTGTTCTGAATATAATAGATTAGGTGGTGAAAATAGATTAAGAGAAGTCGAAAACTTAGTTCACCAAGAACAAAAAAAAGACGAATTAAAAAGAAATGTTCAAGACGTTACTAGTCCAAAAAACGTTCATCAAAAGGAAAAAAACCCTACAGAAGTACCAACACCTAATGTTGCTAAAAAAAGTCATGATAAAAACGGTACTATTTTATCTATTTCTGACGCTTTAAAGGAAGAAATTTCAACAATGAAATATTTAATAGAGTACATGAATAACAATAACAAAAAAATAAATTTATAAAATTATGCCAACTCCTTACATTTACGGTCAAACTCCGTTAGAAAAATTCGCAATAAATGGTAATCCATCATATGGTAACTCTGGTAGACTTTGGTTAATTCAACAATCTAAAGTTGGTACTGGTAAATACCCATATGCTGGACCATATAAAAACCCAGATATTACTGGTAATCAAGGTGATAAATATAGTGTAACACATACAAACGCTAAAGCTGACACAGTATCACCTTATTTAGGTAAAGGTACTGGTAACCAAATTGATGTTGTAGACACATATAAAGGTGTTACTGCTAGAATTAATTATGCTGGTGGTAGTTTAGAAGATATAAAAGGAAATGTAACTAATGGTGGACTTGGTAGAGAAAAACAACAACTTTTAAACTCTACTACATGGGGATATGGTACTAAAGTATTAAATTACAAAGAGTACGATAAACAACCAGATATGACAGCTAATAAAGGACAAGTAAATATTATTTAATAATATATGCCAACTCCTTATATTTACGGTCAAACTCCGTTAGAAAAAGCAGCAATAGCTCAACGTTTATGGTTAATTCAACAATCTAAAGTTGGTACTGGTAAAGTATATGTTGGCCCTTACAAAAATCCAGCCATTACTGGTATGTTTGGTGGTATATATAGTCTAACACATACAAACGCTAAAGCTGATACAATAACACCTAGTTACGGTAAAGGTACAAATCAACAAATAGACGTTACAAACACATATAAAGGTGTTGTTGCTAGATTAAATTATGATGGTGGTAGTAAAGAAGATAGAGACGGTGTTTTAGGAATTACGGATTCTGGACGTAACGCACAATTACAACTTAATAGTACCACATTTGGTTATGGTCCTGGTCCAACTCCAGGTCCTAGTATTGGTTTTCAATATGCTAAACCTTCCTTAACAGCGTTTAACACTGGAAAAATTATATTTTAAAAAAAATAATTAATGAAACTTTACAATCTATATCAATCAGTTATATTAGAAGAAATCATTAGGTTGACACAACTAAACGAAGCGGTGTCAACTAGTGATGTTGATAATATTTTGAATGGTGACCCAAACAAACAAGGTAAATTTTATTACGTGTCGTTTAATTATCAAGGAAAAGATGGTGAAGTTTCTAATAGATGGGTTCAAGTAACTCAAAGAAATGTCTCAACAGCTGATAACGGATTAATTGATGCGTACCAAGTTTCTAAAAACGGTAAATCTTCAAGTCCATCAAATGAAGCACGTAGTGCTACTGGTTGGAAAAAATTTGATTTGAACAGAATGAGTGATATTAAAGTTTCAAAAGTGCCTTTTTATCAAGAACCAAAACCTTATACTTCTGGTTATAGAGCAGATGGTACACCGATAATTGCAAGATTTAATAAGACTGGTAATAATTCACCATCTGTGAAAAGTACAGAAAAAATTGCTGCTCTTGGTTCATATCAATACGCTGATAGTACTGTAGCTAATAAAGAAAAACAAAAACAAAAAGCCGAAAAAGATACACAAGCAAGATTACAACAACAAAAACAAAACTTTGGTAATAGACAACAAGCAGCACAACAACAACAAGACGTAGAGAAAAAAGAATTACAAAAAGTAGAGTTTGATAAATTTAAAGAAAGACAACAACAAAAACAGTTGCAACAAAAACAGTTGCAACAAAAACAAACTCAAGAACCACAAGATGGTGAGATAGAAAATAATGATATAGAAAATAAAGATGAACTAAATAACGTATAATATGGATACACCAGCACCAGTTAATTTAGCAGCACTTAAAAGTATTTTAGCAAAGGCTAAAACTGTTATGAACAAAGTAGAAGAAAACACTACTCCAATAAAATCTAGTAATAAATCTGTTAGAGAAGACTACGATAGTTATCAACAACCAGCTTATGATGAAAGAGATGAAAGAGAACCAATTTATGAACAATTTTCTCCACAATCATCATCTAGTATGCAACCACAAATGTATACAGCTGAACAAGTAATGGCTTCAAATTTGCCTCAAGCGATAAAAGAGGCTATGATTAAAAATCCAATACCACAATTACAAGGACCACCATCTAGTTTTTCATTGGAAGACTTAGGTGAATTGGTTGAAAAACCACAATCTAAATTTAAATCACCAAGTGTTCCATTACGTGAATCTTCTGGTAGTTACCAACAACAAATGACTATAGACCCTAACATGTTAAAGTCTATGGTTAAGGAAGCGGTTGCTGAATACTTTAAAGAATCTTACGAAAAAAGAATAACAGAAACCACAATTGCAAAGACAATAAATTTACTGATAAAAGAAGGTAAATTACAAACAAAGAAAAAAATATAAAAAAAGGGGTTTAAAGACCCCTTTTTTATTTACATATAAAATTTTATTCTTATAATTAAAATATTAATAAAAAGTTTTTAAATAAATTTTATGAAAAAATTAAAAGTACTAGTAGTACCAAGTGACAGAACTGGTGTTTCATATTACAGAAGCACAAACCCTCATATCGCATTAGAAAATAACTACCCAACTGAATTTCACGTTGACGTTGATTATGAGCCACAATTAAACAATGACGAATGGTTAAAACAATATGATATTATCCATTACCATAGAACATTAGGTAATTATGAACAAATGGGTCCGTTATTAGAAAAATTAAAATCTTTAGGTATTGTTACCATTATGGATTTAGATGATTATTGGTCTCCAGGTGAACATCACCCAGCGTATCATTTAATCAAAGCACATAAAATCGATGAGATGATTTTAAATAACATTAAATTAGCTGAAAATGTAACAACTACAACAACTTTATTCGCTAATGAAATTGCTAAATTTAATAAAAATGTTCACGTTTTAGCTAACGCAATCGAACCAACAGAAAAACAATTCACCCCTAACTTAGAACCATCAAATGGAAGACTTAGAATTGGGTGGTTAGGTGGTTCATCGCATTTAAAAGATTTAGAAATTTTAAAAGGTATTGTCGCTAAACTTACAACAGATAAATTAATTGATAAAGTTCAATTTGTGTTATGTGGATTTGATATTAGAGGAACCCACACTGAAATTGACCCAACAACTGGTGAACAAAGAACTAGAAACATTAGCCCAATGGAAAGTGTTTGGTATTCATATGAAAGAATCTTTACTGATGACTATAAATCAGTTAGTCCAGAATATAAAGATTTCTTAATGAAATTTATACCTAATTCTGAATTTGAAGGGATTAATAACGAAGCGTATAGACGTGTTTGGACTAAACCTATTTCTACTTACGCTACTAACTATAATTTATTTGACGTATCGTTAGCACCGCTAGAAGAAAATATCTTTAATAAGGTTAAAAGTCAATTAAAAGTAATTGAAGCTGGTTTCCACCATAAAGCAATTATCGCTCAAAATTTTGGACCTTATACAATAGATATTAAAAACGCTGTTAAATTTGGTGGTGGGTTTGAAGAAGATGGTAATGGCATCTTGATTGATGAAGTTAAAAACCATAAAGATTGGTATGCGTCAATTAAAAAATTAATTCAAAATCAAGATATTGTTAAACAATTACAAGATAATTTACACAACACAGTTAAAGATACTTATTCATTGAATAAAGTAACCGAACAAAGACGTGAATTGTATTTAAACCTTATTGCTGCTAAACAAAAAACAATAACAAAAGAAGAAAAAGAAATAGCATAATGAGTAGAAAAGACGATATTAAACTTTTATTTAACTTTATGATTGAGTTATTAAGAGAAGATGAAAAAGAAGAACTTAAAGTTGAATCTAAACAAGTATTAACTGAAACACCTAAAGAAGATGAATCAGCTAAACATATCTTGGACGTTATGAAACGTACTGAACTTATGGACAGAATGAGACGAACAACAATGGGTAGACCTACTTTGGTTCCGCATGGTGAAAGAGATGAAGATGAAATAGCTATTGTTGATAATGAAAGAATAGAAACGCATAAAAAAGAAAAAGGAACTAAAAACATTAAAGAAATTTTAAGTAACGCTAAAGATTTTATGGATGATTTGGAAACTAAAAAACCAATAACACCTAGTGTACCACCAAGTGTTTTAAATGAACAAGAAAACCATTTATATGCACCTATAAATAAATCTGAAGTTTTTGAAAAACTTCAAAAATAAATATTGATTTATTCGTATTTTGTTAGTATATTAGTAAATATAAAACTAATAAAATAAAATAATATGTCATTAACACAAGAAAAAATTGTTGCTAACACAAAAAAATATTTTGACACTGCAACAAAATTAGGTTTCATGAATGATGAATTCATGAAATTCTTAGGGGAGTCTTTTATTAAAGCTCCAGCGTCAACAATGGCAGACCTACACAATGCTTTTGAAGGTGGTTTAATCGACCACCTTCTTAGAGTAGGGTCTTACGCTGTAAAATTCAATAACGCATTACCAGAAGAAGAAAAAGTTGACCAAAACTCATTATTGAAAGTTTGTCTTCTTCACCAAATTGGTAAAGCAAATCTTTACAAGCCATGTGATTCAGAATGGCACAGAAAAAACCAAGGAAAAATGTACGAATTTAATGAAGACTTAACATCTATGAGAGTGGGTGAAAGAAGTGTTTATTATACTATGTCACACGGTATCCAGTTAACTGAACAAGAATACACCGCAATCATTAATTTAGATAAAAGTGATGATAAAATGGTTGAGTATCATAACTCAATGTTAGGTGATTTATTAAAAACAGCTGTATTGTTTGCTGTTAAAAATGAAAAAACTAAAAAGTAATATGAGTTTAGATAACGAAGACTTAATAGCAGACATGAGAAACAAAATCTTGTTAATTGCTGACCCAGATAGTGGTTACACGCAAGAAGATTTTGATAACGAATTTAACGCTGATAAATTTAGTATTAATTATGATGCTCATAAAATTAAATTTAATTTTAAAAACGAATCAAATAACCAAGACCCAGAATATGCAACTTCTGGTTCATCTGGTTTTGATTTAAGAGCTAATTTAGATTCACCGATTACTATACCTTCACATGGTGTTAGAATTATCCCTACTGGTTTATATTTTGAAATTCCAGAGAATTTTGAAATTCAAGTTAGACCTAGAAGTGGTTTGGCTGCTAAAAATGGTGTAACTGTTTTGAACTCACCTGGAACTGTGGATGCTGACTATCGTGGCGAAGTTAAAGTTATTTTAATCAACCATGGCGATGAAGCTTTTACTATTAGTCATGGTGATAGAATTGCACAAGCAGTTATTGCTTCTGTAATCGGCAAAAACTTTATTAATTTAAATAAAGTAGATAACATAGACGAAAACACAGAACGTGGTTCTGGTGGTTTCGGTTCAACTGGTGTAAAATGATTAGAGCAGAATTTATAGAAACATTAAAAGAACATGCTAAAACAGCTGGTATCTTCAATGGAAGATTTATAAATATTTCTGATGATGAAAATCATTGGAAATATGAAAGACCAGCAGTAGACGCATTAGAACCTTCAATAGATTTATCTACTGAGGGTTTTGTTCTATTTTCACCAAACGTAGGGTTTAGTGATAATACTATCGAAAAAATAAGTTATGAAGATTTCATAACAAAATATAATTTAACTAGAAAATGATTACAGTAGTATATTGTACCAGACAATCAAATCCAGAACATAAAGAACATCTTATAAAGTCATCTGGGCTTCATAAACACATTGAGGTGATAGAAATAATCAATAATGGTGAATCGTTAACAAAAGCTTACAATCGTGGCTTAAAAATGGCTACAAACGATATTGTTGTTTTTTGTCATGATGATTTAACTATTGAAACTAAACAATGGGGTAACAAATTATTAAAAACGTTTGAAAAGAATCCAGAATATGGTATCATTGGTGTTGCTGGAACTAAATACATGTCAGAGACTGGCCAATGGTGGGTTAAATCTAAAAAAATGTATGGTAGAGTACAGCATACACATGAAGGTAAATCATGGTTATCTTCTTACTCTGAAGATTTAGGTCAATCAGTTGAAGAAGTTGTTATTGTTGACGGTTTGTTTTTTGCTGTTGATAAAACTAAAATGAAAATTAAGTTTAATGAATCAGTAGAAGGTTTCCACTTTTATGATGTAACATTTTGTTTTGAGAATCATCTAAAAGGTGTTAAGGTAGGTGTAATTACATCTATTAGAGTTAATCACTTGTCTATAGGTATGACAAACGAACAATGGGAGTCTAATAGACAACAATTCGCTGAAGCATTTAAAGATAAACTACCAGTTAATATTAAAAAACAATTAAGAAAAAATGAGAAATTAGATGTTCTTATTGGATGTTTAAGTTTTGCTAATTATACTGGTTCTGAATTATATGTTTTTGAATTGGCTAAAAAGTTGGTTAAAGATGGTTGTAACGTAAGTGTGTGTTCAAGTATTGGCGAACCTTTGGCTAAAGCAGCAAAACAATTAGGTATCAAATTATATTCATTACAAGAACCGCCAGGTTTTAAATTAGGTGATGGTAAATGGCTATTAAAAACTCCAGAAGGTGATGTTACCTCTCAACCAAATACTTTGTATAAAGTTTCAAATATTGAATTTGATGTAATCCATTTAAACCATAAACCAGTTACTGAGCATTTACTTAGATTATATCCAGAGACTCCAGTTATTTGTTCTATTCACTCTGAAGTGATTAATTTAGAGGAACCAGTGTTATCTCCACAAATTAAAAAATACATTGCGATAAGACCAGAAATTAAAGAACATATTGTTAAGAATTTTAATATCGAAACTGATAAAGTTGAAGTTATTTATAATCCTATAAACGAAGAAAAGTTTAAACCAATTAAATCAACTGAAAAGAGAGATAAGAAAAGAATTTTATTTGTTGGTACTATTGATTATCTTAGAAAACAAACTATTCAAGACCTTATTAACACTACCAAAGAAAACAATCAAGAATTATGGCTTGTTGGTAAAGAAAACGATAATTACTTACCTAGTATGATTGAAAACGAACCACATGTTAAATATCATGGTCCAACATCAAATGTTGAGCAATATATTCATAAATGTGATGAAACAGCTGGTATCTTATTAGGTAGAACAACTATCGAAGGATGGATGTGTGGTAAAAAAGGTTGGATATATGATGTTGATTCATCTGGTAATATTTTAAGTAAAAATTTACATGACATTCCAGAAGATATCGATAAATTTAAAAGTGATAATGTTGTTAAAGAAATTAAACAACAATACGAATTAATTTTAGATTAATATGGTTTTTAATAAATTAAAACAATGGTTTAACAGACGAATGGCTATGTTAACATTAGCTATGAGTAATGTTGAAAAAAATGCTTTAGGGCAGCAAGGCGAAACGTTGGGTTCAGATGTAAATCAAACCCAACGAAATACCCAAGGTCAATTGGCTGACTCATTAAAACAAGGTGAGATAACTCAAGAAGTTATGAACCTTAGATGGAGAACATATAAAATACTAAAAGAAAGTGAAGGTGTTACTGCTGAAATTGTAGGGTATGACGAAGATGGGATGCCTATTGTTAAAACTAAAAAAGTTAATAAAAAACTAGGACTTAAAAAAGTTAAATTAGACCCATCTGATGATTATAAATTAGAAATGGTTGTTGATAACTCAGAAATTGTAATAGGTAGTAACCAAGCAATGAATAACGATAATATATCTTTATTCGATGAAGTTATTCAATCAACAAATGAAAATGGTGACTTAGTTGCAACACATGGTATTATTGAGTCTATTAATTATTTTGCTACAAATAAATCTGAACGTCCTATAATAATCATCAGAGAAAATTTACCTAACTTTTATTTAGAAAACTTTACGTTAAAAATGAATGTTAGAACAATAGATAAAACTAATAAATTATTAGAATTTTATGTAAGTAAATATCCAGATGAATACAATAGAACTAGTCGTTTGTTTATTAGTGAAGTTAAAAAAATCATGAATGATGGCATCAATTCAACAATGTTAGACTTTAATGAAATTAATTTTATCACATATAAAACATTAGGTACAGATGATTATTTAGAATATGAATATGACAATATTTCTTATGACAAAATAGTTGAATACAATGGTTATTACGTAATCAAGTTCAACGCTAAAATTAAAACAGACGGTAACGATATTCTTGACGCATATAGAGTAAAAGAACTTGATAAAAAATATGAACAAAAAGCCAAAAAATGATAGATTTTAAGAAATATTTTGATAAGGTATATGTGATTAATTTAGATAGAAGACCAGATAGATTTGATTCTTTTAAAAAAGAATTAGAAAAATATGGTATTGAAGAGGTTGAACGCTTTTCAGCTATTGATGGAACAACTATCATGTCTAATGAAATACCTTTATTAGCTGGTGAATTAGGTGTATTAGAATCACATCTTCAGATAATAAAAAAATGTAAAGAAGAGAACGTTAAAAATGTGCTTATTTTAGAAGATGATGTTTATTTTACGGATGAAATTTTAAAATTAGATGAATATATTAATAATGTGCCATCTGATTGGGATTTCATTTATTTTGGAGGCAACCATGTCTATGGCCAACCACCACATCTAATTAATGATAAAGTTATCAAGTTAAACTTTACTGTTGCATTACAATGTGTTGCAATTAACAGCAGCATGTTTGAAATTATAGAGTCTGTGTTAACTAAAAGAAAAAAACAAGTTGACGCATATTATGCTGAATTACATAACAGATTTAACGCATACGGTTTTTATCCTAACATGGCTAAACAAACAGCTGGGTTTAGTGATATACAAAATCGTAACGTAGATTATTCAAATTTTTTTAACGAATGAAAAACTATAAAAATCAATTAATAATTTTTTCTAAAAATAGAGCATGTCAATTGAATCTTTTGTTAGATTCATTAAAAACAAATGCTCCACTTTTATTTGACAAAATTAGTGTTTTGTATAAAACAGATAATGAAGATTACTTATATGGGTATCAAAAATTATTTGAAAAATATCCTAGTATATATTTCTTTAATGAAAATAATTTTAGAAAAGATTTATTTAAACTTATTGATGATGAAATCGAAGCAACAACTTTCATGGTTGATGACGCAGTTGTTTATAACCAAATTTTAGCTAGAAAAATAGATATAATAAAACCAGTTGTTGAAGATTTTGTTATTTTTTCATTACGATTAGGTAAAAATTGTAATTATTCACACCCAGCTGATTTGCATTATGAATTAGGTGAACACGAAGTTGATGGTGAATACATGACATTTGATTACACTAAGCAGCAAAATGGTGATTTTAAATATCCATTATCAACAGATGGTCATATTTTTAACACAACTTTTATAAAAGATTTGTTGATTGAGATTGATTTTAGAAACCCAAACACATTAGAAGCTTTTTTACAAAGATTTGTTGTGACTGATTCCATCCCAAAAACTGTTAAATCATTTACTGAATCTAAGTTAGTTAGTATACCAGCTAATCTAGTTAATGATACATTCAATAATAGACACGGGTTGCAATTTGGTATAAGCGAAAAAGAATTAAACGATAAATTTTTATCTGGTGATGAAATTGATTTAATATCTATGGAGTTTTCAGATATAAATGGCCCACATAAAGAACTTAAATATGTGTTTAAATAACGTAAAAATAATAGATATAAATTTTGCACACGCAAAATACACAACCGATTATCAAATTTCTAAATTTATTAATTGGGATAGAAGTAGAAACATCAGTCAAGAAGAAATTTTGTTTATTACAGATAACTCTTTAAACAATAGTGTCAATATAGTTAACAATAACAAAATAGGTATGTTAATGGAACCTAGAGCGATAAACCCAGCGATTTATGAATGGGTTAGTTCTAATCATGGTCACTTTAAAAATGTGTTGACCTATGACAAAAACTTATTAGATAGCTGTTCAAACGCATTGTTTTACCCACATTGTGGCTGCTGGATAAAAGAAGAAGACCAAAGCATTTATGATAAAACAAAATTACTATCAATAATTGCATCAGACAAACGACAAACTGAAGGTCATAGATTAAGACATGCATCGATAGATGTTTTAAGAGCAAATAATATTGGATTAGATGCGTATGGTAGAGGTTATAACCCAATTGATTATAAGTTAGAATCATTAAAAGATTATGCGTTTTCTTTGATAATTGAAAATAGTCGTTCAGATTACTATTTTACCGAAAAATTAATGGATAGTTTTGTTACTGGCACCGTCCCAATTTATTGGGGTTGTCCATCTATAGGTGATTTTTTTAATTTAGATGGGATGATTATTTTTAATGATGTAGAAGATTTACTTTCAAAATTAAATTTATTATCTTTAGAACAATACAACAATATGCTTCCAGCAATTACAGAAAACTTTGAAAAAGCAAAAGAATTTTTAATTGCAGAAGATTGGATATATAAGAACACTAAAATTTTTAAATAATGGATTTTACTTTTGGTATAGTAACTGGCGGAGATAATGATGGTATGTTAAATGACATTATCAATTCAATAGAAAAAGAAAACATACCTAACTATGAAATAATCATCATAGGTCACTCAACAATCAATAGAAAAAATACAAGGGTTATTGTTTTTAATGAAAACATAAAACCAATGTGGATAACAGCAAAAAAAAATCTAATCACACGTGAGGCTAAATATGAAAATGTTGTATATTTTCACGATTACATTAGATTAAATGAAGGTTGGTATGAAGGTCAATTAATCGCTGGCAATGACTTCAAAATTAGAATGGATAGAATCATTAACTTAAATGGTGAAAGGTTCAGAGATTGGTGTATTTGGCCACATAATGATAATAAAATGGATAATTTTATTCAACGAGAATGTTTAATACCTTATGATATTACACATTTATCAAAATATATGTATATTTCTGGTGCTTATTGGATTGCTAAAAAAGAAGTTATGTTAGAATACCCATTAGATGAAAATTTAATATGGGGACAAGGTGAAGATGTTTTATGGTCAAAACAAGTAAGACTTAAATATGACTTTAACATGAATCCAAATTCTAGCGTTCAAATAATCAAACCAAGCAAGGACAAAGTTTTTGACGAAACTAGCAATGATAAAATAGAAATATTAAATGATAAAAAATTATGGTTAAATTAATTATATTTGATTTAGATGGTGTTTTAGTTGACGCAAAAGAAATACACTATGAATCTTTAAATAAAGCTATTGAATTAGTTGACAAAAAATTTATCATCACTAGAGATGAACATTTGAATAAATACGATGGACTACCAACTAACGTTAAGTTAGATTTATTAACAAAGGAAAAAGGTCTACCAGAATCTCAACATAAGTATGTTTGGGAAATGAAACAAAAAATGACATCTGACGTGATTAAAGAAACGTTGACTGAATCAATGGAATTAAAAAATGTTTTAAGAAAACTTAAAACAGATGGGTACAAAGTATACGTTGCTTCAAATTCAATACGAGAATCAATTAAATTGATGTTATATAAAACTGGTCTTATTGAATATGTAGACCATTATTTTGGTAATGAAGATGTTAAAACTTCAAAACCACACCCAGAGATTTATTTAAAAGCTATGGTTCACGCTGGTGTTAAACCAAATGAAACAATAGTTGTTGAAGATAGTTTCCATGGAAGACAAGCAGCAATTGATTCTGGGGCCTTTTTATGTGCTGTAGAAACACCAAATGATGTCACATATAGTAAGATATCAAATTTGGTTAAAAACGTTACAGAAGTCTCTAAAATCAATAATAAATGGGAGTCTGATGATTTCAACATCTTAATACCTATGGCTGGTGCTGGTTCTAGATTTAGTTCTGCTGGTTATACATTCCCTAAACCATTGATTGAAGTTGACCACAAACCAATGATTCAAGTAGTTGTGGAAAACCTTAATATTAAAGCTAATTTTATTTATATTGTTCAAAAAGAACATTACGAAAAATACAACTTAAAATATTTGTTAAATTTGATTACACCTAATTGTGAAATAGTACAAGTTGATGGTGTAACTGAAGGTGCTGCATGCACAACGTTATTAGCTAAAGAATTTATTAATAACGATAAACATTTATTAATCGCTAATTCTGACCAATTTGTTGAATGGGATAGCAATAGCTTTTATTATTCAATGACAAATGACAACTTAGATGGTGGTATGTTAACGTTTAAAGCGACACACCCTAAATGGTCTTTTGCTAAATTAGATGAAAATGGTTTCATCACTGAGATTGCCGAAAAGAAACCTATAAGCGACATTGCAACGGTTGGGATTTATTATTGGAATAAAGGTTCAGATTATGTTAAATACGCTGAACAAATGATTGAAAAAAATGTTAGAGTTAATAATGAATTTTATGTTGCACCAGTTTACAATGAAGCAATTTTAGATGGGTTTAAATTTAAACCATATAATATTAATAAAATGTGGGGTTTAGGAACTCCAGAAGATTTAAAAACTTATTTAGAAAACTTTACATCTTAACATGAATATAGTAATTCCAACATATAATAAACATTATAATTACAATGTTAATTTTTTAAATTCGTTTAATGAATTTTGTTTAGATAAAAATAAAGTTACCATTAATTTTATTGTTGCTTCTAATGAACTAGATTTATTTAGTGGGTTGGTTAATCAATACAGACATTTAAATGTTAGAATAGTAACTCTAAAAGAATTAATGTTTAATGTTGATGGTGAGTACTACAATGACGACCAAAGTTTCTTCAATACAAAATACCCATTACAGTCAATTAAAAAATTATTTGCATACACATGTGTTGACACTGACTATATAGTGTTTGATAGCGAAAACTTATGTTTAAAAGAATTTTATTTTGAAGACATTTTTAATGATTTAAAAAATAAACCAATAATATATTCTGATAAAATACATTATGATTTACAACGAAATGTTACATCAACATGCAACGATATTTTTGATTTAACTGAAAACAATAAATGGTTCTTTTTAAAAAGTTATTGGTTTTTTGAACGTAATCATGTTGAAAGTTTAATAACTTTTTTAAAACAAAAGTATTCAAAAAATATAACATTATTTCTAAATAATAAAATATTTTTTGAGTATCAATTATATTGTACTTTTTTGTTAATTAATAATTTAAAAGAATTTGTAAATATTGATACTTTGATTGATAAAGAAATTAAATTTAGCGAGTTACTTGATAAAGAAAACCACAATTATGAATACATAATAACAACCATAAATTCTGACAATGTTTTAAACTATATTAATATTTTACATGAATTAAATGAAAAAATAATTAGATTACATTGGACAAGTGAAGAAATTAAAAATAATATAATAACTAACTCAAATGTTTGTATCGGTACATTTCATTGGGACTAAATAAAAATAAAAACATGAATAAAATAGAATTTATTAAAGAAAATTTTAAAGATTACTACATTGATAAAGGACCAGAAAATGGTATCCTTCAAGGTACAAAATATGCTGGATGTGCAACACATTGTAGAGCATGTTTAAACACATTAGTAAGAATGGTAAAACCTAATAGCATATTAGAAATTGGTTCATACCATTACGATAGTACTATATCGATGTCTAACGGTATGGATACGTATTTAACCCCAAATGAAGGTATAATACATACTTTTGATATCAAAAAAGGTGGATATGATGGTATGGGTGTAACTACACATTTACCTAGCCGAATCAAACCAATGTACTGGTATCCATATAAGACTGATTATGACGAATGGAAATTGACAGATGAAGGTATTGTTTTTAAAGATTTTTTAAACCACACCAACGAAGAATTGTTTGAAATGAACCATAATATCTTAGAAAGTATAGCACCAGAAGGTGGTTACGATTTAATCTTTATTGATGGCGACCATTCATATGAAGGTGCTAAAAAAGACTGGGAACATGCATTAAAGTTTTCACATAAAGAAACGTTAATTGTTATTGATAATATTTGGGATATTAGATTAAAAGAAGTTAGACGTTTTTATGATGATATGACAACAAACAAATGGGATTTTGAAGAATGGAACGATGCTAACAGAACCATGGTTCAAGATACTGGTGTTTTATTAACTTATTAAAATGACAATAACAAATTTAAACGAATTTTTTAAAGGTTGGTTTGTTGGTAATTTTGAACCAACATTAAACACAACTGAAGATTTTGAAGTTGCTGTTAAAAGATACAAAACTGGTGATTATGAAGAAAAACACCACCATAAAATAGCAACTGAAATCACTGTAATTGTTGAAGGTGAAGTTGAAATGAATGGAGTAAAATATGTAAAAGATGATATTATAACCATTCAACCAAATGAATCCACCGATTTCAAATGTATAACTGATGTTGTTACAGTTGTTGTTAAAACTCCATCAGCAAATAATGATAAATATATAAATTAAAATATGAGAACAAAAGAAGAAATATTAGATTTCGTATTAAACGCTGGTTCAGACAGCGTAGAAGTATTTGGAGGGAACTTCAAAGGAGGTTATGAATTACAACAATGTCCAGAAGAAATAACAGAGTTTTTAAACACTTATCAAAACTCTGAAATTAATAATTTCCTAGAAATAGGTGTTGCTGCTGGTGGGAACACTAGAATCTTTACTGACTTTTTAAAAATTAAAGATGTTTATGTAATGGATTTAAATGTACATCCATCGATTAGTTATGATGGCAACCCTAACGCTAGAGATAATAATTTTAATCATTTAAAGAACTCTGGTGAATTAAAAAGTTTTTTTGGTGATAGTCATTCAGAAGAAGCAAGAAAGTGGTTAGAAAGCTTAAATATTAAATTCCAAATGGTTTTTATTGATGGTGACCATACAGAACATGGGATTAAATTAGATACTGAATTAGTATTACCTTTTTTAGATGATAACGCTTATGTAATTTACCATGACACAGTTGTTAATGTTGGTTCAGATGAATTTGATAGAAAATTAAAAAATGGGTTAATTACTGAATTAAAACATGAAAAAGACTTTATTAGCGAAACAATTTATAAAAAAGGAATTTCTGTATATCGTTATGTTAAAGGATAAGATAATAGTATTTGTTCATGTTGCAACTATTGGTAACTACCAAGAAGTTGTCAATGAAATATTTGAGTCATTAACAAAAACAAATTTAATTAACACAGCAGATTCTATAAATGTATGTGTTGTAGGTAATGGTGAATTAAACATCCCAACAAATTGGAATCTAAAAATTAACCAAATATCGGATATTAATATTGGTGAGTTCTATACGTTGAAACAAATAGAAACACATTGTAAAAACACAATAACTAATGATAAAATTTTATATGTTCATACAAAAGGTGTTACATGGCCTAATAATGAATGTATAATTGATTGGCGTAAGTACATGTTATACTTTAATGTTGAGCAGCATGAACAAGCGGTAAAAGAATTAGAAAATTATGACACATATGGTGTTGATTTAGTTACAGAACCAACAAAACATTATTCTGGTAATTTCTGGTGGGCTAACTCAAACCATATTAAAAAACTACCATTAATTGATGAAATTTCAAAAGCAGATGCTAAAGCAATTTTAACAATTAGACATAATGCTGAATTTTGGTTAATGATGGTTGACGGTGAGAACAAATCAGCACACAACTCAAACATAAACGTCTATGAAAGACATTTACATAGATATGAAGAAAAAAATTATTTATAATGTTTGTTATACCATGCAAATATAATCCAAATTTTCCTTTTATTATTCAATTAGTTAAAGATATTAGAACCTATCATCCAACTGAAAAGATAGTTGTTGTTGATAGTGATTCAAACGATAAATCATATTTTGAAATATTAAAAGAATATGATGTTATAATTGAAGACGTAAATAATAATAATTGGATGGTAGGTGCTTATTGGCATGCTTACAACAAATACCCTAATGAAGAATTTTATTTCTTCTTGCATGATTCAATGAGAGTTAAAGCTAATTTAGATTATCTTAAAGAACGTGATTTAGTAACTTTAATGAATTTTGACAGAGTGTTAGGTAATTTTAATACATGGGGTGAAAGAATAACATTAGAATCTGAGTATAATTATCTTAATGAAGGTAGCGGTTGTTATGGTCCTATTTTTTTCTGTAAAAATAAAGTAATGAAAAGAATGCTAGAAATGGGGGCTAATAAATTTTTACCAAATAATAAAGCAGAAACTGGTTATTGTGAAGGTTGTTATGGTTTCTTTTTTGAAGAACAAGGCTATGATTTAACACAATGCTCTTTATTTGGTGATGTACTTTTTAACGAAAGCCCTAGTGGAAAATCTGGGTTACCACCACACAAAACAGATTGGCAATTTCCAGTAGAAAAATTTTATGCTTCACATGTTGACAAAAACAGATTATAATTAAAAAAATAAAATTATGAATAGACCAAAAACAATTTTTTTAGACATTGACGGAACACTCATTGAGCATTCCGAAAACATTGCAGAGCAATTTACTAAAACACCTAGACTTTTAGATGGTACTTTAGAAAAGTTATCCGAATGGGATAGAAAAGGTTATAACATTATTTTAACAACTGGAAGACGTGAAGGTGTTAGAGATATAACCGTTAAACAATTAGCTGAGTTAGGTATCTTTTATGACCAATTGATAATGGGTCTAGGAGGTGGAATTAGAGTCGTTGTCAATGATAGAAAAAAAGACAAAGAATATGACACAGCAATAGCCATAAACCTTAAAAGAAATGAAGGTATTAATTCAATAAAAGATTTATAATATGAAAAAAGAAGTTACAAAAGTTGATAAACCATGGGGATGGGAAAAATGGATTGAAGTTAATGAAAATTACGTAGTTAAAGAATTATTCATGACAGCTGGAAATAGTTGCAGCTTACAGTACCATGAAAAAAAACATGAATCTTTTTATGTTTTAAAAGGTCAAATTAAATTTGAAATTGGCCCAGACAAAGACACCTTAACTGAAATGATTTTAAATGAAGGTGAGTATTACACAATTGAACCATTTGTAGTTCATAGAATGTCGGCAATCGTTGACAGTTTGTATTTAGAAAGTTCTACAAATTTTCTAGATGACGTTATTAGAATAGAAGATAAATATGGTCGAGTATAAAGTTTTAATAACCACTAGTGGTGTTGGTTCTAGATTAGGTGATTTAACTAAATACACTAATAAATGTTTAGTTAGAGTTGGTAAAAAACCAGCGATATCATATATCGTAGAAGCATACCCTAAAGAAGTTGAATTAGTTGTAACTGTTGGTTATTTTGGAGAACAAGTTAAAGATTTTTTAACACTAGCTTATCCAGAAAGAAAAATTACATTTATCGAAGTTGATAAATATGAAGGTGAAGGTTCATCTCTTGGTTACTCAATGTTAAAAGCTAAAAATGAATTACAATGTCCATTTATATTTCATGCAGCAGATACTATAATAACTGAAGAAATTAAAGAACCAACAGAAAACTGGTTGGCTTGTCAATTCAAAGAAAACAATTCACAATATAGAACTTTATCTTTTATTCCTAATAGAATGATAAATGACAAAGGAGATTTAACCTCTAAATTTGCTTATATTGGACTTGCTGGTATAAAAGATTATAAATTGTTTTGGGATTCATTACAAGAGGAATATGAAGCAGATACTAGCGATACAACATTAAGCGATTGTCACGCAATCAATCGAATGAATATTAAATGGGAAACAAAAGAATATTTCAATTGGTTAGACATAGGTAATGTATTTGAATTAAAACACGCTAGAGAAGTTATATACGACAAATTTGAATTGTTAGATAAAGTAGATGAATCAATCTTTTTATTTAATGATTTCGTTATTAAATTTTTCTATAATAAAACAGTTTGTGCTAACAGAGTTGAACGATGTAAACAACTATCTGGGTTAACACCTAAATTGATTGACAGTAAAGATAATTTTTACAAATACGAATATGCTGCTGGTGATTTATTAGCAACGTCAGTAAATGAAATTATTTTTGAAGATTTTTTAGATTGGAGTAAAAACAACCTATGGGTTAAACATGGTCAGTCTGAAGACTTTAAAGAAATAACTAAAAAGTTTTATTTTGATAAAACTTATGAACGATTACAAAAATTATTTAATGATAATAAAATAAGTGATGAAGAGATTACCATCAATGGTATGGTAGTACCACCAGTTATTGATATGATAAAAGAAATAAATGAAAACTGGTTATGTTCAGACACTTATTATCAATTTCATGGTGATTACATTTTAGATAATATTATTTATAAAGGTAATCGTGAATTTGTGTTATTAGATTGGAGACAAGACTTTGGAGGTGATTTAAAAAATGGTGACATCTATTATGATTTAGCTAAATTAAATCACAATTTATTATTCAATCACGATATTGTCCATCAAGAATTATTCTCAGTTAAAAAATCATCAAACGGTATTAAATGCGATATTTTAAGAAGTGATATTTTAACTAATTGTAGAGAAAAGTTACATAAGTGGATTTTTGACAATGGGTTAGATTTAAAAAAGGTTCAAACACTGACAGCAATCATATGGTTAAACATGTCGCCATTACATGATTACAAGATGGGTGAGTTTTTATATTATTTTGGTCGCTTTAATCTTTACAAAGTGTTTTATAAATAATATATTTGGTGTATGAAACCAAAAATATTTATAGGACCGATGAGTAAAAATATTGTTGACGCAATTATTAATTACTCAAATGAAAATAACGTTGAAATTGGATTAATACCATCTAGAAGACAAGTAGAGTTTAATGGTGGTTATGTTAACAATTGGACAACTAAAGACTTCTGCGAATACGTAAGAAGCAAATCTAATAAAATCTTATTAGTAAGAGACCATTCTGGTCCATCACAAGGATATAGTGAAGATGACGGTATGGATTCTTTTATTGAAGATTGCAAATATTTCGACATTATACATGTTGATGTTTGGAAAAAACATAAAGAATACCGTGATGGGTTATTAGCCACAGTTGAATTTATTTTAAAAGGTTATAGATTAAATCCAAACATGTTATTTGAGGTTGGAACTGAAGAAGCAATCAGACCAACAAATGAAGTAGAATTAAACAATCTTTTAGAAGACTTAAAAGAATTACTACCATTAGACATATATGGTCAAATTAAATACGCTGTAATCCAATCTGGAACAGCATTAAAAGGTAACACAAATATTGGTAGTTTCAATCAAGATAGATTAATTGAAATGGTTAAAGTTGCCAAAAATCATGGCATGATTTCAAAAGAACATAATGGTGATTACCTAACAAATGAATTAGTTAAATCGAAATTTAATAATGGGTTAAACTGTATCAATATTGCCCCAGAATTTGGACAAATAGAAACAAAAATTATTTTAAACATAATTAAAACTAATCATATAGAATTACTAGATGAATTTTATGAGATTTGTTATGAATCAAAAAGATGGGTAAAATGGGTTGACTCTGATTTTATACCAGAAGATAACAAAGAAGAAATCATAAACATAAGTGGTCATTATGTTTTCTCTGAACCTAGATTTATTGAACTTAAAAATAAATTGAATTATAACAATTTAGATTCTGAAGTGCAACAAGCAATATACAACAGAATTGATGAATTAATTAAAACTATAAATGAAATCTAAAACAGCGTTTATAATATTTGCTCACTCAACAACACACACGATTGAAGATGTTGATGATATGATAGATAACATATCTTATTTCCATGATAATTGTGATTTCATGATTAATCACCCAACATTAGACCACCCTAAAATTAGAATGCGTCATATGCTTGGTCCTTTAAATCATTCTAACTTTATTTTTGGTGCGTTGATTGATTTAATTAGAAATATAAGTGAAGATGAAATAAATAGTTTTGAACACTTCTGTTTAGTTTCAGCTAACCAATACTTTATAAATGGAATTAACTTTGAAAAAGGTGTTAATTATGCACAATTTTTAAATACTGAAGATTGGGTTTCATCATATAACGGAAAAGACTCAGACAAAACTATTGTAGGGTTTCCATTACAGCAACCATATGGTCGTTGGGACCCTAAAAATTTATATCTTGAATATAATATAGAATTACCTATGAGTGCTAATTGGGAATGTATGACAGTAACAAAAGAAGTTATGTTATTGGCTAAGCAGCATTTAGACAAATGTTTAGAATATTACCCTAATGATGATATGATAAATATTTTTCTACCTTATATGATTTTACTTAGCGGACAACAATGGGAGTTTCCACCTTACTTTGGTACTTACGACCCATCAAATAAACCTAATTATAATTGGGTAATTACAATAAATCAAATTGTTGAAAAATTCAATCAAGGTTATTTCTCTGTTAAAAGAGTTAATTACCATAAAAATTGTGAATTAAAACAATTCATTAGACAAAATTATATGAAATGAAAACAATAACTATAAATTATTTATCACACAATAGATTAGATTACTCAAATTTAATGTTCTATTTTTTATCTAAAATAAAACCAGAAAATAAACTAAAATTAAAATTAAATGTTTTAGCAACCCATGACAATGATTGGGTTAATAAATGTGATAGTTTAGGTATTGAATATACAATACATGTAATTAACGGACATCATAATTACTTAAATAAAATAAGAATTGCTATTTCAACTGATACTGAATATTCAGTTAAATTAGATGAAGATTGTTTTATTAACAATTATGTTTGGGATTACCTAATTGAAAATGTTGATATGTTAAACAATGATGAAGTATTAACTTTATCACCAACTATGTCTAATAATATTCCATCATGTGATTTTTTTATTAATGATTTTATTGATGATTTATCAGTTAGAGATATTGTTTATAAACATTTTTTAAACAGACCAATGCCAAATGGTTTATGGAATGTAGACTACACACCTTTGAATCAGTTTACAATAAACGCTACTGAATGGGATTATAATAAGTTTTACGAAGGTTTAAATTCATTAAACACTATTACAAAAGGTATTCACCCACTTAGGATTTCATATGAAGCTCAGATGGAAATTAATAACTATATTTTAAAAAATATTGATAAATTCACTTCCGATAATAATTATGAATTATTTGAAATCCATTCACCATATTTCACTAATAGTATGTTTTTTATAAAAACATCTGAATGGGTTAATATATTATCACAACCAACAGTGGACGCATACGATGAAATAGCGTTAAATAAATACAAAAGGGATAACAATAAAAAGTTTTTATTTGTTAAAAATGGATTTGGTATTCACCCTATGTTTAATACTGTTTATGCTAATCAAAACCCATGGGCTATTGGTGGTGAAAATGGTGAACAAGATGAAATTAATTTTTATAACAATTTAAGTAAAAACATTATGAATTATGATACATTGTATAGGTGATAGTCACTCTGCTGTTTTCAGTGGTAAAGAAGAAATGCAACCAATATGGCCACAAAGGTCTGATGACATAACTCCATTTTTTAAAAGTTACAGAATTGGGCCAGCAACCGCTTACCAACTTGAAAATAAAATGCCAGTAATTGATGAAATAATTAATTATAATGTTAATATTGATAATGATTATGTTTTATTTTGTTTTGGTGAAGTTGATATTAGAGCTCATTTAATTAAACAAATGGAATCGCAAACTAAAACTGTTAATGAAATAGTTAAAGAATGCGTTGATAGATATTTTAGTGTTTTATTAAGATATAAAGAAGCTGGTCTTAAAGTTATCGCATGGGGTCCAATTGCGTCATGGCATGAGTCAAAACAATATACTGGCGGACCTTCATTTGGTACTTGTTTAGAAAGAAACTTAGTTACTGAAGAATTTAACAGATACTTAGAAGAATTGTGTAACCAAAATGGTATTGAATTTGTAACAATATTTTATAAAATGATAGGTGAAAATAAAATAACTAAACCAGAATATTTGGATAATTGGGAAGGTTCACATATGCATTTGAGCCAAACATCAATGCCGCTTATTTTAGAATCATTTTCAGAAAAGAATTTAATATGAAGTTAATATCACATAGAGGTAACATAAATGGAAAAATGGAGAGTTGGGAGAACGAACCAACTTACATTGACTTAGCAATATCCAAAGGTTATGATGTTGAAGTTGATGTTTGGTACAAAGACAATATTTTCTGGTTAGGTCATGATGAACCACAATATGGTGTTGATTTTAGATGGTTTCGAGATAGGATTTCAAAATTATGGATTCACTGTAAAAACATAGAAGCGATGACCTATTTCAATGCTAATTTTGAATTCTTTCCTTTTAATTATTTTTGGCATGAAAATGATACCGTTACATTAACAAGCCTTAATTACATATGGGCTTTTCCAAATAAACAACCAATAAGAAATAGCATTGCTGTTATGCCAGAGCTACATAATGAAGATGTTTCTTCAGCTATTGGTGTTTGTAGTGATGTTGTTGAAAATTATAAATAAGATTGACAAAGTTAAAATTTTTAACTAATATTAAATTAGAAGATATTTATAATAAAGTTATATATGAACAAAAAACCTATTGCAACAAAAACTACTAGAACTACTAGAACTACTAGCACTAGAGCTAAAAAAATTACAACAGAAGACGAAAGTTTTACCAAAGGACCAACGGTTTTATTATCTCAAATTAAAATTGATATAAAACACAAAAATGAGACGCAAAAGAAGTTAACCAATTCAATTAAGACCAATGACGTGACTTTTTGTACTGGTCCAGCTGGCACTGGTAAAACACTTTTAAGTGTTGCCGAAGCATTATTGTTACTTAAAAACAATCCAGAAATTTATCGTGAAATTAAATTAGTTAAGTCTGTTGAACAATTAAAAGGTGAAGATTTGGGTACGCTGCCTGGTGATGAAAAAGACAAACTTAAATTCATTATGATGTCTTACTTTGATGCTTTTTATAAATTGATTGGTGAAGAACTTACTAACAAATTAATGGAAGCTGGGTACATCAAAATGGAAGTGTTTGGTTCTATTCGTGGTAGGTCTTTTTCTAACTGTATTATTATCATTGATGAATACCAAAACGTTAGACATAAAAACTCTAAAACATTCTTAACACGTTTTTCTGAAAATACTAAAGTAGTTGCTTTGGGTGATACTGGACAAATAGATTTAAAAGATGAAAGCGATAGTGCGTTAGAAGCGTTAATTGAAGACGTTAAAAACAATCCAGAAGAAGGTGTTGGTGTCGTTGAATTTAATGCTGATGAAGTTGTTAGACATAGGTTGACTTCTTATTTCATCAAGTTATATGACAATAGAAAAAAAAGACTGTTAGATGAAAAATCCAGACAAACACAAATAGTAAAACCAGAGTCACCAAAATCTCAGATTATTAAAGAAAAAAGTATTTTTGGTAAAGTTTTATCATTTTTTACAAAAAAATAAATTTTTAACTTTACTTATCACCACCTATCAATTAAATTGGTAGCATGAAGATAGGTATTACTATAAACGAGGTATTGCGAGATTTTATCGGTCAATTTGCTTATACATATAATAAGTATATTGAAGAAATTGACATCACAAATGATGATGTTACCAGTTTCAATTTAATTGAACATTTTAAGTTTGATGACATCAATAAACTTAATAGGTTTCTATATTTAGAAGCACCTCTAGAAATTTTTGGTCATGCTGACCAGATGTCAGATGGTTTAATGAATCATTTCAATAATTTCTTAACAGATATTGAAGATGAAGGAGAACATGAAATTATCTTAATAAGCAGAGAAGTGGAAAAAAGCATTCCTTCAACTTTCTTCTTTTTATCAAAAACTGGCTGCCGAATTAAAAACATAAAATTTGTTCTAAACTACGATGAAAAATGGGACGATGTAGATGTTTTAATCACAGCTAATCCTAAAACATTAGAATTAAAACCAAGCGGTAAAATAAGTATCAAAGTTAAATCTTCTTATAACAAAGACGTTGTGTCTGATTATGAGATTGATTCAATATTGGACTTTATTAATAATGAAGAATTAAGAAATAGAATCTTAAATACTAAAATAACAAATTACGAAGAAATTGATTAACATGATTGAATTTGGCGGTAACATATACTACATCGATGTTGATGCTTTAGAAAGCACAATTAAATCTATCGGAACTAAATCTGGTAAAAAAATTATTGAAAAAGAAACTAAAACTTATCTTGATGAAAATGGTAAAGTTTTAAGTTCTGAAATAACAGAAGTTGAAAGAGAAAGACCAAGAGAAATTGACGCAACTAAATACGATATTTTAAGAGTTATGATTGAAATATTAATGGACGCAACCGAAGATACTGACGATGATTCATTAGGTGCTGAAAGAGCTCTAGATAAAACTTCATTAGGATATAAAATAGCTTTTAATACATTATATAATTACGGTATTTTAAAAGAAAAAGAATAACCAAATAATAACACTAAAAATATGGAACAAAAAAAACAAATTGAAGAACAAATAAGCCAAATAGCTTTGGCTTTAAATAACTTTGAAACTAAAAACTTTAGAGTTTATTTCTTTGTGCTAGACACAAAAGGTAACCCAACCGCTGGTATCGCTAACATTTACGAACACGTTAAAATTTTAAATGATTTAGGATACAGTGCATGTGTGTTACATGAAAAAAATGATTATAAATTAAGAGGTGACCAAGAAGGTAATGGTGTCGCTGATTGGTTAGGTGAAGAATATGCTGCTTTACCTCACGCTTCAATTGAAGGGCAAGAGTTAAACATATCACCTTCTGATTTTGTGGTTATACCAGAAATTTTTTCTAACATTATGGACCAACTTAAAGGGTTTCCATGTAAAAAAATAGTTATATCACAAAGTTATGATTATTTATTAGAATTGTTACAAATTGGTAAAAGATGGAACGTTGATTACGGATTTAACGATGTAATTACTACATCTGAAAAACAAGCGGATTATGTTAAATCATTATTCCCTTCAATTCAAACACATGTTGTACCAGTATCTATTTCTGATTATTTTACAGATAGTGATAAACCTAAAATCCCAGTTGTTTCTATTTTAACTAGAAACCATGGTGAAGCTGCTAAAATAGCTAAATCATTCTACTTACAATACCCACTTTACAAATGGATTACATTTAAAGAATTAAGAGGGTTACCTAAAAAACAATTTGCTGCTGAATTATCTAAATCTTGTTTAGCTGTTTGGATTGATGACCAATCTGGATTTGGTACTTTCCCATTGGAAGCAATTGAGTCAAACACACCAGTAATTGGTAAAATACCTAACATGGTTCCAGAATGGATGGAAACAACAAATGAGAGTGGTGTTAAAGTAATTAAAAATAATGGTGTTTGGACTAACACAACTTTAAACATTCCAGAACTAATCGCTAACTATTTAAAAGTTTGGTTTGAAGATTCATTACCACAAGAATTATTAAATGGTATGGCTGAATCTAAAGGTCAATACACTAGTGAAAAACAAATCGCTGCTGCATCTGAAGTTTATACTAAACTTTTTGAAAGTAGAAAAGCAGAATTAGGTATTGTTTTAGAAAAATTAACTGAATCTTTAAGCGAGGTTGAACCAACTAACGCATAATAAAATATTAAATTAAAAAATATGGAAAAAAATAATATAAGTGTAATTTTACCAGTGCACGCTTTAAATGAAGTGACTAAACCTTTATTAGATAACGCAATTAAAAGTGTCTTAACTCAAAATGTTAGACCAGAAACTTTAATAATTGTAGCACCTAAAAATAGTGATGTAGTAAAACATATTAAAACTCTAGATTTTGGTGATTATAGCAATTCTGTTGTTATTGCTGAAAATGATGGACAAACTGATTTCGCATCTCAAATAAATTATGGTGTGTCAGTATGTAAAACAGAATGGTTCTCAATCTTAGAACTTGATGATGAATATTCTAATATTTGGTTTAAAAATGTTGTTGAATATCAAAAAGCACATACTAACGTAGATATCTTTATGCCTATCGTTATTGACGTTAATGAAAATAATGAGTTTATTGGTTTTACAAACGAAGCAGTATGGGCTCAAAGTTTTTCTGATGAATTAGGAATCCTAGATAACAATGCTCTATTAGCTTACCAAAACTTTAATGTTGATGGGTTTGTAATGAAAAAATCAATGTATGATGAGTTCGGAGGATTTAAACCAAGTATTAAATTAACCTTCATTACTGAATTCTTATTAAGAATGACATTTAAAGACGCTAGAGTTATGGTTATCCCTAGATTTGGATACAAACATATTAACCAAAGAAAAGACTCATTATTTGCATCTTACAGAGAAACTATTGACCCAGTTGAGGCAAGATGGTGGTTAGCAACTGCTAAAAAAGAATATTATTTCGCTAAAGATAGAAATATAACGTATGATTCACAAAATTAAAAAATGGTTACAAAACGAGGACGAAAAAGAACAAACGAAATGTACTTTGGTCCAGAAGAAGAAGAAGCAGTAATCAAATTTTTAGAATCAACAGACGAAACAGAAAGGAATCTAATTTTTAACGAGTGGCTTAAAGGGCCACTCGATAAAATGATAGAGTCGATAATTAGAAAGTACAAGTTGTATAGAAAGGGTGAGACATTTGAAGAGTTGCATAGCGACACTTTATCTTTCCTAATGACAAAAGTACACAAATTTGAAAGTGGTAGAGGCAAAAAAGCTTATTCATATTTTGGAACAATTAGTAAACACTATATTTTAGGGTTACTAATCAAAGATGAAAAATATATTAGACAAACAACATCTTACGAAGAATTAAACGATAGCATCGAAGAAAGGGAAGATTTGACATACGTTATCGATAGAGATAGTGTTGAAATGGGTGACTTCATTAAAAAATTAGTCGGTGAAATTAAAACAGAATTAGAAAGCGAAAATAACCATAAGAAAAAATTAAATGAAAATGAAATTAAAATTGGTTATGCGTTAATAGATATTTTAGAAAATTGGGAATTAGTCTTCTCTTCAATGGAAGGAGGGTCTAAATATAATAAGAATTCTTTCTTAGAAACTATGAGGAATTACACCAATTTATCAACTAAAGATATTAGGATTGGAATGAAACGTTATAAACTACTTTATGAAGTTTTAAAAAACTATGGTTTATAGATGTTTACATTATTTTTTTTAATATATTAGGTATTTATATATATAGATAACAAACATTTTAAAACTAAAATAAAATGCCTAGAAAAAAGAAACAAGACGTAAAAGTTAACGATACAGAATCATTAGAAGGTTTAATGCAAGAAACTTATAATGACGCATGTTTACAAATAAATGACGCTCAAAAAACTATCAATGAATTAGCAGCTAGTGCTTCTCCAGTAGACGTTGATGATTTAACTAAAATAGCAAAAGAAAAAGGTAGTTTACTAAAAGTAAAAGACTCAGCAATCAGAATTAAATTAGAAATCGCTAAATTACAAAGTGATATAATTAAAAATCGTGGTGACGTTGAATCAACTATTAATGAACGAAGCCAAGGCAGTGCATCATTAAATGATTATAAATCAATTAGAGAAATGATTAAAAATGGTGGGTTGAACGAAAATAACGACAATGAATTATTTTAATGTATGGCATTACTTGACCAAAAAAAGAAAGTTTTCGGATATATTGCATCAGCTAGGGTTTTAACAGAGCAAATGCCAATTATGAAATTAATAAACTCTTTACCATCATTAAACAATGGTAAAGACCCTATTGTCTTTTTAACCGATTTAATAAAATCATTAATTGGTTACGAAGCGTTAAGAGACTCTGTTGTTGATATCCTAACTTACTCATTCGATGAGATAGAACTTAAAGTTAAAACAGCTTTAAAAAGAGAATTAATAACACTAGTTAGTTGTGGTGTTAATCCAAGCATTCCAAGTTTTTTAAAATCAACTGGTGCTGGTATTAACATTGAAGTTAAAAAAGCAGATTTCTTAGATATGTTTAAAGTAGATGCTAATTCAAAAGTTGGTATCTTATTATATGATGATATCACATCACCATTAACAAATTCTTCAGATTTTAACACTTTTTTATATGGTGTTACTCAAAATGATGGTATAACACAATCATGGAAAGGTATATTAGATATTACTTTTAATTCTTTAGGTAACGTTAATAGACCAAATAATACATTTACTATTAGAGTTAACCAAAGTTATGACAATAAAACATTAACTGATTTAAATAATGATTTTATTGATTCACTCACATTATTCAATGCACAAAAAGTAGTTAATAACATTATGGATGTTATTTTCGGTTCAATATCTGTAACCATTTCAAAAACAAAAAAACAATTAGACCAAGAAGGTAAAATAAATAATATTGTTGATAAACTAATAAATGATGATGGTTGTGATGATGAAATAGATGATAGTTATTTCACTTTTGATAATCAACAAATAGCGACAATAGAAAGAGATTCAGCAAGAAGACAAAGTGGTATGATTAAAGTAAAAACATCAACAGAATCAATTTCCACTGTTGGTTCAGATACGTTAATCACTTTTAATGAGGAAATGAACAACGCTGCATCGTTTGTTGATAAAAAACAAACATTAACAGCTAACATAGATAAAATGAGTGATGAAAGTGCTAAAAACGTACCAAATCAAAGTGATAAAATTTCTGTTAAATTAGATTTCATACAAAAATTAATTAGTAGCTTGACAAAAGCAATTGTTAGTGTTATATTATCACCTAAAATACTAATGATATTTCTTATTAACTTTAAAATAATTTATACTTTAAGTGGTGAATACAAAGACCCAGTTGAATTTATTAAAAAGAATAAAAGGTTAATTAAAGAAATGATTAAAACAGTTTCAGATATTGTGGTAGAAAAATTATTAGCAATAGGGATGAAAGAAATGACAAAATTAGCAAATAGTGTTGTTGCTAAAAAAGCTGTTGAAAAAAGTAAAAATAAGTTAGCACAGTTGTTGAGCTTAACTGGAGTTCCACAAGACGCTATCAGAATTATTAAAGGATTATCATAATGGCAAAAACATCTTGTAAACCAAATACACCAAATGCCCCTAACGCAAGTACTAATTTTTCATTACGAAATTTAAGTGGGATTATAAATCTTCTTCTAAGTGTTTTTAAAATACCAGAAAAACCAGCAATACCATTACCACCACCATTGATAATGTTAGGTGCTTCATTACGACCAGGTTTGTCAGCAAAATCAATTGCTTCTAGAATTATAGCAAGACAATCAGAAGCTGGTAGAGTAACTGGTGATGTTTTTAGTAACAGTCCAAACACTGAAGAAATAATGGAATTAATAAGAGCAGAAGAAATGGTAAACGCCTTACAAACAGAAGCTGTAGTTCAAGTTGCTTTGCCGCCTGGTATTCCAGTAACTACTGTTGCTATTGGTAACCTAGGTATTCCAACTGTTGGACAAGGTGCTACTACTGGTATGGCCATGGGTAATGGTATAATGACTTAAAAAAGTTTTAATATGAGTGAAGAAAATAAAAATAAAGATTTAGATGATAAAACAAACAATGAAATTTTGTTTGAAGTTAAACAAATGGAAGCTGATTACGAGTCTTTGAAATTAAAGATGTTAAAAGATTTTGATGAATTAGTTGAGATTGAAAATCGTTTTAATTATGCAAATGTTTTATTATTAAAAAGATTAAAAAAAGATTAGAATGTATTTTATAGGTAAATTTAATGTCACAGATAAAAACATATTTCAAAAGAATATTTTTAAGATAGCTCAAATTGCTATCGTTAAAGGAATTTATGATGAATATGGTTTTGGGAGAATACAAGTAGATATACCAGCAACACCATCTGTTGGTGGTACTGGAGTTAAACTAGACGCTAAAGGTAACAGAATATGGACAACAGCTATTCCATTATTACCAAAACATTTATCAGTTATTCCTAAAGTAGATGAAGCAGTGCTTGTTTTCACATTTGAAGGTGCAATGACCCAAGATGTTTATTATATAGGACCAATAATTTCATCATTAGATAAATTAAGAAAAGATGAAGGGTCCATATCTGCTAGACGAATGTTTTCATATGGGACGGGTAAGATAGACCCACCAGTTACTAGTATAAAAACAAACAATAACATTATACCAAGTTTAAAAGGTGTTTTTGCTGACCCAGAAGATGTCACTATTCAAGGTAGATACAACACAGATATCATACAAAAAGAAAACGAAATATTAATAAGAGCTGGTAAATTTGTGAGTTCAAAAAAAGGTGAAAACAATAATCCTTATGATTTTAAATTTAATTTGGCAACACAAGGGTTCATACAAATAAAAAATAATTTTAATTTTTCAAAAGATAAAAAAATGACCACGTTAGGTACAGTCACTAATATTGTGTCAAATAAAATAAATTTATTAACATACGGTGGCAGCCCAAATGTCATTTTAAATCAAGATGATTTATTGTCTAAAGACCAAATAAATAATTTAATGAGTGATGACCGTAATATAGCTGCACACCCAATACCATTTGGTGATATTTTATTAGACATGTTAAAACTGTTAAAAAGCGGTATTGTTTCACACGTACACAGTACTCATGGTAAAAAAGCCGAAGACATACAAGCGGAAGGTAACCAAGTAGGTGTTATGGAAACATTTGAACAAGAATTTGGTAAACTAGAAAAAATATTGTTATCTAAAAACATTCGTATTAATTAATATTTTAAGATATTTATTAATAAAAAACAAATGGTAATACGCACATATTTTGACAAAAGCAATACTATAATTAGTAACTCTAATGTTAATACTGGTTTGAACCCAGTAACTGAATTATTTTATGGTGGGGCATTAACTCAACAAAAATACACTAGATTCTTATTTCACTTTGATGAAGCAAGGTTAAAAAATTTTTATACTGGTGGTACTTTTACTGAATTATCAAATCTAAAACACACATTAAGAATGACCAATACTGGTTCGTTTGATAAAGATTTATTAAATACTGGTATGGGCTCAAAAGATAGGACTACATCTTTTGATTTAATTCTTTTTAAAATCAACCAAGATTGGGATAATGGTGTTGGTTATGATTATGAAATACCTATATTACTTACTGGTGATTACGGTTACAGTACAAATCCATCTAATTGGATAAGACCAAAAATAGGTTACGATTGGGTTGGTGGTGCTGGTGTTTATTCTGGTTCACCAAGTGCTATTACTGTCACTTACCAACATTTTGATAAAGGTAATGAAAACATTGAAATGGATGTTACTGATTATGTTAATGGTGTTTTAACTGGTAACACAAACTATGGTTTAGGTATAGCATTTGCATACCCATTTGAATTATTAAATACTAGCCAATACCAATATGTTGGTTTTTTCACAAACAACACACAAACATTCTATGAACCATTTATTGAAACCGTTTATACTAATTATATAAATGATGATAGAACAGATTTTTATACTGACAAACCAAATAAATTATATTTATATGTTAATGTAAATGGTAACCCAACTAACTTAGATTCAAAACCTAGTGTTAATGTTTATAATGATAATGATATATTATTTTCAGCTTACACATCAAACAAAGTTAAACATGTAACCAAAGGTGTTTATTCAATTGATATAATTGTACCATCAAGTTATGGTGATTGTGTTATGTTTAATGATGTTTGGACTGGTATAACAATTAATGGCGTTACTAGACCTAATATTTCTTTAGATTTTGTATTAAAAGATTCAATGGATTATTATAACATTGGCGACAATAGTTTTTTACCTAAAAAGACAGCTATTACTGTTAGTGGTATTCAAAACAAAGAAAGAATCAAACGTGGTGACATTAGAAAGGTTATAGTATCAGCTAGAATACCTTATACAGTTGAACAATCACAAAAAATAGACGATATTAAATATAGAATATTTGTTTCTGAAGGTGCTGCTGAATTAACCGTTATTGATTTCCAACCAATAGAAAAAACAAATAATCATTACTATTTCTTATTAGATACTGCTAGTTTAATTCCAAATACTTATTACTTAGACGTGTTAGTTACATCTAATCTAGAAACTACAACTATTAAAAATGCAATTCAATTTGACGTAGTTAATCAATCAGATTTAAGAAAAGGACAATAATATGAAAAGTTTTATAAAAAAAAGAATTAGAGAACAAATTAGTTTAGATGAAAAAAATTTAAATTATTCTAATGTTTGTAAAAAAATGACTATTAATTCTTTTGAAGAAGCCTTTAATAATGTTGAAGAAGCCTTAAAAAACGTTGATAGAATAACTAGGTATAAGATTATGCGAAAAATTTATACACCTTTACATAATTTAAAACATGAGCAAGATTTAATAGCTAATGAAGTTAAAGAAAAAGGTATGTCTGGTGATTCAATTCCAGATGAAGCTGACACATATTGGCACCAAATACAAAATATATTTTGTAAAGGTATTTACTAAAAACATTTTTTCACTATATTTATAAATGTGTTAACTCACGTATTGGTCCCGACCAGAAATGGTTTAGAGCTGTCAAGGCAGCAAAGGTATCGGTACAATAATAACAAAAATTAAAAGTTAATTAAAATGTATTTAAATTATTCTGCGGCACAATCTGTGCCTACAGCTAATATTGCTGTGAACAAATCAAGACTTAAAGTCTACAACAATACGGGCGATATGCCAACGTATTATCTACAAAAGGGACAAGAGTTCCAAATCGAATTATTTAATCCAACAACGGATGTTATTCTGGCTAAAATCATACTTAATGGTAATCCTATTTCACAAGGTGGTTTGGTATTGAACCCTGGCCAAAGAGTATTCTTAGACAGATACTTAGATGTTGCTAAAAAATTCTTATTTGATACTTATGAAGTTTCAAATACTGAAGAAGTTAAAAAAGCAATCGAAAAGAATGGTGATTTCAAAGTAGAATTCTACAGAGAAAGAGTTCCTAATTACTTAAACACACTAGCAATAAATAGTAATACTGCTAGAGGTTTTGGTGGAACTATAAACAATACAACAATTGGTGGGTATGCTTCATCTATACCTAACGGTAGCGTTAATATTACAAACACATCTGGTCATATTGGGTCTACTGCGTTATATACTTCTTCAGTTAGTAATAGTGTACCAACACTTGATTCAATGAATGATATGTTATCAATGGACGCACCAAAAGAAGCTAATCCAACTAGAACGCTAAAGAGTCGTTCTAAGAGCATAGAAACTGGTAGAGTAGAGCAAGGTTCAGTTTCTGACCAAAAGGTTGTTACAGTGGATAAAAAGTTTGAATACTGGGCTTTTCACACTATTGAATGTAAAATGTTACCAGTGTCACAAAAAATAAACACAGTTGAAGATATCAATGTAAAAGTATACTGCACAAACTGTGGTGCTAAATTAGGAAAAGGACACAAGTTTTGTGGTCAATGCGGCACAAAAGCATAAAATAAATTAACGAGTTAACACATAAATTAAAACCGAGGATTTGCATCTTCGGTTTTTTTATTGTACATTAGTTAAAAAATATTGTTATGAAAAATATGAAATTAGAATTAGTAGAAGCAGCGTTAACTGACATTAAAAATTTAGTTAAAGAAAATCCAAATGATATGGATTTAGGTAAACGTGTTAGAAGTTACTTCCTTAATTTACCAGAAGTGGTTAAAGAATTTAAAGAAGAAATAGATAAACAATAATTATTTCACTTAGTTTTATATTAATAAAATTAACCGTATTTAACTTTTCCCATTACACATAATTGTAAAAATACGTCTGCGTCATCTGCATCAAACTGGCCATTTAAAATTCTATAATGTATTTCACTATATTCATTTTTTAATAAATTAATAGCATCTAATATTTTATCAATATCAACATAACCCAAATAACCCTTTTCATTCATATATTCATATCCATCATCAGAATCATCACCAATATTCTCATCTTTATCATAGAAATACATTTTACCTCCACCTAATAAAAATTTACTAATTGCTTTACTACCATGTACACCCATATGTTGAATATCATACTTAACATCTTTAGGTAGATGTTTAATATAATACCAATAATTAGAACCACCTTCTAATGCTGTTGTAAATAAGTTAATTAAATCTGTGCGTTCTAAAGGTTTAGTTTCAATATTTTTATTAGAATTACTATTAGAACTTCGTGCATGAAATTCAGCTTCTTCCTTACTTGAAATTACTCGTCTTAATGTGGTTTCCCATGCGTCTAATGAGGCTTTATCGTAAATAGATAATTCACTTTTATTTTTAATATTAGCAATTAACTTTTTTAAAACATCTATTGTTTCTTCATCACTACTAGTAATCTCAACAATCAAACCCTTAGATACTAGATATCTTTGCTCAGCTAATAGATTAGCTTTTTGAATATTTTTGTCTTTATCAAATCTTCTCATATGTTATTTTTATTAATAAATATTCCTATAAAACAAAAAAGCTCCACATTTCTGTAGAGCTTTTAAGTTTTATGTTAAATTAAGACTATCTTAATTCGTTAGGGTTGAATGTCATTACACCGTCAACTCTCAAGTGTCCGTAGAAACGATTGTTTACTACTTTCTTAGCGTAACGTGTCATGATACCTTTCACTGGAGCAAAGTTGAAAGGGTTGTACATTGTTGGAGTTAATTGTAACGGCACGTATGGTGCGTAGATATAACCAGTGTCTAACAATGATTTTCCTTTGTGACCAATGATGATAGAGTAAGCTGGTGCATAAGGGTCACGGTACACTTGGTAACGTCCGCTTAAAGAACCGATTCTTTCAATACCCATGTTGTATTGGTCTTGCTCTGGGTTAGCATCAGATACGTGGAAGTATTCTAAATCATCAAAGATTGCAGATATCTCAGAAGATACCACGATGAAGTTAGCACCACCTCTTAACGTAGATTTGTGGATTTGAGCAGAGATTTGGTTTAATTTAGTAATTAAAGTTTGGTTCCACTCTTTTTGAGTATATGGTGATGCAGCAGAAGAAGCTTTTCTCCATCCGTTGTAATCCCATCTTAATTGCCATGCAGCAGCTTTACGGATATCTCTCAAGATTTCACGGTCAATCTCAGCAGCAACTTGTTCAGATAACATTGCAGTTAACTCAGCTTCAGCATCGATGTTGTGGAATGCACTAACGTCTTGTGCTAACTCTGGAGACCAAGTAGCTCTTAATTTTCTTTCTTCAACAGATACAACAACTTCATCTAATTTGAAAGATACTTCTCCCATTTCAGTTTCAAGTTCTAATGTTGCATACTCAGCCCAAGCAGCGTTGAATGTGAATGCAGATACAGTAGTTGCAGAAGCACCAACATAACCATCATAAGTAGCTGTACCAGCAGCAGCAGAACCAGCAGCAGTTGTTCCAACTGGGTGGCTTAAATCTAAAGCTAAGTATACAGTACCAGTAGCATCTGTAATTGATGTATAATCTACAATTCCTTTACCATATTTTTGAGTTACTAATCTGAATGGTACAGATTTGTTAGTTGAAACAACAACGTTACCATCTTTATCGTAGATGTTAGCTGTAGTAACAACGTTTAATGAAGCTAAGAAAGACTCAGTATCCATATCGTTACCGTCAGCACCAGTCATAACCGCTTTGTTAGTGTTGTTTGGTGAGAAACCAGAAACACCAACGATAATTTCTCTAACTGAACCATCAGTAGCAGTAGCTAAAGTACCAGCAGCAGCTAATCCAGAGAATTCACCATTAGCACCTAAAGATAATTTACTAACGTTAGTATGAGTTCTAATAGTTAAAGTACCTTTAGAGTTGTCAAATAAACCATCGTTATAGAAAATATCATATAAGTTTTTAGCTTCCATTACTGTAGCAACACATGTTCCAGCAGCTGGTAATACACATGATGGCATACCAGTGTTTGCAAATGAAGTGTGAGCAGAGTACTGAGAGTTAGTGTAAGTATCAGTATCATAAGCAGAACCTTTATTACCAGCAGAATCAACTCTTGAAGATGTTTGTGGAACAAAGAAGAACAATTTACCAATTGGCATGTTCATAGCTTGTACAGATACGATATCGTTAGCTAATAATTTAGAGAAAACTCTTCTTACGATAGGGAAAACTACAGTTTCGAAAGAACCAGAGTTTGTTGCTGTCGTAGTTTCAGTTAATAATGAAGACGCTTGGTTTTCATATAACTGAGCGATGTTTTCTTTTACGTGGCCTCTAAGACCCTCTAAGAATCCTAATGATTCCCATTTGTTTTGAGTTTCCAAACGGATAGCTTTCATGTGGTTTAATCCGATGTTACCTACTTGTCCAGATGTTAATAAATGTGACATAATTGTTTTTTATTTATTGTTATTTAATGTTATTATCTTTTTTCAACTCTGTTGATTAAATCTTTAATCCTTTGAGTTGAAGGGTCAACATAAGCAGTACTTTCATTTAATTGTTTTGAAGTACTTGTAGTTGATTCCTTTATTAATTTGTTTTCTAGCGATTCAGTGATTGGTTTTCTTGTTTCCAATTCATTAGAAATCACTTTGTATAATTTTTTAGATTCTACTAAGTTACTTGCTTGGTCAAATCTTTTTAAAATACTTTGTTTTTCAGCTTTAGTTGTTGAATGCTCAGTAAACAATCTTGTAATATAAGTCAAGTTTGAATTGAACACTACAGTCTCAACTAACTTTGTTCTAAATTCTTTAAGAGCTGTTCTGAATTCTTGATTCTCAGTTTTTAATTTTTTAGCCTCAGTTAATAAGCTGTTATATTTTTTTGCTGTTTCAGAAACGATTTGTCTAGCTTTTTGAACTTCTTGTAAAGATTCCTTTTCAGATTCTGGTGCTAAAGTACGGCCACCGCTGTATTTTTTACCATGAGCATGAGCAAGAGCTTGACTTTCATCTAATTCATCTTCTTCTTCAGAATCATCATTAGCAGCAATAAGGTTTGTTTCTTCCTCATCTTCTTCACCACCTTCTTCATCTTCTTCTTCTTCTTCAGAATCTTCATCGTCTAACTCAATGTTATATTCAGTGTCTTCTTCTTCTTCAGAATCATCACCACCAATAACTGTTAAATCTTCTTCATCAGAATCATCACTAGCAAATTCATCAGAACCAAAATCTTCTTCGTCATTTTCAACATCTTTTAAAGAATCTAACTTAATGATATACTCACCTGGTTCAGTAATGTTAATGTGAACTTCATCACCAACAATTTCAAAACCATCTTGAGATGTTATTTTCTTGTACATGTCAAAAATTTCTTCATCGCTACTTCCAACCATATTGGTTACCTCTGGTGCCTCAACACCCATTTCTACTTCGTCTTCCATATTCATGTCTAGACCTTCTTCTTCATAGGCTTCAGTAACTTCTTTTTTCTCTTTAGCTTCTTCACCTTTTTCATGCTCAGCTTTTTCTTTTTCTTTCGATTCAGATTTTTCATGCTCAGCGTGAGATGCTTCTTCTAAAGTTTCTTCTTCATAAATCTCTTCATCTAAAGATTCTTTCACAACACTATCAATTTCTTCTTTCGCTACAGAACGAAGTATTTCTTTTGTGTTAGCATTAAGAGCGTTTTCGATATTTTTAATATCTAATAATGCTTCTTCTAGTATTGATTTTTTTTCTGCCATTTTTAATATTTTTAATTTTAAAAATTAATTTAGTAATAAGATTTTACCTCATTTGTTTATAAATATGTGTGTTAGTGCGAAAAAACCTTTTTTTCGCAAAAAAAAAATTATTCAGATAAAAATTTATCTAAATCATCTATTAAGTTTTCTTTTAACAAAGGCTTGGTTTTTACTTCGTTCTCAACGTAAGGTTTTAATTCTTCTATTGACGTTCCCATCCATGAACCTGGTGTACTAGGTGCTGTTACAACGTCCCAACAAATTATTTCAAAATCGTCTTGAACTATTTGCTCACCATTTTTACCTTCTTTAAGTGAACCAACGCCACGAGAAGAAACACCGATTTTAATTCTATTTCTTAACATGTTGGCAACATCATCACCTTTACATGATATAATTCCATAGTTAATAAAACCTGGGCTCATTATGATTTCCATCTTACCCATAAGAGTATGACCTTCCCACCATGTTTCAATAATATTGTGTGAAATTCTATCACCAGCAATAATAGAACTTTCTGGGTGGTCTAATTCACCTACAGCTCTGCGTTCACGAATTGCTTCTTGATAAAGTTTGTCTTGACTTTTTAGAACTACTTCTGGATAAACTCTACCATTTCTATTTAAGACACCGAATTTTTGTAATACGACATAAACGATAAGAGGCTCTGCAATAACAACTTTGCCAGATTCTAATTTTTTGATTTCGTTAATGAAAGGATGGTTTCTAGGTTCATCTGGACTAATGTATCCAGCATCGTGTTCAATTAGTCCACCCCAACCGCTTTCACCACGTTTTAATATTTTAAAGTCTTTATAATTTATATCCATAATTTAGTTGCTTATAGATATAAATATATTCTATTAATAAAAAAAGCCCCAAACGGGGCTTTATTTAATTTTTTTTCTTATTAAATTTAAATGATTTGTTTGTTTCAAATGTTGCGAACATTAAATCGGTCAGTTCATCAACGGTGTTTGTAATTTCAATTGAATTGATGGATAAAGCTTCTTTCATAAAAAAGGTTACTTCGCAATTCATAAAACTTCTTTTACCTAACTTTATACCAGATTCCCTTATATCTAAATCAACAATTGTTCTATCTTTGTTAAAGATTGTTTTATTAGCATCTAAATAGTTAAATAACGTTTGTTTTATTTTTTTATTTAAAGACCTAATATCAAAACTATAATTGTTCGTTTCATCTTTTATCGGTTCGAGCCACGATGAAATATTTAAGTAGATTGATTTTGGGTTCTTATTGTTTACAGTACCATATGTGATATTGTAATTTTTAAAATTGTTGTTTTTAATTTCTTTTCCAGTCTTCATATATTTTTTATTTAATTATATGAAAAATCCTGGAATAAGTCAACTACCTTGTCTTTAAACTATTCTTTAAATCAACTAATTTGCTTATGTTTTTAACATAATCTTCATTAATTTCAATTTTATCTCTTAATAATTTATCTTTAACTTTTAACAATTTATCTTTAGTGTCCAAATCAGATTCAGTTAATTTTTCATCAATCATTGTTATACATTCTCTAAGTGTTTCTGTATAAACTGTTTTCTTTTCTTCGTCATCTGAACCAATTAAAGCTTTAATAATTTTTTTATCAGATTCCTCAAGTTCAGAATATCTTTCATTATATTTTTCAACCATTAAGTTAGTTAATAAACTATTTGGTAAATTAAAAGATTCTTTAATTTCTTTTTCTTTATTATTTAAAATATAATTTACGATAAAATCTTTTGAATCAATAATCTTATTAATGTTCTTTGGTGTTTTATCTGTGAAAATTAAAAATGATAAATTTTCATGTAATTCTTTTTTATCATAATCATTATCATTTTCAAATAAAATATTTGTTAATAACGCACTGTTAGCTTCCATAATATCTTTCTTTTTGAATTTAGACATAATATCTAAACACTCATCTAAAAATACTTTAGCTTTTAATTCATTACTCTCAACTTTATTTTCAATAAGATTATATATTAAAAATTGATTCTTTAATATGACGTTTTCTTTGATGGTTCTAACGTAATCTTTAAATAAAGTTTTTTTATCTTTATCCTTTGTAACTACGCTTTCAACTAATATATCATTATATACGTTTTTAAGTTTACCAAAATTCTGAACTGTTTTTGTAATGTCTATTTTACCCATTTTAATGTTTTATTATAAATATGCTGTTATAATCATAAATATTACTCTTCTAACATTTTATCGATGTCATCTATAATATTATCTAATTCAGAATTTATTTTTAAATTCTTATCGTATATTTTAACTTTTTCAGATTTAACTTCGTTATCAGAATTAATACTTTCAACAAGAACATCTAAATGTCTGTTTTTATATTTTCTTTTACGGTTATCTAAAGTTTTTGATAAGGTAGTTTTTCTTTCTGTTAATAAATTATTCAACCTATTCAATGATTCAGTTATAGTTGGAGTTGGAGCTGGTTCCTCTGGAGCAGCACCCTCTTCTGCTGGTGCTTCACCTTCTGCTGGTGCTTCACCTTCTGCTGGTGTTTCATCACCAAAATCTAAATCTTCACCACCAGTTGTTCCACCTCCGAAACCACCACCGAAGCTTCCGCCTCCGCCTCCGCCTCCAGCAGCATCACCACCTTCTTCTGGTGCACCGCCACCGCCAGCTTTAGCAGCTTCAATGTCACCAAAAATATTATCAACTTCGTCAAACATTCTAGTATGTTTAATAACATTAGCAGTATTAGCCAATTCAGCAGCTGCTGCTTTCTCCATACGTTGTTCAAGTAAGTCTTGTTTGATTTCATCATCAGACCATCCTAAAATTTCTCTATGAGCACGTGTCCATGACATAGCACCAAATCCGTTACCAATATCAGACACAGCATCTTTAAGAGCTGTAATTTTAAGTTGTAAATGTTCAACGTTAAGCATCTCTGCTTGAGTTGATGGGTTATTAAGTGTTAATGAAAAATTATCCAATTCATCTTCAAAACCTAATATGTATAAGTGAATAATTGCAATCTTATTTAATTCTTGAATCATTGATTGTTGAATGCGATTAATAGTTCTAGAGAAACGAATATCTTGTAAAGCTAAGTTCTTACCTTCACCAGATGTTTCATCAAAACCTAAGAATGGTTTAGGTACACGTAATGCTGTAAATAAATTACCTCTTAAATATTCAATATCCGCAATTTGGTCCAAGTTAGATGCACCTGGCAACGTATCAATTGGGTTTGGTGCAGACTCATCCCTAACTGGAATAAAGAAATCTTGGTCATTAGATAACTGATTGTAACGTAAATCAATTTGACCAGTTTGTGGGTCAATGATTGGCATACGTTTAAACCTATCAGCAATTGCATTTACATATTGTTCAACATCAGCATCATCAATGTTACCAACATATATTTTGTAAACACGTCTTTCTGGAGCTCTAGTCACACGATATACAAGCATTGAATCCTCAGATAACAATAACTGTTTCCATACACGTCTAGCCTTCTCTAATACAGATGTACCATAAGGTAAACGTCTATCATCACCTAGTAATCTAAAATGTGCCATTTGCCATGAATTAAATTCAACATCACGACCTCTCCAATAAAATTTAACTTTGTCTGAAGCTTCATCTTCTGGTTTATTTTTTTCTCTACCAGTGATTAGGTCAAACAAACTACCTTCACGTCTTTCCATTTCATAGTTAGGCATTTGTTTTGCAGCAATAATACCATCTCTATCATTTATATTTAAAAATACAAAGTTATCACCATACTTACATGTGTTTCTAGTCCACATAGGTAATGATGTATGTATGTCTAATCGATTATAAAATAAATCTTCTAATATACCTTTAATTCGTTTACTATCAGAATAAACATTCAACATTTTACCAACTCTGTTTACAGTAGTTGATTCTTCCATCATCACATCTAACGCTGCCGCAATAGCTGGATAAAACTCCATTGATTCAAAATCAGAGTACGAACCAATACGAGTTGTTTCATAGTTTATAGATTGTTGAAACATTCCATTCTCAACTTTTTTCCAAACTTGTCCTAAATATTTATTTTGTTGAGCTTGTAATTTTGTTGTTTCAAATTCCTCACGACTAGTTGTTTTTAATAACTCACTAGAACCAATGTTATATCTTTTAGTTGAGTCTTTTGGTTGCAACTTTACACCATCTGGACTAATAACTTGGTTTAGTTTTTGAAATATTGTTAAATTTTTATTTGCCATCTTTTCTTTTTCTTTAAATATACTTAAATCTTTAATAAATTAAATAGTTATTCCACATAATCGCAAGCTACATAAGCTTCACGTTTTATTGTCGAACCAACATATACATCTAAATAAGCATAAGTTGTAATCCAATCTTCACCATTAGAAAAAGGGATTGCGGTACAATAATTTTTATTTGCATTATCGTTATCTCGGTTATTTTTACCAGAACCAAAATCGTTAGGTAGTGGTGACCAACTGTAAATATAATTTGATAAATTCTTTCTAATAAATCTTGCTGCCATTGTTATAATTTTTATTTCATTTTACCGAATAACCATGCATATTCACCTTTAGGGTCTTGAACATTTTTATATGCTGCGTGATTAGGGTTTATTTTAGTTTCTGGTTTCTTTGTTTCTGGGTTTATTGTTGTTCTTGTTGGGGATGATTGAACATTACTAGAAGTTACCCAACTAGACAAAATTGCCTTTGTCTGTTTTTCTAATCTTTCTAAATTCTTAAATGAATGTTCCATAACCCACAAAGCCATTCCCAATGACATAAGTAAATCATCATGATAACCTTCCATGTGGTCTGGTCTACCATTTTTATAAATAAATGTTTTCATTTCAGAAATAATTCGACTAGAACGTATCTTAACAGCATTGGTTCTTATCTTATACTCTAAATTTGAAATCATTGGTAGACGCACGTTTGTTGCGTGGAAACCTGGTATTTTGTTTTGTTTGTTATATGATGTCAACTCTCTTTGTCTAGCAGATAATATTTTACCACTAGAATCATCATAATGCAATCTTTTGTATTCAAATTCCAATAGTTTCAATACCGTAGAAACACCCATACCACCAGTAACATCGACAACTGTATATGCTTTGTATAATTCACCGTATTCTTCAACTATTTGAGCCAATAAATCTGGTTGTATTTTACCTTGATACTCCATTACTTGTTCCATAGTTGTAAAATCTATGATAACAATAGTTGATGAATCCTCTCCATCACCCCTAGAAACGTCCACACCCATAATATATTGATGGTCTTCTTGAGGTTCTTCCCACACCCATATCTCTTGTTCTAAACCACTAGTGAATTTAGGTATCATAACATTGTGTTTCTCATGAAATTCAATATACTCTTCATTGATTACGTTACCCCCAGAACCGATAAATGATACATCAAGCTCTTGTGCAATCATTTTAGCGTCATTATTCATACCCCTACACATTTCTTCATACCATGAAGATGTAGGTTTCCAACCTTCGGCTATACGAGCGTTATAAGATGCAAATGTAAATTCATATTCTATTTCAGTGTCATCCCCCTTATACCATCTTAAATCCTTATTGTAACGTAAATCTTCATACCATTTCATTTCAATGATGTTGAAGTTGTTCTTTTTGTTTCTAGCTTGGTCGTATGTTTTGTAATACAACGCATCCATACCGTTAGGTGTGGAAATAAGCGTTGCTCTACCCCCAGTACCTAATGCTGTAAGTGCAGCACCAAATACTTCGGCACCATTATCAATATATGCAGCCTCGTCCATGATTAAGAATGTAGGTGTAAAACCCCTTAATGCATCCTTTGATGTTGCTACCGCTTTTACACGACTACCATTAGGTAATTTGATTTCTTTTTTAGAATCCGTAAGGAATATAGATTTACCTTCGTTTTTAGCATTACCGTAATATTCATTACCCCAAACCCATCTAGGTAATTGACCTAAAAAGTCTTTAATTTTAGCTAAGAACTCGAAAGCTAACTCTTGCTTATTGGCAATGATTAGAATCGCTTCTGGGTTATCTGCGTCAGCAAAACCAACTTTTATTGACATATAAGCAGCTGTTGTTGTTGATACACCAGCTTGCCTAGGTTTAGTTACGATGTTAAATCTATTCTTTTCGTATGCGGATATAATTTCTTTTTGTCTAGGAAATAATCTGAAAGGTACGAAACCTTCTTGCGTTTTATCAAACGTCTCCAAATATGTTTCAATAGCATAAATTGGGTTAGTTAAACACCTAGCATATTCCTTAAATATTTCTTGTCTAGTTAACATAAAATTAATTCAATTTATTAATAAATATGTTCAAACTAAACAAAATCGTTTATTATAAATAAATAAGGGCCCTAACTAAGGGCCCTTACTATTATTTTATGTTAGTTTAATTTAAAATAATTCACCAATATCAAACCCTTCATCAGTAAAACCATCACCATCGGAATCATCATTGTTAGTATCATTCATAAGGTCTTCAATATCAAACCCTTCATCATCGGAATAACCATCGGAATTTGCTTCGTTGTAACTATTAAGTTCGTTCATTGCCTCTTCTTCTTGTAAACCATGTTTAACTTCATTTACAATATCAGTTATAATTTTTTTACCTTGTTTTGTATTAGCCATTACTTCTTTCATTTTCATGTTAAACTCATCTACTGGCAACGCTGATAATTCACTAAACACATGGTGTTTTAAAGAGAAATCGTCAGCTTCAAATAAATTTGTAAAACGAGACCAAAGTGCTGGACCTAAACGCATATCCCATGGTTCAGCTGCTAAGAAATCTGCTTTATCAACAACAAACTTACCAATTTTTTTATCTTTTGGTAAACCATGTGCTGAAAGTATTTCCATAACACCTTTAACTAATTCATGGATAAGCACTGGGAAAACCATAGCTTGTGCTGTTATAACACATTTAGGGTTTTCACTTGTAGGGAAATCAACTCTAACTACACCACCACTAACACCGTTTTCCATATTTGGTATTATGTAATACATGTAATCAGCGTTAGCCATTAGTTTTGAATATTTGTTAGGTAATTTAGGGTCCAAATCAGATAACTCATCATCAACCATGTGATACATGTGATTACATTTTTTAGCTGAACCTTGTATCATAGCGTTAAGAAATCTACGTTTATAAACTTCTTTGTTAGCATTAGTTAATTCATCATGATTCTCAAACTCAACTTCGGAAATAATAGGTCTAGGGTTTTTCTTAGTCCCCTCAATATTGATTTCAGTTGTTAACTCAGCGTTTATTTCAACAATATCTTCTGACATGTCAAATTCTTCTCTAATCATTTTAACTGCCAGTTCTTCTAACTTCTTTTTGTGTTTTTTCTCTAACTCAATAGTTTCTTTAACTAAAGGTAATGAATTTCTCATTACATCTGTTTCGTTAACATAGTCACACTCAAATACTCTTTTATATCTTTTAACTACTTCAGAAAATCTTTCACCCATTACTTTTTCTTCAAATGATGAATCATCACCTTCTGGCAACGCAGCATTATTACCTAAAGAATGGTTTCTTTTGATTAAATCTTCTTCTAATTTAGAATTCATTCTTTCAGAAATATTTTCTGGATAAACAACAGATTCATTCAATCTTTTTTCACCTTTCAATTGCTTACCTAATAATGACTTTTTAAGTGCTTCTTCTGCTATTTTTTTATAATTACTCATTTACTTATTTATTATAACTTTATTATTGTTCTGAACCTTCATCAGTTATTTGTTTTTTACCAAACACTTTACCTTCATAGAATTTTTTAAATTCTCTTAGATTCATATATTTTTCTTCTTCACTTAATCCGTTCTTAACTAATTCTTGGATTGTTTTGAATTTTTTAAAACTATTACTTTTTTCATTGACAACATAGTGTTTATATTCAGATAAACCCATTTCTTTTATCTCATCAATATCATCTTTAGCAACATGTTGTGTGTTTTCTTTCTCTAACATTTCTTTCATTGGTAATGCAACTTCTTTTTCAAAATGCTCAACTTCATAAATGTTTCTGTCCTCTAAACACATAACTGACAATACAACTTCTTTATTAGGTTTAACCCCTCTAACCATTCTGTAATTTTTGTCACCAATAGCAAATGGTTGTGATATTTTACCAGTTTTGTCATCAACCACATTTGATAAATATTTTATTGTTGCTTGGTCTTGTGGTTCAATAACAGCATCAATATCTTCTTCTTCATTGAATAATGAGTCTGGTGTTACTTGGATATCTACTTTTTTACCTTTTAAAGCGTCAACAGTTGATGCTAATTCATTTTTCGGTGTAAAAACAGTAGTACCATCATCTCCTAAAGCTTCTTGTAGTTTATTTTTGTTTTTCATGATTATTTTTATTATATTGTAATGTTAGGTCTTTTTCATAAAGTTTAGTTTCAACTACACTTATTGGTTCACCAAATTTAAAGCAAATTCGTTTTTCTGGGTAAGAATCATATGCGTTGATGTTTTCCCATGCTAATGCTATAACACCATCTATGGCATCCCAAACAGCAAAAGTATCGCTATCTTGTATTACATCAAATTTAATTTCAGACTCTAACCTACCAACCTTTTTAATAAAATGGTCGTGTGGTGCTGATGGTCTTCCAGAGGCTGGAAAAGTATCCCAGTCATCTCCATCAATATCAACTATTGAGTCTGAAAATATAAATTCGTATAGGTAGTTTTCTTTGTAGTCCTTACCTATTTTATTCATGTAAATTAAAAACAAATCTTTCATTATTTACTTGCTTTTGGGTCTGTTTTTGGCAACGTATTAGGTTCAATAGTATACGGTTTGTTTCTTCTGCTAGGTAAATCATTAGGTTTAACTTCACTTGGGTTAGGTTTAACTTGTGGTTTAACTTGTGGTTCAACCATTGGCTCTGCATGATTAAAAGTTTCTTGAATTTTCATAGTTAGATATTTTTTATCAAATATACTACTTTTTATCGATTCTTTCAAGTCTTCACCAACAATTTTTGAAACTGGAGTTGATGACCACATTTTACAAGACCAATATTTAGGTGTTGTTCTATCTTTAGCTTGTGAACATTTATGTCTAGCTCTAAATGATTTTTTGTTTTTTGGGTTATCTCTTTTGATTTCCATTTTAGGGTCACCAAAATTAACTTTAACAACATTACCTTTACTGTTTTTAACGTAAACTTTGAATTTTTTAGAATCACCTTTGGTTGGTTTTCCTAATTTAACTTTTCTACCTTGATATTCGGCTTCATTCAAATTAATATTCTCAACTGAACCATAATCATCTTCGTAACCACCTTCAGTAGAACCATCGTATTCCAATGCATCTTCATGGTCTTCCATATCAACAGATTTCCATGCATCACCACTTTTAGTCTCATTCATTAAGAAATCAAACACTTGGTCCATGTTGTTTTTTGCTTCAGCAATATGGTCAGCAGCCCAATCATGACCACTATTTAATATTGCCTCAATTTTACCTTCATCTAAATCTAACATCAAACCAGCTTGTCTTCTCATTTGCTCTAAATTACTGAAAAACATATATCTAGTAGGTGATTCTTCACCTTCCATATTTTCATGTGTTTCTGTTAATTCATCCCATGTTTTTTTGTCTGGATAACCTTTATCACCTGGTTTTGCTGGTGCTTCACCTCTATCATGTTTAGCGTGTATGTTAGCCCATAAACCTTCAGATTCTTCTAACTTTTTTAATCTACAAGAACCTTTTGCACCTTTTTTAGTTCCAGGTACTCTTTCAGCATTATGCCAACAACCACCATCTTCAAACATGTAATCATTAGATTTTGGTTGAAACATTTCATTTCTTTTTGGTTCATCTAAGAATAAGTTTTCATAGATTGAAAGTTCTTGTAACCCTTCTTCATCATCAGCAGTATCATCTGGCATGCCACCACCAGTGTCATCACCGAAATCGCCAAAGTCGCCAGAATCATCGCTGGAATCATCTTGATTATCAGCATTAATATCTTCATTATCTTCACCATCATCACCAGATGTATTAATTTTTTTGATTATATCTTTTCTATCTTCTTCATCCATTTCAGCAGTGTTTGTTGCTGAAATAACTGAATTAATTGCAAACTTTTCTAACTCAAAATCTGGTTTACCTTGTTCTTTTGTATAACCTCTAAGTGCTTCACCTAATTTTCCAGAAAGTTGTTGAATGAATTTTTTTGGGTCGGTATCTTCGTCAGCTTCAACACCAGCGTCAAAAGGCTCATCATCAAATGGCTTATCGTCTTTTACTGGTTCTTCCTCACTACCAAAATCACCAAAACCAGCCTCATCAGCTGGTTCGGAAATAGGTTCAGCTGGAGCTGGTGCTGCTGGAGCATCAACTTTCAGCTTGTATTTTGTATCTTCGTTTACTTTAGTGCTTTTTTTTTTAATTCACCATCTAAAAGTGTATCTAATCTATTGATAGATTCTTCTAAACTATGACCATAAGGACCAACATCTGTTTTAACTGAAGACGTAGTTGGTGTTTTTAAAACTCTTAACTTACCTTCTGTGTCATCCATTAAATTTTTAATGTTTTCATTACCGTTAGAATTACGGTATAAATCTCTATAATAATCTAATACTTTTTCTAATGCATTTACACTCATTGAGTCATGAACTTGACTTGAAGACACTGTAATTTCTTCCAACTCAACCCCACCTCTTAATTTAGCGAAATCTTCACCATCAATTTTTGTTGGGTCACCACCTAAAGCAGCTAAATCTTTTTGTTTATCAGAGTATTCTTTTTCTTCTTCTGCCATTCTATCTATTATTTCTTGAATAGCCATCTCTTCTTCAGTCATTTCCATGTCATCACCCATGTATGCTTTATTCCCATGTAAATTACCTTCACCAGTAAAGCCCATACCAAATGCTTCGCTAACGTTTACTTTTTCAAATTCATCAGCAGCATCTTTATCAGCAACATTGTCACCGAATTGACCTTCTTCTTTACCTTCTTTAGCTTTGTTGGATAACGGAGTACCAGCTTTATCAACAATATATTCTGTATTGTCACCAACACCTTTAGTAGCACTTAATGAAGCGTTATCTTTCATACCAGTGTGGTGTTCTAATAAATTATCATCTTCAAATACGTTAATATCACCACCTCTGTTATAAGATTCAGATAATGATTTGAATTTTAAATTTAATTGTTTGATTGCTTTAGCATATGAAGGATAAGCTTCAGATTTTTTGTTTTGTAGACCACCAATATATTTGAAATCTTCTAAAACTAAACCAGTTGTTTTGTCAGTTTTTTTGATGTAATATTCATGGTTTTCTCTAACGATAGCATAAGCATTACCATCTGGACCAACTTTAGTTAATTCAACAGCATGGTTAGATTTATTTTCATTTTCATTCAAAGGTTTAATACCCATAAGTGCTAATTGACGCTCATGAATTTCGTTACCTTTAAGACCAATTGGATTGATTAAATTTTTATTTTTCATATGTTTAATTTGTTTTTTATTTAAAAGATGTACTACCTAATATAACATCTTTATTAACACCTAGTAAGTAACATCCAGTACCGCCACTTACAGAATTTATGTTTATATAAATACTTGATGCACCACCCATATTCATAGTTAATCCATTCAAAACAATAGAACAACCAGAAGGGCCACCATACAATTCAGAATAAGTATGTGCTGTTAAATTGGCAGCATTAGCTGGAACTATTACACTATGTACTTCATTTATTTTTGCCATTTTATTATATTTAATTATAAATATTGTAAAAAAATAAAAAAAGCACCTTTTGGGTGCTTTTTATTTGTCTTTCTTTATTGATATGTATATATCACCATACCAACCGAATACTTCATCGTCAAATTCAGTTGATGGTTTAAATTCACTAATATTAATTTCCATTTCTTCAAAATAAGATTCATTTGGAAATCTAACCTTAACTTTTGTTTTCCTTCTATGGTGAGGAATTAAGTCACTATAATTGTCGCTTCTTTCTGGCATATATTTTTAATTTTTAATTTGATAATGGTGCTTTTATAGTTGGGTGGGCTTTATAACCTATTATTTCAAAATCATCAATCAACCATTGTTCTGGAACAAATGATGGTTCATTATTAAAATGAAGTTTAATATTTAGTGTAGGTAATGGATATGGTTCTCTAGTTCTTTTGGGTATTTCAAACTCATCACACACTTTTGTGAATTTTTCATCACTCATTCCTTCTTGTAATCTACTTAAATCCAATTTAGGATTCTCATAACACATACAAACTCTTTCATCAACTCTCAAGTATCTACCAATCTGTTCCATGGCTTGTTCAACATGATTTGAATACAAGTGAACATCACCCAAGTTCCCTATTAATTCATCTGGAACCATATTAACTTCTTTTGCAATGATTTCCAATAACAATCCATAAGAAGCAATGTTGAATGGTAAACCTAAGAATGTATCCACTGAACGTTGATTCCACATTAATGAAATTGCTCTGGTTGGGATATTTAATTTTTCACATTGTTCTATCCAACCTTCTTCACTTTGGTTTCCTAAAAATGTATTTAATATTGGTAATACTTTTTTAGCAATAACTTTTCTTTCTTCCAAACTCAATTCTCTTGTATAAACTTGAAATCCATAATGACAAGGTGGAAGTACCATTGAATCTAATTCTCCAACATTCCAAGCGTTTACCATCAAACGTCTTGAATCTGGATTGTTTTTAAGGTCATTGATTAGGTTTGCGATTTGGTCTATCTCATATTCTTTAAAAAATAAACCTCTACCACCTAATAATGGGTCTTCAATATTATCTGTATTTAAAAATGAGTCTGTATCTATACCACCCCAACTTCTCCATTGCTTACCATATACTGGACCTAAATCACCCCACTTATTAGCAAACTTATCATCTGTTTTGATTTTGTTGATGAATTCTTCTTGTGTTAATGTTGGTAACTTAATTGATGTAGGCCCAAATCCATCATATTCTGAGGTTTCTATACTATTCCAATAGTTCTTATAAGCATCACCATTCCAAATATGACAATCATTATCCAAAAGGTATTTGATGTTGGTATCACCACGTAAGAACCATATAAGTTCAGTTATAATACCTTTCATATACATCTTCTTTGTTGTAAGAAGTGGAAAACCATCACTCATTTTGTGACGAATTTGTCTCCCAAAGACAGAAATGGTACCCGTTCCAGTTCTATCACCTTTCTGAGTACCATTTTCTAAAATGTCTTTTAATAAATCTGTATAAGTTTTATCTAGATTATTCATGGACAATTTCTGGTTTTAAATTTTTAACTTTTTCAAAAGTTGAAATTTTATCTTTTAATCCAGTTAATGAAGCTGTTGTTACATTACCATTTTTCAAATAGTTGCTGATAATATCACTCATGTTTTGTAACATTTCTTTTACAGCAGCATCTGGTGTAATCTGTGATACTTCTAAATCTTTAATTTGTTCTACTTCTTTTAATATTTCAGTTGTGTCAACATTATCCAATTTGCTGCTAGTGTATTTTTTGATGTTTGTGTTTAACACTGAACCTTGACTATCTGCTGTTTCAAAACGCATGTAATCAGTTGCTGCAACATCAACGTATTTGTATTGGCCTCCATTACTGAAAATAATTGTTAATTCATTTGTAACAGTGTTGTAAACCGATGCACAAATGTTTGATGACGAATAAATTGCTTTTACGATTCCGTCTTTTTCTTTTCTTTTTAAAATCATACTTTTTTATTTTTATTTATTTTTTATTATGTGTTCTATAAGAATTTATCTCATTTAAATGAAATATTTTTGATGTTTGGATAACTTCTTTAATCTCTTCATTATATTCTTTCGTGGTGATTACCACGTAGTTACCAGTTATGAACATTCCAGCATCTTCAAATTCAACCTTACTTAACGAAGGCATAACTACGTCATTTACAACTGTTTTGACTAACAATTCAACCTTTCTAAAGGTAGGTATAATATTTGAATTCATTATTTACTTTTTATACAAATATACTAATATTTATGTTAGAAGTCAAGATTGACTAATTAAAAAATTATATGTATTTTTGCACATAATTAAACTAAATTAAATATAAATTATGAATAGAGAAGTTTACCCAAAAGTAAAACAGATTATGAGCAAATCAGCTGGAGAAGCTAAAGCTTTTGAAGATGTTAAAGTAAGACCAGAACATATCCTTTTATCTATATTAGCAGACAATGATAACACGTGTACAAAAATGTTAAAAGACCATTTTAAACTTGATGTTATAGATTTATATGATAAGTTTTCTGATTTTATTAGAAAAAATGATTTAACACCTAGAGGTTATACTAGCACTAGAAAAACGTTACCATTTTCAGATGAAACAAAAACGTTAATCAAAGAATTAGAAAAACAATGTGAAGAGTTAAATCATAACATGATTGACACGCAACATATACTATTAGTTATGTTGAACAATAAAAATAATATTTCTGAATTTTTAAGCAAAATTGGGTTAAACTATTACGATTTTAGACGAATTGTTAAGTTAGATTCACCATCTGGTGATAAGTTTACTAACAGTTCAATTGATGATGATAATGACGAAACTGAAAGTTTTAGAAAGAAAAGTAAAATTGTTGAAAACAAAAGTAAAACTCCAGTGTTAGATAATTTCTGTAGAGATGTATCTAAAGCTGTTGAAAAAGGTGAAATTGACCCAGTTGTTGGTCGTGAAAAAGAAATCAAAAGAGTATCTCAAATTTTATCTAGAAGAAAAAAGAATAATCCAGTTTTGATAGGTGAGCCTGGTGTTGGTAAAACATCTATTGTTGAAGGACTTGCTCAACTTATTAAAGACGGTAACGCACCTAGAACATTAATCAACAAGAAAATTTATAGTTTAGACTTAGCGTCAATTGTTGCTGGTACAAAATATCGTGGACAGTTTGAAGAAAGAATGAAAGCTGTTCTAGAAGAATGTAAAGCAAATCCAGATGTTGTCTTGTTTATAGATGAGTTACATACAATTGTAGGTGCTGGTAATGCTTCTGGTTCACTAGATGCTTCAAACATCTTTAAACCAGCTTTAGCACGTGGTGAGCTGCAAGTAATTGGTGCAACAACATTAGATGAATACAGAGAAAACATTGAGAAAGATGGTGCGTTGACTAGACGTTTCCAACAAGTACTTGTTGAAGAACCAACATTGGAAGAAACAAAAGTTATCTTAAACAATATCAAAGAAAAATATGAAAATCATCATAAAGTAAAATACACTGACGAAGCAATTGAAGAATGTGTTAAATTATCTGCTAGATATATCATGGATAGGTCTATGCCAGATAAAGCTATTGATGTATTGGATGAAGCTGGTGCAACAACTAATGTTGGTGTTGAAAAACCAGAAAACATTAAAGAATTAGAATCAAAAATTAAAGAAATCAACGAAAAGAAAAAAGATGTTGTAAAAAAACAAAAATATGAAGAAGCAGCTAAACTTCGTGATGATGAGAAAAAAATCACTGAAGAGTTAGAAAAAGTAATGGCTGAATGGCAATCAACTTTAGATAAAAAAGTTACTGAAGTTGGTGTTGAAATTATTTCTGAGGTGGTTTCAATGATGACTGGTATTCCGTTAACAAAAATATCTACACAAGAAAGTAAAAGATTAATGAACTTAGATAAAGAGTTAATGGGTAAAGTTATTGGTCAAGATGAAGCAGTAACTAAAGTTATTAAAGCAATCAAAAGAAATAGAATTGGAATTAAAGATAAAAACAAACCAGTTGGTTCATTTATCTTCTTAGGTCCTACTGGTGTCGGTAAAACGTTGTTAGCTAAATTTTTAGCAGAGCAAGTTTATGGTGACGCAGAATCTTTAATTAGAATTGACATGTCAGAATACATGGAGAAACATTCGGTATCTAGATTAGTAGGTCCACCTCCAGGTTACGTTGGTTATGACCAAGGTGGTCAGTTAACTGAAAAAGTTAGACGTAAACCACATTGTGTTATTTTATTTGACGAGATTGAAAAAGCACATGAAGATGTTTTCAATATTTTACTTCAATTATTAGATGAAGGACATCTAACAGATGGTTTAGGTAGAAAAATTAACTTTAAAAACTCTCTTATTATTATGACATCAAACATTGGTGTTAAAGAAGTTGCAACATTTGGTCAAACAATGGGGTTTGAAACAGCAGCATCAATTGTTGGTGAAGAAAATAGAGCTCGTTCAATTATTGAAAAAGCATTAAAGAAAAAATTCAAACCAGAGTTTTTAAATCGTATTGATGAAGCTATCGTATTCAAAAGTTTATCACAAGAAGATATCCATAAAATTATTTACTTGGAAATCAAAAAACTTGAAGAACGTGTAATCGAAATGGGTTATAAATTAAATGTGACCAAAGAAGCTATTGAATTCTTAGGAAGACAAGGTTATGACGAAGCATATGGTGCTAGACCATTAGCTAGAGCAATCCAACATTATGTTGAGGACACAGTAGCCGATGAGATTCTAAATGAAAATTTCAAAGAGGGTGAAACCATAGAAGTTTCATTCGATGAGAAGAAAGAAGAATTGGTCATAAAGCAAGCAAAGACTAAAAAAACAAAATAATAATTAAAGGCTGAATTTTTTTCAGCCTTTTTTTATATTTATATGTATGAAACCAACAATTAAACAATTATTAAGAGAAAGACTTTTAACAAAAGATGAAACTGATGTTAGAGACGTTGCTGATTTCGTAAATTTTGCAAAAGATTATCTTAAAATAGAAGATGATGTTAAAGTTGAATTAGCGTTTAAAAAAACACCAGATTTAAGAACAACAGCTTACTACAATAATGGTGATAAAAGAGTTAAGATTTATGTTAAAGATAGAGCAATTATCGATGTATGTAGGTCAATTGCTCATGAATTAGTTCATCATAAACAAAATATAAGTGGTGCTTTTGAAGATGCGGAAGACCCAGGTGCGGATGGTAGTGAATTTGAAAATGAAGCTAATGCAGTTGCTGGTGTGATAATAAGAAAATGGGGTAGAATACACCCAGAAATATACGAATAAGATTATGCCATATACACATAGAGAAGTTGGTGATAAAGATTGCGTTTATAAAAAAGGTAGCGAAAAAAAAGTTGGTTGTACTACTGGTGATGTTAATGATTATTTAGGTGCTCTTCACGCTAATGTTAAAACAGAAGAATTAGAAGAACTAAATGAAAGTTTAATCGCTGTAGGTAGAGATAAAATGTATGCTGCGATAGTTAACATTAAAGATTCAATCAAAGATAATGTAGTTAACACTTCAGATGCAGTAAAGACAATTGTTAAATCAATCAAAACTGGTCAAGAATTAACAAAAGAACAAAAAACAAAAATAGGTGATGACCTTAAAAAACTTTTAAAAAGTTTAGGGTATGGTGCTGTGTTTATGCTGCCTGGTGGTTCAGTGTTTATAATCACCTTCAATTTAATAAAAAAAATTATGGATAAGAAAAAACTTAACGAATCAAACAAATTAAAAGGTGGTAAAGCTGATAAGCTAACACCAAAAGAAATTGCTGATAAATTTGATGTTACAACAAAAATGGTTAAAGACCAAATAAAAAAAGGAAAAAAGATTGAATCTGAGCACACTAGTGATGAAGAAAAACAAACTGAAATTGCTGAAGACCATGTATCTGAATTTCCAGATTATTATGATAGAATTGAAAAAATGGAAAAAGAAGCTAAAAAGTATTGGGGTAAAAAAACAAATGAAACAAAAAGTTTTATTAAAAAATTGCTTAGAGAAAATCTACAACCAAACGAACCAAAAAATTTAGATAATGAATTAATGAAAGCTGGTGTACCAGCAGATATGGTTGACGATGTACCAGTAAAATTAATATACCCTAATGGAGAAGAAAAATTATTAAACCCTAATTTAGAAGAAGGTGCTAGAGAATTTGTTTTTGCGTGTTTAATCGCTGCAAGTGGTTTAGTTCAATCATGTGCTAAAGAAGGTGATGTACATGGTTATAACACAAACGTACATGGTATTGAATATACTGTTGTAGACGCTGCTGATGAAAACACTGTTTTAACTCCAGAAGAAGAACAACAAGGTATTAAATTAATAACAGTTACTGCAAATAATGGTCAAACTAAAACTGTTAAGGCTAAATTATTTAAAGACCAACAAGGTAATGCTAGTGGTGGTTGGGCGTTCAAGGAAAAACCATCTGAAATAGAATTAGCAATACATGGTTTTGGTCAAACAAAAAAAGAAGAAATGAGAAGCAACGCTTCTTTTAATAAAGGTGATAAAATTGCTGATTATACAGTTGCTAAATCTAGTAAACAACCTTATGGTGTAAGTCCTTTAAAAACTATTAGAGATTCAGAGTATTTTAAAAATGCAATAAATTACATCAAACAAGGACCAATACAACAACAAGATTTCAATAAAGAAATGCAAGAAAAAGGAATAGGTATAACAGCTCAAGACGCAATAAAATATTATGGTAACTAAATAAGAAAAGGAGGTTTTAAACCTCCTTTTTTATTTCACCAATATATTCAAAACTGCCACATATTCTTTTATTATCAACGTAATGATTGTTGAATAACTTATCATGCGTTACGTCAGTCCTTAATTTCTTATTCTTAGATGTTGGTTTCCATTTATTCGATTTAATCATATAATCATACATCTTAGGGTGTGAACTTCTAGAAAAAAATCTATGACTTTCATCTAAGTGTATTTGAGCGACTGCTTCAATAAATCTAACACCTATACCCATTCCTTGAAAATCTGGCAGCACAACGACTCTATGACCCCTCCATGCGTTTTTTAATGTACCACTAGGCATAGTTATTGATGATAAAAAACCAATAACCGTATCTTCCCATACTGCAACATAACATCTAGACGCTTTATTTATACTTGAATCTAAATAGTGATGGTCTTTAAACATTCCCCAACCATCATTTGTTGTGCGATATACTTTGACATTGATTTCTGGGCGGACAAAAAAAAACCGTCCATCAGTTCACCCGTGTCCGTATTAATAACCCAATCTGGCTCCAGCCATTCGACCACATCCATATGACATGTGGATATTACAATATTTGTTACGTCATTATTTTTAACGTATCTAGATAAAGCCACAGAAGCCGCTCTAGCAACATTTCTATCAACTACCGAGGTGTATTCATCTATGACAGCATTTGATGTTATCTTACGAGCTAAATCAGCCCTAAATTTCTCTCCGTTGGATAATACACTATATGGTTTATACCATGATGGTATAGAATTGAATCCAACTGAACTTAATCTATTGATTCCGTCCTCTGGATTTTCAAAATGTGATATGATTGATTTATTGTCATCCCATGTTGGTTGTTCTTCCAAACCAAAATGTTTTAACAAAGTTGATTTACCAGAACCACTAGAACCTACAATAACACCTATCTTAAATTGTTTGGGTAGGGTAGAAGGTAATTTCCATGGGTAAAATGTTGAAGTTCCATCAAACAAACAATCAAATGCTGTTTCGCTTGCAACAATAAACTCATCTTTTTCTACGACTGATGTTAATGGTTTTTCTTCTCTTTGTAACTTTTCAATAATTGAATTCATAAAACTTTTAAAATAAATATGAACTCAAAACAAAAAAAGGTTGAGAATTATTTCCCAACCTAATTTTAATTTCTTTACTAAACGATAGATATTATTTTTTACTTTCAGTTAAAGCTTTGAATTTAGCTTCTAACTTAGCAATTTTACCTTCTAAGATAGCATTTTTATTCTCGTTAGCTTTAGCGTTTTCTTGAATCCATTCTTGTTTTTGGATAGCAACAGCTTCATTAACAATATTATCTATCAAATCTATTAATTTAGATTCTTTAATAGCAACAACTTTTTTACCGTTTGACATTTTTCTAAGTTTTAATTAAATCTTATTTTTATTTATAAATATGTGTTATTTTTTAAAAAACACAATTTATTAAAAATTAATTTTCAATTTCAACCACATCAAATAAATGCAATAATGTGTTCCTATCAAATTTTTTTCTAAAACAAAAGAATTCTATAGCTTCTTCAAAATTATTAGCTGAAATTGTATTTATAACATCTCCAGATTTATTCGTTAACCCATATTTTTTCATAATAACCATTTTAGTATAAATATATAAATAATGTTTCAAAATATAAAGATTTAATTAACATTTTTTATCGGCAGCAGAAGAAGCAGCCCATGCATCTGGTTTAACCTTGAACTCATAACCCATACCTAAAATATAACCAACAGCTTGTTGTAAAGCTTTGTTAGACTCATGTGTTGGGTCTGGATTAATGTCAGCGTGTATTTCTAATGGAATATCATATAAATCTAACAACGGTGCTAATCCATAAGCGACTTCAACCGACTTACCAACTTCATATACCATTCTCTCATTAACCAACTCTTTATTAGTCTGTTTAAAGGCATGATAATATGTTGACGAAATGATTAAACCACCACGTCCAACAACAACACCACCTAAATCCTCACTTGTTTTAATAAGGATAACAGTAGCGAACTTATAAGTTCCTTTTTCAGCTTTTTGTGAGTCAGTACCAATTGATACTCTCATTGAATAACCTTTAGTTAATTCTTCTTCGATAACTTTTTCCAAATATTCAATTATTGGTTCATCGATTAATTTGTCGTTTCTTTTCCATTCCATAACGTATTATATTAAAATAAAAAAGGGGCCTATTAGGTCCCCTTATCTTTAAATTAAAGCTGTTGGTAACAACTCCTTTAATTTTTTAAAGTTTTCAGAACCTATGTCTTCTTCTTTTACACCTATTCTATATAAAGACCCACCGTTAGATTTGTCTAAATATTTTATTTCTTCTGGAATCTCCGTAATAGGATTCCCAATTATGTTTAAAAATTGTAACTTTTTCAAATTACCAATCTCTTTTGGTAATGACTTAATATTGTTTTCAGTCAATACAAGCATTTCTAACTTATCCAATTTACCAATAGATGGGTGCAGCTCAACCATTTTAGCATTGCAGATAATTAATTGGTCTAAAATTTTAAACTTACTAATATCTGGCAACCTAGGTATTTCTCTTGTCATAAATCTTATTGTCGGTGTAGTGTCTTCAATCAATTCAAAAAGACTTTCTGCAAAACCAAACTTAATTAAATAATCTAAATAAACATTGTTTTCAATACCTTTTTTATGTGCCTTGGCCATCCCTATTAATTCTTCATAGAAAAAATTAGTAATACCTTCACTCTCCATTAATACTTTCTCAAAAATACTTACATTCTGACCATTATGTCTATCCTTTAACTGATTAGTTTCAAAGTGAATCTGAAACACCTCACTAGTCTTACCTTCAAAGAATTCGTTTGGTACTATAATATAAATATTAGACTTATCACCGTTAGGTTTTTTATAATTCTCTGTATAATTTTTAAACATACCATTACCTTTCCTAGCAGTACACCAGTTAGCAAAATTATCAAAAGCTACATTGGCTTCTGTTGATTTAGGTATAAAGAGAGTAAACTTTCTATCTCTAACTGGTATCTCCGCTTGACCTATCTCTACAAATTTTAAAAGTGTTCTTTCTAACGCACTTGGAGTCTTTTCAATAAATGGGTCAACAGCGTCAAACAATTGGGATAACGATTTATACTGATTAATGTCCGTTGGGTCTTTAACATCTTTTAAAATGTAACTACCGTTGCATAATTCTTTAAATTTTCGTTTCCTCTTATTGTCCTCAAAAATAGTTAAATACTTATTTGCTTGTGGTAAATCTTCCATAACCAATCTGACAGCAATATCAATAGAGTTTTTGTTGTCATCCTTGATTAATCTAGTAAATAAATTTAACATCCATTGCAAATAAATTTTATTATCTGTTGGGTCGGCACCAATCATATCAGAAAATACTGAAGAACAAACGCTAACTATTTTTAATTTACGTTCTTTTTCATTAATCTTTTCAGATAAAATACCTATCACTTCACCAAAACTTGATTTAATAAGTTGTGGTGTGTAACCTTGTCCAACCAATTGTTCTAATTTATTGGTTATATTTGTTTGATTATCTTTAGAGTCACATTCGAAAACATCAAACAATTCAGCTAAAAAAGTTAATCTATCTTTAACGTTTATTTGTTCCATATAAAATTATTTTATTCAAATATACTAAAATAAAATGATTTAATCAATCTTATTTTAAAAATTGATTAAAATAATCTTCATCGATAAATTCCTCAATTCTTTTCTTTAAAAACCAAACTAAATCGTTGACTATTTCGTTCTCCCTATCTATGATTTCTAATATAACTTTGTTATGGTCTTCACCATCACTAAAACGATATTTTACTTCTTTTATGTAATCTCTTTTTGTGTCTTTTTTAATCTCATCGATAATTAATTCATATATCTCCCATCTCCCAGCCTTCTCCTCATCAATTGTATCTAAAATGTTACTAATGTAAGTGTTATAAGCTTTATCTAAAAATGTACGATTGTTTTTATTTGACTGGTTTAATAGACTTTTTTTTGTTGTCATCGTTAAATTTATTAATAAAAGTTATTTACTAATAAATATCAAAATCATTCGGATTAACCTTAAAATTTATATTATTAAATTAAAAATTTTTAATTTTATAGTATAACCTTTCTAACTCTGGATTTAAGAAATTTAAAGACTCTATGACTTCAATACAAGCAGCGTTAGGGTCTAAATTATCAGTTAGTTTATATTGTAATTCTTTTACCTTAACCATATCATTTAATGAATTTTTAATCTCTAAAATAACTTGATTATAAGTCAACCATTCAATCTTTTTATTGTCATTGATTAGTTGTTCAGTCAACTTATATTCATACTCAGTTTCTAATCTAGTAATGAAATTACCATAGTTATCTCTAAGTATCTTTTTTATTTTAGATTTAAGTTTCATCTCATTATAATGATACGTTTTTACTCAACTGATAATCATCATTAATTGTTCCAGAAACCCAGTCTCTAATAACTTGTTTTATAAATTCTTCATTAACATCAAATTTATAATTCATGTATTCATATAATGACTTTACTGACATTAACTCTTCATCAATCTTATTCTTTATTTTGATTTCATTAAAGTATTCTCCACCCTCTCTAACGTATGCATCAACTCGTTCATAATAATTGTCTAAAAACTCTTTTAACGTCTTAACCATGTTGCTATGAGCATTAGCTTCAAATAGATTTTGTTTAAGAGTTTTTAATTGAGATTCTGTTATTATAATTTTCTTTTTCATATCTATAAATATCTTAATTAAAATAAAAAGGCCCCTTGTGGGGCCTTTTTTTTAGTTTAATAATTGGTTGATAATTTCTTGAAAACTTTTTTCGTCTTTATACCCCACAACCCGATTTAGTTCCTCACCTTTGCTATCCATAAAGATAACTGTTGGAACACCTCTAATTGAATATTTTTGTGCTATATCAATGTTCTCATCAACATTAACCTTACCGATAGTAACGCTATTGTCTTTGTTAGATTCAGATAATGAATCAATCACTGGAAGCAGCATTTTGCAAGGACCACACCATGGGGCCCAAAAGTCTAATACTGTGATGTTTTTTTCTTTTAAAACATCTTCAAAATTGTTTTTTGTAACGTCTATTGCCATTTACTTAAATTTATATTTTTGTTATAGTTATAAATATACTAAATATAAATCAAAAAATCAATGACTGATAAAACAATTATATTAAGATTTTTAAATAAAGAGTTTCCAGATTCACATCCAGCAATTTATATTTATGTTTGCGGCCATAAAAGGTCAGAACAAACAGCAATAAATAAACTAATGGATTTAACTAGATTAATATTTTGCCCTCCATTAAATACTGACTATGTATTATCAATCATCAAAGAATACCTACAAATCAAAAAAGTACAATATAAAAATGGTTTAATCAAAATTAAACCATACTAATCAAACAAATTACCACTAGCGTTTTTTTCAGCCTCCACACACTTCTGAAACTCAATTAAAGTGTCTAATTTTAAAAACTTTTTTAAATAATCTAAAGACTCAACATCTGAAAAACCATATATTTTATTCAGATAATTGAAAACCTTTATAATCTGTGCTGTTTCTTTATTATCGATAGAATTGGTTTCTATTGAAACCTTTAAGGTTTTACAATAATTAACATAAGTCATAAAATGAGATGACTTATATAATTTATAAGTTATTTCACATATACTTAAATAAACATAATTATTAAATTTTTGCATATAGTTTTTAATTAAGCTGCATATTTATTTGTATGGAAAATGAAGCATTAGAAATTGTTATTATTGATGAATGGGATAACCATATTGGTGACCATAATATTTTTTAAATGGACGAAACCGAATATAAACTAATTATTAATTTTTTGAAACGAAATTATCCTATCATGAGGATAAAAGATAAAACTCGTTTCAAAAGAGCAATTGTTTTAGATAACGGTGGTGTCTATTTTTTAAGCGATGAACAATCACATATTAAATTAAGGGGTGACTTATTGTCAGTCCTTAAATTAGTATTTTATTGCCGTGAAGATATCGCTAAACTATCAATAAAACAATATCTAAACTTGTAGTTACCATTCTTCAATTTTTTGTAATCTTATTTCATTCCAAGTATTGCAATTATAACCATTAATACTACATTCTATTTGGTTAATTCTCATACCTAAAATCTTATTTTCATAATCTATAACATACAAAGTAAAAGGTCTTGAACTACCACCCATCAATTGTTGCTGCATACCTTCTATTGGGTCTTCAATTATTGTTGTATTCATTCCAATATAATTAACCATATAATGTTTTGTGGAATCATCATTAATAATTAAACGACCATTACCTGGGTAATTAAACGGTTTATAAAATGAATAAGTTGTCACATCCTTTTCAATATTTTCAATATCAAAGTATGCCCCACCCCACCTTAGACTTGAAACAGTTTTTAAACTGTCAAAATGACTATACTTAACCATCTCACCAGTTTCATGATTATTAATAAACATCGTGCCACCAATAACTAAAAATTTTCCCCATCTAGAAATTTTTTTGGTGTCTTCTTTTGATGTAAAATTATAATTATAAGTATCACTTGCAAATTTACTTTCTTTCTCACAAGAAAATAAAAATAAAACTAAAAATAAATAAAATATTTTTTTCATAACTTTTTTTTACAAATTTATAAATATTTTTTAAATAAAACAAATTATTTACATTTTAATAAAAAATATTATTTTTTATCATGGCAAAAACTAAAAAACAATTATTGGTAGAACTTATCCCAACAACATGTCATTACTCAAATGTAAGAACAACTGTTAAAACAGAAGAATGGGATAAAATTAGAAAAATATCCTACACTGCCGCTGGTAACAAATGTGAAATCTGTGGCGACACTGGTAAAAATCAAGGTAAAAGACATAACGTTGAATGTCACGAAATATGGGAATACGATGATGAAAACCATATTCAAAAACTAGTAGGTCTTATATCACTGTGTCCAAACTGCCATTTGACCAAACATATAGGTAGAGCTATGGCCATGGGGTCTGAAAAAGTATGCTATAGTCAATTAGCTAACGTAAACAAATGGTCAATGGAACAAATACAGAAGCATATTTTAGAGTCATTTGAGACCCATAAAGAGCGTTCTAAACATGAATGGACATTAGATATCAGTCTGCTAGAAAGAGAACCTTACAACATAAAATTAAAACCATTCAAAGAACGTATATTTGAAGTTAAAAAATATAAAAAACGTCCTAAGAAAAAGAAATTACCAACAGATAAAAAGAAAATACACCCAAAAGCTAAAATCGCTGCGGCACTTAAACCAAAATCAAGTACCAGTAAAAGACCACCTAAAAGTTAATAATGAATTAGCGACCAATTACCAGAATGGTCTTCAACCAACGCTGTATTAGATTCAACCCAATCACCAGAATTCATATATTCAATACCATCAATAACTCTGATTTCAGCTTTATGTATGTGTCCACAAATAACACCATCAAAATTCAACGACTTTGAATGCGATACCATATGGTTTTCAAAATCACCAATGAAATTAGTTGCACTCTTTACAGAACTTTTTATTCTTTTTGACAATGAAAAATATTCCTTACCCCTAAATGCTCGGTATTTGTTATACCACTTGTTTAACCAAAGTGTTAAATCATAACCAATAGAACCAATCTTGGCCAACCATTTCATTTCGTTAACAAAAACATCAAAGATATCACCATGCAGCACTAAATACTTCTTTCCATTCAAAGCATATAGTTCATAATTCTCAATAATCTTTATATTACCTAAACTCATTGGTATAAAATCATGTAAAAAATCATCATGATTCCCTCTAATCCATAAAACTTTAGTCTTATAAGCCTTTTTCATTATCTTTCTAACACATCTCATGTGTTCTTGCGACCAAGAGTTACCTCTTTTTAAAGCCCATCCATCAATAATGTCACCATTCAATATCAATGTCTCACATTTAATCTCCTCCAAAAATCTAGATATGTCCTCTGTCCTAGAATAAGTTGAACCTAAATGTAAATCCGAAATTATAACCGTTCTATAATTCATAACCAATAACCAACGTCTTTTTTAAAATACTCTTTGTTATTCTTCTTTATTGTATTGTTTATGAAATATTTTATCATATTTATCACTCCCAATTTTTTAAAACGTCTATCATCAGTATATGTGTATTCATTTAAAATAACATATCTTTCTGGGTTTATTTCTTTGCTTAGAAAATAATCTTCACAATGCATAAGTGATTCATCAAAACCACCAATCTTGAAAAACATATCTTTATTTATCATCATGTAAGACCCAACAACAAATGGTTTATCTAATTTTGATAAATAGAAAATTATATTACAAAAACTATAAACAATCTTTATCTTTAAATTGTTTTCAATATTTAATAAACAACCCAATAAATCAGCTCTCTTTTTTTTGAAAACTTTTAAAGAATCTAAAATTAATGTTGTGTTTTTAAAATAAGTGTCCGAATCTAAAAACAATAAAATTTCACCTTCAGCCTCTAAAGCACCAAGATTCCTTCCAACAGATGGCAAACCACCTTTTATTATTTTTAAATTGGGTAATAAATCAAAATAAGAATTTATAATTTTGATTGTATTGTCAGTCGATTCAGCGTCAGCTATGATTACCTCCACATTTTGTGGTAAATTCTGTTCAACTAAACAATCTAATAACTTACCTATGTATCTTTCTTCGTTTTTACAAGGTATAACAATTGATAACATTATTTCCATACCTATAAATAGATAATTCATAGGTAATATGATGTTAACAAATTGTCAAATTTATTTAAAGATTATTTATTTTTGTTCTTCTCCATAAGTTCGTTCAATAACTTTTTCATGGCTCCATGGTCATCCAATATAACCTTATACTTTTCAGTCCTAGACCCATCAATATCATCCCATGCAATATTGCAATTAGGACATTGATAATAACCGTTCTGTCCAGTAAAATCATAATCACCGTCTGATGGTTCAATATAAATTAAATGACTGAACCTTCTAGGGTTCTCTGGTGTCCAATTATATAACCTTTTAGCTTGATTCAATAAATCCTCTTCATTTAACGTAGGGTAATTACTTTTTAATGCATCCATTGCATCACCTTTGTCCCATGAATGTCCACACTCTGGACAATTACCACTTGCGTTTTCTTCTGTTATTTTATATTTTTCCACCATTATCTATTATTTTATCTAAATTCTTTTTAACATATGTTTCACAAAAATCTAACACTGCTTCATATATTGTTTCTTTTTTTGTCACCTCCCTCGCACCGCTGCCATACTCAGCAAACGTTGCACATTCATTGAACCACATTCTATGTGTGTTTACATCTTTGAACTTTTCAATAGTGCTGAAATAACCCATTCCCTCAATACATTCAACAGCATACATTAACAAATCCCAGTTATCTTTAAAATTTATTTCTTTGTCATCGTAACGTTTACCGTTTATAAGATGCCATTTTTCGTGTTCATGCAAATAAAAAGCTTCATGAGTTTCTGGGTCACAAAATGCCAATATAAGAGTTTGCTTCATTTTAAACTCCATCTCAATTTTATAATCTTCCCATGTTTTAATCTTCAAATCAATCTTAAAATCAATAGGTTTTGTTTTTCGATTTCTATGATAAGCATCCCAATCATTAATACATTTTAAATCCATATACTTTATTTTTCCCTAATATACTCTATTATTTTAACAAAACAAACACTTATATTAATATTTATATATTTATAAAATAAAAAACTTATGGTTAATATTAAAAAACTAATAAAAGAATCACTTAGAAAAAACTTTAATATGTTAGAAGCCAAATCTGATTTTGACTCTAGTATGTCTGACGTTTTTAAAACAATGTTTAAGATTGCTAAAGCACAAGAAATGTATGGTCCTAACTCTGATGTAGATGATAATGTTAAACAATATTTTGATAGTGAATATGAAGGTCAAGCAGTATTACCAATATTAATTTCACCACGTGGTGACGCAAGATTGGGAACTAATACTGTATCTGCTGCTAATAATAAAAAAAATGATAAAATAGGTTTTATTAGAAAAAACGCTAGTTACATGTGGTTTAATATTATGGCTAATAGAGGTATCGAACACAGTCTTAACACTAACGGACCACTTGGGTCAGCCAATGAACCTAGAGATAATTTTGCTATTACTAGAAAAGGTTTACAATCAGCTGACGATAATTCTGTTATTAAAACAAGTAGCGGTAGAAAATTTTCAAAAGAAACTGAATACCTACAAGATAACCAAAAATTAGTTAGTTTTATATATGGAATTAAAGATTCAAAATTAAAACAAAATATTATTAATTTAATAAATGATAAAGGGTTAGATGGTGTTGTTGACGTAGATTATGATGTGCCTGGTTCTCCAGCTTCAGATGCAATAATAAAAGCTTATTTGATTTATGGTGAAATGATATTGGATTACGTTATTATTAATACCCCTGGTTTTGATGCATATACATCATATGGTGATGCCAAAAATACTGATTCTTACCAACAAATGTCTGCTGACCCAGAAAGAAAAAAACAAAAATTAAGAATGGATTTCAGAACCGCATATAAACAAAAAGTAGGTAAAGAACCATCCGAAGAAGAAATAAAAACTTTCTTACAATCAGATTCAGAAAACGCAGAACAATATTTACAAAACAATGATATCAAAAAAGGTGAAAGAGATTTAATTAGTCTTAGAAATGAACCAGATTTCGATATTAGCTCATTATCAGATAAAGATAAAAGAAGATATAGAACTTACCAAGACTTAGTTAGAAAACAAGAACGTGGTCAAGAACTAACAAATGATGAAAAACGAGAGTTTAGAACTTTAAGTGCTAAATTTAAAAAATAAAAAAAGGGGTTGCAAAACCCCTTTTTTATTTTAAAACGGTAAATCATCTTCAATAAACTCACCCAATGGATTTGGTAAACTATCATGGAAAACATTCATACACTCTTTCTTAAAACCTTCTTCATACTTTTTAATATCTTTGTTAAACTCATCTAAATATGCGTTAACCTCGTCATACAATTCTTTTGGTGCGTCACAGTTGCCATAACCTCTAAACTGATTTATAAATAATGTTTTTTCTGAATCCATCATATTTAATTTAGGTCTATTCCATTGAATTCCATACCTTAAATCTAACGTGTACTGACCAATAGATAATATAGAACATGTACCATTGTTTACTTGTGGTCCATATGTACCAACACAATGACTTTGTTTCTTACCCTCAGAAATTAAATCATGATTTGTTTTAAGAATCTGATAATTAGAAAAAGCAGCAAAATCTAAATAAACCGTTTTGTTTGATAACATCGATAACGGTTCAAACTCTAATATCACATCAATGTGTTTTTTATACAACATGTCATGAAACTGTTTAATCCTTTTCGCTTTCCATGCACAATTTATTTTCTCACCAAAAGATTGAGCAAATCTACATGTGTCATAAATTAAATGGTTTTTAAAAAATTCTGGCGTTAGTTTATCTAAGTTTATAAACAAATGCTTATACTGCTTCCAAAGAAACTTTATATTATCATTTTCCTTAATAGCAATATCCAAAACTTTTGCAACATTATGGTTAACACCATATACATGCTTTATTAATTTTTCCTTGTTAAATAACTTCTTCTTGTTAATGGTTGTCAACGTTAATGAATAACAACTAGTAACATCTAAAGCATTTCGCAACCAACCAAATTTATTAATAAAATGTTCTCTAACTTTCCAATTGGTAAACGCATTAAAGTTTGCAACAGTCAACGGTTTCATAAGACCATTAAGTTTAAAGTAAAAAGATTTGGTCTCATGTTTATATATGAAGATATGGTTCGTCTTATTACGTCTATACATAATATTGTTTTTTGAAAAACTAATATTGTTGGTAAATGAAACAATTCTAAAATCTTTGTTGGGATATTCAAACAACCAAATAGTATTCTCACTGTATCCGTCTCTATTAGCATTCTCAAATATGATTCTGGCTTTTTGTTTGTCTTGCTTGTAGATATCAACCAATCTATCCCTTTTTACATTATTAACATCTTTATGCAATAACGTACTAGTAAACTCACTTTGTTCTTTTTTGTTTTTCATGATAAATTTATTTTAAAACACAAATGTAAAAAACTTTTTTCTAATAAACAAATACTGATGAAGATTTTTTTAATAATCCATACCCATCAATAATCGCTTTGTCTTCATGCAGCATAGGAACCAACCTTAATTCACCCCTACATTCTTCACCACCAACAACACATTCCTCATCAACCGCAATTGTAATCTTAAATCCATCCTTAACACAGTTAATAAATAATCTATTGTGTATCTGCTCTAAGTATCTTGAATCAACCCAGTTATAATTATGGTCGTGTGGTGGCCCCTCATTATATACCCAACCAATTTGGTCTGGCGTGGCAATTAATTTTAAAACTTCAGCTTCATAAAAAAGTCCACCGTTCTCATCAATAACTTTCCATCTCTCCTCTTCATCCATAAACAATCCGTTTACTTCATGTATAACACCGTTAACGTAAAATAAATCGCTTATGTTTAATAACTCATTTGAAACAATAACTGGCAGCAAAGGATATAAACTACCACCATGATATTTTTCATCAATACCATATAAACCATACATAAATCCCAATGAATCATCAGAGATAGAATCAACCCAATAAAAATCTTCTTTTGTTGTAGGTGGGGTAGAGCTTAAAGAAACAATAGTGTCATGCTTTAAAACAATATTCTTATCAACGATAAATCTTAAATCATACTCTTTAATTTTGAACTCCATAATAAATGTTTTTATCAAAACTACACACTAATTTATTATATTACAAGTTTTTTTAAATTATTTTTGTAATCCCTTATAAATGTCGTTTTTTAATTTTTTATAACTTTTCTCATCAGCTGTTAAAGGTTTAAGAGAAAATAACTCAACAATAAAACTATATAAATCATTTTCACTCTTAAATAATTTAGCAGCTTTTATATCTTCCATATGTTCTACAACACCAAAATACATAGCATCAGCTTTATTATATGCTGTTAAATTCTCAATAAACCACCACAACCATTTCTGCTTGTTCGCATCTTTACCAAAAACTTTTCTAATAATCGTAATTAAAGTAGATATGTTTGCTGTATATTCATGCTGAGATTTTAAATACTTATCATAACTTTTATCATACTCACTCTTAGGGTCTCCTTTACTTAACGCAAATTTACTACCACTAGGCTCAGCACCCTTCTTATCATAATACTTATTGAACACATGCTTATCCCTAACCAATGGGTCCATAGCGTGAACCAACTCATGATTAAGCAAAGCTGAAAAAGTATTGGCATCATAATCAAAAAACGCCAAATTTAACAATACTGTATCTGTAATTGTATCCATCCTACCAGCACCAACATCTTTACCATCATTATATAACCCAACATCAATATTTAACGGTTTACCAGCATTATCTTTTAATTTAAAATAATCTTTAAATGCTATCAAAGGATTATTATAAGACCTATTTAATGTCTTCTGCTTATAATCATCCAAATTAGTTTTTATTAAATCAAATAATACCCCAAATTTCTGAATCACATCGTTAGGTATCTCAATAGTACCTTCGTCCAATAAACTTTCCCTTAATAATGTCTTTATAATATTTTTCATTTAATTAATTTTATTTATAAATATTGACTTATTTTAATACAGACCATAATATTAAATAAAACGTTTTATTATGGAAATTTTATTCGATGGAAAAAATAATAGATTTATTAACGATAAACTTAAAAATGTTATCATAGATGAATATGTTAATACCGAAGCCCTTAAAAAAGACTTAACGGAAAAATATAATATAACATCATCCATCCTAAATAAAATATTAAAAAACTCAACAAAACTATATTGCAACTGCTTAATCTGTGGTCAAAATGATATTAATAAATTTAAAAAAGATAATAAGAAAAAATGCAAAGACTGCATCAATAAAGACTCTTCTGTAAGATACCAAAAACTATCCGACATAGATAAAAAAAAATATCTTATAAGACAACATAAATGGGTTAAAAATAATATCATTAAATGTAGAATACTGTCAGCAAAACATAGAGCCAAAAAAAAAGACCTTAACTTCGATATAGATGAAGACTTTATAAACAACCTACTAATAGAACAAAATTATAAATGCAAATATAGCGGCCAGATTCTTGACATATCATCCGTAGGTTCACAAGATACTAAAATGAATATATACGGACTCTCTATTGATAGAATAGATTCTAAAAAAGGATACACAAAAGATAACGTGGTCCTTGTTGCGTCAATTGTTAACACTATGAAAAATGAACTTACAGAAGCAGATTTCCTAGCGTTTATAAAAACCCTATATGACTATAATTTTAAAAACGACTAACTCCTTTTTTTTTGCTGCAACTTTTTCCGAAAAAAATTTTTTTAAAATAGGGGGTCTCCTTTTTTTGTTGCAACTTTTTCCAGAAAAAAATTTTTTTAAATAAGGGGTCCTAAAAATAAAGTCAAAAAATTTTCCCAAAAAAAATTTCGTGAACAGCATCAAGCCCCACATACACCCAACATACGGGAGGGCTAACGGAGGGGGGTTACAAGGAGGGGGTACATAGGGAGGACTGCCGTATAGGGGGTAATTAGCCGTTTTAAGCAACTTTCTATTAAAAGTAATATCTTTGTATACCTAACAACAAAAACACGTCTTAAAACTAATTAAAACGTGTTTTGTAATTAAAAATGTATAGGCAAAAAAAAAAGTACCTTTCGGTACTTTCTTTTGTTATAGTGTCAATCCTTGCATTTTAAATTCGCCTTGCTGAAAGATGAAAGTTTTATATTTGCTTTGCTTAAAGTCGCAAAGTTTTTTGATTTTGTTTTGTACGATTGTCAATTCTTTGCTTTTCGTTTCTTTGTATTCGACTGCTTCCAAAACACGTTTTTTAACTACTAAACCAAACACATGAATTTCGTTTGTTTCGTTATGTACTTTAATACCTTTTGCAAGGTGCGTATAAGCCTCAATTTGGGCTTGTGAACGTACTATTGTACTATCTTTTTCAGCCAATAATTTTGCTTTCGTTTCTGGGTTAGATAATCTTTTTTCAAGGCTTGAAAAAAGGTTATTGTAAGCCAAAGTAATTAAGTCGATAGAATAAGTTTTTTCCAACTTTTCAAAGATAGTAGTTTGATTTGCTTGTAATGAATTAAAATCATTCATTAAACAATTTTCGTAACTAATACCACTAACGATAAGTTGTTTACTTAATTCGCCTTGTGCGTTTCTATATGTAGTACCTACAAAGGTTGTACCTTTGATTGTTTTACCTACTGCTACTACGTTGTTGTTTTGTGTTTGCGTTTTCATAATTTAAAAGTTTTAATGATTAATAACTTTGACAAAGTTACACATTAAATTGACTATTGCAACAAAAAATTAAAAATAATTCACTCAAAGTTATTAACAATAAAAAAAATTGAATTGTTAATAACTTTTGCTTGCATATTAAATTTATCCTTCCTATATTTGTAGTGTACAATTAAGGTACGTGCCGTGGGAATGGAAGAGTAGACTCCAACCTGGGTTTTATTTTTTTAATATGCAAGTTTTTTTTTAAAAAAAGTTATTAACAATTTAGTGTTAATAACTTTGAAAAAAAAAAGTGAAAAAAGTTTTGGTTATTTAAAATTTATCCCTATCTTTGTATTGTTCAATTGAGGATATGATATGTACTTCGGTTGGGCGTTAGTTCTTTTTTTATTTATTTTTTAATACTTTTTTGTTATGAAAACATTGGTAAACATTTACGCACAAGTTGAGGAAAACTATGCTGCTCACACGTGGGATGGTCAAGGGGAATGTCCACAACATTGGAAAAAGAAAGGTGGTAAAATCTTTCAAGTCAACCTTAATGTTGATTACCTTATGTATGACGAGGAACGCTCAATAAACGCTTTCAAACGTCTGCTACAAGACGAGTCTAACGAGGGGTATCGGTATACGTATACCGAACACGAAATCGTGTGGCACGAACCTATCGTCTTGAATGACGACAAGTTCTTGGAATACGTGCACGCACAAGCACGTGACGTTGAAGTTGAGTACTAAATGTACAGAAATCTGTCCATAGGGTTATACCTTATGGACTTTTTTCGTTTATATTAATTTTTTTTTGGTTAGGGTATTGTGGGAATCAAAATTAATGTTATCTTTGTAGGGTAATTCAAAATCGTTCTTTATGTTACGTGTAGTTGTAAGACAAGTTGGAAATTGTCTATTAGTTAGGGAAGGTGAAAAATTCTTTGCCGAACAAGTTGGAAATGACGTTAGGGCTGACATACCAAAAGTTAAGTATGAACGTCTAAAGATTGAATCTGACGACTTATTTGAGTATCTAATACCTATGCTTATTAGAAACGAAATTAGTCGTCCTATCTTTGAAAAATTGGGGGTTTAAAAATCCCCTTTTTTATTTAGTATAGTTCGTTCACGTATGGACGTGTCGGAGTCTACTCTCTCACTTTGCTTAGCGACTTGTCTCGACTATCAATCATTGACAAAACAAAGATAGATAATAGAAATGATATATGCAAACAATTATTAAAAATAATTTTATTTTTTTTTTCGTTAAGGTATTGTGGGAATGAAAAAAAGTATTATCTTTGTAATAAGTTATTCATTTAAATTTTTTCCTTATGTCACACATTATTTCATCTTCGGCTCTTTTTTCAGTTATCAAGGCTGAAAAAAACAATAGTGGTTCTGATTTCACTATTAAGTCTATTGCTACGGGCAAAGACTACACGTATGCTATCTCTCGTTCTAAATTTAAGGGCAATTGGTACACGCATATTAGCGTTGAACAAGAGTACCAAAAATTCGTTCGTTTGGGGTCTTATTTCAAGGGTAAGATTTACCAAAAAGGGCAAGTGGTTAACTCGCCATCGGCAACAGCAATTTGTTGGGTGCTTGAAAGGGTTGAACAAAGCAAGTTCGACTTGTTGGATGAGAAGGTTCAAGTTATGCATACGGGCAATTGCATACGTTGTGGACGCACGTTAACGGACGCACAATCCATCGAACGTGGGTTAGGTCCGACTTGTGCAAGTCTTTAACCGACTGAAAAGGGTTCATTAAATGAACTCTTTTTTTTATTGGCATACGTTAAAAAAGTATAGACGTGTCGGAGTCTAGTCTTTTGCTTTGGTTAGCAACTTGTCTCGATTATCAATCATTGACAATACAAATATCGTAATTAGATTTTAGATATGCAAGAAAAAAGTGAATTATTTTTAAATTATTTTTTGCTCTTATTTTAATTCGTTTTAAGACGTTTTAAAGTTGTTTTGGTATTATGTATTGGTTTAGTATTTAAAGTTTATTACAAGCAACAATACAAGCAAAAAAAGAATAAGAATAGTATAAAGATTAATGTTATAAATAAGATTAGATAGGAATAAAAAAAAATAAAAAAAGATTAAAAAATGTTTGGTTATTTAAAAATTATGTTTATCTTTGTATCGTCCAAATGAGGGACAAAAGTTCTTTTTCTTACTTATTTTTTTTCTTTTTGTTATGGAAGCAAATTGTTTTCACGGAACTGATACGTATGGACGTTCAGTTCAAGTTGGTATACGTCAAGATGGCGTTGCATTCTTCAGAACATATCGTTATAACGGCTATGGTATGGGAATGACCAAATGGGAAATGTTGAACGATTACGTTCACCAACCATACAAAAGTTCGTCTGCCGTTTATGGCGAAAAGACTCACATCAAGTGGGGCTTTAACGAACTCACTGGGTATACCAACCCAAGAATGAGACTACCAAAGTAGTCTCATTTTTTTTTGTCTTATAATTTACTTATTGTAAGTATTATTATTCAAACATTATATTTTTTATTTGATAACAACTAATTGATTAAATTAGGGGGTGTGGTGGCAACCAATGTACAGAAATATGTACATAGGTCGCACCTACCATTTAGTTATTAATTTACATCAATTAAATTTCCGTCCCATTCAACATCATTCAGAAACCATTTACCTTTGGTTTGATTTATTTTTACGTTAGGTAAACCATTTAACCTTTCTTTTGTTGTTGCCGTTTCATACCCACAATTAGTAATTGATAAGGTTCTTTCGGGGTCGTTGTATTGATAAGCGATTGCGTTGCCAAATAGTTTTAGTATTGTTACGTTAGGCAAAACTTCTACACTTGTGTTACCATTTTTAAAAGTTTCAGCATTTAAAAACTTTTCGATTGCTTTTTCAGTAATTGTTCTCATTGTGTTTATGTTTATTTGTTTATGTAAAGATAGTAAATATAAATGGTACTACCAAACGATAGTACCATTTATTTTAATTTATTTTATACGTGTAGTGAATATGCTATTATCATATAAACACTATCTTCGACTTCATCTAAATTTAGATTTTCACCTATATAATATTCTTTACCTTTCCATTTTATACATTTGTGGTCGTCCATCATTAGTTCAACATAGTGGTCTGATTCATTTTCATCAACTTCAATACCATAAGTTTCGATAAACGAATTAACTTCACTATCTTTGACTAAATCATAGTCCAATGTATATTGATTGATATACTCAAAACAATCTTCAATAGTGTTGATTGGTGCGATTCTAAATTTATCGTCATTAGCGATTAAATTAACTTTGTCAATCAATTCTTGTTTAGAATTTAATGTTGCAAGTTCTTTGTTTTTCTTTGTGTCGATTAAAGTATACATAGTATTAATTATTTGTTTCCGTAAAGATAGTGAATAGTTTTGACTTATGCAAGTTTATTTGTTTATATTTCGTTATCATTATCTACCAAACATTTGTCCATTAATTCAATTAAATTAATTCTATCCTCTATTGATAAATCCCACATTTTAATTGAATGTTTTGTAAATTTTCCGTCTGCCGTTACTACTTCAATATCGTAGTAATTACCAACTTTAAGAACTTTTAGTGGGTGTACATCAAATACGTTGCCCGTTTCTTTATCTCTAATTTCTAGGTAATTATCGGGTGTGTCATTTTCTAAATCTTTTTCATCAAAGATAACAAATTCTTTTTGTTGATATAACATTTCCTCGAATGTCATTTGGATATGTGTTTTTAAAACATCTATATCTCTTTTTAAAGCACTTATTCTCATTTTAGTTTATTTTAATTGTTTATTTATACAACAAAGATATGGATAAGTTTTCACTTATCCAAATCTTTTTATAGTTTTTTACAAACTATTTTCCATTAATTCTATTAGGGTAATTTTGTCTTGTGTGCTTGATAAATCTTGCAACTTAATCAAGTGTCTTACAAAACTTCCGTCTGCTTCAACTACAAGTATTCCATTTTGGGTTACTTTTAGTGGGTGGACATCAAACACGTTTCCCGTAATATCATTACGCATTTCAAGGTAATCATCGGGTGTGTCGTGTTCTAAATCACATTCATCAAAGATTACTATTTCTTCTTGTTTCTCCAACAACTCATTAAAGTAGTGGTAAACTTGTTTTTCTAATTGTTCTAAATCTTTGTTTAAGTTTTTGCTTGACATAATATAAGTTTTAAATTGTTTGTTTAACAAAGATAAGCATAATGTTTTGATTATGCAAATTTATTTTGCACAATCTTTACATAAATCTACATCATCACCAAATACCATTTCATCACGTGTAAACCCACCACCACAATTTTGACAACAAAATGTAGGTTCTTCATCCAACCATTCAACTACTCTTTTGACTACATCAACTAAATCACTTTCATCGTCAAATTCTGCGTGTTCATTATTGTCTGCGTGTTGCTCAATAATGATTTTAAATACTCTCTCTAAATTTTCTAATGTGCATTCCATAATATATTGTTTTAAAGTTATACTACAAATATAAGCATTGAATCTTGTTGCCACAACATACTATAATTAGCATTTAATTTTTTTTAAATTATTTTCATTTTTGTGTTGGATATATCAAAATTATTTCTATCTTTGTTATGTCAGTAAGACGTGCTACGAGAGTAGAAGAGTAGACTCCGTTGCGTGTATATGTTTCGTGTGTGCGTTACTGCATAAAAAAAGTGGCAACCATTCGGCAACCACTTCCTCGTTATAATCAAAACACTAAACAAACACAATTTAGTTTTTTGCGTTGATTGAAACCCCATAATAGATTTCAATCAACATTATTTCTTTATCATACATAATCCTCTTGCATTAACTTGTTAATATAATTCTTTTTATGTTTATCTTTGCGTTGAAACGCTTTTTTAGACTTGTGAACACTACTCTTTAATGCTTGTTGCATTTCGTGCTGGGTTAAGGTTATTTCTTTAAATTTCATTTCTTTTATCTAAATAATTACACACTAATTTGATTACTGCTAATCCTCCTAATAAGATTCCTAAATAAACGATTTTGCCTAACATAACTTTTTGTTTTAATTTGTTTGTGAAACAAAGATAAGGATAATCTTTCGATTATCCAAATCTTTTTTTAAAATGTTTTAGTTATTTTCTAATAACTTTACAACCCCATTAGGTAATTCGTTATCAGTACCATCTAAAATCAACACTACATCAGTTCTCATAAAGTCTTTGATATAAACATAGTTGCCATTAACTCTGCCAAACTTTTGTGCGTTTTGTGGTGTACTTTCCCCATTGTCGCCATCTTGGTATTTCTCTCTGACAAATACTCTATTATCAACAACAACTATTTCACCAACATCACCAACTTCCTCACCACTATATTCTACCACTCCATTAAGGACATAACCATTCGGTGCTAGAATTTTGTGAATAAGATAAACTAACCATTCAGTATAGTTATAAAACTTCTCACCACAATCCCACTCAATACCCATTCGGTCATCGCTAGGTGTCCATTGATTCCAAAGACTTGGTTGAGTGCTTGGTGGCTCATTAAAATCTACTACATTGTCTTCGTGGTCTTGTCCAAAACTTCCACCACCAAATACGTAAAACTCACCTTGTACTCCAAACACTTCATCAGTGTTTCTTTCCATTCTGCGTGTTTCGTTGAACAATTTTAAGTATTGTTCCATCTTTGGACTTAACTCCTTGTTAAGTTCAAATCTACCACTAAAATCAGTTGTGTAACCCATTGTAATTTGTTTTATTGATTAATACCTTACAAAGATAAACATTCTTTTTTAATTTCCTACTATATTGTGAAAAATAAATAAATTATTTTTTTTTACTTTTTTTGTTGCACAAGTCAATATTATTACTATCTTTGTTATGTACGATTAAGGTACGTGCTGCGAGAGTAGAAGAGTAGACTCCAACACGTCCATACGTGAACAAAATAAAAATGAAAAAACAAAGTTGTATAAATAGGAATTGGGAATAGGTAAACCCTATTCCCAACAACACCTCTAACGAAACATTCCTCTAAGTCATTTACAATATGAAAGGTTTGTCAAAGCATAATTAGTGATAAACAATACGGAAAGGGGAACTAATTATGCAATGATGTATCGTTACCAAGTCTACGAGGTTCAGCAGAGTATTTTCCTCTCATATAAACCCTTTCCTACTATATTTTAATTTTCTTCTAATTCTTCTATATCTTTAAATTCTTCTTTCATCTTGTTTTCAGTTTGTTTCTTGTCTACAAACAACACAACAGCCGATAAACACCCAAAGGTTAGAAAACTCCATAAGTTTATCATTAATGCGTCATTGGTTTCTGAATAGAAAAATATACCTACTAGTGAAACAATTTGACCTACTATACCTAATACTGCCAAAATAAATAATTCTTTTTTCATAATGTTTGTTTTTTAATTGATTTCTTTTATCAAAGGTAAGGAATTGTTTTTACAATTCCAAACCTTTTTTAACTTTTTTTAATTTTTTTCTTGTGTTGGTTTACACCCTACATATAAGCAAGGGATAAACGATACCATACCAACTATCATCATAGTATTGGCAACCAACTCTTCGGTTTGTGTTCTGCCACCCATTCCTACCATTAATCCGATAAGGATAACTATCAAAGTGGAAACGAACCACCAACTCCAATTGTACTGCGAAATTTTCATCTTGTGTATGTTTTAATGATTATGAAACAAAGATAAGCATAATCTTTTGATTATGCAAACCTTTTTTAACTTTTTTTATTTTAATTTTAACCAATTATGATTCAATACTACTTTAACGATTTCTTCTTCTTCCGTTTCAGATAAAATAAAGGTATTACAAGTTTTTTGATTAAACCTTGTCATTTCTTTTACAAGTTTTTTAAACCCACTAAATGCTGTGTAACTTTCCCATACAACCCCACCTTCATTTTTGTTACGTTGTACTGGGCTAACTGAAAGTTTTATACCTCTACCCTCAACACTACCACTAAAATAGTTCATACCACCTAAATCATAGTATAATTCAACTTTTAAGTGTGTAATGTTTTTGTCGTTTGGTAACACTTCTAAATACTTTTTGCTAATTGATGTCTTGCTCATAATGTTTTGTTTTAATGATTATAGTACAAATATAAACATTCTTTTTTAATTGTGCAACATTTTATATAAAATAAAAATAAAATTATTTTTACTTTTTTCTTGCATAATTGATTTATAATTCCGATATTTGTTATGTCAATGATTCAGACGTGCTACGAGAGTAGAAGAGTAGACTCCAACACGTCCATACGTGAACAACGGCAACCAATAAAAAAAGGGTGTAATACCCTTTAATTTTTAATAACCTCCCGTAAAAGTAATTAATATACCTCCATTCTTTTCTTCTGACTCAAAGGTTACTCCCGATTTGATAAACCCATCTAACATATCAGTAAAAGTTTCAGTTGATACAAATAAAGTTCTCATAATGTTTTGTTTTTAGGATATATTTTTAAATTAATTTACATCGTGGTCTTCAACAATTTCTAATTGTTCATCAGTTAAAACATCATCAGCAACCATTTCAACATAAAACTTTGTAAAAGGTATTTCATTTTCAAATTCCTCAACTTGTTCGTTAAAACTTTCTTTGTTATCAGCAACAATACTTCTACCAATGTTATCAGCACTATTCTTATCAAATGCTGTTATTTGTACATAAACTTTTACCATACTATTTTATTTTAATTGATTTATAAAACAAAGATAAGCATAAGTTTTCACTTATGCAAATCTTTTTCAAAGTTTTTTACAAAAAAATCAGTAATATTATTTAGTTTTATTCTAACTTCTTCTGCGTCTTGTCCATTGTCTTCTAATTGGTCTGCGATGTCATAAAGACTAATCAATTCTTCCCATACTTTTTTAATTTCCTTTTCCATAGTTTCTAGTTGTTTAGTGTGAAACAAAGATAAGGAATACATTTCAATATTCCTAATCTTTTAATGATTATTTTTAATTTATTTTTACTTCTTTTTTAACACCTTTAAACTTAACAATAAATTTTTGCATTTCATTCCAAGTATTACAATTAAATATGGTTTCATTATTCCCACCAAGTGTTACCAAGTGCCAATCTCCACCACCATTTCCCGTAAAGTTATCAGCAATAATACACTTTTCTTCGTGTCCATGATAATCTATTGTATAAACTTCTATTTTCATAACTTATATTGTTTTAATTAGTATATAACAAAGATAAGGAATACTTTTCAATATTCCAAATCTTTTGTAATTATTTTTATTGTGCCAACTCAACAAGTTTTTGTTGTGTAGGTTTATGACTTTGTATCAATTCGTCCAATGTCATAAATGTTTTACAATTTTCTTTATCTCTATGTAACCATTCGTTGGTATTATAAGTCAAACCAACAATTTTGTATGCTTGCACTACTTTACCACTTTCAAGTGTTACTTTAACAATTTCACGTTTAAAATCAACATAGATTTTGTGGTATTGTTTGTTGTTAAAATAATCAAAGCGACTATCACCACTACTATATTTTTTTGTTTTGCTGACAAAAAATAATTGGGTTTCCCAACCTTTATGTTCACCCAATGGTTGTTCTTTTGTTCGTTCCAACATTTTATCCAACGTGTGTTGGTCTTGCTCACTATTAGGGTATCTATACCCCAACTCAACATTTACCACTTTACCAAATTCTTTTTCAAACTCTTTAATGTCACTCTTAAATTGCGTCACAAAAACTTTCATCATTGTAAGATTGTGTTTCGCAATAGTTTCTTTGAATCTGTCTTCTTCTTTTAGACACTCATTAATAGTATCAAAACTAAAACGTGATGTCCCATTAGTTGGTTTAGGGTTTATCCTTGTAAACTCACTAATTAAACTATTTACTAAACCTTGTTGTAAACTTGTTAATTGTTCAAACTTTTCCATTGTGTTTTATTTTAATTGATTAATACCCTACAAAGATAAACATTATTTTTAATTCTGCAACTATTTTGTAATAAAATAAAAATAAAATTATTTTCACTTTTTGCTTGCATATGTCAAATATTATTGCAATCTTTGTATTGTACAATTAAGGTACGTGCTGCGAGAGTAGAAGAGTAGACTCCGACACGTCTATACGTGAACGGCAACCAACCATAAAAAAAAGGTGACACTACTGCCACCCTTGTTTAGTTATTTTAGGTTTACCATTAATTTTTTCCCACTTCTCAAACCATTCTCCCCATTCACCACGTCTGCTACGTGAAACAAAAACTGGGTCTTCACCAATATGATTATCCAAAATATAATCTTTTAATGCTTTCTTTAATTCAGTATAAGTATTGAATTTCTTTGTTGTGTATTCAGTTCTTACACCATATCTTTCTACTCTGTAATCGTGTAGACTTTCACTTGTCATATACGTTACTTGTGGTTTAAAATTTGCCATTGTGTTTTATTTAATTTGTTTTAACAAAGATAATACTTACATTTGACAATTCCAAATTATAATGGAAATATTTTTGCACTTTTAAATTTATACAAAGGTGTGCCAATCGTTTCAAGTATGTCTATTTTATTTGTAAATCTTTCGTTCATACAATCGGCAACAATATAAATTCCGTCTTTATCACCACAACCAACCAATTTAACTTTTTGCTTATAGTCAAACTTACCACCCCAACGTTTTAATAAATCTCTGCTCATTGCTATAAACTTTTGTTCACTTGCTTTAAATGGATTAATTTTTAACATACTTGCTGTCGTGTATGGGTCACTATCACATTGTCCTTCAACTGCGTTATACATAGTTACCATTACTTTGGTATGTTTAACTTTTTTCTTTTTAGGTGCTTTTGGCTTGATTGTAGCCACTTTCGTATAGTGTGTAGTAATAGTAGTTGTCTTCAATAAATAAACGCAACCAAAGACAATTAAACTTGATACTAATACTTCTTTGAATTTATACTTCATTGCTTGTTAATTTAGATTGTTTTGCAAATATAAGAAAAACTTTTTAAATAAAAAAATTTATTTTACTTGTTTTTTAAAAATATTATTACAATCTTTGTATTGTCGGTGGACGTGCTACAAGAGTAGAAGAGTAGACTCCGTCACGCCCATATGCGAACGTTATGAAATTATTTAGAATGAATATAAATAACAAAATTATTTTGTTATGTGAAAAATAATGATTACTTTTGTCCCTTGAATAATTATGGGTGTGACTACTCATATGAATAGTCACGCCATAACTATAAACAACAAACAAACAAGAGAGTGTTTAAGGTACAACACACAACCGATAATACTTTATAATATAGTGGTGCTATCCCACCCAAGATAGCACACTCGCATACTCATTGGCAACCAAGGTAATTACTCCCCAATCTGCGATAAGTTAATAGTTAGACTATTCACTATATATATGTTTTTTTGGTTATGCTCGGAAACTTAATCCACTACACCATATACCTACCAAAAACTTTCTTTCTTATTACAAATGTATGAATTATTTTTTAAACTTCCAAATAATTCTTAAACTTTTTTTAAACTTTTTTTTCATCACCCCAACACACACCACACACCCCCATACACCACACGAGTACAGATTTCTGTACAAGGTATTACTTGATAGGTGCTAACACATCTATTTGAGTGTCATCAAACGTATCACTAGCATTTAATGATAGTTTATACACACCATTTGTTTTTGGGTGCAACCTATGTCTAACTTCGTGGATAATTTTATCCTTATGTTTATAACTACCCATATATTGCCACTCTTCACCTCCATTCAATGCAACCATTGGTTCATCAATATTCTCATTGATTGGATGATTAGCAACAAAGTTCCATATGTAATCCCATTCAGTTGAATTGTGTTTTATGTTTAAAAATTCCATATAACAAATGTATGCAATTAAAATGAGAAATGCAAATGTTTATTAATAAAACTTTCAATATTTTTTCCTTGTACTGCGTCCAAAAATTCATCATCACTAGTATCCAATGTCATAAGTATACCATCTGCTTGTTTTGGGTAACCACTATTAAATGGTTCAATACCTTTGCTACTCACATCGTAATTAGATAAAATAGGAATTGAACTAAACCCCACATACCTTGTTTCAATTTCATCGGGCAAACATTTATATGCGTCTGCCAATAACCATTTAACTTCTTCAACTCTATCTAATTCCATATCTGCACTTTGTTGTGCTATAACATTATCGTTATAAATAAATTGTACTAATTTCATTCCCTTGCTAATTTAACATCAATTTCTAAATCAGTTCTGCCACTTCCATAACGTGGTTCAACTTTACCATTTCTTCTCCATACAACCACAATATAACCATTGTGTAAATTTGGTTTACCACAAATAGGGTCTTGTACCAATCCAACATATAGATTATCTCTTTCTTTGTACCTTAAATCTTTTATTGGATAACCACCCAACGTTTGTGTTATTTTATCTATATTTTTCATATTAATAAGTTGCTATAAATAAACAAATTTCTTTTACAAATATTAAATTACATTTTAATAAATCAAAGACAATACGTTCAGCGTTTATTGCATCTATCAAATCTTTTTTATTCATTGATAAATAAAAATAACTTGCTTCTGCTTCATCTATTTTATCAACACTTTCTGCAAAAGTATCAGTTGATAAAATATTGGTATCTAACATTCTGTTAAATTCTTCAAGTGTCCATTCTTTAAATTCCATAATTTCTAGTGTTTATTTGTTTCTTCAAAGATAAGTAATTTATTTCAATATTCCAAACAAAAAAGGGTAAAATTAATTTTACCCTTATTTTATTTTATCTTTCCATTAGGTCAAATACTAATTCAGTAAAGCCTTTTGGTATTTCTGCTTTTTTTGAAACAACACTTATTTTATCTCTCGCCCAAACTCCAATTAACTCAACGTTGCCTTGTTTCTTTTCGGTGCTAACAAAAAAGTCACCACCACCTCTGCCGTTGCCCTCACAAGTCAATAATGGTAAAGGGTGTATTTTCCATCCGTCACTATCTTTTGGTGTTTTGGTTTTATTAACAAATTCTTTTTTGTCGTGGTTCACCAAATACTTTGCCGTCAAAGGTGCAACCCCTTTGTAATCGTGTTCATATTTGCTTTTAACACTTTCAGTATGTGTAATTCTACCGATAGTATCAGATAAACTATATAAGTTCACACCTTTTTCTTTCAATACTTTGCTATTCCAATACTCACTTTCTTCGTCTGCTAATAATTTTATTTCAGCATTTGAAAGTGTTGTTGGGTCTTCCTCGTCTGCATAGTCGCCAGCCCAAACAAGTTTTTGTGGTGCAACCATAAGTTGTCGTTCAACAAATCTTACCATTGGATTTTTCTCCCAAGAATGTTCCATTAATTTTGCACCACTTCCAAAGTCGTAAGATGATACACTTGCTATTGGTTTTTGGTTCTCTGCCAAAAATACTGCTTTGTAATACTGTCCCATAATATATTGTTTTTATTTGTTTATGTAAAGATAAGTAAATTATTTCAATCTACCAAATTTATTTTAATCTTTTTTCAAAATAATTTCGTGTAGATAAACTTGTGCCTCACTTCCAAAATCATTGTATTGAATTAGAATAGGATACATACTAAAATCGTCATTATCAAATTCTTCATCAATGTCTTCAATGAAATTGATTGTGTAATCGTTTCCTTTGATTGGGTCGGGGTCATTCCAAACCAATTGCTTATTCTCTGACAATGCTTGTTTTAAATCTGCTAAACTTCTCATAATATATTGTTTTTATTTGTTTATGTAAAGATAAGTAATTTATTTCAAACTACCAAATTTATTTACAACATTTTTCTAACTTTTTCAAAATGTTTTTCTATTTGATTAACAAACTTAATAGCACTTTGCTTTGTTTTAGCATAAGCGAAAAACTGACAAAACTCGCTATCAAATTCAATGCCTTTACAATTTATCTTTTCTTGTATAAACTCTTCAAAGTCATAAGCACTCTCAAACTCTTTTATAGTCATGCTTTTTTTAGGGTTGCCCGTAATGGTAATGTCATCACCATTATCATAAACTTTCATTCCAATTGGGGATATATAAATTGCTTCCATTTGTTTTTGTTTTATTTGTTTCAGTAAAGATAAGGATAAGTTTTCACTTATCCAAATCTTTTTTAATTATTTTACCAAAATAATTGTTTATTCATATCACTTTTAGTTTCGCACCACTCCAGTATTTGCTCTGCATAATAGTGTGTAGTCAAGTCGCTTAAAAAGTTATACATATCTCTATAAGGATTGCTAAACTTTGTACTAAACTCTCTGCGTGTCCATTCTTTTGCGTTGGATTGGTCACTACCTTTGTTGCTACCTTTTGAGTAGTCCCACTCTTTACCAATAATGGTAATTTTAGTTTTTGTTGCGTTCACGGTAATTATACCCCCTTTGCAATACTCTCCAATTTTAAATGTTCTTGTTGCCATTGTTTTGTTGTTTTATTGATTAATAATAGTAAAGATAATATAAAAGAATAACACTACCAAATTTTGATAGTGTTATTTTTAAATTATTTTATTTAAATAATTGTTCCAACATTTTTTGTCCTTCAAGTTTCTTTGTTATTTCACTTGCTGTCATCAAATGTGCATAAGGGAATTCATATGCGTCATCTAATGGTATGTGGATAAGTTTCATTGGTCGCATACTTAATACCATATACTCTGCGTATCCGTCTGCTACTGCAAATCTAACGATTTCCCCAACGTTTTTACCTTTGTACCCCATATCTTTGATATGTTGTTTTAGGTCTGCAATGTATTGTTTGCTTTCCTCTGCATACTTCTGCATAGTACCATTAATGTTAGGTACTTTAATTTCTTTCGGTGCTGAATAAATGTCTGCCATAACTTTTAATTTAATTTGTTTCAACAAAGATAATAAATCTTTTTTAAATAAAAAAACTTTTTTTGTTAGGATATTAATTTTTTTTATCTTACATTTGTAAGGTCAATCAGTTAGACGTGCCGTGGGAATGGAAGACTAGACTCCAACACGTCCATACATTGGCAACCATACCAAAAAAAATGAGTGGTATTGCTACCACCCATTCTCCCATCAATCAAAACAAACACTACTCGCAAATAGTTTCTTTATTATTTTCGGGTGTTAACCCAACAAATAATGTAATGCTTTCTTCACCATCATCCCAAAGTTCCAAAAAGTTAAAATACATATCGGTGTCTTCGTCTTCGGGGTGTCCAATGTTGCCTAATAAATTTATTTCAGCGTCTTGGTTTTCAATTTTTTCTAATTGTTTAATTAAATCTTTTACTTTCATAACTTGTATTGTTTAGTTGTTTCTACAAATGTACTATTCTTTTTTTAATCTACCAAACGTTTTCGAAACTTTCTTTATAAATTTTTAATGCTCCACGATACTTTTCAAATAAGTCATCGTGCATACCCTCATTTGTTTTTTTAAGTTTTTCAAAGTATTGAGAAAGATTCAACTCACTTGGTTTTTTACTTTTGAATTTTAATGCTCTAATACCACTTTCTATTTTTCGTATACATAATTCTTCGATTCCCATTTTGATTTAGTTTTATAGTTAATATTTTATTGTGCACACAAACCCCATGGTTCAATACTAGTCATTGTTCGTCCGTTTACATTTAAACGCTTGCAAATGAATTCTGCTAACTTTTTATTCCCTATAGTCCCTTGGTCAATTTCACGTGTACCAATTTGCTCTATAATATAACTTGGTTCCATTCCCAACACTCTATTACAAAACTTAACATCTTGTCCTAAATAAAAACTTTTAGTCTTTTTAGGTGTTGATACTTCTAGTGTCCAATTATGGTCAAACCCATAACTGCTGCTAATTTTGATTTCTGCTTTCATAACGTTTGATTAGATTAGTTCAACTTCATAGTCATCAAATACTTCACCAATTTCCTCATCAGAATTTTCGTACCCTATAACAATACTCAAAGGTATAATATCTTGATTACACTCATCTAAAATTTCTTGTGGCATAATTGTTATACCTCCGTCTAATAATCCCTCAATGATTCTATAACCTAAGTTTAACGCCATATCCTCTTGGTCTTGGTCTGCACCACTATTATACATCCAATTGATAAAATCTGCCGTTTTAATTTTTAAAGTTTTCATAATGTTTGTTGTTTTATTTATAATACAAAGATAAGAATAATATCCCATACTACCAAATAATATGGGATATATTTTTATTTCTTTTTTAATTGCTCTGCAATTTTTTTAAACTCTTCCAAATTTTCATCAACAAATTTTCGGTCTTCTTCATCGTCATTTACTTGTTTTAAATTTTCCATTTCTCCAAATTCATCAATACTAAACCAAATCTGCTCCATTGTTGCTTCATTGGTCAAAGACTGCTCCAAAATGTATTGTGCTTCATCATCATCACAATTGAATTTAGACTTAACGTCTTCCACGTGCCAAAGGTTATCTACAAAGTAACCATTTGCTTTCAATACTGCTTTTGCTTCTTCTACGTTCATAATATTTGTTTTAATTGATTTATAATATCAAAGATAATAATTAGAAATTACAATTCCAAATTTTTATTGAAAATAATTTCCCCAACTTTCAATTCCCCTTTTACTCGGTCAATTAATCTTTCCAACGATTTTTGTCCCGTAATAGATTTTTTAATCTCTGCAAATTTAGGATTGCCCTTGAATGAAATTTGTTTATAACTATATCCGTTAGGTTTACCCCAAACAATATGGTTTTCACATAATTTATCAATCTTTTTTTGCTCTTTTTCTTTTTCTTTGGCAAATACTAAATCATCAATAACGCTTTCTAATGTTTGGTCAAACTCGTGTGTTTTATCTCCAAAGGTAAATTCTCGTTTTGGTAACCCTTTGCAAAATAATTCTGCTTGTTTTAACAACTCTCTTTGCCCCTCATAAGGATAATAGTCGGTGCAACCACCACGTCCGTCATTTTTAGCGTGTGCAACTTTCTTTCCGTTTACAAATACGTCAGCAATAAAACAAGTTGTTTCTTCACTAAACGCTACATTAACTTTTAAGTTTTTCAATTCGATTTTCATATTGTTTTATTTTATTGTTTTAACAAAGATAAGAATAATAATCCAATCTACCAAATATAAATTGGATTATTTTAATAATTTTATAGGTGCGTCATTAACCCACAATTCATACACTCACAATATGGTTTCCCACCTTGTGTAACTGCTACACTTTCTTTTGGTAATAAAATCCAACTATTACAATCACACTCTGGACAATTAGCGTTAAAACTACCCATACGTTCTTCTAATGTTAATTGGTCTGCACCTTTCAAATAAGGGTAAACGTGGTCTAACACATTTCCTTTTACTTCTTTTAATACTGCTTGAAAAAATCTTGGCTTGCTCATAAGTTCTATTGTTTTGTTTTAACAAAGATAAGTATAATATTTCAATTATAAAAATATTTTTGAGTATTTTTTGTTAAAATTTTACACAATTCTTCATAGTCATTATCTCGTTCTTCTTCCGTAGCATAAGAGTAACTTGTATCTTCCACATCAATAAGATAAGGAAAATCTAAATTAAAATCCTCTTCTTTTGATATAGCCATTTTAGTTATATCATTCTCAATTGATTCTTGATTCCATTTGATTTTATCAATGTCAAAGTTTAAATCTCCGTTTGTCATAAGTTCTATGTTTTATTTGTTATAACAAAGATAGTAAAAAGAAATGACACTACCAAATGATAGTGCCATTATTTTAAATTATTTTTCTACTTTTTCTAATTCCTTTTGTATTGTTGCAACCAACTCAAAGTTTTCATTTGCCAACGCAATCTCTTTAAATCGTTCCAACACATTCCTTGCATAGCCACAATCCTCGGTTGGCATATAATCTCTATCGTATGCAATTTCAATCATTGAATTTGTAAACTTTGATAATTCCTCGTCTTCATCTACATCACAAAAATCATCACCTAAATAATAGTCTTCACCACCTTGAATATTAAGAGCCATTTCGTATGCTTCACGTGTGCCACCTTCGGGTACATTTTCTTCAATTTCAACTCCACCTACCAAAGTATAAGTTCCTACATTGTAACCAAAGTCTTCATCAGCATATTCAACTTCAATACGTGCTTCGGGATATTTTTCAGATAGTTTTAAAAATAAGTTGAAAGGTGTACTCCACGCAGTATTAAAACTTACACTCTCATTATCATCACTCCAATACACATCACTTGCGTTCCACTTTGTACCCCAATTACTAATTTGCCACCCATACCAATCAGCATAACCAAATCGTTCAATAAAATCATCGTGCATTTCTTTTGTAATACCTCTCGATACTCCAAAACGTACTTCACTTTCCGTTAATTCACCTTTGGTAATACGTTCCTCTTGTATATCGTATTCCTCTTGTGTAATAATGCGACAAGGACTTGTTGTACCTACCAATTCAGTTGGTATTGGTGCAATTTGATTAAAATCAAATTCTTTGTCTTCACCATTACTATATGGTGTTCCTTTTACTTCTTCTCTAATCTTTGCTAATAAAGTTTCATCAGCAATGATTCTTACGTTGTTTGTAATCCAGTTTGGCATAACTATTTATTTTTATTGATTAATACACTACAAATATAATTACTATTTTTGTTAATTCCAAATTTATAACATAGAAATTATAACTTTTATAAAAGATTTTTTAAAACCTCTTTCTTTCAATTCTCTCCATACGTGGTCGTCATCTAATAACTCACACTCTGCTTGGATTCTACCATTAAAGTAAATGTCAATTACGTAACCATTCGGATTGTAATATACTTTTACTTTTGTTAACCCTTTTTCAATTTGTCCTAAATAAACTTTTTCTTCACTCATAATGTTTTGTTTTAATGTTTATCAAAGATAAGCATAAGTTTTCACTTATGCAAATCTTTTTTAAAAATGTTTTATATTATTTTATATAAACCAAAATCAACACTACCAATTTGTTCATACTTTTGATTATCCACTACTTCACCATTTAACAACCAATTTGGTTGCACCCTTGGATTGTATTTAATTCTATGACAATAGGTATCAAGTTGTAAAAACTTATTTGTGTTAATCACAATTGATTCACACAATACCCACGCACACACAACTTTTTCACCCCCATTATAAATCTTTTCAGCGACTTTCTTATGGTTGCCTAACTGACAATTCACCATCACCAATTGAGTGCTTGTAGGGTCATAATATTCAACTTCACCATTAGGGTATTGAACTTTCCATTTCATAAAGTTCTTACCTCTACCTAAATTGAATCTAACTTTAATTCGTTTCATAATCGTTTGTTTAATTGTTCTCTACAAAGATAGTAATTATTTCCATTCCCACAACACTTTTATTAAAAAAAAATAAAATTATTTTTTTTGCTATTTTACTTGCATATGTCAATTATTATTGCAATCTTTGTATTGTCAAGTTAGACGTGCCGTGGGAATGGAAGAGTAGACTCCAACGTGCCTTTTATTTTTTTACACGCACAAAAAAAGTGGGTCACCCCACTTTGCGATAGTTTAATGGATAACCCCTATCAGTCCAACAAACGTTACCATAGGTAAATTCGTTTATATCTGCGTTCTCAACCATTGTAAGATAATATTGGTATGCTATATCCATAGACTCTTTTTTAGTCGTTTGTGGGGGATAAAACGCAAACATATTTTCTTTTGGGTGTCCATAAAATACTATGTAGATTTTATTCCCTCTGCTACCATATTGGTGTGCGTCTGCAATACTCTTAAACTTTGTAAAAGATACTGCTTTGTTATTCACTATTAACCCTAATAGTTCTAACTTGTTTCTTACTTCACTTGGTGTCATAATCTAAATTCCTTTTTCAATTACAAAATAACCATATTTGTATGGTTGTGTACCATAGTCAATGTCGCCCATATCAACGATGTCTTCTCCGTCCTCGGTTTCGTGTACCGATACAACTTGATACTCTTCCGTATCAAATTCTTTCACCCTATCAATTTCTTCGGGGTGTAAAAAAAGATAGTCACCATATTCTACACTATCCTCTTCTGCCACTACCAATCCACCACCATACTTTGCGAAAAATTCTGTCTTTGTCATTGTTGCCATAACTCTTATTGTTTTTGTTTGTGAAACAAAGATAAGCATAAGTTTTCACTTATGCAAATCTTTTTTTAATTTATTTTACCAACGAATATAAACATAATAACTCGGACTGCAAATAACAACTTTGAATCCTTTTTCTTCAAGGTAAGGTTTCATTTTGGTTTCAACCAATCTTTGTAGATTGCTATCATCAAATAATTCACCAACTACTTTGTTGTGTGTATCATCATTTTGATAACTACCAATGGACAATTCATTTTTTTTCCATTTTTCTGCCACGTTAACCATTCTTGGAAAAAGTACTTCATTGTATACTCTGTCAAACTTTGGTCTATCAATATCTTTAACTTCAGATATTAAACTTTTTAATTTTGCGATGTCATTCATAATATTAGTTTTAATTTGTTTGTGAAACAAAGATAAGGATAATATTTCGATTATCCAAATCTTTTGTTATTTTATTTTAAATTATTTTGGTGCAACACAATTATACAATAAGTTCTCCACAATCAATTCCCACGTTGCCGTTTTGTCTTCCTCTGCTTCACTATCGTAGTATTTTAATACTTCGTTAATCTCTGCAATACTCGGATTCATTTTTAAATCCATAGCAACCCTTACAACGTCTTCAACACTAATTTGTTTTGTTAAGATTTCTTCTTCGTCAAACTCACTATTATTTTGGCAACCCTCATACCATAAATCGGGACAATCAGATAAATCCATTACTGACTTGCAACACGCACATTCAATTTCAGAATCCATTCTATCGTGTAATAATACACTACCACAATTTCCACACGTTACAATATTAATACTTGCTACTGCATTAACTCTGTTTTGTAACTCAATTTGTTTTTCTGCTAATTCTCTTTTAGTTTTCATAATGTTTGTTTTTGATTACAATACAAATATAGTAAAAATAAAATAACCTACCAAATATTTGATAGGTTATTTTTAAATTATTTTTAATTTCTTCTTCTTGGAAAAAACCCTTGGTCGGGGTCACCTAAACTACAAGTCTCCAAATCTTCATACGTACCTTTGAATGAAGCTGAAACTAATTTTAAAGGGTATTTAAGTTTTAATATTTGTTCATCGTAACAACCAATGTCAATACCTTTACTTCTATTGTAATCAGTATGTTCATCAATTTGTTTCATCAATGGATATTCACCCTCAAATTTCAAATCCTCTGCATTGTTCCAAAATGCTAATAGTTCATACATATCGTATTTAGGTTCACCACTAATTTCTTTTGTTCCTAGTTCACCATAATCTTGATAGTAATCTTTGATAAACCCACCACCAAATTCTTTTGGTATTAAGAATTTAAAAGGTGTACCATAAGCAACATTTTCAGTGTTCGTTAATTCATCTGCTTTGTTCCAACTAAAACTTCCCATAATCTTTATTTTTAATGTTTAACAAATATAAGAATAATAATCCAATCTACCAAATATAAATTGGATTATTATTAAATTATTTGTTGTACTTATCTTTTAAGAAATTTTCCATACATTCGTATTCACCTTTGGTGTCAACATTGAATTTGCTTTTGTCATACTCATCATATAAACTTGGCAAATCATCCCATTGCTCGTCATAACAAGCGTCAGCAAATTCCTTGTCATAAAATTTGATAAGGTTGCTAAATAAATACATACTATAATCCATAGGTTCTAAAGTTTTAATTGGTTTGTTTAACAAATATAAGAATAAAGATTGGATAAACAATAACATTCATCCAATCTTTTTAATTTTATTTTAAACTAATTTACCTTGGTTACTCAAAATTCGTTTCTCTTCCAACAAATCTTTTGTATTACTTTCAGTACTACTCATTATTAGTTGCCTTAACATTTGGTCTTCCATACCAACTTCCTTTAAGATATACTGCATAGTTTCTCCGTCAACATCAATTACTTTTAACTTCGCAATAATGTCTTTTACAATATTATGGTTATCATCTGAATAACATAAAAAAGTTGGTACACTTGGTAACTCAAAGTCTTCTTTAAACATATCTCTAAAATAGCCACCATTTTGTTGGTTATTTGCTTTTTCATCCAACCATTCAACTTTAACACAATTATCGTTACTTTCGTGTTCCGTTGTATAGTCTTCGGTTACTCTCGCTTTAGCACCACCATTAACACTATAATATTGTCTTGTTTCTTTCCACTCAACAATACTATCTTTTGGTATTAATACCTTTGGTTCTTCCTTGGGTAATGTTGCAACATATTCTGCTACACTTCTAGGTTTAAATTTATCCTCTATTTCTTCTTTTGGTTCTTCGAATAAACCATACCAATTACACTCTATTGGTTCATTAATGGTTAAATCTAATGCAATGTTAATATCAGTAACACTTCTTTGTAGTATCTCTACATTATCATACCCAATACTTTCTTCCAATTTAACTTGATTAGTAAATAGTATCTCGTGACTATCAACATTAGTACGTTTAACACATTCAATACGTTTTTCAACTTCTGCTATCTTATCAGACAAATCTGTCAACGCCATATCAACTTCATCACCTATTTGATACAAGTCCCAACGTTTTAAAGTTTCTACTAAATTGTTAAATTCATTTCTCATAATATTTGTTTTTAATTGTTTCAACAAAGATAAATAAACTATTTCAATTTTCCAAATTTATTTTCAAATTTCTTACTTACCCAACTATAATTCCCACTTGCAAAAATTTCCATTATCTCATTATCAACATAATCACCCTCGGCAATTAGATTCATAACCCTATTATGTTTTTTAGCAAATAATTTTTTATCTTTGTGGTCGCCCATTGGATAAAAATAAATGTGTGTACTTGTTTCTAATACCCTCTCGTATTTTATATCGTCAGTACTACGTAAACAACTTTTAACTATTTTCATAACATTAATCATTAATATGTTCCCAACCCTCTAACTCTTCCAATTCCATACCCATAGGTCTTAACCCATATGGTTCTGCGTCCAAATAGTAATCAAAGGTATAACCCAATGGTTCTATCTCACTCAATATCCTATCTAACTCAAAATAGGTGTTTCCACTATCCTCATCAAATGATTCCAATATTGCTTGTACTTCGTTTGGTATCAACTCTGGTGTTTCAAATAAATCTTTCATAACTTTTATTGTTTTGTTTAATCAAAGATAAGCATAAGTTTTCACTTATGCAAATCTTTTTTAATAATTCGTAACTAATTTTAATTGATAATCATAACTGAATTTTCCGTTGTTATGTTCATCACAACATTTAGCACAAGCATAAGTCTTTCTAATCACTTTGTGTTTTGGTGTTTCTTTACCACAACTCTCACATAACAAAGTATATTTTGATTTAGGTAAATTAACACTATCACTACTAAAACATCTTTTAGCGTCACAACCAATTTGTTTTGCAATATGTTGCCAATTGTACCCATGACCTCTTCCGTCCCTTACACCATACACGTGAACACAAAATGCGTGTGCCAATTCGTGCAACATAGTGTCAGTAATCTTTGTGTCTATTTTATCTAAATTTTCATTACATAGTGGCATAGATAAACCAATAGTTTTTTTACCATAACTACAGCAACCAAATCTACGTTTTGCACTATCAAACTTAAACGTATAACCTAATTGTTCACCACTCAATGTATAAACCCCATGGTACGTGTTAAACGTGAATTGTTTTGTCATTAATGTTTCTGCCATTAATCTTACGTCATTTAAATTTTTCATTGTGTTTTGTTTTATTGTTCCCTACAAAGATAAACATTATTTTTAATTCTGCAACTATTTTGTGAGAAAATAATTATTTTTTTTTATGCAACAAAAGTTTGTTTTTTAAATATATTATCCCTACCTTTGTTTTGTTGGTGGTGATAACCGAAACGGGTCGAGGGAAATCTTGAAAGAGTAGACTCCAACCTACCTTATATTTTTTTTACCATATAAGAAAAAAATTTGCAAAGGTACAAAATAAATTCGACCTTTGCAAATAAAGTTATTTACAAGGGGGTGTTGATAACCCCCTTGTAACTTTGTTAGTAATTTAAAGCAAATTCCAAACTTGCTTGGTTCATATTGTAACCCGTTCCTTGTAACAAAGTTTCAACTTTACCATTGTCACGTTTTGGTGCTGACAATTCGTGTGTAGTGTAATATGTAATTCCACTATGTAAACCCCACAACGTGTCACCTTTGCTATTCATTTCACGTTCAATAGCGTTGTATAAAGCATCCATTTTGTTTATACTACGTGTAGACTTATCTGACAAGTCTTTTACACTTGTATACACTTTGTCAAACCCTAATAAGTGTTTAACCATTTTGTGTGCCAAATCACGTGAAACTTGCGTACTTGCAAATTGATTGTAGATTTCAATTTGTCTTAATGATTCAGATAAAGCCGTTTCAATAAGGAAAGGAATTTCTTTGATTCTACGTTCCAAACTTGCCGTATGACGAAATTTAGATTGTCCACTTTTGTAGAACTTAAAAAATTGGTTACTGCAACTCATAGTTAAATCACCAATACCTACCGATAGACCCGTACTGCCGTCATTACTATCCACGATAGTAATATACTTCTTAATAGTGTCACCATTAACTTTGCCGTCACCATTGATAGCAAGTTGTAAAAACACTTTGCGTCCACCATTCAACGCACCACCTTTGGTAACTTGAATATCGTTTCCGAAAGGTTCAATTCCACGCATAACCAACTCAACAACCTCTTCGTTTTGAGATACCGTATAACCCTCTTTTACGGTGTTAATCACTTCATTCGTGCTTGAATTAATCAAACCGAAATACTCACTTGGTACATAGATACCATTAGAATTTAAAGCCATCATAGGTGCTTTTTCAATTGTAAAATCTAATCCATTAGACTTTAAAATTTCTTGTACTTTTTCTTGTGTGTTCATCTTATTTGTTTTTTAGATTATTAATACATTACAAATGTAACGCTTTTTTTTTAATTTCCAAACTTTTTATATAAAATAATGAAAAAAAAATTATTTTTATTTTTAATCACTTTTTTCTTGCATATCTAATTTATTATTTCTACATTTGTATTGTAGATGATTGATAATCGATACGTGCCGTGGGAATGGAAGACTAGACTCCGTCACGTCCATATAAAAAAAATAAAAATTAAAAACAAAAACCCCTACTATTTTAGTAGGGGATAATTTTTTAACATTCTGCGTCAAAACGACAAGCACCATTTTCTTTTATACAATCCCTTATTTGTATACCCAAACATAAATCTGCGTAATCACTTAATTCACTTGTGGTAATATTTGCCTCTGCCAACATACTATCATTGTAACCATTGTTTGTTCTAAAAAAGTCTTCTATGACTTTTATTTGTTCACCCAAACTTTGCTCAATATTAGCAATTTCTTCTTCCACACCTTCTAAATCACTTTCTTCGTAATAGTACTCTAATATGTTTGGTTGTTGTCCACTTACACCAAACCTATCTGCACAATCCGAAGATTGTAGTGCAAACCAAAACTTTCCTTCAATGTCACCCGAATAATAACGTCCCATAATTTATTTTATTTAATTGATTAATACATTACAAATATAAACATTCTTTTTTAATTTCCTACTACTTTATATAAAAAGTTTTAAAAAAAATTACCCTACATTAATGTAGGATAATTTCTATACTTTTATTTGTTTTAGTTCCTAACTTTCCACTACATAAATTACAAGCACTACAACTCGACTTATAACCCATTTCTTTACTCGCTGGGCAACCAACATACCCTAACTTATTTTCAGTTGCTACAAACGACCTATAACCTAAAATTTCAGCACTTTGTTGCTCACTTGTTGTATGCGTACTTGCCATAAAATAATCACCTAAATTAGTTTTATTCCATTGGTGCGTATAACCCGTCCAATTGTCGCATACTTTTACCATAGAACGAATTAATTCAATTGGGTGCAAACTTGGTTCACCATACGTTCCGAAACGTACATAAGTACCTTTGCTCATTTTGGTAACTTTGTCTAACATTGAAATATCAAAGTTAGGTATATTGTCTATACTACCAAACTTTCTAAATACACTTTTTAAAGATGAAATAAAACCAACGTATTGATTAAATTTATGTGTATAACATTTGCCATAAGAATTGAAAGGACAATCCAAACAATTGCTATCTGCGTTACTAAAAAAGTTTTTCATGCCAATTGCTTCATTCGTTTCAAAACGTTTCTTAACTAACTCAAATTGCTTATAAGAAAACGTGTACGTTTGTACTATCTTACGTTTCTTATTAGATTCAATTTTGTCATTCTTTGTTGTTGCTAACGTAACAACTTGAATAGTGTCTTTGTGTTTAAATACCAAACTCATATGTAATTGTTTTAATTGATTAATACCCTACAAAGATATATAAACTTTTTTAATATCCTACTACTTTATAAAAAATAATTAAAAAAAATTTTAATACCACTATTCTATAAATGTACACGTGTACATATGTGCGTGTGTAATATAATAAAAAAATAATTAATAAAAAAATTTTTTTTATTAGGATATTAAATTTATTATACCTACATTTGTATTGTAGGTTTGAAAGAGATACGTGCTGACTTAACAAGTTTCAGAAGAGTAGACTCCAACCTACCCTAAACTTTTTTTAACAACCCTTATTTAGAATGATTATAAATTGCAAAAAAGTTTGGTAGATTAAAATATTATGCTTACATTTGTATACTGAAATTTAAATATTAATTTTAACGCTTATGACAAAGTGAAATTTGACATATTATATTTGCACACCCTTTCCACGAGATTTGGTGCATAAATTTATACCCTTACTTTTTTAAGTAGGGGCAATAACTTGTGCCAATATTTTTACTGGGCTGGGCTGACTTACTATGCACGTTTTTGTGGTAATGTTCCACGTGAAACATTGTGTCCGTAAATTTCGGCTGAAAAAGTGGTTGCGTGTTTTTAAAGGGCATAAAGGTTTCTTTAACTTATTTTCCCCTATGGAAAATCTATGTCCATACCCTATTTTTAGGTAAAAAACGCCATTTACTAATTCTTTGTACCATTTACTTACACTATTTACCACTTTTTACCACAAAAACCCGTTTTTTGGCTCAAAATCGCCACATAATATTTGCGTGCTAATGTAGGTACAAATAAGTACGTCATATCCATACCTTGTACAGAAATCTGTACAAGTTGTACTTGATGGGAACTACGTTCCCCACAGTATATGGGTATGTGGTACACTGGTGTTATATTACTATTAAATTATCGTATAAGTTATATGATGATATTAGTATTGTCATATAAAAATTGTTATGTATGTATACATGTGACATAGTATAGTTATGTTTTATTCTCAAAGTATTTGTAGCCATTTTCTCTTAGGAGGATATGCCCTAGTGCTGCTGCATATTCTTCTATGGTAATAAAATCTGACACTATATTACCATGTTCATTCTGGAATGTTTTTGTATATTTTCCGTTATTAAGTTCTGCGTACATTGTGGGTGATTTCATATTGCCAAAGAATACTTTAAACTTTTTTCTTATATACTTATTTGCGTTATTATTCATATAAGATTGTTAGATTTTAGTATATATGTTTTTATATATTCTTTTATGTATTTTATTGCGTCATGATTATTCATTGTACAGAAATATGTACAAGTGTTATCATTTATTATATAATGTTTTTCACTACCAAAGTTTTTTGTATCTTGTGTTATTTTACGTAAGATATTTTCTTGTTTAATATTTTTAGATAACTGTAGTTCATATTTTACATTTACATCATAGAAATATTTTACTTCACATTCAATATTGTTCTTATATATTATTCTATTGTTTCTATTATAGTGAATTTCTTCTATAAGGATATTATCTACATAGTCTTTTGTTATGTGTATATTGTATGTATCTTTATATAGTATTGTTTCTTGTCTATACATTGATTATTCTTCTTCTTTGGGTTGAGATGTTTGTTCTTCTATTATTGTAACTAGGTGTAGTGCTAGGATGCAGTTTTCGTGTATTACTTTATACCCACCAGCGAAGTGTACATCTTCAACGATTACGCCTTCTTTTATTTCATCATCGTGAAAAGTAAATTTAACATGTCTCATCTTATTTCTTTTTATTTTCTTCAAACCAGATTCCAAAATTGGCAGTTCTTATTTCACCTTGTGCTGTAACCAATGACCCACAAAAATTATAATCATTATGAGTCAATGCTTTCTCAATCATAGCTCTTACTTCTTCTTCTGAATACATTCTTTCAGTCATGTATTTAGCACCAGCAATAAATGAATCTCTATCTGCGTCATGTCTTTCAGCAGCTTCTTCTAATGTTTCTTTTTTCATATCAATCTAATCTTTTAATTAGTTTAACAGTTTTTGTTGGTATTTGCATATAATAAGGTTTTCTTATATACGTCATACCATTATTATGTGCATGTGCTTCGGTACAATCATATGTTTTGCCATCAATTGTTTGCACACGAGTATCGATTACTGTTAAGTCTTTATGTATATCAACACCAATAAGTGTAAATAAACAACCAACAATAATCATCCCAAAGATTGCACCTATAATGTTATTATTTTCCATACTATTACTTTTCTAAATGAGGATTGTATTCCATTACCACACGTGTGTGGAGTCCATTAACTCGTCTATAAATAAATTCTTTAGCCTTTTCAATTGTAGGGTGTGTATTTGCAGCACCTATACTACTTCTACATTGCAACCAGAAAGGAAACCACCATATACGTGATTGAACTTCATATCCTAAATAGTCATCTTTAACTATTCGGTATTTTCTTTTAAATGTTTTCATATGTAATATTTAGTTGTTAGTAACTCTATTAATCGTTGATTTTCTTTTATCAAATCAACGACCTTATAATTTTTTAATATTTCTTCACATTCAATTAAAGAATTATTTGTTTGAATTAAAGAGTTTTTAATCTGCTTTAATTCTGATATAGGTAGTTTATACATTAGTTATAGTATTTTAATGAGTGTTTAAATATTTTACATTTTACTTTTCGTATTTTGCTTTAAGTCTTAAATACTCTTGGTATTCTTTTTGTTCCTTTTCAAAATATTGTTCCCATTGTTTGGGAACTTCGATTTCTGTTTCTGGGTCAAGCACATGATTTGCTTCAAATATAACAGCATCTTGACATGCTTTAAATCCAGCAGTAAACATTATCAATTGAGCTTCCAAACTTTTTGCTAAATCATATTCATAATGTGGAATAGCATCTCTCCAATCTGTTGCTCTTAATTGTTCTACTATTAAAGTGATTCTTTCTGTTATTTTATTTAAAGTTAACATCATATCTTTTAATTTTATAATACAAATGTATGAATAATATTTTACTTATCCAAATTATATTTAACAATATCGATTAGATAATCTATAAGTTCATTTTGTGCTTGTTCTCTTGTTCTATATAAAACAGAATAGTTTCCAAGTTCCCATCGCCATTCTTTTTCTGTTAAATCATTTGGATAGCCAAAGAATTTATTAACAACATAACAAAACTTAGGTTCAGTTGTACAATCAGTATGTATGTCGCCAAATAACTGATGTTCGGTTTCAAACCAATTCATAACTTCTGATTTAAGTGGTGCAGAGATATAAGTTTCATCACCAATACCATTAGCATAGAAAGTATGTTTACCATCTGCTTTGTATAGTGAGTATTCCATACCAAACCATGAGTATTTATCATACCCAATTTCTTTTAGTGCTAGTGCTTGTTCGTATGTTACGAATTTTTCCATATCATTGGTTATTTTATAATACAAATGTATGAATAATATTTTAATAAAACAAATTAAAGTTTACCATTTTTCAATAATTCTTTCAATTCCCATGGGGTATATTTCTCTGTATATTCCATACTATTTTATATTAGTTAATGGGTAACTATTTAAGATTGAATCTTTATCTACTACATAATATATGTCGTTTGGGTCATAAGGATTACCTATTCCTTCCTCTGTTTCAGCATTCTCACTTGCTTCTTTCAATGCAGCTTCTACATGAACTTTAGCAAATGCAATCATCATTTCAGAAACATATCTACCCGACATTGATAATCTAAAATCTTTATCATCATTAATGATTAAAAACTCTTCTGCTGTTAATATCTTTCCCATACTAATTCTTTATATTCTTCTTGCGTCATAAATATTAATTTAATGATACAAATTTACAAATAATATTCCATTTATACAATAATTTGTTATATTTATAAATAAATAATTTATTAATGAGAAGATTTGACAAAAAGAAGATTATACGTGAAGCCAATTTGAGATTAGAGCAAGAATTTGTTTTTGAAAGAATGTTAATGACAGAAATTGGTGAAGCAGCACCTTATACTATTTCATATGAAGATGACGGTTATAGAAACGTTAGATATGAAATAAAAACAGAACAATATGGTTTAGTAACTATGGAATTAACTATTTCTAAATATTTTAAAAGTGATTTTAACAGACTAGAATATAGATTTGACCGTGTTGGTATTGAAGAAATGGATGAAAAAGATTATTGTATTGGTATTAGTTTTGGTGTTAAAACAACTGAAAAGAGTAATATTAGTACTTACGGTACAATAAACTCTCAAGCAGCACAAATCATGGCGACAAACACTAAAGCTACTAGTGAATATATTGATGAGATGGCAGCTAAAGGTTATCGTCTAATTATGGTATTTTCATCTCCAGTTGAAGATAATAATGATAAGGCTAGAGAAAGGGCTATAGACACTTTAAAAGGTTATGTTTCGAATAATAGACCAGTTTCTGAAAGAGAGGTTAGAAATTATGTTAAAATTCAAAAATTATTGGATTATTATTATGAAATTATTTTTAGAGCAATATTAATTGACGGTGAATATCGTCCTAAAATGACTGGTGATGAAAGTGAAAAATATGAGAATAATACTCAGACTTTTATTAATAATCTTAATATTGCTGGTTCAAAAAAAGGAATCTTGTTATGTTTATATGATAAACAATATAATTTAGATAATTTACTAAAACAAGCAAAAAGAGAAGCTGCAACACAAACTCAAGAGGGTGACAATGAAGATATTATTAACATTAAAACTTATTTTTCAGTATTACGTTTTTTACGTGATAAAATAGATTCAACCGATGTAGATTATATTCAAAATTTAGTTGCTAACGCTCCAGTATCATCAACAGCTTTACCAGCAGATGAAAGTTCTATGAGAGAACGTTTATACAATAAATATTTTGATGAACAAATTGCGTCAAACTCATTATTAAAAAACTTTGTGAAATTCAAGAAAGGTGGTGAGATAGGTATCTATGATTATCTTAAAGCTGTTGGTGAAGACAAACCAGTAAAGACTAATGCAGAAATTGATGCCGATATAACAAATGCATTAAACGCTCAAAAGTTAATAATTAAAATAGGTGAACAATCTAGTTTATATGATTTAAATTCAGATAACAGTAGATTAATTAGTGTTTTAAATAGTTTAAAGAGGAATCGTCCATCTTTAAACCATCTTTTAAGTACTATTGGTAATTCTATAGAGATAAAAGATATTGATAGAAATGTTGCTGAAAGCATAGTTAGAGAAATAAGAGCAGCTTTAAACTCTGACTTTAATAATGGTCAAGACCATGTAGAAATAACTTATGGGGGTCAACCATTTGACGTTCCAAATAATTAAAATAAAACAATGAGAAAATTTGATAAAAAGAAAAATATATTTGAAGCTAACTTGAGATTAGAAGCTAACCGTTTATTTGAAATGATAGACTTAAATGAAATCGCAGATTCAAAAGGATATCCATATGAAATATTAAAAGATTGGGGTTCTAATGGATATAAAGTAAGTTTTAAAGTACCAAAAGATGAAAATGAGATAACTGCTATAGACCCGTCAACAGAATGGAATATGTATATAAGTGTTGATGGTAGAAATAAATTAGGTCTTGAAAACTTTATACTTAGAATAATCGATAACGATACTGAAACGTTTAACAATTTACCAAATAACATATTTGGTATTGAAGTATCATTTGGTGTGATTGATGAATATGATACTACGCATTACCCAGAATTAAAAGGTAGAAGAGTTTTGTCTATTATGGGAACTGTAAAAGCAGCAATTAATGAATTTATTTTGAGACAACTTGCTGATAATAAACAATTATTAATAATATGGTCATATCCATTATCTGGTGGTAAAGATGGTTATTTAAGAGAAAAACTTTATAATACATATTTCGATATGGAAATTAAAAGGTCAAAAATATTAAGTCGATTCAAAAAATTCAATTATGGGGGGTATAGTGGGATTTATAATGCTGATTTATTAAAACCTAATGATAGTGTTCATGCTAATGTTAAAACATTGGATTCAAAACCTTTTGAAGTTACAATTTTTAAAGATGGTGATGAAGAATTATATAATAAATTTTGGAAATATTTAGATGTGTTAAATGATAACAATACTTATCCAAATTTGAATGTAAACTTTTCTGAAGTTAATGGTAGAACATACATCTATTCTAGTATAAGAATGTTATCAAAAGAAAGTGTTAAAACATTTTTAAATAAATTTAGAGAAAAATTTAATGCAGAACTTAAAAGTGATGTTAATAATGGAGTTGAAATAAAACATGGTAATAAAATTATTTCTGATGTAAATGACCCTTATTTAAATAATTAAAACAATATGAGAAGATTTGATAAAAAGAAAATTATACATGAAGCCAATTTAAGATTGGAACAAGACCGTTTATTTGAAATGATAACCTTGAATGAAATCGCAGATTCAAAAGGGTATCCATATGAAGTGGTAAGTGATTGGGGCAGTATGGGTCATAGAGTTGGTTTTAAAGTACCAAAAGATGAAAATGAGATAACTGATGAAGACCCATCAACAGAGTGGAACATGTTTGTATCTATTAGTATTAAAGCAAAGAGTTTGTATTCTGGTTTTGACCCAGATTTTGAATCATTAATTAGAGAATTAGGTTTTGAAGGTGAAAATTTACCAGATGATATCTTTGGTGTTTATATTTCATTTGGAGTTTTTAAAGATGAAAGTGGTAACGTTTCTTTCCCAGAATTAAATACTAACAAAGTTTTTTCTATTATGGCAACTGTAAGAGCAGCAATTTTAGAAGTGGTAGAAAAAACTATTCAAGAAGGTAAAAGATTAGTAGTGGTTTATTCATATCCAGTAACTGGTGGTAAAAAAGAAACTGATTTAAGAGAAAAACTTTATAATTTATATTATGATATTGAAATTAAAAGGTCAAAAATAATGAATAACTTTAAAAAATTTAGAATACGTAGTCTTTCTGGTATCTTTAATGTTGATTTGTTATCTGATGAAATGAAAAATTATGAGAAAAAAGCAAATTTAATGATTCACGTGATAAAACGTGGTTCAATGGATTTGGATGATGAAGATTTCTACAATGCATTTATAAAAATGTTCGATGAAGATAAAGATAGTTTCTTTGTACAAAAAGGTAAATTAGAGCCTAAACAACAAGGTAGTATTGAATATATGGAATACCTATTAAAATCTGTAACAGCAACTGAGGCTAAAAACTTTTTTCAATATTTTAATGAGAAAACTGGTTATGATTTATTTAAGGCATATAAAGCTATTGTTTATTATGATAATAAAACAATAAAAAATATTGAAGAAATAAATTAATTTAAACTAATATAAAACAATGAGAAGATTTGATAAAAAGAAAAATATACGTGAAGCTAATTTGAGGTTGGAGCAATATTTCATTTTTGAAAGAATGTTAATGACAGAAATCGGTCAAGCAGCACCTTATACTATTGCACATGAAGGCGATGATTATAGAACTGTTAAATATGAAATAAAAACAGAACAATATGGTTTATTAAATGTATTTTTAAAAATATATCTTAAAGAAAGATATTCTTTTCAACATGATGGTAAATTAACTGATGTTGGTATCGAATATATGGGTGAAAACGATTATGCTTTAGAAATTAGTTTTAGTATTAATGGACCTAATATTACTATGTACCCTACTTTAAATGGTGGTCAAGCTGCAAGAATAATGGCAACTAATCGTGATGCAATAAATGAATTTATTAATGAAAAACATAATGATGGTAAACGTCTTATTATGTTATATTCATCACCTATAACTGATGATAACGATAGAGATAGAAAAGAAGCTTTCAACAGATTAAACCGTTTAATTACAGACCGTAAATTAGCTGAAAGAGAAGTTAAAGACTATGTAAGAATTTTAAAAACATTAACTAGTTATTACGAGAAACTTAGAGATTATATCATATACGGTGAATATGAAATGACTAATGATGAACAAAGTCAATATAGTGATAAAAGAGATTTACTTCAAAGTATGCGTCCAAAAGCAGAATTTGTTTTTTTAAGTATGTTTGATGATAATTTTAAATTAAGAAATTTAACTGAAAAAGTAAAACGAGAAATAGCAGCATTAGGTGTAGAAAATCCATTAGAAGATGATATCGCAAAAGGAATTTTAACAAAATTACGTGATAAAGTTTTCAGAGAACCAACTTATGCTGAAAACTTAGTTAGAAATGCAGAAAGAAATCCACGTGATATAGATGCAAGAGAAGGTACCATGAGGGAAAATCTATATAATAGAACTTATGATGAACAAATTGCAACAAACCCTTTATTAAAGAACTTTGTTAAATTCAAATATTATAGTGAATCTGGTATTTATGACAAACTTAGAGCTGAAGAATCTAAAGAGGAAAAAAGAATTGCTGATGAAGAAGAGGCTAGAAAAAGAGCTGAACGAGAAGAAGCAAGACGTATAGAAAGAGAAGAGGAAGAAGCTAGACAAAGAGCTGAAGAAGCTAGACGTAATCAAGTATTAAAAATTAAAATAAATACAAACTCAAACTTATATTTCAAATTGCCTAATTTATATAAAGCATTAATGTCTAGTCAAATTAGAGATAAAGTAACGATTAATAACCCAACAAATGATACAATTGCAATCACTGGCGTTAGCCAAGAAGATGCAACCGAAATTATAAGAAACATAAACTCATCATCTTTAGGTCTGAATTTAAAACATGGAATTGGTGGTGTCGAATTGACCTTTGGCAACCAACCATTTGAATTAAACTAATAAAAAAAAGTGGAGATTAAGTCTCCACTTTTTTTTATGGTAAATAAATTAAACAAAAAACAATACCAGAACTTATTGACCAAGCAGTTGTCAAAACCAAAGCAATCGTCCAAACTTTTGGTGGTTTATGAAAAATATCATAAGTACCATAAATAGTTTTAAATCTTCTAAAAGCGAAGAATGTGTATAGGATACACAAGATAGTTAATGTAATCATAGTTATTCTTTAATATATTCTGAAACAACGTTAGCAATGATTGTTTTTATAAAATCATCTGTCAATTTAAATTTAAGGAATGGATTTGGATGTTCACCATTAGTTGGTCCCTTCAGTTCAATTGAATCGATTGCATGATTAATAATACCAGTTAATTTATCAATATCTAAGTTATCATAGCGTTTAACCATAAAGTTTTTGAATTGTGTGTCTCGTTGTTCTTTGGTTAACATAATTGATTGCAGCCCACCAACATGAAATGTTCTTTTCATTTTTTCATCATTGTTATCTTCAAGACGTTTCATAGCTTTTTGACTTGCTTCTTCTAGGTCTTTCCAGAAGTAATAAGAACCGTTAGGTGCGTTGCCAGTATCAATAGTTTCGCCATCAATTAAAAGGTCAACCATAAAGAAATTATATAGTTGTTTATTTTCTATTGTTCTATTATTTAATTCAATTTTCTTCATTTTCTTTTTCTAAATTAATCTGTTCAATAATTTCACCTATAGTTCTATACACATTATGCAACCCCCAAATTTTATCTTTCATAGTGATTGGTTCTTGTGCAAGATTAATAGCTTTCATTAAATCTTCTTCAGTATAAGTTATCATCTATCTTATTTATTTTTATTTAATTCAACTAATAATAAATCAACGGATTTTACCGAATACTCAAGAGCAGTTCTAGTATCATGTCCATGTGATAGCAAACCAGACATTAATTGAGTTGCCATATATTCTCTTTTAGTTAAACCTTCTTGGCTTTCATATTTAGAAATAAATGGAAAAGCTAAAGCATCTCCATTTTCTAATGCTGCTTCTAAATTGAGCTTATCTGCTTCTTCTGGTGTCATGACTTATTGAGTTATACGTTTGACACCTAGAGGTCTTAATGTTTTCATTATTCTCTCATTTTCGTATTCAGCGTCTTTCATCTGACCATAGTTATCAATATACCTATAGTATGCGTCATAGCCTCTAGCCATATCTTTAATCTCTTGGGTTAATTCAAACCCTTCTTCCATTTCTATTGTCATAATATTTATTTTTTATAAATGTACTAATAATTTTTTATTTTACCAAATCTTCTGGTGATTATTTCTTCCAATTTACCATAAATTTCTTGTTCTTGTTCATCGGTTAAATCAGTCCACCATGCATCAACCATTATAGAATCTTCTGTTAACATATCAATTATTTCACCGACAGCTTTTTTGATTTCTACTTTGTTTTTTATATCTTCCAACATCTTCTTTGTATCACACCCTTGTTTAGATATAATCAAATCTTTACCCAACTTATCAAAAGTTTCTTTTACACGTTTATTAGTACTCATAGTTTTATCAATGTTATACATCCGTTTTTATCTAACAATGGTGTAGCATATATGTTTCCACATTCGTTACACAATGTTTCTATTAATGGTCTATCTTTCTGAGCATAATCATAGTTACCATGTAGATTTTCTGATTCACCACATGTAGGACAAGGTGCATCCAAGTCTAATTCATACTTAACTCTTATCTCGCTTTTTTCATGCAACCATTTTTCAAATAGTTGTTCTTCATCCATTGTGAACAACCCTTTATGCTCACCATTTTTTGACCATACAGAGACTTTTTGAGCTGGAGTTAACTTGTTCATCCAAGCAGCAAATTCAATCATGTCAGAGGCTTTAAATTTAAACCCTTGCACTTCTTGACAATTATGGTAGCCATTGATAAATGACGACCTAATTATATTAAACCTTGATAACCCATGATTGGTTTTGTTTGATATTTTCCATGCCAGTTCTTCACCTAGTTTTTCAATATCAACAAACTCAAAGATTTCATCGCATTGAGTTTTGGAAAGTTTGTACTTCTCTGGTGATGTTTTTAATATAGTTTTATCTGTGGTTGCAACTAAAAATCTATCAATATTGATAAGACTATATTCGTTATTGTCTTTTAGTAGTTTCATACAGTTTTATTTAATCTTCCAAAGCATTATCACAGAAATAAGTCCGATACCAATCATGATGCCGCCAGTTATAATTAGGATGTCACCTATTATACCATATATTTTATGTTTCATATTACTTCCAAATATTTATAATGGTTTCTACTAAAGACACTATAAGTATTAGTATAATAAATATACAATATGTGATAAGACCGATTGGAGGTATAAGACATATTCTATAAAATGTTTTATTATCAAACATAGTTTCACTTAAAACATCTGTTAGTTCTTTAGTATTAAAGATATTAACTATTGTTATTATCAATGCTGCAAAAATTATTATTCCCATAGTTTTTAAATTTATATTACAAATGTAAGAAGAATATTTTAATCTTCCAAATCATCTTCAATAATTTCGTATAAAAAAGGATTATTTAATACACCAGTTTCCAAAAAATCTTTTTCTTGTTGTGTTAATGAGTCAGCACCATATCTGCTTATTTTATCCAACACATCATCTTCTTCTAGATAAATCTTTCTCCAACCATGCAGCATAATCATTACGTTTTCTCTGGCAAAACCAAACTTATCGTAATTATATATTCCCATCAATACTTCTTCAGTAACTTCAGATACTTTTGAATATCCTTCTGCATCATGATGTAAGTTAAAATCAATTTGTTTTATTCTATTTAACTCATCTTCGGTGCAAACAATTATAGTCGTACTATATATGTTTGTTGCTTCATCTTTCCAAGTATATTTTTCTCCATCGTAGTGTAAGTCAATTAATTCTAAACTATCTATAAAATCAATATCAAGTTGTGTTACTCTGCCATGTCTTTTTAAAGTGTCTTCAGTTTTATAAGTACTGAAATATTCATAAACTCTCTTCATCTAATTCATCTTTAAACATTTCTTCTAATTCTTCTTTTGTTTCGTATTTGTAATCTTTATTCAGCATACGAATATAGGCACAATCACTAATCCAATTATCACAAATTAAACATTCACCATTATGGTCAAATTTACAAGGTTGTTTCATATTATTTTTTTATCATTGTGTAAACATCAATAGTACAATATTCAGTAATTGCTGCTATTCTTTTTCTGATTAATTCACCATTTAATTTTGATTGCTTAAACATTTTTCTTGAAAATACAATACAATCTTTAGGTATTTTATTATAAATTTGTTCATCAATATGTGTTGGAAACAAAGTGTTATCTAAATAAATTACTGTCGCATCAGATATATCAACGTTTATAAAATTGTCATTAATAAAACTTATATTATCAAACTTATATTGGTTTAAAGTATTAATTGAATGTTGATATCGTCTTTCACTATATTCAATGCCGCATGATTTTTTAGCATTGCACATGATTCCTACATGGAAAACTAATTTCCCCAAACCAGAACCTAAATCATAAAAAACGGTATCTTCATTAAAATATTCTTTATAGTTATCAATGATTATATTAAAAGATTTATACCCAGTTTCGCCATACCCTTCACTCCCAACAATACCATAATCGAATAACGTATTATTAATACATTTTTGACTAGAAAAATTATAAATTTCTTTTAATATATCATCCATATTAATATAAGTTTTCAATTACATTAACTGCTTTACACTTCACACCATTAACAATACAGTTTTCAATGTAAGCATAAGCTTTGCTATCTTTTAAATTAGTATTAAACCCAAAATGATTTAAAATAACTAACAAATTACCATTACTTGGGCTGTCCATATCTTGTGATATAGATATGTGTTTACAAACACCTTTTGGATGTTCTTCCACTGTATAGACAACTCTAATATCTAATGGTAATAATATTTCAAAATCATCACAACCTTCTGGTATAATAGGTAATCTGTTTTCAGACGCATGTTTCATTGTGTCAAAATCAAACGGATTTGCTTCTGCGTGTATGATGAGCCTAGCTATTCTGCTAGTGAGTTCATCATCCATAAGTAATATTTCTAACATGATACTAAGTATTAAGGTTTTATTTTGTAAATGTCAGATATATTTTTCATAGATTCTAACATTTTAACTATTGATTTGTGATAATCTTGTGCAGCAAGATGAAACTCTATGCTGTTTTTAACGAATTTATCAAAATCTTTTGTAATCGATACTGGAGTTGGTGTATTTTCATACATAAACCCCATTGCTTTTTGCTGCATAAGTAAAAAGTCTTTCATGTATTGGTTAAATGATTCCATATTTTTAATTGTTTCTACAAATGTACAAAATAATAGTAATTAATACAAGTACAATCGGTTATTTTCTCTAGAAAAATAATTATCTTTTCTATAATTGTTAGAATGCAGAACAATTCTATACTTATCCAATATCCATTTATAATTAAATAAGTCATATAATAAATCAGAATGTATTATTGTTTTATTATTATGTAAGTCTTTATAATATATTTCTTCAAAATAACCACTATTGTACTCTATTGACATATAAGTAGAGTGGTGCTCATATCTATTAGTATAAAATAAATAATCTTTATCTATTTCAAGTATTGCTTGAAATTTAATATTTAAATCTTCGCCATTGATACTTACATCTACGGTTTCAATTCTCTTAGTGTAATTAAGTCTATTGATAGTATCAAAACCATTTTTAACAGATATTCTAACATCTTTTTCATAATAGACATGTTTGAATATACCTTTATTATCCTCATAAAATACTATTTCACCATTTTCGTTTTTAGTACCTTCTTTAAATTTTCTTCTCATCCATTCAGTTGGTTTATCTGGGTAGTTAAATTCCATGTAAACCTTATTGTTATCTTCATCGTATTCCGTATGAACAATAAGATTATCATCATTAAACTCTTTATAACTTTTTATGTTATAAGTTTCTGGATAAAAAGTACATTCTTGTTTAATCATAACGCTATTTTGTAAAATTTGTTTGATAACTTAAACCTATGGATAAGGAGTGAATTGTTTTAATATTAGATATGGTAAAAACATTCAATACGTCAACAATACTAATTGAAATGTATTTAAGTTTGTAACTAATAGTAGTAGTACCATATAGTGTTGTGTTTCTAATATTCATAATATATGGTTGGTAGTAGTATTCAGAAGATAGTGTAAACTTATTTATAGTGTGATTTAACTTCAACCTAACTGAATGTCTAAGATATGTTGCACCAGTATTGTTTATCTTTTGATACAACACACCATATGAATATCTTATTTTAAATGAACCAATAGAATCACGTCTGCCATAACCAATCCCTAATAAGTTATCCATGTTTAAATTTCTGGTCAACGAATAGTTTGTCTGATAGTTAATGAACGCACTATGTTTTCCTTGTGATAAAGCCAACGTTAGTTTATTAGCGAATTCATGTTGTGTTATTTTACCTACGTATGTAATGTTTTCATTCAATGAATTATTAATAGAAAACCATTTTTTTTCATAACCATTAGATGAAATGAAAGAACCAGAATAAGCTTTAACTTGATTATCGGTATAGTTAAAACCTAAAGTGTTGCTCAAATTATAAGTCTGACCAACACTTTTAAAACTAACCAATAATAAAAACACAATTAACCACTTCATAGGTTTTTTGATTTTTCTTTTATGTTATCTAACATTTCTTTTTGAAATCTATCTTTATCTTTAATCTCCTTAAAGTAAAGATAATCCTCTAAACCTTCTGAGATTACATATAACAATCCAGCTGGTATTGCTAATATAAGAGGTACTATACCTAATATAAAAGTTATAATTCTAAGTGTCCAAACTAATATCATATTCATTCTTTTTTATTAAACAGTAAATACTTTTCTATTGACATTCTTCTTTCAATAGTAACAGCAACAAACTCACTTTGCTCATTGTTTTTCGATATCACTTGAAAGTAATTAACATAAATCTTTTTTGTTCTGCGTCTTAGCAAATCAGTCATGATTTCATTATCGCTTTCAACATTACATATAACGTATTGAATAAAATCTTCAAGACCATTTGAGAATATGTTTATAGCTAAAACATTTTTATTAGAATCAATTGCTGCTCGTTTAATAAAATAATAGTTACCTTCAACGATATCTTCATGAAAGACTTCAAATTTTTTATATCTTTCAGATAAAATAGAAGAAACAGCAGTTGATATATCATAATCATAAACAACTCTAATTGTTTGATTAGAGTCACAACCTTTAAAATCACTAAAAGTTAATGTGTTTTTATCTAAATAAGTTCTTTCTACAACTTCAATAGAATCTTGACCAAATAATGTGAATGATAGTAATATCATTAATAATGTTAACTTCATAAAATTTATTTTTAATTATTCTGCTGGAACTATAAAATCAATATAATTAGTTCTTCCAAATTTTATCGTTTTACCATTTTTTGTTTCTTTTACAATATAAATCTTACGATAAATATATATTCCTACACTTAAACTGTATATTGGCCAAAGTGGTTCATACCAATTATTGTAAACTGTGATATCTTTGTCTTTGTATTTTCCTATACCTTCGATTTTAGTATACTTACCTTCATCAATCTTTGTTATTTTAACATAAGAATATACGCTGTCAATTATTTTTCCTTTTGATACTTGAGTAAAAGAAAAATTCGTTGAAATTAAAAACAATAAAATTATAAATCTTTTCATAAAACAAATGTACTAATAATAATTTAAACAACCAAATTATTATTTAAATAATTCATAAAACTACTATAATTCTTTCTGACATACATAACTCTGTCGCTGAAAGAACCTTTGAACTTAACTGAATCAGTGTATTTATACACCAATGTTTTAGCGGCAGCAAATGCTTTTCTATCTGGCATACCTTTTTTGTCTATAAGGTAATTAGCAATGTGACCATATGTCCCATTCCATTCATCACACCTACTCATTCTATTATTTCGTAGTCACCACAAATGGTTCTCAATTCACCATCATAATTAAACTCAATACAATTTTCATCTTGATAATAATCATTAACAATAAATTCTTGTGTTGCTGTTCTGATTACAATATTATTCTGTCTATGTGATTTACTAACAATACCAAGTAACGTGAGTACTGCCACTATAAAAATCACAACAAATACTATTCTTCTACTATTATCCATTTTTCTTTTGTTTTAAGATTAGTAATGCGTCCTTCAAACCTAACTCAATTGCTTTTTCATATGATTTAACACCAGTCTTAACATACTCCATTTTATCTCCAGTATGCAACACTGCTGCATATGTCTTATCACCTTCATAAGTTGTTGGGATAGCATATACATCGATACCTTTCTTTCTTAACCATGATTGTAATTCAGTTTGAGTAGGTTGTTTGAATGTCTTTTCTTTGCCACTGATACCACCTCTAGTGTTAGTACCATACAAACTACCCTTTTCTGTTTTAAACAACCACATATCATTAGAGTCACGATAACCTAAATCTGTGGCTAACATACCAGTTTTAATTGAAACCTTTTTCATATTGTTTTATTTTTAACAAATGTACAAATTCTTTTTTAATCCACCAAATAAAATTATAGAAATTTTTCAGAAATCATATCTCGCATACCGTTTTCTTCTGGTCCAAATACCATTTTATGTATAACTGGTGGGTTTCCTATCCTTCTATGTAGAATTGTCATTTTATCTTTTGAATAAGAAAATGTTTTCCATGAATTTTCTTTTGTAGAATAAATACAAGACCATCTTACCAATCTATTTTTCTTATCATACTCAAATCTTTCTTCGTATTCATCAATAACATTATTTAAGATTACATTACCTTTCTCGTTGTATTTTGCATAAGCAACTAAAACACCTTCATTATATTCTGAAGATGTTTTAATGTTATAGTTATCATAGTAAGTTGCTTCTTGTTTAATCATAAGTTTAACAATGTAATGTTACCTTTTCTTTTTAACTCACGTCCAGGTGCTTTATCAGTTGGTGCAAACAATAAGAAATTAACATAATCTTTTGTTTCTATTGGCAAACGCATTATGCTTTCTAATGGATATTCTTCTTCATTGGTAGTATCAATAACCTTTAAGTCTGCAAGATAAGGTTCTCTGTGCAGCGACCATTCATATTCGATTAGTTTAACTTTCAATGTAAAAGTTTTATCTCCATCAATAATCTGAACTTCTTGTTCATCATTGAATTCATAATGTTCCCAGTTAATCATTTTTTCTAAGTTTACGTTCACCATCAATAATCCACCATGCTACCAATGAGAAACCAATCAATGTTATAATGCCAATTGCTACCATATTAATCTAATTTTTGCCACCTAACTATTCTTGGATTAACATATTTAGGCATGTTGTTTTTAACTAAGTTTATTATGTCTTGACTAGCTGAATCTGATATAGTAAAATCCAATACTTCAATTTCAACCAGTTGGTCGTATACCTCCACAATCTTTATCTTTACATAAATATTATGCTTAATGACATCAGACCCATCGTTCTCAGTGTAAAACGCTAACTTATCGTGATAAACACCTAATTGACCTATTTTTAATACTAATTTCTTTTTAAATGAATTAGATATTCTTTCAAAAAAATTTTCTTCTTTAAAATTTTCCATATTATTTATAATCTAAGTCGTGTGAATCAAATGTACTATCATCATAATCATCTTTATGTCTAGGTTTATAAGCATCCTCATGCATCACTTTGATGTTAGCTAAATCAATTGACAAACGTTTAACATCATCTTGCAGCGTTTTAATCTCTTCCAATTTTGCTTCAAACAAATCAAAAGATTCTCTTATAAGAGTTCTTTCGTTGTCTGTTAAGTCTTCCACTGAAACTGTAATGGAGTTAGCCATTTGTTTTAAATAACGTTCTTCCAGTGTTTCAAAGTTAAATGATTTCTCCATTTTCTATTTGTTTTTTACGTTCCAACAATTGTATCTGTCTATCTATTTTTTCTTTGATTTCAGATTTAGTATATCCTTCACTTTCAATATTACAATGGATAGTAAAAACCCATATTGGTTTTGATATGGTTATCATATCACCAAATAAAAAATATCTCTTTCTACTATAAGTTTTAAAACCCTCATAAAATACAGTTTCTTCGAAAGTACCAAACTCCCCCATATAAGTTTCAACTTCATATTGAAATTCTCTACCGTTTACGTTTAATGTCTTCATAATTAATAACCATAATAAGTGTTACGTTCATACCGATATTCGTTAGGTGTTGGTTGATAAACCCACCCATCTCTGAAATAATTTTTATACATATAGAATTCAGCTTCACCCAATGAACCAAAAGATAATTCTGTTGACCTATTGTTTTCATTTACTTCAATAGTTCTCCAACCCCAAAACTTTTTGCGTTGAATGAACCATTCAGTTTTTGTTACATCACTAGGATTCTCTGATATAATTCTATATTTTTCCATTTTATTTAAAAGGTAAATTTAAATTTTGTATTGGTTTAAAATAACCTAGTATCAATGACACAATAACTCTGATTAAAATAAGACCAGTTATACCAGTTAACAACCAGATTACAAACATACCAAAAGATAAAATAAGGTACCAAACAAACGAACTAATTAGATATTTTTTCATAATTTTAGTTTTTAGAGTAATAAATGTTATCTGGGTAATCACCAAAAACGAACTTAGTAACGTGGCATAACCAAACCTTGTTAGGTCCATGTTCAGCATCGTTCAAATAGTTACCGTTGCTATCATGCGTTAATGTGTTGCAACCATCAAATGGTTCTGCACCAAACTTAACATCAACTTCGTTTGTTTTGTTAGATAAGATATCTAACAATTTGTCAGCACCAGCAACCATTTCTAGTTCTTCTTTGTCGCCTTGCCATTCTGGTAACACAATGTACCATTTATTATTCTTTTCTTTTTCGAATTTAAAAATTTTCGCTTCCATTTTTTTTAGTTTTAAAATTTATAATACAAAGGTATAAAATTAATTTAGATTATCCAAATCTTTTTTATCAAATTTTATTGTTATTTCAGTCATAAGACTCATAATCATAACAACAATAGCTATTGGAGTTAAACCAATACCAAACAAATACATTGCCAATGTCATTTTAGGTGCATACCAAGCACCCAATAATGTGAACAATGCAATAAAAATAACGTAAAATATATCATTCATTATTCTATTTTTAATTAAACCATTGTGGTACTTCTCTATTCTTCCATACAGCAAACCCACGTTTCTCTACCATATAGTATGCTCTGTATGATGCAACTGCATCACCTACCTTGCATTCGTCTGGCATTGCCAATGCAAATGGTGTAATATCACCTTTCTCTGGTATGTTTGGTTTATGCAGCAAGCACCATTCAATGATGTCTTCTGATTTGTGACGTTTACCATAACGATATGTGTATTCAGCACACAATTCTAAACCTAAATCACATAACCAAATGTAATTCTCATAACACTCACGAGCCCAAATAGCACATGGATGATTTTTATGTGATAACTTGTATGGTATGTCATATTGACTATCAGTCGCATGATGTACACCACATAATAACTGTGCTGTCTCAAGTATCATTTTAACAACGTGCTTGTCATTGTGATAAACAGCACATGTTCTTGGGTCGGTATCTAAAACAAATATATTCATAGTACAAATGTATGTAAAATTTTTTAATTAACCAAATTATTTTCGATAACTTCTAATAAAGTATTATAATCTTCATCTCTGTGTTTAATGTTTTTATTATAAACATAACTACCTTGTGATTGATTACTTTTATCGTATACTTCAATTGAGTTGCCGCTAACTTTACCTACTGAGAATTCAAAATTCTCTAAATTAGACATAAGTTCTCTAATGTCATTATTCAATACTCTGTTGTTAAATGTTGTTTCCATAACTATTATTTTTATTTATAATACAAATGTAGTTAATGTTTTTTAATTATGCAAACTTTTTGTAAAAAAAAAAAGAGGAAATTAATCCTCTTTTGGTTTTAATCCTTTGTAAGGGAAATAAATTAATATTAATATGTGTATTAATACACTTATTAAAGCCATGATTGGTTCGAATTGGAAACATACTCTATGAATCCAAACAAATGCTAGGTTCATAAGTATAAATCCTAGCATTTTTGTTATGGTATTTCTCATTAGTTATTATAAATCATTGGTGTTTTACCATCAGTGATAATAACTTTGTTCTTAGAATAACGAACTGCTTCAATCCATTGTTTAGTTAACACTTCCTTAGTCAAACCAACTGAACGTATTTTGTTTGCTTCAGCGTCAATCTTTGCTTTCTCTAACTTCATCTTAGATACTCTTAACTCATTCTGAACTGTGTTAGCTTCTTGAATTGCGTTGTTACGAGTTTCGATAGCTTTTCTCATAGACTCTGGAGGTGTTAACCCAGATGTAACTTCATTCAAATCAAAATATTTCTCAGCAAACTCACGTTTAAGTCTTGCTTGTACTTGAGCTTCAAATTTATTCAAGTTTGTCATAAGACTATCAGTAGTATAATTACGTGCTTCTTCTCTATATGCATTAACTACTAATCGATTTAAAATACTTGCTTCAACATTATTCAACATAACTTCTGGTTCATCAACACCCAAGTGTTTATAGTTGAACACGATGTCAATACCTTTTCCTCGTAATGGTTGGTATTGATAAACTGGGTCTACAGAGAACTGACCAGCATCCAAAGCACTAATATTAACAGCTTCTGCATCACCACTTGCCTCAAACATAGGCACTTGATACAATTGCGTACCTGGAGCCATTGTCCATTGTTTACCAGTAACAATATGGAAATCAGACTTTCCATTTCTACCATAATTTTCCATAAGGATACCTTCATAATTTGGTTCCACTCTTGAACATGATGCTAATACAACTACTAACATTACTAATCCTAAAACTTTTCTCATTTTTTTCTTTTTTTTTTATTTAACTTTTATTATTTGCCTACTCTGTCTAGGTTTTCAGCGTCCCCTATTATCATTAATAATATCTTAAAGCGTATCTACTTCCTTTATATTTGCTGTCTGGTGTTCCGTAGATAAACAATTTCTTTTCTTCCCAAACTTCGGTTTCTTTACCAATAGTTCTCCACTCTTGCCAACCAATTTCGTTCCAATACAAATGGGTAAACCCATTATAGTTACCAGTACGATGCAACACTTCTCCCAAAGCGACAGACAAACCACATTTAAAGTCTTCTGTTGCATGTTCATCAGTTCTTGCTAGTTGAATGTTGACGTATTCTTTAAATGCTAATACATCAAATGTTTTTTTCTTTCTTGACATGATATAAAGTTTTAATTAGATTTGACAAATGTAAGAATCTTATTTAGATATTCCTAATTTAAAATGGACAAATTTCAATTTTATCTAAAATAAATTATTCATTAACTTTTAAACATTTTTAAATGGTGATACAGTTATTATTTTAATATTATCATAACTTTTTAAAAAAATTTCTTGTTCAAAAGGATAATTTATATTAGCATCTATAGTTTCTTCAACATCAATATTATTAATTGGTGAAGTTATTTCTACAGAATATAATTTATCATCTTTATTAATACCTATATCAAATAAAGTGACATCATCTAAATTATCCAACGATAATGTGTAGTGATTACCAAGTTCATTAGTATTAATATCATCTATATTTGCTACAGATAAAACTCTATATAATTTAAGATTAGTATTTGTTTTTAAAACTTTTTGTAAATTTAATAATGCATTTTTAGAATTATCAAATTGATATTCATCTAATTCTGTATGTTTATCAATCATGGTTTCAATGTCATTTTCACTTAGATTTATGAATTTTGTTAATTCTAAATTTTCATTTACAAATTGTTTAAAGTTCTTAACTTTATCAATCATTTTTCTTATATCTTCGCTCATAGTTTCTTTTATATATAAATATTAAATTATTTTTGTTTTTAAGTTAATAATTAACTAAATGATAATTTTAATAAACTATTATTTTCTAACAAAATCATTAAATTCTTTTAAAACTGTTGAATATGTTGGGTAAGGCTTATTACCACTGTTGAATGCGTCAAACTTATTTGATAAATGATGAGTAAACTCAATTGCTTTATCTAAGTTAACATTTGGACATACTAATTTATAACCAACACCTAATTTAATATTAGTTATATCATTGAAATGAAAATTACCATCATTTTGATTATATTCAATTCTCACTTTTTCTATGTTGTTTATTTTAGCAACACTACGTTTGGTTTTAATTAAATTAATAATTAAAATAATTAACGCTGTTAAAAATATAGGTGATGTATACACCCAACTATTTGATTTAGTTATTAAAATAGATGAAACAATAATTCCACCAGTAAATGCTAATATATTAAGTAGCACAAAATTTATTCCTTTCATGATTGATTTAATTTAATATGAATATTCCTAATTCACCTAACGATGTTCTTTTTTCAGTAAACTTTGTTTCATGACAAAGTAATGCATCTTCAAATGTTCTTATGTTTTTAATAACATAAATTAATTGTTCTTTTAATATTTTTTTCTCTAAAATATCATTAGTTTCATTAATTATTTCATTAAATGCTAATCTAGTGTTTCTTAATTTGATTAAGTTATTCCAAATTTCACCATGTGAAAATTTCATATAAACTTGATTTAAATCAAATAATTTTTTATTTATTTTATCCATTATAATTAATTTTTAATAAAGGTACGGATTTTTTTTGACAAAAACAAATTTTTTAATCAAGTAATTCACTTAATGTTTTAACATCGTAAATAACAGACTCACCATTTTCGTTTTCAATTAAAGGTAAAATACCAACTTTTAACTCGTTTTTAGCAGCTCTAACGTGGTCTTTGATGCATTTCTCCAAATAGCTCTCAATCAATATAGCTAATGGGTTGTTTTCGTCTCTTAACGATGATAAAATATCACTCGTCATCTCTTTTGGTGTTTTTAATGAATTTGACATAATTCCTGGTTTTTAAATTTATATTACAAATGTATAAATAATATTTTAATTATACAAACTTTCAATGAAATTATTTTTTATTTTTTAAAATATCTTCCATTTGTCTTTCAAATGTAGTGACAGCAGCAGCAATCTTACGACAATCTTCATCAGATAACGTATTAGAATCAGCTAACATATCTTTGATACCCCTTGTATTCAAATTAAAATAAAGGTTCTTTAAATCGTTTAATTTAAGCATTGCACGTTGCACTGAGGTTGGTTTACCACCTTGTCTTTCTATGTCTTTGTTGATTTTGTCTTTACCATACCACTTTGGTAATTCTTTACCAGTTTTCTCCTTTTTAACGGACTTTTTTGGCTTTGGCGACTCAATGGTTGGTACAACCACTTTATCTTCTTCCTCTTCCTCTAAATTAGGTTCTTCGACCTCTATTTCGACTTCTCTATGGTAACTAATATTTATGTCGCTGGCTTTAGCGATTCTAAGGTATTTGTCAATCAAATCTTTTTTGGTTAGGATTAACCCTTCAAAGATTTCAGTTAGTAATTCAAGTGTGCGTTCATTTAACTGACCTTCTTCTGATAGTTTATATAAAACTGAGAAAGGTAATTTGATTTCATCTGTAAAGATTTCTTTTAGGACTTCATCTCTATCAATAACACCTAATGTTATTGTTGATGAAAAATCTAATTCTGCTATTTTCTTGATTTCAGTTGCCATATCTTTTAGTTTTAATATTTATATGACAAATGTATGGATAAACCTAGAATAAAACAAATATTTTTTAATTTTTTTTACAAAAAAACTGCTGGTTAATAATTAACCAGCAGTTTTAAATGCAGTTGGGTTTTTAATTACCTTGTAAATACTATCAGCTTCTTTAGGATTTAAACTTCTAGTTACTTTACTACCTTCAATTTTTTCACTCTTATTTAATATTTTTTTTCTGTATAAACTAACCTTTGTATCAACATCAGTTTCACTATCACCAGGTTTTATAATCTTTGCAGCTCTTAACACTTGAGTGTATTTTAGTGGCTTGCCTGGACCGACATTGTTTTTAATCTCAACAGCTTGAGCATCCAATTTTTTCTTTTTCTTAGGTCCTACTTCTTTATCATCACCACCTTGTGATTGCTCTTCAGCTTCACCTAAACTAAAAATAGATTCTCTAAGTATTTTTTTTATATCTTCCTTGTTCATAGTTCTTTTTATTATAAATATTACAAAAACTATAAAACTATATAATTTCTAATGAAATTATCCAAATTATCTGGTGTATCTATTAACCCATTCATTTCTGATGGGTTAATAGATATTTCTTTACCAGTTAATCTGTATATTTTTTCTTGAATTTCAACAATGATGTTATTTAACTCAACTGATTTTGAATCAGCCCATTCATCAAATATTATTCGCTGCTCTTCTTCATTTAATGCGAAAATGGTTTCTATTTGAATTAAAACCTCTTTTAATGAAACATCTTCGTTCTTATGTTTGTCCTTCAACTTATAAGAAACATAAGTTGAAAGGGTCATAAGATAATTTTCATTTAAGTATTTTAAAACAATTTGTTTCATTAAATATCAGTATATGCTGCCATTATTTTTTTGTTATCTCTGAGTTTTATTAAACATTTCTCTTTGATTTGTCTAACTCTTTCTCTTGTTAATAAAACAATTTCACTAACCTCTTTTAAGGTTTTAGGTTCACCACCATCTAAACCAAATAAAGCTTCAATTATTATTTTCTCATTAGGTTTAAGTATATTTAAACTTTCTCTAACTTCTCTTTTAAAATCAGAGTTAACTGTTAAATAATCTGTTGTTTGTGCTGTTGGGTCATTAATTAGTTCATGTAACGTTAAACCATCACCATCATCACTCAATGGATTATCCATTGATAACATTCTAACTGAATTGATTTCACCTAACAATTTAAATGATTCATCATTAGTTTCGATTGCTGCTTCATATTCGTTAACATGGTAACCATTCTTTTGTTCTAATTCAGATAAAACTTTATTAAGTTTAATCATTGATTGAACTTTGTTGAATGGTAATCTAATCATTTTACCGTTCTTACCAATATACTCAACGATAAGTTTTCTAACCCACCAAACAGCATAAGAGATAAACTTTAGATTTCTTTCTGGTTGGAATCTATCGGCAGCCAATATCAATCCAATGTTACCCTCATTTATTAAATCAGCAAGATGTAAATTTGTAGTTAAATATTGTTTAGCAACTGTAACAACAAATCTTAGGTTTCGGTAAATTAATTCAGCTCTAGCGTTTTCATCACCATTATGTGCTCTTAACGCACATTCATATTCTTCTTCAACTGTGAATGGTTTTGCTTGATAGATATCTCTTAAATAAAATTTAAGTGAATTTTCATCAATGTTAGCAATTGTTGTTACGATTTTAATTTGTTTCATACTCTCTATTTTTAGTTTACTTTTATAAATTACGTTCTAATTCTCTTTTTAAATCCTTTTCTTTTATTGTCTCCCTTTTGTCATGTAAGTTTTTACCTTTGGCTAAACCTAACTCTAACTTTATGAATCCAATATTAGTTAATATAACCTCTAACGGTACAATAGTCAAGCCTTTTTGTGAAATTTGTTGTTTTAATTTAACAATTTCTTTCTTATTCATAAGGAGTTTTCTATCCCTAATTGGTATGTGGTTGTTATGTTTACCACCCTCTTTGTGTTCTGCGATGTGCATACCTTTGATAAAGATTTCATCGTTGGCAATAAAACAATATGCTTCAACTATCGATACCTTTCCAGAACGAATAGATTTAACTTCTGAACCTTGTAATTTGATTCCAGCAACATACTTCTCCAATATGGTGTACTCATAGTACCCACGCTTATTTTTTACTATCGTTTTCATTTGATTTTATATTTAGTCCTAACTTCTCTAATCTACTAACATTTAGCCTTCGTTCCTCAAATATTATTTTTGCTGCTAATTCATATTCACGTAAACTTAAACACCTACATTTTAACCTACGTAAGGTTTCAATATCTAACGATTGTGTTTTTAGTAATAATTCTATCTCATCTTTTTCTTCCATAGTGCAAATGTAATAGATTAAAATGATTAAAACAAATTTTTTACGGCATTTCTGCCGTAATTTTTTCGTTGTTAATAACTAAGTATTCTCCAGTCACACCCAATGTGTCAATACCAATTAATCTATCAGTGATAGTCAGCTCTTTAAGTGTGCTATGACCAACTACAAACGTAAAGTCATCCACTCCATCTCTGAACAATGATGGAATTCTTACCCATATAGGTGACTGCGTTACATCATTACCACTTTGACTATAGTTCTCACCCATTTGGAAATAAAACGCATACTTATTAGTTTTAAACAAATTGTTGATGGAATCTTCTATCTTGTTAGGTAATCTGTTTACACTATAAGTTACACACCATGTGTTGGTAACACCAGCATGCGTGAATACATACTTATCATATACATAACACATCTGCATCAACCCGTCAGCTAATGCAGACTCTAAAACTTCATTAAATTGTTTAGACCAACCATACTGAAAACCAGAATAACTTTCGTTAATGCCACTTAAATAATGGAAGTCATGGTTACCTATTAAAAGGATAACCTTATCTATGTTTGCTTTCTTGAATTCAATTATCTCATTGAAGTTAGATAATTGTTGTTCTGGTGTAACGTCATCATGTGTATCAAAGTAATCACCAATAAAAACTATCCTATCACTAGATTCTAGTTCTTTCGCTACAATATCTTTCCATTTATCTCTTCCGTGGGTATCACCCAATGCTACTATTTTCATATGCTTTTTCTAATTCTTGTACATCTGTTTTATCTTCAACAGCGTACCATTTGTTTCTATTAACTGAAAACTTTTCCCATCCAGTGCTGCTTAATCTTCTATACACATTATAAACTTCATTATTGTTTATATAGATGATTTTATAGTTGTGGTCTTCTATTTTCAATATCTTCATACCTTTATTTTATCTAATATTTCAGTATTTTTATATAAACCAGACATTGATTTAGCGAAGAATACCTTATCAGTAGTTAAACCTTCAGTTAATTCGGCTAATTCTATATCCCCATCTAATATTTCTAATCGTTTTGCGTATGATGGGCCAGTAATTTCTCTTACAAACTTGAATCTTGATGGTCTATCTTTCAAAGAATCATCTATTTTTTCAATATCGTTGCATGTCATAGCGAAAAACACTTGGTTGTATTCATTATAAACGCCATCCAACACAGAAAGTAACACATCGAACGTAAATTTAACTTCATTATGTTTCATTATGCATTCTCTTTTGTTAAAATAGTTATCAAAATCTTCAAATAATACAATACATCTCTCTGGTACATCAGCAAACATACTTAAAATATCAAAGTTATTGTACTCTGGATTCAAAAATATTGAATATATAGGTAAATCATACTTCAAAGACAGATATTTTATTAGTCTTGTCTTACCAGTACCAGGTTTTCCGTGTAATAAAGCACTTGTTTTACCAGACTTTCTTTCCAAGATACCTTCAATATCCTTTTCAATATCCTTGTATTGTTTATCATCTATATAAACTTTAGGGTTACTTTCCCTAGTCATCTGACCTAACTTGTCAGAACCCCATGGCATAAGTGCCATAACGTTTGTGTGTTTCTTATTAACAGCAATATCTTTGATTACTTTCTCAATCTTTTTACGATGCCATCTGAAATAATATACTTCAGAAATTAATTCTTTTGATTGCCAACCAGCAGTTAACAACCTTTCAGTTCTAGTAAAGTATATTGGTATACCACCCAAGAAAGCAAAAGCACTATATGTGCTAGGGTATCTTTTGTTGATTGAAATTTCATTATTCAACTCAAACTTATACTTTAACCCTTGTACTATTGGCAGCACATTCTTACTAAGATTATCATCTAATCTAAAACTTTGACCAATAATAAATTTAAATGCAGCCCATATTGATACCAATGCACCGCTTATCATTCCAATTAAACCCCAGATTCCCATTATGCTTTTGATTTTACATGTTCAATACTTTGTATTAGTTTATCATTTTCATTATTCAATGTAACTAATATCTTTCCATCACCGTTGTAATCCCAACGTATGATAAATTCTTTTAAAACTATACCACCAGACTTTGGTCCATCGGAACATTCGGCAGTATTGTGTACTTGAAATTCACTCATATTTAACTTTAATTAATTGTTTATAATCAACTATTGGTCTACTCAAAAAGAAAGAATCATCAAACTTATATAAAACATCGTAATATACAACCCAATCACCTTTAGTAATGTTAGTATCCAATCTATCTAAAAAGATGTGAGGTGTAAAAATCTTACCCTCACATCCAATAACTTCAACCTTATCCATATTAGCAACGCATTACACCATCTTCATTAGGTGGTCTTAAATAACCATCAAATTTATTAGGAGTATGAATTTCATTCAATATTTGCTGATGTTTTTCATCACCCATGCTTGGGTCTATTTCATGTTTAAATACTAACGCTAAATGATTCTTAATCGATTCAGTTTCTTTTGAGCCGATAGTACTTGGGTTTGCAACTTCAAAGAAGCCTTGCAACCAGAATGCAAAATCTCTACTTGTCATAGTTTTCTTTATTTTCTTTAATTTCTAAATGTGCACCCAGTGCACCACCAGCTAAACCAGCTGATACCATCCATGCGAATGCAGCATCACCGTTGCCTTCTTTATAAGATAGGTACGCATTAAAAACACCAGCAATCATAGCAAGGAAATATACCCAAATCGAAACTTTATTACTTAATTTCATCTTAATTAAATTTATATACGTAAACGGTGTCAACGGTCTTTCCGTCTGTTACCAATTTTATTTGTGGTTTTATGGGTGTTGATACTTCATATGTGTCTTCTATAAAAAAATAATTAATCAAAAAATACCCTCCTACCATAAGCAACAAACCAAAGGATACCAATCCTACGAAAAGTAAAGTAGCTAACCCGTCAAACATATTATTTCTTATTAAAGTATTTATCAACTCTTACCATAACAATACCATAAAGTATTGCCAACCCTAATGCACCCAATACCCAAACTGGATTACTTGTCAACGCTGCAATGATTGATGGTACGACTATAATAGTTAGCAATGCTGTGATAACCATAATGTTGAATGGTTTCTTTTCAGTTCTTTCTACCCATACAAGACGTTCTAATGCATCTTCCATATCTTTACCATATGCTGGTATTTCATGTGTAGTACCATCTAACTCTAAGATAGTGAATTGGTATTTAAAATAACCAGGCGAGGTCTTGCTCTCACCTATCAATTTTCCTTCAATTGCTTTTCTTCTTTGTTTCATTATTCTATTTTTAATAAGTTAAACCATTAGTATCTATTCCTATGAACTCGTCTAACATCTTTAAATTTGGTTTCATGTCACCAGAAAATGTTGTATAGTCAAAGAACTCATCCTTAGAGTTTGTAAGTGTTAATTTACCACGTGTAAAATCAAACAACTCATCTTGATTCAATGTTGCAATGATTTCTTTATATTCGTCCATAATCATAAACCCTTGTTCGGTTTTAAATGCTTTTAGTATGTCACCTTCAGAGTTCAATAGAACAACACTAGGCAACCCTTTGTATTTGTTATTCATCATAATAATTTATTTTTACAAATGTATTAATTTTTTTTAATATAACCAAGTTCTAACGAAGAATTATTTCCATATTCTAAAAATATTGGTCTATTCTGCATCTCATAACGTCTGTTTAATACACTAGCGTTAAGAAACAACTGACCATCAGCAAACTCATGTCTACCATAATGCTCATGTATGTGACCACACACATGTATTTTTAAATCAGTGAACGTTGGTAACATTTCTCTTAGATACTCGCAACCAGTCCTAACACCTTCCAACGTCATATCCAAATAACCAAAGATTGGTCCATGTGTTACAATGATGTTTGTGTCTTTTGGAATCAAATCCCAATGTTTCTTTATCTCTTCACCAACTCTATTAAAAGCCCAACCACCAAAATAAGGTTGCACTGGACTACCCCAAATCTTTATACCTTCAATCTCAACACCACTATCATTTAGATAAGTAATGTTTGGGTATTTGGATAATAGTTTTGTTATCATCTTTTTATCTGGTCTTTCAAAAAAGAAATCATGATTACCAGCTATCAGTATTTTATATGTATATGGTAATTCGTTATACCAATTTAAAAATGCTACGATTTCATGTTCACCACCTCTTGATGTCATGTCACCAGCATGAATAATCATATCCCCACCAGACAAATAGTCTTTGGGGATAAGATTATGTTGATTGTGCGTATCGCTTATGAATGTTATATTCATTTATTATGAAAAGTTTTCTTCGTTATGTTCACTTAAATCACCACCGCTGTACTTATCAGTATCATCATTGGAATTTAACATGTCTCCTATAATAGCACCAGTTAAATCACCACCTATTGCTGTACCCAACATTGTTGAATCACTCAAATAACCAACAATCATAGATTCGATAAATGAATTATCAGCATCTGGGTATTGTTGTCTAAGAACATTACGAGCTTGTTTTTTGCGTACTTCTTCTCTTATTTTATTCTTACTTTCGTCATCAACTAATGTTTCTTCAGTTGTATCTTCACGATGATTAAAATATTGTTTTACATATTCATCATCACCATTCTTTGTGATAAACAAACCATTTTCATCACGTTCAGTAATAGTTTTAGCTTTTGATGTAAAGTCTTGAATACGTTTTAAATATTGTCTTTTACCCAAATCACCGTGCCAAATATGGTACAACTCACCTTTAACATAACCAATCTCACCATTGATTACATTATAAAACAACACAGACCAATCATTAATTGCTTTAATGTCATCAGTAAATGCTTTTGTAATACATGAGTGACCAATTTGTCCAGCGGCAGCATGTGCCATAATATGGTCAGCACCACCTATAAGTGCTTTATCGTATAATGGCATTTCATCTAACACTTCACGTCTAGCACCCCACGCAAAACCAACATGACCATGTTTGTCATAGTTTGTGTCACATGAAATATATTTTGATGTATTGTGGTTTGCACAGAAACTTCTCCACATCTTTGGATGTCTAGTTGTAGGATTACCCACAAATTTCTTTTCTTTTTCCACATCAAACAATGGTTGATACAAATCTTTTTCTAAATGAACACAATATTCAAATGGTTGTAATATTTTGTTAGTTTTTAATGATTCAACACTTTCAACTAACCATTTTTTGTTTGTGAACAATACATCAGTGTCTAACCAAAATACGTATTTAAACTTCTTAGGTAATTCAGATATGATTTTATTCAATAAAGATTCTTTATGCCAAAGTAAATTAGATGTATGAACTCTACTTATGTATTTGTTCTCTGGTAATTCTGCTTCAGCATCACCAATCACGCACTCAATTATTCTATGGTTCAAATGTTTAATTGATTCATAAAACTTATTGAACGCTATTTTCCTATAAGGATTACCTTGTGGGTTAAAATAACAAGCAATAATTACTGCTTCTGAATGTGTTTTGTATTTATCACAATACAAAAAAGTATTTTTAAAACTATCTAATAAACTCATGTTAAAAATTTTTAAGAACGTCAAATGATTTACCACTAGTATCACCACCCCAGTTATCTAATTCCTCACCATCGTAAAGAACGTTGGAAATGATATCGCCAAAATAGAAAAAATCACCAACTTCAACATCGGAGAAAACTATTTTTAATTTTGTTATGTCAAACTCACCTTCTAATTCAACATACCCTAGGAAGAAAGAACCTTTCTCACCACTGTAACAAATCAATAAGTCTTGTGTTGCATCGATTTCTGGATACTCATTCTCAACCAATGAGAATTCTTCTGTGTCATATTCATAGATATTTTCTTCATCTATTTTATATAACTCTTTACCTTCTTCATCTTCAATTGTAATTGTAAAAGGTGTTGTTGCACCAAAGCAATGGAATTGGTCATCAATCTCACTCCAACCACAAACTTCTTCTAGGTCTTCAAATACAAGTTCTTGTAAGTCCTTTTCTGTATTTGAAAGGATTGCTTTTTCTTCTTCTGAAACGGCACCTATGGTTATCTCAGAACCATATCCGCTAATTCTAATTGAATACTTCATATAATATAATTTAGTTTCTACAAATGTATGAATAAATTTTTAATAAAACAATTTTTAATCACCAAAAGTTAAAATCTTTTTTACAACTTCTTTAAGATTACCCCAGATACCTTTATAGGTAATACCTCTAACTGGTCTGTTGTCAATCCAAACGTATTCATCATCATCGTTGACGCATCTAGGTTTGTCCATTATAAGACCATGGTATTTAATTTTATATTTATCTAACCAAAATGTTGTCAGACCTCTATCTTTTTCTTCACGTGCAGTGAAAAAAGTAATGGTATGACCTTCATCATACCATTTATTTATTTGTTCAATAGAACCTTCTATCGGCTTTGCTATTATGTATAAATGTGAATCTTCATTCTTTATATCATCACATATAGTTCCATCGATATCGATTAGAAAATGTTTCATTTTATAACTTTTTAACTACAACGTTTATTACACCAACCTTTGGGTTTGCAATCTTTTTAAATGAATTCAAACTTAAATCAATGTGGTTAATACCTTTACCATGAATATCAGTTATCATAACAGTATCAACTTTACCATTGGTTTTATTGGTTACTGATAAATATGTTCCTCTTGGATAAATGTTAAATGCTGCTGTTGAATAGCTTCTATGTACTCTTGGATGTGGTGCTGTGTCATACCACGTTGCTTTGCAATGATGTTCAGATTTATTATCAAATGATAGTAATGCTATTGATAAGGTTATAATTAATAATTTTTTAATAATAGTTTTCATATTTTAGTTTTATTGTAATGTTATTCTGCCACTTGAAAAGATACCTAGATTTCTTCCCATGACTCTTTCAGATGCGTCAATAACTGCATCTCCATACCATTTGTCATACATATTTAATATGTAATCATGATGATATGTACTTTCGTTTATGAATTTTTCTAATAATCTTTTTTTGCTGAATGGTCCATGACCAATCCAAGTCACTACCCAGTTTCTAGAACCTAGTGTCAATACTAATTGTGATAGTAAATCTTTAACTTTACTACCAATAACAGTTTCACTATACCAATTATTTAGATATTCTTTTGCGAATGATATTATTTTTTCATGTTCTAAAATAAAATCATCTTGAAAATCGTTCATCATTTTAACACTTCCAAAATCAGTATTGAATGTCTTAACATAATTCTCTAATTTATGCAACATGTATTTATCTTTATAATATTCAATAAACACATTTGTGATAAAATCATGGTGAAATTCATATTTATAATCTGAATCACAAACAGTTTTTATTTTATTTAATAGGAAAAGACTTTTCAGACTACCATCATCAACTTCATCAAATAAATCAAATAGTTTTTTATTTAAAATTCTTTTTTTATTATTAAACCATGAATTTAAAATGATAATAGATGTTGATGATTCTTCACTTGACTTAAAATCACCAAATATTTTTATAAAAACTTTTTTAAAATCTAAAAACCCCATAGATTTATCATCTATAGTATCCTTGATTAAATAATCAAGGTTGCCAGTAATAACAGTATAGTTTTTATCTAAATATTGATTAATAAATATAACATCATTCATAATCCCTAATATACTAAATAAAACTTAAAAAATAAAGTCTATAGGTTAATTAATGATAAATTAATGTTCTTTTTTTCAATATCAACAGACGTTACGACTACATGAACTTCATCCCCCAAACGTAAATAAGCACCAGTTTTAGTACCTTTAACTCGGTAATTTTCAGTATCCGCAACAAATGTGTCACCCATTATGTCAGATAATTTAACTAACCCATCACAACCATTCTCTTCGATAGTAATAAACAACCCAAATTCAGCAACACTAGTTACCATACCTTTGTAAACTTTACCTACCTTATCTGACATATAAACACATTGCATGAACTTAATGCTATCACGTTCAGCTTTTTGTGCTTTCTTCTCTCTTTCAGATAAATGTGTACACTTACCATCTAATTTAGCAATGTTAGGGTTAGTCTTTCTAGTATCATCTAAATACAACGCTAACAATCTATGTACAATAACATCTGGATAACGTCTGATTGGACTTGTAAAGTGAGCATAATGTTTGAAACCTAAACCATAGTGACCAATATTCTTTGTTCTATAATCAGCTTTCTGCATTGTTCTAACTACAAGATTAGTAATCATTTCTTCTTCACTAGTACCTCTTACATCACGCAGCAACTTATTCAAAGATTTAGTTGTTTCTTCTGGTGTGTCAACTTTAATCTCATAACCAAATTGATGAATGAAATCTTTAAGACTTTCTAATTTAGCTTCATCTGGCTTATCATGAGCTCTGTTAACCATTGGTAAACCTTTTTGATTAATAAACTGAGCAACATGTCTGTTAGCCAATAACATGTATTCTTCAATCAATTTGTTGGAATCCTTACCAATCTTGAATATAATATCAATTGGTTTGTTGTTTTCATCTAACTTGAACCTAACTTCATGTTTGTCAAATGAAATAGAACCTTTGCTAAATCTTACCTTACGCATTTTCTTAGCGTATTTATCCAACACCAATATAGCATTACCTAAATTGGTTGCTTTATCCCATCCAACAACAGAACCTAACCCAGATTTTTCAAATATTAAGGTTTCACCTTCAGCGATAGCATCTTTAGGTAGTTTACCTACCTCAATTATCGATTGTGCTTCTTCATATGTAAATCTATGGTCAGAATGTATTACTGTTCTACCAAACCACTCATCCATCACACGTCCATTTTGGTCGATTTTAAACACCACTGAAAAGCAAAGCTTATCTTCGTGTGGTCTTAGTGAACAAAGTCCGTTAGAAAGCTTCTCTGGTATCATTGGCACGCATCTATCCACTAGGTAAACACTAGTTCCTCTAGCAAACGCTTCTCTATCCAATTCAGTTTCTGGTCGCATGTAGTGTGCCACATCAGCGATATGAACACCAACTTCCAATACTCCATCAACCCATCTAACACTCAACGCATCATCAAAATCTTTTGCATCATGTGGGTCAATGGTAAATGTCAACACATCACGCATATCTATACGTTTCTCTATTTCAGATTGTAGTATTTCTTCTGATATTGCTTCAGACTCTGCTATTACATCATCTGGGAAATCATAAGGTAATCCGTATTCTTCTAAGATTGAATGTATTTCCGTTTCGTGTTCACCAGAATTACCAATAACTCTAACTATTTTACCATTAGGGTTCTTAGCGTCTTCTTTCCATTCAGTCAATGCTGCAACAACCTTTTGACCATGTATAGCACCATTTAATTTATTCAAAGGTATAAAGAAATCAATTATTATTTTATTTGAATCTGGTACAAAGAAAGCGAACTTCTCACTTATTTGTATTGTACCTACAAATTCTGTTCTAAATCGTTCTACAATTTCAATTACTTTACCTTCTATAGAACGTCCTTGTCCATGGATTACCTCTATTTTAACTTTATCTAAATGTAACGCTTTGTTTGTTTTAGATTTGTGTATGTAAATATCTTTTGGTATATTCTCACTCACCAAATAAGCAGAACCACTTGCGTTCATACTTAACTTCCCTTCTATTATATCATTTATTTTAATCATTTAATATATTTTTTTTATAAATCTATTGACAAGTTTGTTATATTTTGTCTCATCATTTTGTATTTGCCCGTAAAAACCTCTGGCAGTTTGTTTGTATCTTTCTTTATTTTTTGCGTCACCTAAATTCTGTGTGTAATAAGAAGGATATTTCTTTTTGTTTAAAAGATAATAAATTAAACAACCATAATTATCAGCAATTAATTCTTCATTAATAATATGTTCAAAAAAATCATTAAAGTCTGTTAATGATAATTTCTCTAACACTTTATCCTTACCTAATTTAATTATTCTTTTCATATGAGCTGTCTCGTGTAGTATGATAAAATAAAGCAGCATAGTGTTTGTTCCAATTGGGAACCCAAATTTAGATAATATATTGTTAATATCTATATAAACACCATTAATAGTTGCCATACCCATAGGGCCATTCAAATCAGCCATATAATAATTAACATCTGAATTTTCCATAAATGAAATTAACCCACCAACGTTTAAATTATCATGTTGATTATCATTGAAACTTTCTATTAACTTATTTTTAAAATTTTCTTTTAACATAACTCTTATTATTAATTATTACAAATGTATGTATAATATTCTTAAATTACAAATAAAAAACCCACTAATTTCTTAGTGGGTTCATTTTCAATGTCTATTTTGAATAACATGTTTAATTTTAAACTTGTCTAATCTACCAGATGATACTTTTTTATCTCCCCATTCTTTGAAGATTGGAATGTGTTCATCTCTATCATCCCACATTTTTATTTCTCTAACTGATGGGTATTTATTAAGTAAATCATCCATAGTATTCATTTTAGCATATTCAGTGCTGCCACCTCTGTTGAAATGGTATTCGTGAAACATAAGACCATGTGCATCTAATATTTTTTTAACACTATCTGATAAGTTTTGCATACGACCAGTCAACATAACAATGATTGTATCTTTTGTTGCTGCTTCTAATACGTAATCAACAATTACATCATCAACTGTAGGCATTTCAAAAACATCTAAGTCTAATGATTCTGGTTTAGACCACCAACCTTTATGCGGCCATTCTTTGCCAGTCTTTTCTTTGTATAAATCTTTACCTTCATCTGGCATCGGTGTGTTAACCAATGTCCCATCAAAATCAAATATTGCTATTTTTGTTTTTTCCATATCTTTTTCCATAATCTTATTATAAAACTTTCTTTCTTTTCGTTGTTTAACAATGACCCATAAACCCTTTTGGTTGCTGAACCAATGAATTGTTTAGTAATTGGTCCATGAGCATTGATTGTTTGTTTCAATGCACCACTAATTCTTTTTGTTTCGTAAACTTTATCTCGCTTTAATTTATCAATGCTATCTAAATTATCTTTTTGATACACATCAAAAACTTCTAATATGTCATTGATATCATTATCATCTAACTTATTACCAAGTTTATATTCTAAAACACTTTTTATCTTACCTTTCCTACTTTTAAACATATTCATAACGTTCATATTAGTAAATATCTACAAATGTACACAAAACTTTTCTATTCTCCAAATTTTCTACTAGATATCCCAATAATATCTTTCCATTTATTTAATGCACTATACACTATCGAATCATCTCTATCATTTACAGTTATGTTTATAGCTGGTGTTGGGTGGTCTAATTCTCCAAATATATGATTTTGTTGGTTTTCAGATAATTGTGCTACCATATCACCCCAACTCTGTCTATATATTTCTTCATTATAAACACGACCATTTCTAGTTGTTGCTGTAACTGTTTGTGAATCACCAGTTGCTGTGTCAACACCATATTGGAAATCCATATATAATAACTCACCTCTTGGTCCGTCCATCGGTTGTACTGCAACCAAATCCATAGCAATAGTGGTTGCTGCTATTTGGTGTGCAATTGGAAAACCAAATAAGTCTTCTGTTGTTTTCCAATAAAATTCCAAATCTACATCTGGTTTTATTGAAACAGCCCAACTTTCTATATATGATTTTAAAACATCTTCTTCTAAACCAAAAATGGTAACAATCTCTTTTATGAGTTTGCCACCATTGAATGGTATCGGAATACGTCTTTCATCAATAATGGAATAAATTCCATCATTACCAACTTCACTGGTTTTAATATAGTAGTATTCCGACAAATATTGTTGTATAAATAAAATCATACACAACAATAAGTATTTTTTCTTAAAGTGTCAAGGTTATTTCTTAACTTTTGGTTTTAGAAGACATTGCATTCTTTTACCCTCCATCTTTGGCATACTTTCTGGCAACCCATGTTCTGAAATCGAATCAATCAATTTTAACATAATCAACTCACCTTTGGAAACAAAGGCCATTTCACGACCTCTGAACTGCATAGTAAGTTTTACTTTATGTCCTTTATCCAAAAACTCAATAATGTGTTTAGAACGATAAGATAAATCATTTTCAGATGTGTTTGGTCCTAACTTTATTTCTTTAAGTTCAAGTGATTTACTCTTTTCTTTGTCTTTTCTTTTTTGTTCGTATAAAAACTTTTGATAGTTTAATATGCGACATATTTTAGGTTCAGCATTATCATTAATTAAAACCAAATCCATTTCAGATTGTTCAGCTTTATGTAATGCTTCTTGAATAGACATAATAACACCATCAACTCTTACAGTTCTTGCTATGATTTCATCATTAATTCTATGTTCTCTTTTTTTCTTTGCCATTTTTTAAATTTAAAACGTTCAATAATTAAATACAAAGGTAATAAAATAATTAAAGATAATGGTAAAAAAATATAAACTATTGTTTTAAATATTTTTTTTGACACATTAAATTGTCTTACCGTTATCTCATGTTCACCACCAAATTTATTAATCAATATTTCATATCTATGATGTCCATCAATAATTTCGTTAAATTTTGTGACCCATATTAAACTTATATCCTCATCATAATTATCAGAAATCCCATCAATCATATTTAATTGTTTTTTGGACCAATGAATCTGTTTTTTAGATTGAACTATGTCTTTTAATTTTATTTTAACTTTATTAGTCATTTAATTTTAAATTTATAAGGGGACAATTGTCCCCTTATTTATTTTTTATTCACATATTGTTTTAGATTCAAAACTATCATCAACTAATGGTATAGATGATACTTTCATTTCAACAACATCATTGTCTGATTCATCTTCTTCTTCATCAGATTTTTCAATTGCTTTTAAAATTCTATTAGCAATTGGTGAAACTTCTTTTGTTGTAGATACTGCTGCTGCATTTGTTGGAATACCAAACTCATCAAATGAACCATAGCTGTATGCGTAGTTAACAGTATCAGCATCTTCAATTTTTAAGATAATTGGTTCATCAAAACCTACTAGTTTACCTTTTCTATCAGTGTATGGTGACACCTCGATAGTTGTCCAGTTAATGATTCTAGTAATCATACCGATTGATTGACCATCAATTTCAAAGTGGTAACCGATTGAATTATCAGCATAAGTTGGTTTTGGATAAACTCTAACGTTTTTAGCCAATTTGCTTAAACTTCCATCTTCAACAAGGTTAACATTGTAGTTACCTTTGATTTTCTTAACGTTGAACACGTTTTCAAATGCAGACGGAGCTTCTTCATGGATGTTTACTTCATTCAATACTGCTTTTACAATATCAATTGTAATTGTTTCAAGACTAGAAATAAATGAAATGCATTCTTTTTTGAATTGTGTGTATTCTAAAATATCATCAACAATTTCTTCAACTACATCTGGTTTAAGATTACCAAACACTTTCAAATAACGTACACGACTTGGACGTTCAATGATGTTTCTATCAACATATAACTCGTTGGTAGTTAACAAAAACAAACGTCTGTATGTTGAGTTTAACGCACCATCCATAATGGTTAACATTTGAGAAGATTCACCATAAATCTTTTCATACTCATCAATAAAAACTGTGATGTCTTGTGTGATAGTGTTTAAGAAAGTATGAACACCATCTATTTTTCTATCAACTACGATAATTGGCAAATTGATTTTTGTTGCAATCAATTTAGAACTAACTGTTTTACCAGTACCTTTGATACCATTCAATAAAATACCCAAGTTTCCTTGTGTTTTACCGTATGTTTTAATAACTCGGTTAACAAAATCTGTTTCCAAACCATAAAGTTTGTAATCAAACTTATAACCATCACTTTTCTTCGTTAAGAAGAAACGGCCCATTTCATCAATACCAATACTGTAAACAGCACCATTATCTAATAGGTCAAATTCTTTTGATGGAAAAGAAAGATATAATCTACTATCATCTTCATTCCATACTTTTTTTACATCACTCATTTATTTACTTTTTAATTATATACTCAAATGTACTAACTTTTTTTCTATTTTGCAAATTTATTTTAAAATAAATCTACAACTAAACTTCCACCATCAAACAAATCAAAACATTTAGCGTCATAATCTTTTAAACAATCTTTAACTAATTGTTTCATTGGTGTAGACTTGCCAGTTATAATAACAGCTTGTGTCTTCTTCTTCTGAATAGTTTCCCAGATAAATTCATCTACTTTTCTGGAAACTTCGTGGTGTTTAACCCCATGTAAATCTAATCTCATCATCTTGAAAATAATTGTTTAACCTTATCTAAACATGCAACTTGTGTTGGATGTAATAGTTTTCTTGCTTCATCAATTGTAACCCAATCATAACCATCCATTTCTGGAAATCCACCTCTATCTTCTGGAACATTTGAGTTACATTGTAAAGTTACCATAGTTAAATCTAATAACTCACAATCATTCTCAAATAAAACAAAAGGAATTAACATTTTCTTTTTATGTGAATAGTTCACACTATCCAACATAATCAATTTATCTTTATAATCTGATAAATCTATGTTTGTTTCTTCAAAAGTTTCTCTTATACAAGCTTCAGCAAAAGTTTCTAATGCTTCAATCTTACCTTTTGGTATGCTCCATGTATTTGGTTTATGATTTGTTGGGTGACAAATCAATACTTTATTATTTTTATTAATAATAAATACACCAGCTGCTATTGTTTTAATCATATTATTTTAATTCTTTAGCTAAAAAATAATGTTCATCAGTACTAATTAATTCTATTTGGTCAAACTTAACGGTGTTTAAGACATTGAAAGCTATTTGTTTAGCGTCATCACCAGTATCAATACATTCTTTAATCACATCGAATTGTTGAGTAGTCATTTCAAAATGTTTACCCCAAGCACCTAAACAGTATTGTACGTAATCTAATGTGTTCTTTGGAGTTTTAGCATGGTTGGCAATTAATTCTGCCAACCATAACTTACACTCTTCTTTTGAAACACTATACTTATGGCACCATCTAATTGGATGCTGCCATTCATATAATTCAATTTTAGATTTAAACAACTTATTTAACTCTTTTTTTCTAATGTTAGTAAGTTCTGTATACTTCTTAAATTTCTTTTTCATTACCCAAATGTTGTAAATTCACCATTAATAAAATTAATATGTTGTGCTCTACCATCATTGTGTATAATAACGTGACTTTGTAACCATGTACTAGGTCCATTATTGTACCCAACTCTAAGTCTTGTCGTAGTTCCTACTGCTAATGCACCATCTTTACGACCTGGAGAATGGTAATGTCCAACTACAATCTTTGTGTTCAATTTTCTAAACTGTAACAAAGAACCTCTACTTCCGTTAGAACCAATATCACCATGCTGTCCCAACTCCCAATCTTTAACTCTATAAGAAGCACTTCTACCCAATGTTTTAAACTTAGGGAATCTTTCTTTGATTAATTCTGGAATAACACCAATCACTTCATCACCAGTTGCATATTGTCTTAAAAGTCTAGCACTCAAGTCCATATACAATGGTGCGTTTTTAAATGTAGGTTGTTTTTTCCAATCTTCATTCTTTAACCATCGGTCAACAAAGTCATCATGGTTTGAACGAACAATAACTACATTTTCAAACTCTTTAAAGTTATCTAATATAACCATCATATCATCGATTTCCTTACCTAAATCATTAGTACCTTGCACTTCTTTACCATATTGAACAAATGGGTCTTTCATTTGGTGATGACTAATAGAATCTCCATCAAATACGTCATGTAATATTACGTGTTTAGGTAATATTTTATACATCATATTAATTGTTGTGTTCAACACATCTATGTCATGATGACCACAATGTAAATCACCTAATATGATGGCTTCCATTGTTTTAATAGGTTTGATTAACCCATTTTCAACTCTATAATATAGGTCTGAAAAGTTACCATTCTTATCATCAGCAGTTACTTGTCTAACAAAGAAAATTTCATTATCTTTGATTTCAACAACAACAAACCCAAATGTATGGTGGAACTCACCAACTTTACCAGATTTTGAATCAGTATAGTTTTGCATCGTTACAGCACCAGTTGTTAACATCATTTTAGGTGCGTTACCATCTAACACTGGAATCATCTCCATTTGCACTTTAGGGCTACCAAAAACACATGAATTGACACCACTTAATGCTTGCATACCAGTCATAGGGTTAACCGCTGTAGGTGGTATTTTAATATCAGATAATATAGACAAATATTTGTGTATATCATGTCTGTTAGCATCTAAGTATTTTACAACTCTTTCATCCCAAAACTCTTCATTTTCTTGTTCAGCAGACCATACACTAGTAGGGTTTTTATATCGTCCAGCAATAACATGAATGTCAGCTTCAATAAATTCAGCATATTTCTCAATGTTTTTAAGAAATTTAGCATGTATTGGAGTGTTGTTTTGGGCCCATGTAATGATAAATCTTTTCTTTTCTTTATCAAACACTTTGCTTTTTGCTTGGGTGTATTGTTCTGGTTCTACTTCAGCTTTTTCTTTAAACCCTAGTTTCTCTGAACACCATTTGCGAACAGTTCTTTCTGAACGACCAAGTAAATTTGTTAACAGTGACATTCTATTGTCCCAACTGATACTTTTATCAGTGTAGATTTGTCTTGCTTTTTCGATTACTTCATCCGTTAATTCTTTAAATTTCATAATTAAATATTTTACCCTAAAATACTAATTTAATTTATAATATCCAAATGAAATAAAGCTTTTTTTAATTTTTTTCTTGCTCTATGGTAATTAGTCTTAGATGTACTCTCACTAATACCTAATTCTTTTGCAATATCTTTATGTGGTAATTCATCAATAGCATACATTTCAAACACTTTCTTAAATTGTGGTGATAAATTATTTATTAATTCTAATAATGTATTTTGCGAAATAGAAACCATAAACTCCTCTTCATCAACTACTTCAGTTGTAAAATATTCAACTGATTCAAATGACATTTCATTCTTTTTCTTTCTTAACACATCTAATGTATAGTTTTTCATTACCACACTTAACCAACCATTTAATTTAATATTAGTTGTGGCATCCATTTTAGTTAACTTGTTTAAAATATGTAAAAACCCATCTTGAAGACAATCATCAGCGTCATATTCATTACCTAGGTATCTTAAACAAATGTTAAATAGATGTTTATTATATTTTTCATATAATAAACCTTGTGCTTGTGTATTACCTTTTACACAAGCACAAAATAATTCATTATCATTCATAATCACCAATATTCGTATTCTGTTAAATCTAATTGTGTACCATCAGCACACTTAACAACTACCATATCACCCAATCCAGTTGGTGTGAAACAAAAGGAGTAGGCACCACCAATGGCACCTACATATACTTCCCCATCCTTTTCATTCTTTTCTTTCCTCCATTCATCGTACTTTTTGTGTTGTGCAGCACTCAAAACGAATGTTTCGTCTTTATATTCTTTTTCTTCACTCATAATGTTTTTTTTTTAAATGTGACAATCAACAACTGTGATTAATGTATCTTCTGGTAAATCTTTGATGAATCTATCATAGAAATTCATTTCCCAATCCAAAGCTTCATCATGCGTTTCATTGGACATAGCCCACCAACCCATTTGACCTTTCTCATACCACACACCATCTTTCACAACAGCCCACATAGAGAATGAAGAATTACATTTAGCATACGTTTCTTTATCTTTGTATCTTTCAGTGTAATACTCTGGTTTATACCAATTCCATTTAACTTGGTTTGTTTCATCTTCGTTTTTAGGTTTAGCACCTTCAACAATTAGTTCCCAATAACGCAAAGCTTCATTGTAATCTTCTTCAGTTCTGTGCATTTTAGAGAAATCAATATCTCCAACGTATGCTGAATCAGTTTTATAACCTTCAGCAATTACTTTTTCTTTATCTTCTTCTTGCCAACCCCATGAGAAATTAGGTTCATCAATTTCAACACCATCTTTCACTGCAATACGACCAGCATAACGACCACCTACTTCATACCAATCCCATTTAGAATCTGGGTTATATGTTGAATATACTTCACCATCTGGACCTAAATATTCTTCTTCATAGTATTTGATAGCTTGTTGGTAAATTTCCTCATCATTCATTTCCAATTTCTTAGGAAACTCTTCTGATACATACTTCAAATGATTTTCATTATTAACATTCTCAGCATACTTAACTGGGTCTGCTAAATATTGAGCATAAGTACCATTCTTATACTCTTCAATTGATTGTTTTTCTTCAACAATCAATTCTTCTTTTGTATGTTTAACATACCTTGGCATTTCAATGCTTTCATCGTATTTAGCCAATTGTTCTTCAACGTTATCACCGATAACTAATACTGCGAAATGTGACATATTTTTATTTTTTATAATGTTAATACTAGTGCGAAAACTAACCAACCCCAACCATTCACACCCAATGCTGCTAGGGTTACAATACCACCAACCAATGCTATTTGTAATAGCGTTGTGTTGTCAAAATTATTTTTACTCATTAATATACTGCTTTAATTGATTTTAATGCTTCGTAGCTTAGTTTATTGATTGATGCAGAAACTCCCATCCCAATTTGTTGTGCTACACTAATAACAGTTGTTTTCTCGCACCCTTTTATAATATGATGACATTTTGTTTCATTAAATTCTTTATGACATAATTCTTTAGCATCTTTCATTGGTAATGAATCACTTATTACTAATTCAGCTAATTTACTTTCACCAATTCGTTCAACTGCTGGCCCAGATAACACACCATGTGCAATTATCGCCCTTACAGTCAACGCACCAGCATCTTTCAATACTTCAGCAGCTTTACATAACGTACCAGCAGTATCAACCATATCATCCAATATGATAACATGTTTACCTTTAACATCACCAATAATAATCATTTCATCAATCACGTTGGCTTTTTTCCTAGTTTTGTCAATCATGACAATGTTTAGGTTAACACCATATCTTTTATTGATTTGGTCACGCATACGTTTAACACGTTTACCAGAACCAGCATCTGGTCCACACAATACAACTTCACCACCAGTAAAGTTTTTGATAGTATCGTTGATGTAACTGTCGAAAACATGCTTACCTTCAATGTGTGTAACTGGTATATTAAAGAACCCTTGTATCTGGTCAGCGTGTAAATCAAAAGTGATTACTGATGTTGCACCACGTTGTTCAATAATTTCAGCCATAACCTTAGCACCAATTGGTCCTCTGCTTTGGTCTTTCTTATCTTGTCTAGCATATGGGAAATATGGTAAGATAGGTATAATCTCTTTAGCACCACCACGTTTTGCAGCATCAATAGCCAATGCTAAGTTGATGATTGCATCTGATGTGTTTGGACTAGATAACAAAAACACTGATTTACCTCTAACTGAGTCAGTGAAATCAACACATAACTCACCATCGGAGAATTTTTGTTTGTTTAAATAACCTAAACTAATTTCATGTTCCGTGCTAAATAAATTAGCAGAGTCAATAATGGCTTCAGCCAATTCTGTTTTACCATCTAAGGTAAATAATAACGATTGATTCATATTATATTTCTTTTACGATGTATTCCCAACCAGAGTCAGAGTTTTGTGTCATCAATGCAGCAAATTTTTCAGCATCTTGTAAATTATCGAATTCCAATACTTCAGTGTTAATATCTAACATTAGCACGTTTAATGTTTTCCCATTTGATTGTACCACTTTCTTTATGATACAGTAACTTTTTACATTTTTCATATTTATTTATTTTTTAGTTTCTACAAATGTATGAATAATATTTCATATAAACAAAAAAAGATGAAAATTAATTCATCTTTTTCCAGTTTCTGTCATGATACTTGGTCTTATAACGCCCCAAATCAAATGATTGATTATGTAATATGACATCTAATGCTGTTGGCAACTCATCATATAATTTATCCCATTCAGCTTTTTGTTCATCACTATATTCAATAACATCATCTGCTTCAAATGGGTCAAACCCTTCTGGTTTACCGTTTAATATTGTATCTATTGCTTCATAGATAGTATCAAAACCAAATGGAACAGAATCTTCATCATCAGAAATATTAACAATAAGTTCTTTTGATTTACTCCAACGTAAATATTTTAACAACTTTACGTGTTCTTCTTTCAATTCAAATTTAACTACACTCATGATTAGAATGGTAATTCATCTTCTTCGTTATTGTTAACTTTTGTCATTGAAGACAAAACATCTTTCTTAGTGTCTTTTTTAGGTTTATCAGTAGAAGTTGGTTCTTCTGATGAAGCAATTGCAACACCTCTTAAATTAGTAAAATATTTACCTTGCCATTCACTACCTTTTAGTAAGAAAGCAATCTTAACTTTTTCACCAGCAGCATGGTCATCTAATTTGTTAATACCATTTTCATCGGTAAACTCAAATTTTATTAATTGAGGATAATCCTCTTCTGTTTCTAATACAACTTCTCTTTTCTTGAAATTGTTTTTAAATTCTTGAGTATCAAAAATCTCTTTGATAACTCCTTCAAACGTGTAATATTCCATATCTATTTTTATTTTATTAATTCAAATATACTAAATAAATTATTAATTAGCAATATTTTTTTGATTTTCTTCTCTTTTTAATAATTCGTCAACTAATTCATTTAACCCTTCACTAGCAACTTTTCTAATGTAATTAGGTTTAATCCCATAAGCTTCCATGTGAGTTGATGGATTTGGGTCAACATAATAAACTTCACATTCACCACTTAAAACTTTATGTCTTAATTGACCTAACATTGATAACGTATAAGTTATCTCTAAACTTGTACCAACAATGATAAGAATGTCTGCAAATGGAACTTCATCATAAGCTCTATCTGTGTCATAAGGCCATTCACCAAACCAACAAACATGTGGTCTTAATTGTGAATCAGTATGTTCACATTTATCACCGATGTTAATGTCGTTATAACCAATTTCTTTAACAATGTAATTAGTGTCAAAACCTTCTGATTTATGGAAGCAACCTCTTGCTTTGGTTAACTCACCATGTAAATGAATAATATCACTTGCACCAGCACGTTCTAACAAATCAGTTACGTTTTGCGTCACGTTTAATACACTATATCCTTCTTCTAAACGCACCAATGCTCTGTGAGCATCGTTTGGTTCAACACTAGGTAATTCTCTACGTCTTTCGTTGTAAAACGCCAAAACTTTTTCACGGTTTTTAGACCATCCTTCTTTTGTCGCAACTTCATCAACTTTATAATTGTTCCATAACCCATCTTTAGAGTCACGAAACGTTAAGATACCAGATTCTCTATCTAATCCAGCACCACTAAATACTACTACTTTCTTTTTCATTTTTCTTTAACTTTTTTATTACCAATCCCAACTAATTTTAGCATGAAAAATAATCCACCTACAAATCCAAAATCATACCATCCACCATTATTATTTACTGCGTATACAGCAACATCGTCCCAAATAAGACTACCAATAAATGATGGAACTGTTATCATACCATGCCATGTACCACCCCAGAAACCATAAGTGTGTTCTGTTGGTGGTAAACATTGTTTAACATGTGATGTGTCGGCACAACTACTTAACAAAAATATTGCAATTACAATTGCAAAAATAATTAAACCAATTCTTCTTCTTCTTTTCATAAACATTTTTTAATTTTTTCTAAAACCCTTCTATTTATTTCTTCTTCTGCTATTCTATCAATAGTTTTTTCTAATATTGATTCTGCAATTTTATTTATTTTATCATCTAAATGTTCAATTAAAGTTCTTTCAACTTGTTTAATTTTGAACTCTAATCTTTCTTTTATTTGAGTTTTCATTGCATCACCCAAAAAACCTATCTCACTATCAATAAAATCATGTAAAACTTCTCTAACCTCTTGTGGTTTAATAACCATAACATCACCATTTTCATTTTTAAACCTTAATGTTTCAAAATCGGCATTATCCCTAGTTAAATCTTTTCTACCTTTATTGTATCTTTGTATGTCAGATATTCTCGCCATTTTTACTAGTTAATAACCATAAAACACTATCCCAATCACTGTCACCATCGAATCCAGCTTTGTCTTCAAATAATACATTCATGTAAGGTTTTTTATCGTAGTTACCATAACCTTCTAGGTTTGTAGCTATCTCTGGGTTTTCATTTATGTAATCAAAATGAATATCATTCTCTTTGAAATACTCAATATATTGTTCAATCTCATGTGGATGTGAACATGTGTAAAGAATCATTACAACATCTTCCATCTTGCTAATAAACTGAAGTGTTTCTTTAGCAAATGGGTAAAACTCTTTAGGTATGTTTCCATACTCGTAATTTGGTTTTAGGATTGTACCATGGATGTCAAACGCCCAATATGTTTTATCCCAATTTCTATTAACCATGTGTTCATAATGATTAATTTTTATTGACCTTACTATACTCATATTTTATAAATTAAATATTCTCATAAAGTCCATATAATTCATTGAATAATAGGACTTTTCATTTTTAAAAAACACTGTATCACCAGCATATACAATATCAGTTGGCATCCATTTGATGACAATATCAACTGGCATTAATTTTTCACCAACATTGGCCAAGCCTACTTTAACTGTTTCCATTAAATTAAAATTATTTCGATATTAGCTTCCTCCATCATTTGAATCGCAGCCTTGAAGTGTACACCCCATACTTCGTGGTCTAAATTTGGTTCTGGTGCTATTATTTTTGTTATTCCAGATTGAATCATTGCTCTTGCACAATCAGCACATGGGAACAAAGTTACATACATTTTACAATCTTTCAATGATACACCATGTCTTGCTGCATGGTATATTGCATTTCGTTCAGCATGCTCTGTGAACAAATATTTTGTTGGTCTTTCATAACGACACTCTTCAGTATCATCACAACCTCTTGGTATTCCATTATAACCCATTGATATAACTACATTGTCATTATCAACTATTACAGCACCAACTTTTTTATTTTTATCCTTGCTCCATTCAGCAATGTGTTGACACAACTTGATGAACTTCTTATCCCAATTATCCATTTAATATTTGTATTATTTTATCTTTTATGTTTTGTTTTTTGATTCCTTCATGTTCATTAGGACAATGAACAAAGTTAGGGTACAACCATTCATCCATATTCAAATCATCAATGGCAACCCATTTGATATCATTCTTCCATGCGTTAATTTCTAACCATGCATTTATTTCATCAGCACGACCACCTTCAAGATTATCACCCTTATATGTTTTTAACGATGGTGTAAACCCTATCGGACCTTTCAACACTCCGTTATGACAAAAAATTTCACGCATTTCATGCAAAGTATATTGATTTCGCCAATCAGATGATAAAATGATTTCAGCACCAGTCTCACTAAGTATAAAATTGAGATAAACAACAGCTTTTTGGTCAAACATATAAGCACCCCACTTGTTGTTTTTTCCTTTACCATAACAAGATGTTGTTGCTAATACTCCATCAATATCTAAAAATATTACTTTCATTTTCTTAAATACTTATATTTTAGGATTAACCCACTATGTACCTTATCTTTGTATGGTGAATCAAAATACGACTCAACGTCATATAAAATAACACCTTCAACGTTAGCGTATCTAGGGTCATTTAATAACATTTCATTCTTTCTATTCATCCACTCTAATAAAGTCTCTTCAACTTTAAGAGTTTCAGTTCTAATTGTGTATGCTGAAGATGGTATTTTTAACGCTTCTTCTAAATTTTCAAAAACTATTTTCATGTTACAAATGTACTAAAAATAAATTAAAAATCAAATGTTTTCTTCTTTTTTCTTTAAAAAAGCATACCTAATAATCATACCACCATGTGTCACCCCTTCGTAAGGGGTAGACACAATTGGTTGCATGTCATAGATTAAAAGACCTTCAATGGAACTATAATTAGGATGTGTATTGATTCTTTCTTCCTTTCTAACCAACCATTCTTTGAATGTTTCATTTGATTTCATACACTCACTAACCACAGTCCAATAAACTACTCTACCATCAATTAATTGCGGTTCAAGAGTGTTTGCATCTTGCATTGGATTATTAACAAAGATTATTACCATGGAACGTATTGAACGATTGTTACATACTCACCAATCATTTCTTCTTCAATTATTTTCTCAATGATATCCCAATCACCACCAGCCAATCCAGCACCAATCATCGGTAACCCAATTGTTTTACCAGAAAATTTAGCTTTCATCTCTTTTAAACCAGAACGTAAAGCATCATAGTCTAAATCCATGTTACCACTACGTCTACCTTTGGTGTCATATTGAGAATAAATGTTTACAACTATCGGTGTAGAATTAACCGTATGAGTAATAGTACCCATTTTTGATTCATCACCAGCCACTGTTGCACAATCAGCCTCATATGCTTCTGGAAAAGCATTTTTAATTTGTGGTGCAATACCAGCACCCATAGCACAGAAACAGTTACAACCGTGTGCTATTACATCGAATTCTCCTTCTTTGGCCATTTTCACTAAATCGCCTTCTACGTATCTAATCATTACATTTCTATTTTAATAGTTCTTAATTTTTCTCTTACTTGCATGATAGCTTCACCTAACCAATTGGTTCCTTGCCATTTTGACTTGTCGTGAACTCTAGCATCGTTTTCATGCAATCCAATTCCCCAGATTTTATCCTCTGGACTAGCTTCTACAATTTCTCTATCACCAGTTGCCAGTAACTCAGCCATCATAGATGGGTTTTGAGTAAACTTGGCATAGTTTGCATCGTAAACGATTTCTCTACAAACAGCTTCCCATTTGTCTTTGTCAAACCCTTTTACTCTACGTCCAAATGCTTTTTGGTCACGTGGACTAGTAGCATACATAATCATCTTGTGACTTTCTATGTCATTGAATAATAATGCTTTTTGTGCCATCATATATTGCTCGCAGCAATTATATTTTACACCTCCGATTTCAAATGTGGAAGGACACCATTGACTGTATGTCCCTCCCCAAAAGAATATAAATTTATCTGTTGTCATTATACTAATTCTACGTTTAATTTAAAAATTTTAGCTCTACTACGAATATCTTCAAACTTCGTTTCAACCAATAGTTTACCATCTTCAAAAATAGTTCTCAATTCATCATGTGCAGATTCATATCCATCTTCCAATGATGTTACAGTGTAGTATTGACCATTTGTATAGTGTTTAACCAACTTCAAACGACCTTGTTTAGATTTCTTGAATGATGGTTTTAATTCACCATTTTCATCAACTTCTGTTGGTGATTTAACCAAATCACGTTGTTCACCATTTACGACAGCGAAACATGCTTTAGTTGCAAAGTTTTGTGTATCTCTATTAATATCAGCTTGTAACAATTTACCACCCATACCAAACACGATGTTCTCAGCAGAAATACCTAATCTGTATAATTCTTCGTAAATCTCACGAATTGAATTGATGTTTACACCATCACCTTGAATTACACGAACTTGTGGTGGTAACAATTTGAACCCTTTATCATTCACAGTGTAACCAAATTTATCAAACAATATAGCAAACACTTCTTTTAATGTGTTGACAACGTGACCACTATCTGGACGAATAACCAGTTGATTTCCAGGTTCTGATGGTCTTGATAAAATCAAATCACGTAACTCAGTTCCCCATTTCTCAGAACATGCACGTAAGATGTGGTAAGAGTCAGATACACACGCTACAATTCCAGTAGGGTATTTCTCAAGTGTTCTTCTCATCATTTCAACTTCACCTTCTTCACCTTTCATTGTCATGATAGAGTGTTCAGTTGCTGGAACTGATAAACCAAATATTGTGTCAGTATTATAGTATTCACAGATACGTTTTGATGCAACTGTTGTGTCAGAACCCATAAAATTAATTAAGTGTGCTGAACCACCGTAACCAGCTGATTGTACTGATGATACACCTCTAAAACCGAAATCGTTTAATACGAACTCAATAACTGTATCCATAATGTGTTGTGGTAACGCAGATGTTTTTTGGTAGTATTCGATAACAATTTTCTTAACTTCACGTGACAATGTTGCAACCGTAATTGGATACCATAATTGCATCATGATTGTTTCTAAAAAGTTAGTTAACCAATAACAATTAGGGTCAGTGTTCTCAATAGTCATAAGAACGTTTTTAACACCTACAACTGTACCTTCTTGTACTGCTTTAATACGTACTGGTAGTTTACCACCATGAACATCTATAATGTATTGGAATTTAGATTTATCAAACACATCATCACGACCAAATACACCATGTTTAGTACCTAAGTACTCATATGCTTCATCTAATTCTTCTTGTGTGATTGCAACACCTTCTAAATATTCTTTAATGAACATTTCAAGACCATACCATACAGTTTCTTGGAAACGACCACCACGTGACTCCATGTATGAATAAACTGTTGTTGTGTTATCCTCATAGAATTTATGGTGTGAGTATTTATACGCATCACCCATAAGTACAAGGTTGTTAGGTTTATCCAATACTTTTGTGATAAGACCTTCTAATGTTTCGATTGAAGACCAATCTTTGTTTTTAATTGCTTCTGCCAATCTAGTTTTAATCACTTCTTTAAGTGCTAAACTTCTTTTTAATCTTCTAGTTTCTGATTGCATACTATTTTGTATTTATTATTATTATATTTTTTCCTAATTTTTCAGCTTTTGTGATACTATCTTTGGTTCCTTTACTTTCACCATCCCAAAATGCTATGATAGTATCGGCATTGTTAACAATATCGGTATTTCTAAGTGGACCAGCTGCTGGTCCATGTTTCTTCCAATCTGGTTTAAAGATAAGTGTTTGAATGTTATTTTCATTTGCATATCTTTCACCCAATGAATCAGCACCTTTCGCACCACCACTAACCAATAATGTTATTGTATGATGTTTTAAAGTTTCTTTAACCAACTCATAGTCATTAAAACCTCTGCTACCAATTACTGCTAATTTCATGCGATACTTTCTCCGTATTTAGCTTTTGCTTCTTTTATTTTACCTTCACCAGTGTTTTTACTGATTAATTCAGTTCTATGTAAAAAACGTGTCAAAGATTCAAATAACTCTTGGTGTTCTGGCATGATTTCACTACTATAAACGTCAGATGGGTTTATCCAATGCAATGATGCAATATCATCAGATGGTTCAATACGTCCCCATAAGAACTTACCAATGAAAAGTGTTGTCATAATACCAGACTCTGTTTTACCATAACGCCAATCATTTATAGCAGCACTACAAACATATCTAATATCGTCAATTTCAGCGTTTCCACCAGTTTCTTCTTTAAACTCACGTTTAGCTGCTTGTTCCCAAGACTCATCAGTTCTATCAACAAACCCACCAATAAAACGATAAAACTCTTCGTTTGGTTTTTTAGCCATAAGGATTTGTCCTTTGTCGTTGTATACGGTGATATCTACTGTTGGATATGTTACTGGTCTAGCAGCATAAGTTGCGTGGATTACACCAGCTCTAAAGTCTTCTGATGCCAATATTTCTCTTGACACTTCTTTACGCACTTCAGTACCAGAATAAAATACATCTGTTGTGTATTCAATTACTGGATTTTTACCACTATAATAAGGAATAAAAGAGTCACGACTACCATACAATACCGCTGATAAATCACCATAAGGTGTTTTGATTTCAGCATCAAGCACTTGTGACCATTTAGCATCTGAGCGATTGTCTTTAAGTGGTAATACAACTGCTTTAGGATAAGCTTCTTGTATCATTGCTTTGCGTGATGCAAAGTCTAATGGATTATTCTTAGTTCCAGATATTACTGAAACACCTAAAAATATAATTACTTTCTTGTGGTTTTTATAAACCATGTTAAGTAAATTTCTTTGTCCTTCATGCAATTTATGCACTTGGAATCTAGCAACCACTACACCGATTTCATAATCGGATGGGTTAATATTTGATTTTGCTTCCATATTTTAATTTTATAATACAAATGTACAAAAGAAAATCCGAATAAGCAACTTATTCGGATTCTTTTTTATCTAATAAACCCCATGGTTGATTTTTCTTTCTCAACTTGGCTTGAGTAGAATCCTTTATAAGATTCTTTGATTAACGAAACAGTATCGGATAATGACCATTTTTCATCATCTTCAGACATTTCTTTAATATTATCAGATAAGTTAGCAATAAATGCACCAGTGATGTTTGGTTTTTTACCATTTATATTCTCAGTAAGTGCATCATACACTTCTTTAACTCTCCATTGTTCTGGTAAATGAATGTTACAAACTTTAATTATTTGGTCTTCATCTAAGAAACTATAATCTAATGTAAAGTTAAAACGACCTGGTCTTTCGGCAGCTTTATCAACCAACCCTTTGTCATTTGTTGATGCTAATAAACTAATTTTACGTTTCTTAACACCATCAAAGAATGATAAGAATTGGCCTAACAATGATGTGTAACTTCCATTATCACGTGAACCTAAGAATAAATCGATGTCATCCATAATGATTACAGCGTTATCAAAAATTTCACAACCTTCCATAATCATGGTCAAATCATTTGTTGAAAGAAATTCTGGAATAACAAATGTTACATTAGGTATCAATTTTCTAGCTATTTCACGTATAGATTCTGTCTTACCCGTTCCTGGTTCTCCATTTAACAAGTATCTAGCGTTCCCACCTCTCTTTACACGTGAGATAAAATGTTCAATAAATTTCATTTGAATATCATTCAAAATTAATTCATTTGATGACTCTTCGATATCAATTATTTCAATACCTTTAAATCTACCATCTCTTAACTTAACTTTGATACATTTACCTTTGTATTCTGAGTTATTAAACGAAAGATGTTTAATTTTCTCAATGATTTCATGTAACTTGTCGTTTGACACTCCATTTTGAATTGTAATGTGAAGCTGCACTTGTACTTCATTTCTATTATCAACAAAACTTTTTGTTTGAAAAAAGAATTTATTATCATTATCTGGCATATTACATTCATACCAAAAAGAAGCAGTATTATCAAAACTTCCATTCAAATATAGTCTACCTAAAGAATCTGTTGAACCATATGATGTAACTGTAACATCTTTTTGTTTTCGTTTAAAACAATCATATAGATAACTATTTATCAACGCCATTTCAACAAATGTACTTTCTAATGAAAGACTAGTGTACGTGTTATCATCATCGTCATCATCTTCATCATCATCAGATTCTAAATCAGAAATATTAAACCCACGAGGTGGTAAATTAATATCAATTTCCCCCAATAATGGATTACGTCTTTTCGTCATTTTTATAATTTCATCTAATGAAATTTCAACCTCTTTAACTTTCTTTTTACTTCCCATTTTAATTTAATTTTAGTGGTGTCCTACTTTTTCTACTTCTTTCTGTGACATGATTTGTTTCACATCGGTATAATGTAGTGGGTGATAATCTGTCATGCAGCAACCCACATCCATTACTTTTTTATTATAATACCAATCATAGTTGGAATCTTTCATCAATGACCCATGACAATGACCATGTAAGTGCCAAGCACCATGGTGTGCCTTATCCCAAGATAGTATTGGGTAGTGCATCATCATAATCTCTTGCCATTTTCTAGGGTTATCTTCATCCATTACCGATAAATTGATATAATCACTAACAGTTTCAAAACGATTTAGTTTTCTAATGTCTTTTTCTTTGTCATGGTTACCCAATATGTAATGAATTTTACCTTTTAATTGGTTAACTAACTCTTGTGTTTGTTTACCATTCTTATCAAAAGATAAATCACCCAAATAAAACACCACATCGTCTTCTGCAATGTAATGATTCCAGTTTTCAATCAAAGCTTCATGCATCTCATCAACATTTTTATATGGTCTTCCATCGTATTTAATCACATTTGCGTGGCAAAAATGATAATCTGATGCAAACCAAATACGTTGATGGTCTAATTTTAATTTCATAATTGTAATAAATAATTAAATGTTAATAATAATTGTGTGTAATGCAGCACTTGGTCTAATCCAATCACAACAAAAAAGTTATGATACTTTTCTTCTTTGTATAATTTACTAGTTAATCTACTCGTAAAATAATCTGTAACCCAATGACTAGCAAATATCGAAGTAAATGATGTCCAAATACCTAAACTAGTAACATGAATAGATGTAAAAGGAAAAACAAAAGCCCATAAAACAATTGTTGCAAATGTATATACAGATACGTGTAATGTAAGATAGTAGTTACTGCTACTTTTTCTAGTGCTCATGTGATGGGTCTGTAAAATAAAATCCGCAAACCAATGTACTACTAATATAAATAAAATATACCAAATCATGCTAACACTTCTTTAACTATTTTAGATACTACTGCATTATCTGCTTGACCTTTATACACTTTATTGAACGCACCCATCATTTTACCAACATCATCAATACCATCTTTTTTAAATGTTCTGATGATTGAACGAATACTAATTTCATCCATTAACTTTGGTAAGTATGGTTTGATGTATTCTAACTCTGCTAATGATTCAGCAGTATTGGTTTGTTTCAAAGACTTTTCAATTTTCTTTAAAATACCCATAACTGTTTCATCATCGTCTTTACCAGAGCGACCAGATTCATTTTGTATTTCACCCTTTACAACACCTAAAAAGTTTTTCTTTTCCATTTCTTTAGCTTTAAAAGCTGCCATGAAATCTGTGTTGATTCTTTCTTTTAAACTCATTTTATTTTTGTTTTTTAGTTACTAAATAATAGTGATAACCCTTATCACCATCTATAGCATAGAACGCATATTTTAACTCACCACTTTTTACCTTTTCTAAAAAAGGAAGTTTTTCATCAGCCTTAGCCTCTAACGATAGTCTAACATATTTGTTTTCACTTCGTTTAACTTTAGCCTCAGCTTGTTCTTCAACTATTGGTTCAACTATTGGTTCAACTTTAACCTCTTTTTTAGGTTTTTCCTCAACAGCAGTTTGAACCCTTTTCTTAGGTTCAAGTTTAACAATAGGTTTTGGTTCAGCTTTTTTACGTTCTTGTGCCATAATTTAATTATAGGACAAATGTACAAACAAAAAACTGATTAAACAAATTTTTTTTATTGTTTTCTTTGAAAATATTTGAAACGATATTTAAAACCATTTTCTTCATAAATGGCACTTTCATCTATCAACACCCATTCATCTGGGTTAAAACCTTGTAGGTAAGTGTCACCTTCAACTTCAGCCAACACTTCTGTAAGATATAATTTTTGAGCGATTGGAAATAATTCTTTATATATTTCTGCACCACCAATAACAAAATGTTCTGTAAGACCAAAATTAATTGATGATAATTCATAACCTCTTTTGATAAGGTCGATATCATTCAATACTGTGGCACCTTCTGCTTTGTATGTGGTATCTCTGGTAATAATAATATTATCTCTATTAGGTAGAGGTCTAAACTTCTCTGGAAGCGATTCCCAACACTTTCTACCCATGTAGACACGCTTTCCATCAGTAAGTGATTTAAAGTTCTTTAAATCGTCTGGGATATGCCATGGCAATTGATTATCTTTACCAATAACCATATTGGTAGACGCAGCAACTATAATACTAATCATTTCTCTTTGCGTATTATTTTACCATCTTGTTCTGTAATTGATACATACGTATCATTCTTACCATAAGCAAATGGTGTAAAAACTTTTGAATAACCTTGATTCAACCAACGCTTAAAGATTAATTCACCTTTTGCGTTAAATAGGTACAATTCGTTACCTAATATCTCTTTTTTAAACGTCCCTTCCATAATGAAACTATTGGTTTGTAAATATAAACTAAATTAACTATGATAACCATAAAGTTTAAAAAAACCAATGGGTATCTGCCGTGATAATGTGAATACGTTATAAATAAAATGCAACCTATCACATTCAATAATCTTAACAATACTATGTCTTTAACAATAAAAGATATTAATACTATTACTGAGGCAAAATATGCCAAAATTTCCATATAAAAATCCATTCTTAATTTGGGTATCTAATCACATAACTGAATATGTATTCAGCTAGGAACTTAATGTTATTTTCGTTATAATTCATATTAATTTAATTTTAAATTAGTTAATAATTCACAATTTAAACAATATAATGGTGCTTCGTCACCTATTGGTGTGTTAATATAAGGAACACCATTATTTGTTCTTACTTCAAGAACTTTACATTTTTCGAATTTACAGTGAACATAACACATAACAGCATCACAACGATTACATAAAGCAACTGGTTCACCAAAGCTAATTGAGATTTTTGGTTTCATTTTTTATAGCAATTTCTTTTTCCTCAGTGCTTAAAAGTCCTTTACCATATTTCTCAATTCTTTCGTAATACCTTTTTTTAACTTCTTCAGTTATTGGAATTGGTTTACCTTCATCATTAATCCTAACAAACTTTATGTTTGTTTTTATTGCGATTTCTTGGTCGCCAGTATAAACATCATGTTTTCTTAATTCTACATACAAAGTTATAGAAGTTTTTCCAAAATTCAAAACTTTTGCATATAATTTAATTATGTTATTTACCTTTACTGGTTTATCAAATATCAAGTCATCAATTTTAACTGTTACAACTCTTGGGGTATCACATATTTGTGCTACATACGCTGCACTGCTTTCATCAATAATTGATATTAACCTACCACCGAATACATTTGAATGTACACCGACATCACTGGTCTTGCATAAATAGGTTGTTACTAATTCCATATTTTCTTGTTTCACGAATTAATTAATTAATTAATACTAGTTGACCTTTCTTTCACCTTATTATCTAATTGGTCATTATTTAAACAGTAGCAGTCACCTTTGAAAACCCAACCTTCGTTTGTTCCAACGTTATCCACTTCCCCTTTTTTCTTAAATATCGCTTCTTCGAAAAATTTATCTTTTTCTTTCCACCCAATAATCCAACCTTTTGATAAATCAGATAAAATAGCAACAAAACAATAGTAATCACATTTCTGTCTTATGTTGTAAGCGAATATGTTAGCTCTGTGATATGGTTTTGGTTCAAAGTTTTGTAATTTTGTTTTAACATCGACTTTTTTACCTCTGATTATCATATCATAATCATATGAACCAACATATTTTGTTATCTTTTTAAATTGGTCCCAAACAATCACTTCACCTAATGCACCAACTTCGTTGCCTTTGCCTTCAGTCACTGACCCTTTCAAAACATTAAACTCATATAATTCTTTTGCTCTTTGTTTTTGGTCGTCAGTAATATCAATTTCAATCATTTCATATTATTTTATTTTAAATGTTATATTAAAGCATTTTTGTTAATTGCTTGATTGATTCAGTAATCAATTCGCTTTTTAATGCGTATTTATTTTGGTCAGCAACGTCAATTAAAATGCATAATGTTTCACAAACACATTTTATGTCATTTACAATCATTTCACGTGCTTCATCTTTATTTGTTGGTGATGGAATTTCAGCACCTTTACCAATCAGTATTGGTTGCTCTCTTTCTGTGTCTACGTCAATAGTAATAAGATTCTTCATAATAATTTTTTACTAAATATACAAATAAAAAATGGGTTTATCAAGTATTTATATATGTAAAACTTAATATTATGGCAAAAGCAGTTAAAACAGTATCTTCTACTAAAATTAGTAAAGGTAAAAAGAAAAGACCAGGAGTTCATTCTAAATGTAAAACTTCAGTATCTAAAAACGCTAAAAACTATAAAAAGAAAAGCGTAGGACAAGGTTAAAAACAAAAAAGGAGCTAATAGCTCCTTTTTTTATTTTCTCATTAATTCTTTTCTTTTTGATTTGTTTGCTTTATGTAAACCTTTTAATTTATCTGGAATACCTTGTTTTTTAGTTTTTGAAACTGCTTTTGACGCTTCTGAACCAGCTGGTTGTTGTCCATGTAATAATAATGCAAAATTTTTGTTAGTACAACAAGCTAATGAATCATCATAATCAATAGGTAATCTTTCATTAATTGCTTCTTCTTCACTAAACACAACTTTAGAATATCTTAACCCATTATCTACAATTGTGTTATAATTTTCTTCATCCATAGAAGCAATTAAATTCATATTGTTAGGTACAGATGATTTATTATTAATCCAAAAAGTTAATGATGTTGTATGTGTATAAAATGTTATTTCTGGAAATTTTTGACAAACTTTAATCCAAGCTTGGAAATAAGAATTAGAAAAGAAATCACCACCTTCATGAATTCTAAAAATTTTAGAAGTAAAATTAGCATTTTCTAATGATTCAATTATTAAGTTAGCCATGCCATCAACACCACCAGTTTTATTAGCATCCTTCAATAAATTTAAGTTACTAAAAACATTTTTATTTAATGAAGGATATTGACCTTGTTCTCTAGCAGCATAACATTGAAATTTAGTTTTTTCACTAGCTTTTTTAACAGCTGAACCATCTGAAAATCTTTTACCCATTTTAGCTGGAAAATTTTTACACGCTGTTGCTGCTGGACATGTAAAACCAGCTGGTAATGATAATGAAGGCCAGTCTAATTTTGTGTTAGATTTTGAAAACTTTAATAAACACACATTTTCATCTGTCGTTGGTTCTGATGGTTTATCTCCATGACCATATGGGTCAAAATCCTCTTCTTCTTTTAAATAAACTGTCAATTCATTTAATGCGTCAATATTTTCTTGTAAGTCACCAGAAAAATCATAATAATCTTTAACTGTTTCAAATAATTTAATTGAGTCTTCAGTTAAATTTGTTTTTATTATACCTTCTCTTAATAGTTTTTTAATCATGATATCTATTTTAGTTATAAATATCAAAAAACATTATAAAGTAAACTTTTCTATCTCAATAAACGGTATGAAACCATCTATTCTTGTTTCAGCAACATCTTCGTAATGCTGCAATTCTTCTAAGAAGAAATTACCCATAGTATAGTTGATAGTTAAAAACGTTTCCTTTTCAGCATCCCACATGGCAACATGTTTTCCTCTCCATCTATGACCATTGTAATAAACACCACCTTTTAAATCTGTTTTTGGTATCATCCTATCAACCATTTCTTCTAATTCAGCAGCATCTTTTTGTTTCTGAACTTTCTTTTCCTCTTTATGCTTGATTAGATTTTCTCTTACTTCATCAGCTTTATCTTTGCCAATAAGTTCAGTCAATTTATTATATTGTTCTGGTTTCATAATACGTTACATGTTGGTTTATTAATAGTTGTGTACCCGAAGAGATTCGAACTCTTGACCCCTCCGTTAAAAGCGGAGTGCTCTACCAACTAAGCTACGAGTACATATGTACCCCCGATGGGACTCGAACCCATGACCCCTCCATTAAAAGTGGAGTGCTCTATCCAGCTGAGCTACGAAGGCGTGTTTTTTCCATTGACACTCGTAACCAGCTTGGCCGAGTGCCTTATCGTTTTATCTTTCGCTTAATGTTGATAGAATTTTTCATAGTTTTTATTTTTTAAGTTTTTTATAATTTTATTTTAGTGGGGGCGGCTGGAATTGCACCAACGTTTTATCAAATTTACAGTTTGCGTGAATAATTTTGATTTTGCTGCAAACATTCTTTAATCTAAAAGGCAGAATGTGATTTATCTAACATTTCAACACCCCCATATTTTGAGCGAGAGATGGGATTCGAACCCACGACCCTCTGGTTGGTAACCAGATGCTCTACCACTGAGCTACTCTCGCATAGAGTGTGGTAGGTCAGCTGTACCTTGAGGCATCCACACTTGTTATTCCTCTTTTTGAGCAGATATTCAGAATCGAACTGAAATCCTAGGCTTGGAAGGCTAATATAATAAACCATTATACGATATCTGCAAATTTCGAAGAAAGACAGTCACGGCCACCTCTAGGTTCTTTCTTCTATTGTTAACCGAGGCAAAATGTGGCTCGACCCTAGTTAACACGTGAGCCTTTGATAGGATTCGAACCTACGACCCCTTCATTACAAGTGAAGTGCACTACCAGCTGTGCTACAAAGGCATAATTTTTGGTTGGAGGGGAGGGATTCGAACCCCCGTACCCTTACGAGAACAGATTTACAGTCTGCCGCCTTTAACCACTCGGCCACCCTCCAATAAATCAAGATAGCATTTTCTGATTCAAATTAAAAGTTTGATAGTTGTGAAATTGCTGAAGCTATCTTTTATTTTTCTTTTACAAATGTATGAACTATTTTTAACATATGCAAGTTTTTTTATTTTTTTTGATTTCCGAGAGGGCTTCGAACCCCCAAATTCTCACTTCAAAGGCGAGTGACTTTGCCAGTTTGTCTATCGGAAAATAACTTCCCATAACTTGTTTTTTTAATGGCTTATGGGAAACCATTAGGGTCGAATAGGTTGGATTCGAACCAACGTGCTCGGCATTCCAAATGCCGCTAGATAAACCACTCCTATACTACTCGATAATTTACATTCCTACTATTGTATATGTACAACCCAAAATAAACCAACATGTCAAATAACGTTCCTATTTTTTAAGAGGCATAGGTACCTAAAACAAAAAACCCGATGTCATTTCTGAAATCGGGTTTGGAATATCTTGTAATTTAGAATCTTTATTCTTCGTTACTCAACAGATATAACATACCCGATACACTAGGCTTTCCGCCTTGCGTTTGTTTCGGTTGATATGTAGTAACTGTTGTTTTCATTTCGCTTTTGTATTAATTAAATATATCGTTTTTTTTTAAAATTCAAAATTATACTACAAATGTACGAACTTTTTTTACATTTGTCAAGTTTTTTGTAATTTTTTTTTTAATTATTTTTAATTTTATTTAATTCATCTCTTATTTCAGCAGCTTTTTCGTACTCTTCAGCAGCAATAGCTTCTTCTAATAATTCTTCTAAAGATTTGTGTTCGTCTTCATCAAATGGTGCATCTGACACTTCTAATTTAACAATTTCACCATCTTCAACTTCCCATATTGTTTTTTTAAAATACAATTCATCCTCATTGAAATACTCAACTCTAGATGGTTCACCATATTCATTGTCTATTTTAAATTTTTCATCTTCATCATCTATTTGCTTAGCACTAGATAAAATGTTTATTAATTTAGATAATCCGTCACTAAATTCTTCTCTTGAAGGTTTAGATTTCTTTTTTGGTTCTTCAGAATTCTTTTTATTAAAGAATTCGTCAAATAGTTCATCAAATGTTTTCATTTTTACTTTTTTTTTTAAAAATTTTTCATGTAACCCAATAATCTTGTCTTTAATGAGTTTGATTGGATTCATTTTGTAAAGGTACATAAAAAATCCAAAAAAAACAAATGCTAACGCATACATAATCGCCATAGTCATCCAATAATTTTTTGTTAATAACGTAATACAGTAAACAACAACATCATAACCCAATGGATTAACAAATAATGCTATTGTTACAAATAAGTTTCCTAAAACTCTTTTTTTTAATCTAAAAAATAAGTGCGACAGCAATAAGAACACAAATGCCAATCCATATAGAATGTACATTGTATTCCAATAATCGTTGGTTAACTGCATCAGTTTGAAAACCAGTATGTCGAACCCTAAAGGGTTCAGAAAAGTCGCTATCATGAGGCAAACTGTCCCCACAACTTTTCTGCTTACTGTTACATTCACTATCCATTTTTTTTTAATTAAAAACAACAACCTTAACTCTGCTTAAAAGTTGTTCTTATGAACAAAGTCTTTATTATAAATATCTAATAAAACTAAATATACGTCTTTTTTTAAGATAATTAAAGTTTTTATCGTTAGCATACGCTTCTTTTTCAAAAGAAACATTATAATACCCCTTTCTATAATACTCAATAAGATACCAAATATAGAATGGTATAATTAACATTTCGATTTGTTGTCTTAGGTGAATCCTTTCATGGTTTATCAACTCTGGCGTTGCTACCACTTTGCTATTCAATATAACAAAAGGGTAGAACGCCATAGCTGCTGGTAATTGACCACCACCTAAAAAGAATGTCAAGAACCTTAAAAACCTATCACTTACTATTATCATCTTCAAAATTGTTTTGATAAACCCATATATGATTATATAAGTTTAATATTGTTAATTCTAATTGAAAAGATGGTGAATGTTCACTCTTATATCTGTCTAAATTACATTTAAACTCAAAGAATGTAATACCATCTTTAAAATCTCTAATACGACCAAACAACTGTATCTCATAGAAGAGATTTTTAAACAATCTTAATTGACCATGTGCAATTAGACCTAATTTACCAAAAAAATTTATCATTGTTACGATTTTAATAATATTTCTTTTATGTCAGCAACCACTTTTCTATGACCCTCACCATATGGTGTCCAAGCTAATCCCATTTTCTTTAAATCATAGTGTTTTAAGACTGTTGAATATTCAGTTGTACCCTCTGGGTTACCAATAATATAAATACTATCAGCCAATTCAGCAGCCAATCTGATATCGTGTGTTGAAAATATGATTGTGTTATATTCGTCAGCATCCAAAATCTTTTGGAAAGATGTTTTAACTTTCTCAATGTTTCCAACGTCCAATCCAGAGAATGGTTCATCCAAAATCATAAAATGTTTAGATGATAACATTTGCTCAATGATTGCAGTTCTTTGTCTTTGACCACCAGATAACTCACATGAGTATTTATCTTTGTGTTCTAATAAACCCCATTCAGTTAAAAACTCAGTAATCAACTTATCTTTCTCTTGTTTTGTCGTTTTACTTTTTCTTAATGCATATTGACAAATCTGATATACTGTTTTATGTCTGAACAAAGTGTATTTTTGGTCAACAAACCCTACATCACCTTCAGCCAATATTTTTGCATCATCTGCAACTTCTGTAGCCATATCACTTATCAAAATCTGGCCAGACATTGGTTTAACCAATCCAGTCAACGCTTTGAACAATGTAGATTTACCTCTACCAGAACGACCTAACACCGCAATTGTTTGTCCAGTGGAATCGTGACCATCTCTTACTATATTTTTCTCAATGATTGAAATATCTTTAAGAATTGTTTTTCCTTCATACCCAACGCTAATCTTATCAACGTATAATATTGTATCTAATTCTCTATAACTCATGTCTTAATAATTTGAATATCTGAATATTAATTTACGTAATTTAGTGATGATAAAGTCCAATGATAACCCTACAACTACAATTATAATTTGTAATGCAATTACTCTACCATTGTCACCTAACTTGTCACTATTTTTGATTAAGAATCCCATACCACCAGCTGCTGCTAATATAGACTCAACCGTTACAAGCATCATCCATACAATTGCTAAGTTTTGTCTTACCAACTCTAACACGTAATCTAATCTACCTTTGATAACTACTTCCCATAAAATCTCCCAACGATTGCATCCTAGCGTTTTTGCGTGGTCCAATTCTTCTTTGGGGATATCTTGTATCATTTGAATAAGAGAAGTCGTTAGAAACGTTGTCATGAACACTACAAGCACCCATACTTGAAGACTTCTAGCATCGTTAATAATGATAGCTAAATAAAAAGCAATACCAGTCAATGGAAGATATCTTAATTTAGATATAAATGTACCTACTGGCTTCATAATTGGAATTGCTGTTGAATATGCGATAACCAATGATATAATCACTGATAAGAATACAGCATGTGCACATAACGCAATTGAACTAACTATGTGAACAACTAATCCTTCAGCCCATAAGTCACCAAATCCATGGATAACTTGTGTTGGTGTTGGAAACATATGTGATGTTCCAAACATATTCAAGGTCCAAAATGTAAGTATAGCTACTAACCAACCTAACATGATTGTACCTCTTGACGTACTTTTAAGTTCTTGAAATGGTTTAATTAAATTTTTCATATTTTTATTTTTTAAAGTTCAAAAAAAATCCCTAACAAAGTTAGGGACTTTAATTAAATAATGTTAGTTTATTGTAACAATGTAATCTCTACACGTCTGTTTTTCGATTTACCAGCCGCAGTTGCATTTGTAGCTACTGGATTAGTATCACCTAAACCATCCACAAATTGAATACGTGCTTTAGGAATCCCACGATTAACCAAATAATCAACAACTGAGTTAGCACGACCTCTAGACAATACCATATTAGATTGTGGATTACCAACATTATCTGTATGACCAATCACTTTCAATTTAGTTTGTTCAGCTTGAATTAACAAGTTGTAGATAGTCTCTAACGTTTTCTCAGAACCTTGGATAGTTGTACTTGCAGTAGCAAAGCTAATGTTCCATTGTCCATCTGCCATCACTTTAGTTTTATTCTCAACATAGTTGAACTTTTGAGTAGTTCCAGCATCAACATCACTAATAGATTTCAAGAAGTATAAGTTAACAGCATCTTCGTATTGCACAACACCATCTTTACATGTTTCGTTGAAACCACATGGGTTCAAGTCAGTTAAGTACATAGATACTTGATTGTAAACCGCTTTATATCTGTTATTACCATCCGTGATTCCGTAGTATTGCATAGCATCAGCATAGTTAAATACACGTGTACCACCAATATTGTAATCTAAACCACCTTTAGTACCTTTTTGTCCTTTGAACATTTTGTACCAATAATCAGCAGTTTCAAAGTTGTATGTTTTTGCAACACATTCAGCAGCCTTACGGGCCCATCTATCGTATTGTTTAATTTGGTTACAAGCAGTATATGTTTGTTTCAAAATATTCGTTACTTCTTTTTCATGTTGTATCGCCCATTCTTTCACTACGATAATTGATGTAGCCATTTGGTTAACGAAATCTTTTGTTGTAACAACATCAGTAAACCCAGTCAACGCATCAAAAGCCATTTTATCACCTGGAGTCCATGTTGTTGCACCATCAATTTTATGGTTGATTGTCTTACCAGTCAATTTACCATCTTTAACTTCTTTCAAAGGTACAGTAAATCCAGTGTTTTGTGATTTAATCAATTCTTTTACAGAGTTGATAAAGTCATCATCTTGTGACGGTACAAAGTTCAATGCATTAGCATCAAAAGTTGTTGGGTCTGGATTAACTGGAATACCATTCGCAGATGCATAGTTTACAGCTACTACCCAGTCACCATCACCGATTACTGATGATACAACCGCACCTCTAAGTGTTTGTGGGTTATCTTGCCATACTTTTGGACCAATTAATTTGTCCTCCCCATATGATAAACCGATTGCACCGATATTAACTACGTGATATTTACCTTTACCAAACTTCTCATCTAACGCTTTTTGAGTAGTTGTAATGTAAAAAGGCACACCATCACCCATGATAGATACAGCAAACGCTGACTTTTGTGATTTTGGATAAGCAACACCTTTGCTAAATTCATCAACAAATTTTATTTGCATATCACGTAAACCACCAACCATATCTTGTCGCACGATTTCCAAGTTTACATCAGCAGCCTCCATAAGAGACCCTTCAGTTGTTCTTGGTCCACCATTTGCTACAATCATACCAGAGTTACCATTCCATGCGTACTCAGCTATTCTAATCAACTTACTTTCGTCAAAGTTACTAGACACTTCCGTAGATGGTAAAGGTAATTCAGCACCTTTAGTTACGTTGTTTAAATCGTCAGAATTGATTGCTAACGCTTTCATTTCTTTTGACACTGCAACTCTTAAACCTGGTGCGGCCATATACACAACTGCTAAAACAATTGCTAAACCAACACCCATAATTAACATTTTACTTAATTTGGTCAAACGATTCCATTTTGCCGCTAAACCACCTTGTACTCCATTAACATTTTCCATTTTTTTCTTTTTTCGTTTTTTACTTTAATAATTTATTTTTGTTTCTAAGATTAAAATCTGTATTTTTTAATAGATTTAATCCACTCTAACAAACAAGAGATTTTTACGTGATTCGATGTTTTTGACATTTTCTTTTTTTTTTAGTTAAACATTTAATTTGATATTACAAATGTATGGAGAATATTTTAATTCTCCAAACATTTTGCAACTTTTTTTAAAATAATTCTCCAAATCCTCCAGATTTAACTTTATCTGATTGAGAAAGAGTATATTCTGGGTTTGAATATTGTTTTGCTTGTGGTATGATATCTTGACCAACTTTGATTTTATCAGCCACAGCATTCAAGTTTGCATACAATTCATCAGAATCTAATGAGTAGTTACTTGTAAGTGTTTCGATATCTCTCAAGTTACCAGCAGTAATTGCGATATCATTAGCAATAGTTGATGTTACAACATCCAATGCATAGTCGAATTCCCATCCTTTTGTGAAACCCATTGCTGATTTAGCAGCACTAGTCGCAGCATTAGATTTTTGACCGAACTCATAGTCTTTCTTCAACATATCTATAGTTGCATCAAAGTCTTGAATTTTAATATCCATAACGGTTTCAACCATTGTAAGTTTTTGACCCATTTTCTTCATGATAGCGGCACGTGAACCATACTTTTGAACAAAGTCTTTAGATTGGTTTAATTTGTTAGCTACACGTTGTGCTTCAGCCAAAATCTTTTGTAATTCAGATGCTCTGTTTACATAATCATCTTCTGATTTAGCATCAATACCCATCTTTTGAACCATAGCATCCATTTCATGCTTAATCTTTTCAGCTTTACCTTGTAAAGAGATGATACGTGTTTGACCAGATTCAGCTTCTTTCTCAGATTTATCAGCTTCTACTTCCATCTCAGTTTTTAATGAAGCGATGTTACCTTTAGCTGTTCTGAAAGTACGTTGATTTTCAAGCATTTTTTGTCTTTCGATTTCCAACTGAGCAAATGGGTCATATTTGATAAGTGCTTTGTGTAAAGAACGTGTAAATAAACGAATCCCTTTCACAATCACTGGTGCCATAATAACTCCAGCTATAATCAAAACACCAGTTGCTGCTACAGCTAAGAATTGTCCAATTGCTTGGAAAACTGGTGGTAATACATAAGTCCATGTTAAATAACCCACACCAATAAGTGCTGCTAATTTAAAGAACCAGAACATTCCTTTTTCACCTTTACGGAAACTGTCTACCTTTGCAGAGATTTCGTTTTGGTCAAAGTGTTTTAAAATTGGCAACTCAGATAAATTCGCTTTAAATGATGTTGCTGTTTCAGTTTTAGTTTGCATTTTTCTACTTTTTATAAATTGTTAATAATTCCATTTTTAACTTGTTCAATAGATTGAACGATTTTGTTTTTAGCCATGTCATTTGCTGACAATTTGCTATCTACTTCACTCATCATCGGTGCATACTTCACATCGATAACTGATAATTTGTTTTCTCTGTCAGCAATCTGAGTTTGGATTGCTTCTAGTTGTTGTCTTAACAAAGATAATTCACCTACAAGAGATTCATTCTCATTTTGTTTTTGAGTTGTTAAGTCTTGTTTCTTAGATAAACCTTTTGAGTTATATTCTTGGTAAACTTTGTTAATTTCAGCAATATAAAACTCTGATTGTTGCACCAACTTATCTTTCGATATAGACTTGTCCATAGCACTAGCCATAGTCAATGCCATAACATAGATTTGTGGATTTGTTGGTCCAGCTTGCATTACTGCTTGATAAAACTCATAGAAGTCATACCCAGGTTGGTTTAATGAATCAAAACCATTTTGGTACAAATCAAATGCTTTCTCTAAATGCTCATTAGACACTTGTGTTGGTATATTAGTTGTTGGTGTTTCTGTTTTACCAAAACCAAACGCACTAAATAACCCTCCACTTTCTTCTACTTGAGGAGTAGATGATGGAAACTTTGTAGTCGCAGCCGTATTAGTTGGTTTTACGGTTTCCACTTGTTTTGGTTGTTCGTTAGCGTTTTCATCACTAACAATGAATAAATCTCTTAATCCCATTTCTTAAATTTTTAATGTTGATACAAATGTATACATAATATTTCAATTATGCAAACTTTTCTGGAATTTTTTCTATGTGTCTTGTTAAAATAATATAAGAACACCATGCAATGTCTTCTGTTTGCTCAAAAAACCCTTCTTGAATTCTATAATGTGACATATCACAATTCCACAAAGTATCTTTGATACCTTCAGCAAATCTATTAATATTGGTTGGTACTACTCTAGGTACTGGAACTTTGATTGTTTCTGGTAGATATTTTTCTTCCAATTTATGATACCATTTACGATTATCATAAAAAGATTTCAAATAACCTTCTTCATCTTCTTCCCTTTTTTTGTCGTTAAACCAATATGGTTCTTCCTTTTTCTCTAAGGTTTCCCATTCAGCAGTTTCTTCTTCAGATACTTGGATAATTGTTCTAGATTTTAGCATATCTGTGCTAAGTGTTGGTAAATGTAGTGCTACGATGTATTCACCTACCATCATACCTAATTGATAATTTAAACTAATTCTTTTTGTTTTCATTTGACAAAGGTACAAATAAAAAATGACACTACCAAACGATAGTGCCACTTTTTTGAAGGAAGCCATAGCTTTACAGTAAATTACCAACCTTATTTTTTTGGGACCGAGAGTTTTAACACCCCAGACTACCACCACTTTGTTTTATAAAACAAAGAAACATTGTACAGCGTGTAGGATTCAAACCTACGACCCATCTGCCAGTTAAAACCAACAGTGCTCTACCAGCTGAGCTAACGCCATATTTGAGTATCAAGATTGCTCTTTTTGTGCTACCATTACACCACACGCCCACACCTCTGTTAGGACATGCTGGGATTCGAACCCAGACCGCTTGTTATCCATACAATTTTTGAGTTTAATTGCTGAAACAATCTTTTAATTACTCTGTTTAAGGAGCAGAGGACTCCAATTTGGGGGACAAGATTAACTTTTTTTCATACGTGCTCTAACCAGCTGAGCTAACCGCCCATTATCATGGACAGTGTGGGATTCGAACCCACGACCACGGCATTAACAAGGCTTGAATTTTTGGTTGCTGAAATAATCTTTTTACCCTTGTAACATTCTACGCAGTTCCCCACGTAGAATATCATTGCTAATTACTTACCAGCTGGTGCAACGTTAATTGAACCTACTGACCCAGCTTTCGCTCTTTCGATACCAGCAGAACGCTCAGCATCTAATTGTTCGTACAACTTAGTAACTTGTTCTTGTAAGAACGAGTTTTGTGTTGCTAACGTACCAATTTTTGCAGCGTTTTCAGCAGCAACAGCTTTGTTCTCAGAGTGAATTAATTTAATTTCATTCTCGTACTGAGATTTTAAAGTTGCAGCTACAGTAGCTACTTCTTTCTTAACTGTTGCTTCAGTGTTTGTTCTAGAAGTTTCTAAATCAGAACGTAAAGTTGTTAAGTCAGCTGTTGAAATAGATGTGTATCCGTTTGAACGTAACCACTCATTTACAACTCTTTCTTGGTTAGCTTTGAAAGACAATTCTAACTCAACGTCATATTGTCTACGTTTCTCAGCGTACTCTACTTCTAATGAAGCGATTGACTCCTCTTTGTTAGCTACTAACATAGTTAATTGCTCTGACTGGTCAGATAAAGTAGAAACTGTTGCAGTTGCTGCTTTTAATTCGTTAACAGCCTTAGCGATTTGTGCTGCTGCTTGTCCTAAAACTACTTCTGTATTTGCAGAAGCTTTTCTTGCTGGTGTACTTTTTGGTGTTGCCATACTCTTTTTTTTCTTTTTTTTTTTACTTTTTTATTTTATGATAATTAATCCAATTTTTATGTTACTAATATACGACATTTTTAAGCAAATGTCAAGTTTTTTAGTAACTTTTTTAAAGAAATTTAAGAATGTAACACCCTCATTTCTAATACTTTTCAAAGAACTTTTTCTATACTACAAATGTACTAACTTTATTTTACATTTGCAAGTTTTTTTCAAACTTTTTTTCAGAAGTCATGAGCCGAGTATTTTTGACCTTCACGCTGGTACTCGTTCCAACTTGGCTAATGCTGCTCACTCTTCTTTTGTCGGAAGGGTTAGATTCGAACTAACACTTTTCGGTTCCTAAATAGCGTTTAAATTGCTGAACTTAATCTTTAAAACAGATTAATCTTTTTGCATTCCGCTGCCTCTACCAATTGGGCTACCTTCCATTATTGTGATTCCGACACGATTCGAACGTGTGACCTACGCATTAGAAGTGCGTGGCTCTATCCAGCTGAGCTACGGAACCGTAATTTAGTGAGTATCATAGTGGTTATGTGAGGCACTACTGAGAAATAATTTAACGGTTTGCCAGCCTTTTCATGTTCAATACTCTAAAGATTCTACTATCTCCATTACTGAGAATCACCTAAATGTGGACCACCTTGGAATCGAACCAAGCACCTACTGATTATGAGTCAGTTGCTCTAACCGAATGAGCTAGAGGTCCAAGTGTAACCGAAAAACTATCTTCGGTTACGTTTTTTTAGAAATTTAATGTTTTTTGGTTTGATGAACCATAAAGATTAATTTCATAGTTTTCTGGTAATTTAAGATTCTTAACAGTTTCGTTTTTAACGAATTTCTCCCAACTATATGCGATTAATTTCATTAAAGTTTCACTAGTGATTCTGTAATTATCATCAGTTGTAGATTTAAGTAATCTATTTCTTAATGAAATAATTGGTGAACCTTGTTTTAAATCGATACCAGTTGATAGTTTAGTTAAAAACTCATCAGCTAAAACTTCATCAATCTCAGATAACAAATAATGAAACCCACCTAAAATAGTTGCTTTCAATAACCCATTACTTTTTTTCGACATAGCAGCACCAAATTTAATGCTCTCATCAACATTTGTTAATGTTGTGTAGTAACTTTCAATTTGAGTATTTGTCAAAGTTCTACTTTCTGATGCTCTATAAACAGAACCAAAATTTCCGTTTTTAAAAGAGTAAACAAATTTACAAACAGATGCAGCAGTTGTATAATTACCAACACCAGCAATAGCTAAAACATCAGAACCAGTTCTTTTTCTACCGTTATCCATAGTAGCAAAACTTTTAGGGTCAAGACCAGTTGTAACTAAAAATCTCAATGCAATACCAGTTAAAACAATTGCTTGTAATCTGTGTTGACCATTTGACACATTAGCTTTACTGTTGAAAGATATTGGTTCTCCATTGAATGACCAATTACCAGAATTAATTTCTTTAACTAATTTAGCAACATTACTTTGTGAAAAAGGTCTATTTTCGCTATTGTAATTTTCTAGTATTTCAGCCGCTAAATCTGGGGTTACTAAAACAAACCTTACTTCACACTCATGACCGTCAATTACATCACGACCAACTTTTGACCCGATAGTTGTGTACGCATCTAACAAATCAATTAACTCTTCAAATTTTTGTTTGTCGATATCGATATCGACTGTTTTACTTTCATTATTCATATTTACTTTTTTTACAAATTTACAAACTATATTTTAACTTTGCAAGTTTTTTTGCAACAATATATAAAAATTTTTTATTTGCTGCTTTTTCTTTCCACGTTTTATGTTCAGCAATTGATTCATTCAATGCATTTGATACCCATGATTCATCTTTAAGTTCATTTGATTCTAAAACAAAATGGTATAAGTCCCATGGATTTATTGTTGCGTTTTCTGTATTAATTGTTAGATACGCATAATCAACATAGTCATTTTCATTTTCTATATAAATTGAATAGAAATCATCATCATTTTCTTCATAATAAAAACCACCAACACCCACATTGTTATCAAAATCGGTCACAATAAAAATATCATTATTTGATGTTTTATTGTGAAACGCATGTATCTGTTCATACAGACCTTTACCGATAGACACAGACCAAATATTAGTATAATCATCATCAAAAGAACCACTTAAATCTGGGATGACATACAACTCATCACACGATAATAATAAGTCATGTGAATAAGTACCACCAGTGAACTCAACGATTTGAACATCAAACACGGAAAGAGTTTGGCGAACTCTTGAAACTAAGTTAGGGTTCGCCTTATTGGACTTTGCAATGTAAACTCTTTTCATTTTTTTAGATTTATCTAATTTAAAATACATTGATTACTTTTCTTCACCAAACCACTCGTTGAAGATTGATTGAGCTTCTTCCAACTCCATTTCTTTAAGAGTGATTTCCATTCTAGTTGAATGTAATTCACGTACCCATAATTTAGCGTCAAAATCTTTTGAACCTGGACGTAAGCTATACGTGTTGTCTGGTGCTAAGTCAGTTAGGTTAGCCAACTTGTTTTGCAACTCTAATTTTTCTTTCTTCAATGCTTGAACGAAAGATTCTACTTCTAATACAGTAGTGTCAGCTAACATCTTAGCTCTTGCTTCTTTGATTTCAGCGTTAGATGCTGATAACGTTTTTACAAACTTACTCATTTTATTTACTTTTTAAATTTATACTACAAATGTATGGATAATATTTTAATAATCCAAATGTTTTTTAATTTTTTTTTTAATCTAAATAAATGTCGTGGTATTCAATTGCATATGCATTAACCATTGCACCAATTTCAAAATAATAATAGAACATACCTTCACTACGTGAATTTTCTAACATGCTAACTATATAGTTAGCGATTAACTGTAACACTTTTATTTTAGTTTCTTTTTTCATATTACAAATGTACATTAAATTATTGATTAATCCAAATTTTTGTTTGTGTTTTCTTTTAAAACTTTGTTACCTTTCGTATAAGGTGGGTCGAAAACACAATGTCTGCAACCAGAGCCGCAGCAAGTCCCTCTTTTTTTTAGATAGCGTTCAGTATAAACTATCTTCCCTTTTTCTAGGTAATAATCTATACCTTCCTCAAAACTAAATTTTTCCATGTGGAGCAGAAGAGAATCGAACTCTCCACTCTCTCCTTGCAAGGGAGAAACGCCAGCCTTGGTACATGCTGCCCCATATGGTTTGGTAACTATTTTCAAGTTTCGAACCTCTTAATAGCTTTTAGTATCCATACCCACCAAACCACTGGGTATTTACAATTGGCGGTCTATGAGAGAATTGAACTCTCACCACAGCATAGACAGTGCCGTATCCTAGCCATTGGACCAATAGACCGTAATATCTGTCTTTCCAGATTGTCATACTCATCCTCTCCACCGATACGTAACTATCAGTGCGAGCGTTTATCTTCTACCTTTAACCCATCCTTCAATTAGGTATGTGTCAAGGTCTTCTTTTTTAATTTTTTTATTAACACTCTCTTTGGTTATCCAACAAGTACCGTATTGACTATTTGATTCACCAATACCTTTACCTTTAGATGATTCACTCATTTTTTGTTTAGTTTCATCTGAATGTTGTTTACCTTTGAATGTATCATATTTAATTTTACCATTTGCATGTGTTTTCTTCATCCTTTCAGATATAATCGCAAAATGTTTTAATCTAAATTCTTCATCCTCAATCAACCTTTTAGCAAAATTTTTAGGTCCATCTGAATTTATGAATTTTTGTTTATGTTCTTCATTAATAAAACCTCCTTGGCCACCTAATTTAAGATTCATACAGTTTTTATCTGTAACCATATCTTCAGTGATTGCTTTTATTTCAGCTTCAATTAATAATTCCCTACTCTCAAAGAACTCTAAAATCTCTTTTTTATGATTATCAACTCCATACTTACGTATAGAATACCTTAATCGTTTTCCACTACCCATATAACCATCTTCTAAGTTATGTGTGCTGTGCATTCCTATATACCATCTACCAGTTATGAAACAAGTAGTTTTATATAGGTAATGTATTTTCTTTTCTGCTCTTGCCATATATCTATCTTTTACAATAAATATACGACAAGGTACAAAAAAGTCAAGGTCACCCGTATGGGATTCGAACCCATGCTCTTCTCCGTGAAAGGGAGACGACTTAAACCGCTTGTCCAACGGGCGTTGTTTTGTGGACAGAGAGGGAATCGAACCCCCGACACTCGCATCTTCAGTGCGATGCTCTACCAACTGAGCTATCTGTCCTTATTTTGATATTACAAATGTATAAATAATATTTTTAATTTGCAAATGTTTTTTATTTTTTTTTTTAATCTTTCAAAGAACGTTTTCTTTAATTTTGTTTTACAAATGTATGAACTATTTTTTAAACTTCCAAACTTTTTGTAATATTTTTTTTTTTCAAACCTATATAAACAAAAAAAGGTTGACTGTTTAGGTCAACCTTTCAAATATAGTATAGTTACTTACAATTAACTACATACATAGGTTGACCTCCCTAGGCTAAAATCGGCCTCGGCTGCGAAGAAGTCAAACTCAAATATGTTATTAATTGTTCTCATTTTTTATCTTTATTAATTAAATATACACTAATATACTAAAAGTTCGTTTAATTGTCAAGTTTTTTTATTTTTTTTTTATAAATTATCGTTTTTTTCTTCTTTAAATATTTTAACACTTGTAGGCCCTACCTCAAATGCGTAACCTTTTTCATTAAGTCTAGATTTATTATTTTCTACAATGTTTTTATATATAAAATCTTTTTGACCTTTTGAACCTTCCTTATCTTGACCATTAATGATAATTAAGAAAGGTTCGTATTCTGATAAAAATTGTAATAAAGCTTCACCAACAGTAGATAAAATTTTAAAATACGCTTTAGGTGTTGTTTTAAATTTTTGAATCATATTATTACCAACAGAAAACGCTAAAACATAAGTTTTTTTATTTGATACTAAGTCAATAAAATCTATTTTAACGTCATATCCAGATTCTTCATCAAATGAAATCTCATAATCATCACCATACTTTATTATATTAAAACCTCCTTCTTTAATATAAGGTGGATAATAACTTAAATCACCAATTTCATTAATATTATCTAGATTTTCTCTTAATAATTGTTTTATACGTTTTTTCATACTTATAAATATAGTAACACTATTAAAAAAACTTTTTTGTACGGATAGTCAGACTCGAACTGACACGCATATTTCAGCATTGGTTTCTAAGACCAACGGGTCTACCATTCCCCCATATCCGCATATGTTGTACCGAGAGAGGGACTCGAACCCTCACGCCCTACGGGCAAGGGATTTTAAGTCCCTCGTGTCTACCATTCCACCACCTCGGCATTTGGATAGACATTTGACCGTGTGGTCTATCCCGTCACCGTAATTAATCATTGACTAGTTCATGCATTCGTCAATCAATTCTTAATTAACACAATTTGTACTTCTTCGAGAGGTATGTGTGTCTGCTGTAGGGGTAGAGGGATTCGAACCCCCGACCTATTGCATGTAAGGCAATTGCTGCTACCGCTGAGCTATACCCCTATTTTTTATCTTTAATCATACTTGTTGCACAACCCTCATATAGTTCTGCTATGTTTTTCTTTCCAGTTACATTTAGATTATCCAGTAACCCACTATCAATCCATTTCTGAATTATTTCTTCACGTATGTTTTTCATATGTTCAATATTGTCTGATATTGAATGACCTAAGTTTTCCATGTTCTTAATTTTTGTTGGACTGGGGAATTTCGAAATCCCGACTTCTGACATGTAAAATCAGCACTCTGCCTCTGAGTTACAGTCCAATATGCTAGGTTTTACCCTAGCTTTATAAATGTTTCATTCTTTATGGCTTTGCTTATCCATCTTGCTAATTCAGAACCTCTTATTTCAGCTGGGAATGTTGTTGTACCCAAATCTGATGATAATTGAATATTTAATTGTCCATCATTAGCTGATTCAATAGTTGCAATAGGAAATTGATATACACCATCTGCTAAATCAACTTGATAATATAAATTACCACCCATATAATGACTGAATACAGCCATTGCTTTAGACTTGAATAAGTCTTTCTTTACTTGTGTTTCATTAAGCATAACCATTTTCTTTTTTCCATTTATCATGCATTTGATTAATAGTGTGGTAAGGACTTCCCCCACCTTCAACAATTTCTTCAAATCCATTTTCTTTTGTTATTACAGACTCTTCCGCTTTTACTGCACCTCTGTACTTATCACCATAGCTACCAGTAACAGTTTTTGATGCTGGGTCGATGTCACCCCAAGATGTTCTCCAACTTCTTGGTTCGATGTACTCAATGTAATATTTTTTTCCAGTTTCTGGGTAGAAAACTACCTCTCTTCCAGTTTC